ATTTAATTAACGCCCTTATTATACAAATTTAGTATTTTCATCTACAATAGAATTATCATTTATAGTAATAGTCATTTTGTTATTTACTTTTATTTTAACAATGTTTTCTGAAGCATAATTACCATGCCACCAAGGACTTGATAATCCTAAATCCATATTCTCAGCTATTACATACTCTCCATCGTAAAGCCATTCCGTCTTATGTTCAATAAATTTAGTTCCAGGCTTTAAAGAATTAACATAAGCTTTTTTACCAATATAATTAGGAGCTAAATTCCATTCAGGATATTTTGCAATAAATTCATTATAGATAGCAGGCATTAACTTGCTTAAAGACAGTAGAAAATCAGGAATTATTTTATCGTTATAATCTGTAATAAATCCACCTAGTAACGCTCTAGGCTTAAATGTAGCAATATTATAAATAAGGTCTGTATTAAATTTATTCATAGGCACATAGTCACTTTCAAAAATATAATTAGACCTAATTGTATAGTAATTATTTGTTTCTTTGTTTAATGCTACTTTAGCGTATGTTAAATAAATAAAAACTGTGTCACCTATAATAGCTAAATTATTAGTGTTCGGATAAGTTAGACAATTATATTTATCATTAGAAGTGTATTTACTTTTAAAAGTACTATATTTCTTAGCTCTGCTAGTATAACCTTTAGTATTTATAACATTTCCCAATTTACAACGTGGTGAAGCAAAAGGTGTGCAATGATTTAAACATTGCTTATTCTTATATAAAGAACAGTTATCACAGTTGTCACAATAAATTTCATGAGCTTCCAATGGACTTTCTTTTCCACCGAATATAGATTTACCACCTGTCAAATATACATCTATTAAGTTCATAGACTACCTCTTTTCTTTAACTAGGATACAATTAATAGAAGAAACCAAATAAACATCACCATTAGTTGCTACAATTTGAAGCTGTTCTCCATCCTCATAATCTGTCCAAGACCTTATATCAATTTCCTTTACAGTATCGTCAGGCATTTTTATAATAGCTTTATCAAAGCTATAAGTTGTATCTATAAGTTGTTTATTACAAGCTGTCAAAGTAAACAAGGTAGTTATAATAGCTAATGCAAGTGTAATTTTTCTTTTCATATTAATCCTTCCTTAATATCGTTGTAATGTTCAGTTACATAAGGCTGTATTTCTGTTTCGTATAGTTCATTAATCTTACGCAAATTTGAAGTATAAATAGGAATACATTCTGTAAGAAAACATATATCATCTTTAGTTAAAAATTTATCTAAATTACAGTCACTTATACATTGTATAGTATAATCAAGAAAATTTATAACTTCTATATCTTTAGCATTTTCCACAAAAGCCTGCTTGAAGTTAATAAAGTTATTCCATATATCATAATAATTATATCTAAAATAATTAGTTTTCTTATCAAACTGTTCGTTAGACTTTATAAAATCTTCTATTCTATCTATTGTATCTTCTAGGGATTTATATTTATTCCATATGTTTTCACTAGCCATATCTATAATATTTATATGATTAAGAAGATTAAGAGTATTATTCTTTATATCATTTAACATATTATCCTGTTTATTTTTATAAATAAAACCAAAACTATATGTTCCTAAGTCTCCGTGGGCAATAATATCATTCAAGTCAAAATCAATTTCAAATTCTTCTCTTTTATTATCTATGTTATAAGATACAGATAGCCAAAGTAATTTTTGTGATATGTTATAAGCTTTTATCATACAGTTTACTCCTTATTTAGTTATATCATTTATATCATCTAGTAAATTAGATATTGAAATAGGTTTTGTATCTTCCCAAAAACAAATTCCTTCCATTATACAATTCACGTTGCTAAGGGGCAATTTAGATTCTTCATTTTCAGCTCTCCATATCCTAGTCTCAAAGTACTTTTCAGGACATTCTTTAAACGCATACGATTTATTATTCAAATCGCAAGCAATATAATTATATCCTAGTAGATGAAGTGCTTCTAAAACAGTTCTTTGTTTGGATGTAATTTTAGGTATTTTTGTAAGATATTTTGAATAGACTAACAAAATAATAGATATTGTGCTATTTTCTTTTTCTTCATGTGGAACTCTAACAGTATAAAAAGTATCATTTTTGATTCCATCGTATTTATCATTGCTCATAATTTTTCCAATTTTGCCATTTACATCGTTATTAAAATAAGGACAATTAATTCTTACGTTATCATAACAATTAAACATTTATAATAATTCCTTTCTATTTATGAATAAGATTAGTATTTACTAATACCTATTAATTTAGCTATTGACTCAGGTTCATCATCTTCCCAAAAGCAAAACTTACCTAAGTTATCAGTCAGCATTTGTGATTCATGAGTTCTATTACAAGTTGAAGAATACCACTTCTTATTAAAATCGTCCTTATGTGGAAAACTTGCAAAGGCATTTACAAAACCATCTCTATCCTTTGCAATATATCTGTAATTATATCTATAAAGTCCAGCTAAGATAATTCTTTGTTCAAATCCAACTAAATGTCTTGATGAAACATATTCTTTATTAATTGAAATAACTTCATCTATATCATTAACTTTAATCATAACTTCTAAAATATCTTTTTCAGAAGTTTCACCTTTATAAATATTTTTAATCACTCCAACTTTATTATTAAGTATAGCATTATCGTATGGATATTTAATTCTTACCCAATCTCCAATTTTAAGATTAAAATTATCTGTCATATTAGCACCTTATTCCTTTAATTTAAATTATGTTCGCTTATGTTATCTTCATTTATGCCAAGTAACCAAGATATAGATGTAGGTTCTAAATCTTCCCAAGAGCATAACTTGTCTAAATAAGTATTTAACATATGTGATGTATGTGTGGAATATTTAAACTCACCAAACCCATCACTCCATGAATAGTCACTAAACTTTGCCTTAACTGGATAACGAACATATGCATATATAAAATCATTCTTATCTTTTGCAATATACTTATATCCACTTTTGTAAAGACCTAACAATATAATTTTAGCTTCAAAATCTAGTTTAGGTTTTGGAGTGAGATATTCTTCTTCAATTAGTATGGGTTTATCAAGACCGAAAATATCTACTTTATAATAATCAGTTTGTACAAAATTTTCAATCATATGTACAACATCAATAATTATACCTACCTTATTAACCATATTATGATTAAAATATGAACAATTAACTCTTACATATGTGCCGACTAAATATTTTGAAATATTCATATTTTATTTTCCTTTCGCATTGTATATATTACTCTGTTTCATCCAGCAACCAATCTATCGAAGTAGGTTTTTCATCTTCCCAATTACATAAATCACCTAGATATTCATTTAACATAGTTTCGGTTCTTGGTGTTGTTGCTAAAGAAGTTGCGTTCCATTTATTGTTCTTACTTATAATAGGACAGTTATCACATTTAATAGGATAATCAATAAATGCGTGTATGTTGCCACATTTATCTTTTGCAATATATTCATATCCAAGGTTACGAAGACCTAACAAAATAATTCTTTGTGCTGTGCTTATTTCTTGCTTCATTATAAAATATGTTGGTTCAAGTACAACAGTATCATTGGTACTAGGAATGTTGATTACATAATAATGAATCATTTCACCATTTCTTGATATAGAAAAACTTTCCATAATTGTGCCTGTACAATCTTTTAAATCAGCGATAAGGTATGGACAGTTAATTTTTACTTTTGTACCAGCTTTATAAAATTCTAAACTATTAAGCATATAATGTATTCCTTTCTTATTTTAACTTATTAAATATCACAAAGTAACGTTTTCCATAAGCCAAGGCTTTACTTCCTTATTAAACATATCATTTAAAATATTAAGTTCTTCAAGGTCTTTGAGTGCATAACAACTTAAAATATTCAAATCCATATAATTATTCATATATTCACTTAACTTATACATATTCATAAAGTTTATAAATGCATAATAATAGTCATCTATATTTTTACCCCGTGTATATCTAAACAGCTCTTTTTCAATATAATTAAGTTTTACATCAAGGGTTGTATCATCTACTTTATCTTTTAGGTAGTTTCTTAGATTTGCTATTGTATTGTCAATAATCTTTGGAACATCATAATATTTGTCTTTAGTATAATCAGGATTAAGATAGTCAGTAAACTTAAAATTTTCATCAGTTATTAACTTCAAAAATTCTTGTTCATTGTTAGTATTATAAGGATTTGATATAATTCTAAATGAACCTAGTGTTCCCTCTGATTCAATAGTTTTATCACTTATGTAAATTTTAAAATTCTGAGTGTACTCTATTATATCATTTGTATTCTTAGAGTAGTTTACAACTAAATCATATGTGTGCTTTGCAGTTACCATTCACAAACGCCTCCCATAGTGTTTTCATACTGTGTTTTACTCATTTTAGAAGTTAGATTATTAGAATTATAAAGTTCTTCTGTAACATTAATATCGTTAATGTTATAAAGTATTGCATTTAATGTGAAACTTCTATCAGTTATTTCACGAACATAAACAAAATCATCATAAACACCATTAATATCACAATTACCAAAAGTATTAATAAAATAATTTATATCAGAAAGATAATTATTCTTACAATGAATATAAGACTTATAATCATTTTCATTATACTTATCTGTGTATATAGTTTTAAGGTAATTAATCCAATCTTCTTTCAAAGCAGTAGTTGGATAAATAAGAACAATTTGCTTATCCTTTATTCTATCTCTATTCACCATAAAGTAATCTATAATTTCTTTGTAAGCAGGCGTAAAAACAGTATTACCTTTATTACTTAAATAAATAGCAAGATTACAATAGTTAATATACCAATCCTTTGTATCTGTATTAAATAGATTTACATTAAGGTCAATATACTTATTTACATTTCTACAAGTTGAAGTTTTTCCAGTTCCTATATAAGATACTACTATCATTTTATAACTCCTTTGTGAATTAACTTAGAAATATTTAACTTTTGTATAAGTTTCTTTTATAATTTTGTTTATATAATCTTTACTGTCATAAAGTACATTTAAAATCATACTTATGGCATTAGTTTCCGCTCCTGTATTTTTTGTATTTATAAAATCAGTCATTGTACAAGTATAACTATGAGTTTCCATACAACCTAGCTTATATTTATTAGATATTTGTATATCTAATTTTATAGTCTTACATTTATTATCAAAACTGATTTCAATATAACGATTTTCTATAGGAACGTTATCCGAACTAGATGTAGAGGAATCAAATATATAATATTTATCAATTATATCATGATTAAGATATAAAAAGTAAATAAAATCAACAACATCTTGTCTTGTATTTATTAGTTTAATTTCAGCAGGCTTTATATTCATAACTTATCCCTCATTCTAGTAATTCTATATTCGCCCTTATGTTCAGGATATTTATTTTCATCTACCTTTTCAAAGAACATAGACATAGGTCTTGCCCATATAGAGGGTACATAATTTTCATCCTTTGGATTTCTGCACTCATAAACTACAAGAGTTTCACCTGTTTCAGTATGCTTTGCAACAGCTATAACAGTTAATTCATATCCCTTAAAATGTTTCCAAGTAGAGCCACTAGGGAAATAATCATTAAAAGGCATAGGAGAACATACAGTCTTTCTTAGCCAATCTATATCTGTGTAAAGTATATTTACAAGTATTGCAATTTTGATATCATCGAAATCAATCATAAATATACATTCATTATCAGTGTCTTTTGGAAATAAATACTTATGATTAAACTCAACTTGAAGTTTGCTCTGTGAATACTTATCTACAAATCTAAAATGTATCAAGCCTGCTTCTATATCAAAGCTTATAACAAATTCTTTGTATAGTTCTGTTTTACTATAATGTATACTTTTATCGGAGGATATTCTAAATGCAGGTAACTTTCGTTTATCTTCGTTATAAAAATCATAATCAATATAATTATAGTAGCCATATCTAATATAACTATAAATACATTTCTGTATTAGGTCTTCTATATCTATTCTATCTGTTAGTTGACATTGATAAAAAGGGTTAATATATAATTCTTCAAGTTTACTCATTTTAAAATCCTTTCTTAAATATCATCTGGTATGTCATATATATAATGAGCTGTGCAATAATCTAAAGCATAAGGGTTATATGTATATTCATTGTATTCATAACGCTTAGATTTAGGGTTATCTAAAGCTTTAAGTATAACTTCTAGTAAAGTTTTAAAAATCATAATAGTATTTCACCTCTACACATTGTATATATTTTTATATTGGAATAGGACTTTTATTATGGAAAAATCCTTTAGAAAACCATAGTTTAATTAGTCAAACTTATAACTCTGCATAAATTCTTTTGCAGTTATTGTTTTTATTTTGTCTTCACTTCTCCAATTAAGAGCAACACATTTTGTTGTCAACTTACCTGTATAGCCATTGTTATTAATGAAATCAAGCCAATCATAAGCTTCGCATAAGTCATCAAACCTATAGCACCATTTACAAAACCAATGTCCATATAGATTACATTCTACAACGCCATATATGCAACGATTTTCCAAAAAATAAGCTAAAATTTCATCTATTGTCATAATTAATCAAACTCCTTAAATACTTAAATATTGCTTTTGTTTACATTATTAAGTATACAGTATAAATATTAAATAGGCTTATTATATAAGTAAATAAATTATTAATAGTTTTCCCAAGGGATTTTCACCTTGTACTTATTGCTTTTAACATAGGTTTCCATAACTCCACAAGAGGCACACCACTTATCAAGCAAATCTTGAAGCTCCTTACACTTTTCATCAGATATATTACTCATAGCATCTTCATACAGATTTTCTGTTGCATTTGCGATTATATCATCTGCATCAATGTGCATATCGACCCTTTCTGTTATCCAAACATATTCGGGTTTTTCATCGTCTTCATTATGATTGTCATACCAATCTTCAAAGAACTCGTCCCAATCTGTGAAATATCCTTCATTATAAGAATAATATTCTGAGTAGAAGTATTCACAACTATCTTCAACTTCCTTTGGAGCTACTGGCGTATTGTCCATAAGTTCTTTAAGCTCTTGTTTTCTCTTTTCTTCATTTATAGTTTCCTGCTGTTCACAATTATGTACAAGCATTCCTCTAGGCATTATCTCTCCACAGAGTTTGCATCTATGTATAATGCCATTATAACAATGTTGGCAGAATGATAAAGCTTGATGCTTATATGGAAATAAGTTAGTATAACTTTTATTAGGGTCATTTCTTAGTCCATATTTATTATCTACAACTGTTAAACCAGTTCCATGACAATAAGGACAAACTTCTTCATTGTCATGTAAATCTTTCTTTAAGTTTACATTAATAAGGTTCTGTATATATTCAGAGTCAGATATTATTTCAGTTTTCGGTTTAATAAATTCATTCATTTTAAATTACCTCACGTTATCATTTTGTTTATTTATCAATCTATAATGAAAATTTTTTCTTAATTTATATAACTTATTAAGTTGTATTGTATAATCTCTTTTACAATATACACTTATATTAGGATTTTGAAGAATTTTCATCACCCTTTCTATGTCATTATCAATATCTTTTAAACTTTTATATCTTTTCATATTTACTTAACCTACTTTATATCAATATGTTGTCTTTTGGCTTTTAAAAGATTTTCTATCAATTCAGTGGGTATATCATCAATAGTTTCTATAATTGTGTTAGTTTTCTTTAAATATTCAAGTAAATCAATTCTAGCACTAATAATATAATTCACACTTTTAATAATTCCTTGTATTTGATTTTTAGTTATTTTAATAAAATTAGCTTTAGTACTAGAATTATTATAGGAATTTTTCTCTTGTTTGTTTAGGTGATTACCTATCCTAATTATAAAACTATTATAGGTATCTATTATAGTCTGTGATACATTACCATTCACATCATTTTTATAGTTATAATACCTAGCATAACCCAATTTATTTCGTTCTTTGCTATTTGAAGTAACAGAACTATAAGGTGGGATATTTAAAAATGGGTTATATATTCTATAATTACTTGATTCAATAAGAGGACGTACAGTTTTATCTAATAAATTATTTTGATTATCATTAAATCTTTGTTTCATTGTTTTCACAAATGCATTAATATCTTTCCAATTCATTTCATCTATGCTAAAATCCTTATCAGTAAATATGTCTACATTTTCAGTTAAGCATAAAAAATCATTTAAATCTACTTCTGTTGCATTTAGGTTTTCCACGATTATATCATAAACACTAAAATCTGCATTACTATAATTTTCTCTAATGTTCAATTTCATACTAGTTCCTTTCATATCCATTTAAATCAAATTCAATATTTTTAAGTTGTTTAAAATATTCTTTTACAATATCCATAAAGTAATGAGTTACAATATAATGTTCACCCAAATTTATATAGTAATTAATAAAATCTTTATCTGTACAATAAGCATTACCATTATCATAATCATATACACATATAAATTCAATATCTTTATTACTATAATAATTGATATCATCTTTAATAAATTTTTTCATATAAGGCATATCTAAAACATATTCATTATTAGATAAATTACGACTAATAACAAAACAAGTAAGATAATCCCAACTATCGCAACATTTAAGATTTGCAAATTTATTTATTTTATAATCTTTCATGTTTATAAATTTAGGTATATTATAGTTATTACAAATTACTTTATGTTCATCTATACTATTTACATAGTCAAATGTTTCGTTATCATATACACCAAATACCTTAATACCCTTATTTTTATAATAATTATATACAGAGGGGTCAACTAGGACATCTGTAATATTGTAGGGTTGATTAGGGTCGAGTCCATATGGAATTTCATTCTTATCATAATAAAATGTATTCTCTTCATTACCATCATACATTCCAATAGTAACAAATTCTTCATCTTTCACATTATTAAAAATTTTATTCATAAGAATATCATCATCTTCATAATTGTCAAAAGGTGTATAATAAGTATAATATCTTACATTAGAATTATATCTATCCTTAAATATCATAAACAATCTTGCAATGCAATAATCAGACAGATGTTCATAACTAGAAATAACTTTAGCATGATTTATAGCTTCTCTTACACTTACAATATTAGTCATTTTAATCTCCTATCCTCTCATATCCTGCAAAGTCAAATTTAATATTCTTTGTATCTATAAAATATTGCTTTATAATATCAATAAGATAATGAGTTTTAATATATTCATTACTTAGTTTTACATAGTAATTAATGAAATAATTATCTGTACAAAAAGTTTTGCCATTAACATAATTATGTATACATATAAACTTAATTGTATCAGTAGTATAAATGCCTGCTGGAATATAGTCATCGAAATCATTTATAAAAGTTTTTAAATCGGCATAGCTTTCTAGCATATGACTTTCAAAAGCAGAATTATTTGTAACAATAAAACAACCATAATTAAGCAAATCATCGTAATTACTAAATTCGGAAAACTTATTAGACAAACAATCCTTTAGATTCATAAGTTTAGGCATTGTATAACTATTACAAATTGTTTTACACTCATCTATGCTTTCTATATAGTCATACATTTCATTACAATACATACCATAAAACTTAGTATTTTTATCTTTGTAATACTGTGCAAGCTTTTTACCGATAACAAAAGGATTTACCAAGTGTTTAGCAATTTCAGATATATTTATAAAACTATCATTAGTAAAACAAAAAATATCCTCTGGATAATTGGCTAGGTCTATGCCTATACTTACAAATTCATTTTCTTTTACATTGTTTATAATCTTGTGCATAAGTACATCAATATTATCCCAACCTGCATATCCAAATGGTGTAAACCAAGCAAAGTAAACAATGTTATCATTATATCTATTCTTAAACAAGAAAAACATTTTAATATCAATGTTTTCAGTTAAATAGATTTTTTGTGAAATCATCTTAGCTAAATTAAGAGCTTCTGTAACTGTTATTAATCTAGACATCTTAAAATCTCCTTATATATCATATAAAAATATATTATTAAGTAGTTCCTCACTCTATGAATGAGGAACTACTTAAATATAATGTTTAGAAAGTTAGTGTGTCGTCATAATCTCCACCAGGAACATTAAGTTCCTTTGTGATATAATCATTTACCATATCAAAGATATAAGGATTTTCTTTTTCTGCATACTTATTAACATAATCATTAATACTTTCATAAGTATCTGCAATGAGCTTTTCTTTATCCTTGCTATTTTCAATACCCTTTACAATATCTTCGTTTACATAATAATCAAACTTATGTGTTTCCTTGCCGTATATTGCAAAGAACTTGATATCTTCAAGCATATCAGCATAATGGTCAATTACATTATAAGCCTGTTCTCTACTCTTATATCTCTTATGATTGTAGTTATGAAATGTATAGTAATCATCATCTGACTTAGTGATTATATACATATTGTAGTGTTCCACTTTATTAGTTCTCTTTACATAATATTCTACTATAGTATCATGAATGAGTTTTTTAACATCATTAGTTGGGCATACTGTATCAAGTTCGCCCTCTACAAAATTAATACTCTTATCAAACTTATACATAAGCACATTCTCCTCTTTAGCTTTAGCTTCTGCAAGTTTCCTATCTACAGCATCATTAAACTCATTGTTACATTTAACATTTGTTACATTAAGTTCAGTAATTATGCAGTTAAATATAGCATCTTTGACTGTAACATTTTCAGAGTTTTCATAGTTACGAATAAACTTTAAAAATTTCTTTAAAAATTTATAGTAAGTTTCCATAGCTCCAAAAGGCTTGTTAGTTGTTTCATTCATAAGTGTTATATCAGGTGCTATATAAAATTTAATATTGTGAGTATCTTTGTTAAACAAAGCTATGCACTTTATATCATCAGATTTATTCCAATACTTATCAAAGATATAAGTAACTGGCTTTTCATCAATATACTTATCACCATAAAAATAAGTATATTCATAACTATCAGATTTTTCATCTGTAGTTAGCAAAGCAATTTCATACTTCTCAGAAGCACTTCTTTTATCAAAATCATGACACATCATACTTATAAACCTAAAAGCTTTAGGATAATAAGAATAGCTTTTTATATAAGTGTTTGCAAATTTAATAGGCATAATAAATTCTCCTTTTTTACTTAGTCTCGGTTGGTTGTTCTCTTTTGTTGTTACTATTATTATATACTATATATATTATTAAACTTTATAAAAGTTGTAAATAAACTATTAACAACACCTAAAACATAGAAAAAGAGTAGCTTTAATGCCTCCAATGTGTAGAATTCTACGCACTCAAAATTTAAAGCTACTCAATTTCAGAAAATATTTAAAGGAGAATTAAAAGAAGATTGCTATGCTAAAACATAACTATGTAATTTAAAGTTACATAAATCTGTATCATAAGATATCATATAATCTTTATTAGTATTTATTTCATTATCTAATATCTTATCTGCTATAAAGCTTTCAACATTATTTCTTATGAATCTTTTAATAGGTCTTGCTCCCATATCATTATCATAACTTTGTTTAGATACATAATTAATAACACTATTATCAAAAGTTACTTTATATCCTTTATTACTTAATCTAAGCGAAAGGTCATTGATAAATTTATTACATATATTAATATAATCATTTTCAGTTAAAGAATTAAAAATAACTATATTATCTATACGATTAATAAATTCTGGTTTAAATTTATCATACAAAGCTTTCTTGTATGTGCTATCTTTAATACTTTTATCGTCACTACTCTTATTAAAGCCTGCTGTTTTATTTAATTTAATATCAGTAGCTCCACAGTTAGAAGTCATTATAATAATAGTATTAGTAAAATCTATTTTCTCTCCACTACTATCAGTTACAAACCCCTCATCAAGGATTTGCAATAGTATATTAATAACATCTGTATGAGCTTTCTCTATTTCATCAAACAATACTACACAATAAGGATTATTTTTTAATTGTTCTGCAAAGTTATTCTTACTATCATAACCAACATAACCTGGAGCAGAACCTAACAGCTTGGAAGTATCTGAACTGTTAGCACATTCAGACATATCTAATCTAATAAGTTTATTTTCACTACCAAACCACTCTTTACATAAGGTTTTAGCTATTTGTGTTTTACCTACGCCTGTACTGCCTATAAACATAAAACTACTTAGTGGACGATTAGTTTCATTAATTCCTGTAGCACATATTTTAAGAGTTTTGATAATACTTTCAATAGCATTATCTTGTCCTATAATTTCTTTAGTTATAGTATTTTTAAAATTATTTATTTTAGTTGTTAATTCTGAACTTATTGTACTTATAGGAACATTAGCTATGTTAGATATAACTGTATCGACAACAGACTTACTAACTACATTTTTATTATGTAAATTACAATATGCTCCACAAGTATCTAACATATTAAATAATTTATCAGGAAATTTAATATTATTGATATATTGGTTACACTTATCGTATATATAATTAAATATATTATCTTCAAATGTTATATTGTAGCTTTGCATATATACATTAATATTTTCCTTAAACATAGTATAAACTATTTCTCTATTAGGTTCTTCTACAAAAACATTTTGAAAACGTCTTACAATAGCTTTATCTGATGCCATATATTTACTGTATTCTTTATATGTAGTGGAAGCTATTACATAGCAATAACTTTCACTTAACTTAGGCTTTATCATATCTAGTAAAGTAAAAGATTGGTCGCCACTATTAGTTTTACCTGATGTGTGAATTTCATCAAAGTAAAGAATAATATTTTTATTGTTCTTTGCAAACTTAAAAATATCTTCTACTCTTTGTTCCAAATCACCTCTATATTTAGCTCCACTTATTAAAGCTGTCTGCTCTACAGAAAGAATTACTTTATTTTTTAATAAATTAGGAACGTTGTTTTTAGCTAATTTGTAAGCTAAAGCTTTTACTATAGCTGTTTTACCAACGCCTGCTTCACCTAGTAATAGTATATTATGTCTATTAAGCCTGCTAAGTCCTAGCATACACTGTTCTAATTCATTATCTCTTCCTACTATATTTATATTATCTTGCAAAGCACTTTGATTAAGATTAATAACAAATTTTGAAATATTGTTAGGAATAGATAAATCAGTATTGTTATTATAATTTAAATTTTTATTAATATTCTTAAAGTTATTTAACTTAGACTTATTATGTATACTCATATTATGAACAGCTACATTTTTTGAATTATCTGCACCTTTTACAATATCATCAAAGCTATATGTAGTATAGGAAAAGTAATCATTTACAGATGAATTATTAATATGCTCTGTATTCATTTGCTTATTGATATTAGATTTTGTTTCATGCAAAGCAGGCTTAAATTTATCAATATTATTTTGGTATTCATTATTATCCGAATAATTAATAATAGACTTGCTCAACTTTCCTATATAATTAAGTATCTCAAAATAAAGTTCACTTATAGCTGTTTTATCTAAATCATCTAGATACTTTCTACAAATATAAGATGCAACAGTTATAACATCTTTACTAAGTTTCCTTTCATATTTACGAACATTAATAGTTATAGGATAACTTGTATCAAATAATTCTATATCTATAGGAACTGAATATATATTATAATAGTTAGGATTTGGAAAAGAATATATTAAAACATTTAGCAAAACTTTGATAATTAAAGCTGTCTTATTAGCTAAAATAGTATTGTGTTTATTTACTATTTCAGGTAATATATATTTATAATTATCTTTATTAAAATCAGCTAAAAGCCCACTTAAAGTACATATTAATTCTTCGGATAACATATATGTATGATTATCAGAAAATGTTATAGGGTGATGTGTACCTTCTACATAAGACTCAGCATATAGTGTACGAAATATTTTATCATTCTGTAATGTTTCAATAAATTCAGTTAATTCAGGATAGGCTTTCTTATTTTCTGCATTAATAGCTATACAATCAGTTAGAATATCTACAGTACTAAAACCATTTTTAAGTTCCTTTTTAGCTTTCTTAGTAAAATACTGCTTAATACCTCTTGAGGTATTATTACAAAAGTTATTATTAAAAGATGTTAAATCACCTATACTAGCATCATATTTTGAAAAGTAAAATATATTAGGAATAATAGCAAAAAATAAATTTCCAAATGTTAATGGTTCTTTGCCATAAAGATTAAAATGAAGATTTTCAATGAAATTATTATCCATGTTTTTATAATTCCTTTGTTATGTCAGTGGTTAGCAGTAATTAAACTTCAGGTATATTATAAGTATCAAAGAAAACATTAGAATCATAATAATTCTTAATAGCATTAAAATAAAACTTTACAGTGTCTATATCAATAGGAGTAAAGTTATGACAATCTGTACCTACATTAAGACCAAAAGACTTCACCATTTGCAACTTATGAATATGACCAAAAAGATTAAAAACTATAACTTTATCATGTTCGATGTCTATACAATCATTGGGTTCATGTGTAAGATAAACCTTACCTATATCATCAATATCAAGTGTAACAAAATCTTGCACAGATGAAAAACCCTTTTGAACAAGTTCTGTTTTACTTATTTTACCCTCTTCGATATCATCTAGTTCATAATTACCGAGAATAAGATTTACTTTGCCATTAAGTCTTTCAATAATATCATAATCTCCAAAATCACCTATATGATAAACAATATCATCTTCACCAACAACATTATTCCACCTATCTACAATAGTATCTGTCATAGACTGTATACTATCAAAAGGTCTTTTACTAAGTTGAAGTGTTCTTTCTTGATTAAAATGTGTATCTGCTGTAAACCATATCTTACCCATTATTAACTACCTCTATTTCTTTTATTTCTGTTAAATATGTTTGTCTTATGTTATAAAGTTTCTCTTTAGTAAACAATAAATGCTCTATTTCGTAATCGCTTAATTTATCAATGCAAGTCATATCTCTTTTATAATATAATTTTAAATATCTAGCAAACCTATTAGCTTGTACAAGTCTAAGATGCATACAAGAATATGTATCCCTAAGCCACTGCCATATTGTTTTAGTTTGATTATTATATGTAAATACATGAACCCTTATAGAGTAAGGAAGTATATCCTTTTCTTGTTTACGTTTATCAAGATACTTTTGAATGTAATGTTCTATGCCTTGTTCCACAGTACAGACATTAGTAAGACAATAGCTAGATATTGTCTTAGGACTTACTTCAAGTTGTTCTGCCCACCAATCTATAGTTCCTTTAAATTCACGAACTTTGTATATTGATTTTGTTTTCATCAATCAACTTCCTAACGTCATTCTTATGTCTTTTATTATAACGTTCTATATAATATTTAAGGCAATCTATATAATCACACTTATACATACTTCTACGATTAAATATAGTATCAGATGTAATATTAAGTATATTGCACCAATCATTTATAGTGTGACTTTCACCATTTATAGTATACAAATCTTTGTTAAACTTATGTCTATATCTATGATTAGTACACTTATATGTGTAGTCTAAGCAATCTATAGGACTTATACCTTCTCTTACTCTGCTCTTGTATAGAGAAGTAGATATATTATAAATTTTACACCATTCATAAGCAGGCTTTGTAACATTGTTTATAGTAATTTCTTCTTTAAGATATGTCATTCTATTTTTATTAGGGTGTTCCATTACGCACTCTTTAATAGAAATATTTTGTCTAATATGTCTATTATAAGCATTAGGCACATTACATTCATTAGGATAAATGTTATAAAGCACACTAAACGATTTATTTGTTGTTTCTTCTATGATATAACTAGCGTTGATTACAAAATGAATCACATCTAAATTTCTGTATCTAGAAAATAAAAGAAGCTGAAACAACTTATCAATATAATCAAAATCATTCACATTATCAGTTGTCTTATATAATTTACAATATTCTACATATTTATTATAAATTCGATTTACTGTACGTTTTGCAGTTTTGCATTTAAGCCACTCTTGTATTGTTTTAGTTTCATTAGTTAAAATATTGTACAAAGATCTTTTCAAGATACTTTCAGGCAACTTATTAATAATTTTCTCCTCTTGCCTATCTAAATAAATATTCAAAGCTTCCTTAGCTGTTATGTTATGCCTAGTTGCATAAGCATATATTGTATTAGGCTTAATATTAAGTTTAGCACAGAGAGAATTTACACTATTAGTACGATAATTACTCATATATTGTCTTACATCCTTTATGTCAGATTATGATTCAAAGTATTTACAATAAAAAGTATTTGGGTTACATATTATCATGTTACAAGCAATGGGAAAACAATCTTCCTCATCATCAATTATAATCTCATCTTCTAGTTTATAACAAGTTTCTAACGTGATGTTAAAATGTCTGCACCATCTACAACAATGATATATTTCCGTATACTCATCAAAACTACTATTCATTTAAAACAAACTTCCTTTCTTACGTTTAGTAGATGTTACTGATTCTTTAAGCAGTTTAGGTTTTGAAGTTGTTTTAGAAGTTTTGTTTGTAGTAGTTTTAAGCTTTGAAGTTTCTTTTATAGTTTTAGGGTTAGTTGTATTAGTTTGTTTATGCTCTATAAATTGTTCTAATTCGATAGGTTCTTCTGCTTTATGTGTTGTTTTAACAAAATCATCATTAGTATATTCATATAAATAATATACAGACCTATCTTTATTGCTAGTAATACAATGAGTTATCTGCTCATTATTAATATATGTAACCCACAATATTTCATTAGTTTTAACCGCCATTAGTTTTACTGTCCTTTAGCTTAGTTACTTTATATTTTTGTTATCATAACTATCATAGTTATCCCAAATGTCATCAAACCAAAGTCCTCTAAGCAGGTTGTAAAATGGAAGATAAAAGTCATCATAATTTGGTTTCCTAGTTGTATTACTATTTGTAGTAGCTGTATTGTTATTTGTCTGTTTCTTAGAAACATTAACTTTTGTTTCAAAATTGAACTTATTATCATTCCTAATATTGTCAAGTATATTAAAGAACTTTTCCGTAGACTTTCTAAGATATACAATCCTCTTTGCAAGTTCTTCTACATTGCCTGTATAAGTAAATAGTTCATCATTAAGATACTTGTTAATAACAGTCATTGTGTCATCAAGACTTTTAGAAATATTAACAAGTTCCTTATTAAAGTAGTCTGACTTTTCATTATTAACCTTCTTAATCTTTTCCTCTGCAATACGCCTAGCATTTTCCTTATTAGTTTTCTTAGCCTTTTCACTACAGTTAAGAATACACTTAGCCATCTCTTCTACTGTATCATAAGCCTTGCCACAATATGTACATACAAACTTTCCATCATTCTTCTTTACATTATTATTTTCCATATTAAAATCTCCTTTATATTTATTATTAATTAAGCTGTTCGCTTATAATCTTCATAGTTTCAAACATCTTTTCATATAGCATAACTTTATTTTTTATTTTTGCACAAGTATTAGTTATATCATCACAGTACTTACAAAATGTTTTAACATCTGTATCACTTAATACATTTATAGATAGTATATTTTCTTTATTATCTATATCTGCATTAATTTCTTTAAGGTCATTTGCTATATTGCCTAATGCATTTATAAAATTTAGATGAGTTTCATTAAACCTATTAATCATTTCATTATTACTATTTGCGGAAATCATATTCATATTAACCTCGTTTAAAGCAACTTTACATTTGGACAGTCATACATTACATCAAACAGTTCTTTAATAATTCTAGCATCCCACATAGAATTATGCTTATTAGTAAGCACACTATCCAAATTTCCTTCAAGATTAAATTTTATTCCACTTACAACATTGTATATTGAATACTTATCTACATATAGGTCATCAAGAAATTCTTCCCTATTCAGGTCAAAAGCCTGCTGAATATTACAATTTTCATGTTTCATAATAATCTGATTAAGGTCAATGCAAGCAGGCACTATCCAATCAGGCATTTCAAAAGCTCCGCCAAATATGTCAGTAAACAAAACCATATCATAATGACATACATCGGAAACAAGTTCTATATTATCTTCTTTGTAGTAGTCTATTCCTGTTATAAGCCATTGAGTTAAAACATCTCTTATATAATTTTTATTACCATAAGCATATATAAATTTATCAGCAAGCTTTTCAGTAAAGCATTTATTCTTTGGAATATGATAATGAAGTCCATATTCTCCTATGTAATTAGGAGAATTAATTAAAAGATTAGAAATAATATTATCCTCTACAAAGTCATCTACCTGGGATTCATCATAGTCATTAAATTCTGCATAAAAATGGTTATTGTATTCATCTACAAGTCCAATAGATATAAGTGTTGTATCCTTATGTAGTCCTGTAAATTCTGTATCAAAGAAAACCTTCATACATTCTGTCCTTCCTATATAAATTTGTTACTTATATTATAAAATATAAATATTACATAAATATAATTTTATTATGTATTAAATGTTAAATTTCATTACAATTATTTACTTAGATTTTGTTTGTTTACTTTTTATTTTGCTTTATTATGCTATGTAAATCTTATAAATAAACTGTTTTAAACACTTCTTCAAAATCTTTATATTTCTAAGTGGTTGTATTTATATTTATGTTTCTTTCATATTACATCACAATAGCTGGATTCCTTAAAAGTAGATTCATAAACTACATCTTTTTCATAAAACCAATAAGCTGGCATATATTTAGTAAATTCAACTAAATAATATATAGTACCATTTTTATATAAATTATCAATAACAGTTCCTACTGCATTTTTATAAATAGATTTTTTAACAATTACAATTACTCTATGTCCAATAGCAATGTTATAAAAATCGTGTTTTGGAGTATAGTTAGTGATGACATTATCCAAATCTGTATCGGTTAGTTGTATCTGTGTAAGTGTATTATTACATTTTCTGAATTCAATACCTATAATAGTCTGAGTCACTTTATTACTAATAGAAGCTATTGTACCTTTAGAATGATTATCATCATTTAATTCAACTATATCCCCAACTTGATAATTTTGGTTCATATTACCACCTGCTAAATATTATAATATTCTTTATTTTCTATAAATTCTTTCTGAGTAATAAGATATGTTGACTTAATCCAACAACGAGGAAATGCTTCTGAAAATTTTATTAGGCAATATAAACCTTCTTGCTTTTCTACTGCATTAGTTACAGTCCCTGTAAAACCTTTAAACATAGTGTTTTCATTTGTAATAATTACTTCTGTACCTACTGTAAATCTATTTGCCTCATATTGCATAATGTTGTCCATTTGTATCTACTCCTTTACATAATTACATATATCAGTTATTACTTCATCTACTACATTTAGAACATCTACATAATTTACATTAGGTATTTGAGCAAGCATAGTATTTAGTTTCATAGTGATGAATTTATCTGAACAAAAGTATTCATTTGTAATAAAGTTAGTGCAAATTAAAATTTGTTCTGATGTGTTAATGCCAATTTCTCTTATGTTAGCATCCTTTTTATTATAATAGTAATACTTATTAATCTTGCCATTTTTATTAATAATGGTTGCACACGAATTTGAAATCATTTTCAATGATTGACCAAAATCACCATGCAAGATAGGGGAAATTGAACTATTTATGATAAGCATACTTACACGAGATTTATATTCATATTTCACTTCCATATTAATCAATCTTTTCTCCATGAGTATATTTATAAAATGTACTTCTAATTAATATTATAAAGTTAGTATTATCATACATTGCATCATCATTACTAGAATAAGCAGATATATTAGCCATATGTCTAGGGTCTTTATTTATAACATTTACAAGTTTCTTATCCGTACAATAAAAACAAAGTTCGTTAGTCCTTGTATTTGTAACCATAAGCATTTTAATGTTATTCTTATTAGCTAACATTTTATTTAGTAAAAATATAGAATACTGTTTAGATTCAGATACATATGGAGCTAAACCTTTTTCAGTTATACAGTCTATAGGTGTATGTGCAACATACCTACCAAACTTTATAACATCATAAGTATCGTCATTATATACAACATAAGTTTCTGCTATAGCTTCAAGAGAATCATCTAAACATTTAGTTATATAATCATATGTTTCTTGAACAAGATTAAAGCTAAGTGGCTTATATTCATATTTACATACTAGTGTCTGACACATAACACCAACCCTTTCATTACTTTTAATTTATTATATTATACAATATATTTATTAAAAATACTTATTATTTATATAAATAAAATATTAATAATTCCTATCAGATAATCTCTTAGGTTTATTACACTTTTATAAAGTTATTTGTTATATGCTTTTTCATATTCTTATATATAAATAAAAGCTATATAAATACAATTGTAATAATTAAATATATATAACTGTATATTATATAGCTTTATCTATTTGAACAACATTTAATATGTCTTAGCTGTTTTCTTAAAAATATCTATCTCCACATCAATCTTTTTGCCTTTTATAGATATATAACCAAGGTCTCCAAGAAATGATGTAGGGTAGTATCTTCTTTTTATGCCATTTTCAAATTCAATCCACCAGTTGTTATCCTTAACAATAAGTTTACCTTCCATAAACATTTCTCCTATATGCATTATTTAGTATTATTGTATTCCCAAACTTCTTTTGTATGATGTTTGTGGTAATATTCCATAACATCGTAAAATTTGCCAAGGCTTGAATGTATCTCTGTTGTATCAGGAATACAAGATGAACCAAGTTCATATTCACCAACAGAAGTTTGCGTAATAGCTTCCCATACCTGAACATAAGTAGTTCCATTAGAAGCTGTAAAACGTGAACCTACATATATAGGTTTCAAATTGTTATGCTTCTCAAAGAATTTCTGCAATCTTGTATCCATAAAATACAACCTCCCATATATCTAAACTGTTCTCTTTGTTTACTGTACTTATAGTATACAGTATATTTATTATAAGTTCTTATAAATATAGTAAATAAATTATTAACTTTATGCTTTTGTATTAAATAAAGCTGTTTGCTTTTTCCATACAAAGATTAGTAAAGTGTTCTATCTTCTCGTTAATAACTTCTTCAACTGCTTTACGCCACTCTACACTACGAGTTTTATCTGTACATTTATACTTCTCATAAAACTCAGTAAGCAAAGTTCTTAAAGATTCCTCGGAGGAGAACTCCCCTACAATATGATGAAATAATGCTGTTTTGTGAGCAGGGGCAAGAACATCGTAATTTTCTTCCTTAAAGCATACATCAAATGTAAGTTCATGCTCTCCAACCTCATAAAGCTTAAATGTTCTCATATTCAAGTCCTCCTTGTGTGTATCTTATCTTTTACTGTATCTATAGTATACACTATAAATATTAATAATGTTGGGTATATTGTGTAAATAAATTATTAACTTTACTTATGCTCCTACTCCTACATATATAGGATTTAATGTATCTTTTACAGGCTTTTTATTATTACATATAATTAATACCTCGTCACTTTCCATTCTTCTTATTTCATCTTCTGTAAGTAAAGGCTTATTAATTCCTTTATTATCAGTTCTACTACCTAATATTTTAGAAATATATTCAGCACTATCTCTAAGTCCAGCACATACCATTATAGTTTTAAATAATTCTCTTAACTCATGTCCTTCTGTTTCGCCATACACTCTAACTAACTGTGTTAAACTTTGTATAGCTGCTATAATAGATATTCTATATTTCCTAGCTGTTGCAAGTGTTTTGCATATATTAGGTATTTCACCCACATTAGTAAATTCATCCAACATAAGATAAATTTGAAGTCCTTCTTTATTGTCTAGTAGCGTGTCAAGCAATTGTGTAATAAATGTAGCTGTTAAAGGTGCATAATAATCAGAATGTCTTTCAGGTATTTGTATGTACAACACACTTTCTTCTCTTCTAAATATAGATAAATCTATTTGTGGATTATGAAATATGTTATATAAATTATCATCCATAAACATTTGCAAACAAGTATTCATTACAATTCTTATACTAGATAATGTTTGTGGAGCACCCATTACTTGTAGAAACATTTGTAATTCTAATATAGCGGAATTAACACCACTTAACATTATTTCTTCTAATATAGATAACATTTTAGGTTTTGTAATACTATTAGTAGAAGATGTAGCAGGCTTTGTCTGTTTTGGTTCTGGACGTTTTGTAGGCAGTATAGGTCTTGTGGTTATATTCTTTATAAGTTCATCAAAGGTATATTGTTTAGTATAATAGTTCATAAGCAAATAAGCAGTAAATAAAGGTGTAGCCATATCTACCCATTCTTGTTGCTTACCTGTATCACTCTTACTCATTCCATTTTTAAGAATTACTTTGGCTATTTTCCTAACTTCAAACTCATTAGCACAATTTGCTAAAGGGTCATATCCTATTGTACTAGGGTTAAAAGGATTGAATATATAAATATTCTTATCTTTAGTTTCTTCCTTACAAGTATATTCTATTTCTGCACTAGGGTCTGTAATAATTATACTACAATCCTTTAGGTTAGATACATTAGGCATCATAAATCGTCTAGATTTACCTGACCCTGACGGGGCTATCATAAGTATATGTTCGTTACACTGATGTGGAGAAAGCTGAACATTTTCACTAAGTTTAACACCATTTCCACAAACATTTTTTAGTTCTTTGTAATTGCATATATCATTACCTTCGTCTCTTGAACTTTCATCAAGTACAATTCCACCTAAACAAAGTGCCAGAGTTCCAACAAGAAATGTAGTAAGCATAATAAAAACCTCCTAAATAAATAACATAAAATCTTTATAGTAAAGTATATGTTATATTTAAGAGATTTATTACAATCCATAAAATTTTATAAAATTACAATATATTTAAACAAGCTACTTATCTTTGTATTTTACAAATGATTTAATAAGTTTACCCTTATCGTTAAAATCAGCAATTATAAGATTTTCAATCATTTCATAAGCCTGCTGAATACTTGTAAACCGTAAATTTACATAATTCTTATATACATATTTAGTTATATTTGTTATGTTTGCATAATAGTTATTTCCTATTTCAGTTTCAGCATAAATATCCATAAACTTAATAAAACATTCTAGCAGTATTGCTTGTCTAAGTTGATGAAGTAATTCTGTTTTTGTTTTCTTATAATCAAATACTCTTAACAAATCTGTTAAAACTCCATCATTATTTATATAATCAAGTGAAACATATTCACTCTCTGATATAGAAATAGGGATTGTAGAGTTATCTAAATTATCAATTTTAGTTTTAAGTTTCTTTCTAGCTTTTTCTATATCTTCTTGTGAAATACCTCTGAAATGACCAAAATATTTACTTTCTGTAATAATGGAAGGTATATTAGTAAGTGTAGTACAGTATTTGCAGTTTTTATGTCTAGCTATATAGAATTTACCTTTACTACCGTATCCATAGCTATTCTTTATTGGATTATCTTTTATATAGCAATTATCTAAATTACCAAATGGTGTTTCTCTAATATTATACCATATACACTTTAAACAAGGATAAGTTTCACAATCTTTTTCATAATCATTATATATTTGTTCTTTATGTGCATTTTCCATAAGATTATATTGATACTTACTAAGTTTAAGAAATCTAAATAGTGGGATATTGTTATAAAGACAATTTTCTATATACTTATAAACCTTATTTAGGTTAGTAAATTCTAAAACATCTTTATTCTCAAAAGCACAAGAGTTTACCCATAGAGCTATCTTTCTTATATCTACTTCAACATTACCTATTTCATTATTTCCATATAATTCAAGAAATCGGATAAGTCCTTCTATAAATAAGCTTTTAGCTTTTATTCTGTCATTATCAGTTATTTCCGTATCATGAATTATGTTAGCAAGGCTACTAAAAGCATTAAGTTCATCTAGTTCTCTCATAAAAGTGGTTTTCATCTCCCTATTTATTTAATTGCATAAAACAGATTAAACTAGTAGTCATTATCAGTATGTACAAATTCTACAATATCCTCTGTCTCACAATCGTTAATAACAATGGTTTCATTATTATTATTAGCATATTTCCTAGCTTTTGTAATTGCACCCTTTAAATATCCACAATGGTCAAACATTATATTGTTACAATATTCATTTGTAAAATAGTACCTTTTCATAGTTTCAATTCCCATATATATTTACTATATATAAGTATACAATATTAATGTATATATTTTATTATATTCAGATTAATAAATTATTAATTTTAAAACAAAAAAAAATAAAAGGCAACCGAAGTTACCTTTTACTTATGGCACAATACAATTTGTTTTTTTAATTTTTATATAATATAGAAGTATTTTTAACAATATTATCTTCCATAGTTTATATATAAGAAATCACAACCATCTGCATACTTAGAACATTCAATAACTTCGTGAACATCAATAAGGACATATATGTTTTATCTAATAAGGAGTTTCATAAATATAATTATCTTTTAAAATATATATTAATCAATGTAATGAATCTGAACCTTTTCACACTCATCAAATGAATCTTCTGAAGCAAAGTTAGTATAACGATGTGCATTTGCACTTGTAACATAAACGTCTTCCAAATTATAGCAACCAGCAAAAGCATCAATAGGTATAACACAAGGACAATCCCATGTCACATCTTTAAGATTCTCACAATCACAGAACGCATTGTTATATACTTTTTCAATATTGTTATACAAATCAATTTCTTTTAAACCACTTTCACTAAAGGCATATGGTTCTATAACTGAAACGTTGCTAAAATTAAATTTTTCAAGATTCGTACAACCCTTAAATGTGTCTACCTGTATTGTATAATTGTTAGCTTTCCATGTAACTCTACTTAACATTTTACACTTGTAAAATGATGCCTGCTCAACAAATTCAACATTATTTGGTATTAGTATAGATGTAAGACCTGAGTAAGCAAATGCCCAAGCACATATACCTTTGGTTTTAGAAAAGTCAAAGGATTTGAGAGATATACAATTACCAAAACAGCTATAAGGAATTTCGCAGTTAGTTTCCCACTTTACAGAATAAAGGTTTTTACAATCTTCAAAACACTTAGTTTCCACACTTGTAACAGAACTAGGAATTGTAATTTCTTTAATACTAGACCTAGCAAAAGCTTCTTGTCCAAGTGTTTTAATATTAGAACCGAGCTTGACATATACAAGATTTGTATTCATATAAAAAGCGTTATCGGTTATCTTAGTTACAGGCTTTCCTTCTATTTCATCAGGAATTTCTATATTTGCAACATCTGAATTAACACCTGTAATAATTACTTTATCTTCTACAATCTTATATTTGAGATTGTATTCATTTGTTATAGGTTCATTTTCATTAATTAAAAGTTTCATAAACATACTCCTTTTCTGAATTTAAGTTTTTATTAGTCTACATAAGTTACTTTAACATTATATAAATCATCTAAATTATAACCCATTTTCTGCTCAAACTCTGATGCCATATAGAAATTTTCAAGGTCAGTACAGCCTACAAAAGTATTTGCACTAAAATAAGCAGGACTATACCATTCTACCTCTTTAAGATTTTTACAGTTAGCAAAAGCTTTATCATTCACAAACTTAACATTATTATCTATAAGAATATATTCTAAACCACTGTCATCAAAAGCATTTTGCATGATAATACTAATCTTGCTAAAATTAAAGTCTGTAAGATTAATACAATGGGCAAAAGTATATTGTTCAATCTTAGATGACTCAGCTCTCCATTTTATCATAGTTAGTTCAGAGCAATTATAGAAAGCTCCTTCACCAACAGTTTTTATATTAGTGGACAATGTAACAGATTTAAGACCTGTATAAGCAAATGCAAATGCACCTATTTTAGAAACATTAGAAAAATCAAAAGTTCTAAGCGAACTACATTCATAAAAACAATCCTCAGAAACATCAGCTATGGATTCCCAATTAACTGTTTTTAAATTTTTACATCTTGCAAAACAACCTCTACCTACATATGTAATAGTGTCAGGAATTGTAATAGTTTCTATATTGCAAAACTGAAAAGCTCTAGCTTCAATAGTAGTTACATTAGAACCAAATTCAACTTTTTTAAGATTAGAACATTTCTCAAAAGCGTATGCTTTAATCCTAACTACAGGGTAACTAGCTATTTCATTAGGAATATAAAGTTCTGAAATATTTTTATCTGTTACACCTGTAATTGTTATTGTATCATTTACAATTTCATAACTGAAATTATAATCAGTGTCTAAGGTTTCATTTTCATTAATAGTAAGTTTCATTGTTTCTCTCCGTTTATTCATAACATTCAGAAAATGTTTAGTAATTACCAACGAACTCTGTTATTAGGTAGTTGTCTATAGTCAGGTCCAGTATAGTCATTAGTGTTAAACTTGTAAAACTCACATTTGTCATAGAGCAAAGATGCCTGAAAACTATTTGTAGGCATATCAGCTTCTATTTCCACGGTGCATGGATGGTCATCAAGGTAATCAGTAATTGCAAGTCTGCCATCGCCTAAATCTTCAACTTCAATACCATTATACCTACCAGCACTTATAAAATCAAATATGTTAGTTGTATTCTCATTAATTGAAAGTTTCATTATTTAACCCCCTTATTTAATAAAATTCAGAAATATGAAAAGTTGCATTAAACTCTTCATGTGTATCATTATTAACACGTTCTACTTCTACATAAAAATTAGTATATTTGCAATCAGCCCATTTATTTGTATATCTGTAATATAAGTCTGCATATGTATCTAAAGCATCTTCCATATATGGAATTAAGTTCTCTGATGTAGTTTCAAGTGTAGGTTCATAAATACTATCACTGAATACATCATCTAGATAAAATTCACGTTCATCTTCATAACCAAGACTATTTCCGTCTATAAAAGGCTTAATACCACCTTCTACAAGCACAATAGTAATTCTCTGAAAAATGTCAATAAGCTCTGTATTGTTTGTTTTGTTAATGTTTGACATAAAGCAAAACCTCTTTCTATTAGTTATAGTATTCTTTGTTTTTACTATAACTAAGTATATACTAAAAATATGTGTAATACTTATAACAAACATTAACTTTTTATTAAAATTAAAACTTGGTCTTTTTGATAAATATTATAGTGTAATACTTAACATGATACTTATTTAACTACTAAAACTTTACCTTGTGCATCTGCTATATCTACAAACTTCTCACCTCTAAATATACCTAGGTATTTATTCTCACCTCTTACACAAATTGTATTGGAGTATACATCATAAGTATTAGTATGACGATTATAACTAGTATCAACCAATACAGCAGGTTGACCTTTATAAATACCTTGTAAAACTACCTGTCCAGCAAAGTCTTTTTTAGCCCAACTCAATCTTGTAGTATCAACATAAACTATATTATCTTGTATAGAACCAGTATTATATACAGGCATAGGGTCTGAATCACTTTCTTTAATAGTTATTTTTTCAGTTGTAGGTTTATGTTCAATTTTTTCATTCATAGAAATATATTTATTTATATCATATAAATCAGTAAACAAACCTCTATCGTCACTAAATCCACCACTAGAAGCAATATAATATTTATCCTTGTATCTTACAACAACAATATTATTAATACCATCAAAATCAATATCTTTGGCATTTACACACATATTCATTATTTCGGATAGATAACGATATCCAGAAGCTCTGAAATCTGTATGTTGCATAGAATCAAGGTCATCATTATTATAATAAACAACATCAACATAGATAAAAGAATCAGTATCTTCTATATCCTCTTTTATAAATAATTTCATATATTATCCCCTTTTAAATCCAAAATCAACATAATCTAATATTGTTTCAAAATTATAATTTTCTGAACAACTATCAAGAAAATCAATAAATGCAAGTGCAGAATTTTCATCTTTAAAACTTCTACTACCAAATCTATCTCCATCAGCATACCCAGCATACATAGTAACAATATTATCATTATCCATATAGCCAATATTAAAAGTATCACATTCCCAAACATAATGACCTTCGTCATTTATATAATCATAATGTCTAACAATATTCGGATTTTCAATATTTTCATTAAACTTATAAACCATAATATAAATTCCTTTCTAAAAAATAAGTTATATAACATATATACTGTATCGTATATAGAGTACAGTATATATAGAAAATGTATATAATATATACACTATAAACATATGTTATTGTTTATATAGGTTACATACAATAAAATGTACATACATAATATATATTATATACTGTATATGGAACACATAAAATATACATAATACGCACGTTATGTATTAGGTGCAATACACATAATACGCACGTTATAAATTGTATAGTGTATATGTAGTATACATAATATATACATATTATTATGTAGTTTCCTTTTATTATTATATACTTTATATATTATATTATTTTATATTTTATGTTTATTATATTTTTACTTATTACTGTAAGTACTTTATAAGGATTTTATTAGACTGATTACTATTTTATTAGACTTTTATGCGAATTTTAGGCGAAATTATTAGACTTTTTATAAGTATATACTTATAAATATGTATAAATATTATTATAAATGTAAAATTTCTGTTAAATCAATAAAATTTTAAAAAGTTAATTAAATTTCTTAATACTACTACTTACAAATTCTACTGAAAATTTAGTTTTTAGTTATCTATTATATTTTGATTTCGCATTAGTTTTTCTAAGCTTTTCTTTTATTAATTGTTCTCCTTTATATACTGTAGTTATTCCTGTTCTTCTTAGTCCTAGTTTGTAATATTCGTACTATTTTAAAATATTCTATGTTTGATTCTATTCCTATTGCATTTCTTCCTAATTTATTTGCTACAGTTGAAGTTGTAAAAGAACCTGAAAATGGGTCAAGAACTATATCTCCTACATTTGATGAGGCTTTTATTATTCTTTCTAATAATGCTTCTGGTTTTTGTGTTGGATGATTTTCATACTCATTTATTTTAAATCTAACTCTATTAAAATTCCATACATTGCCTGGGACTTTTTCTGTATTATAAGGCTGTGGAGGATTTTTTCTATAATATATTAATTTACGTTTTGCACCTGTTTTTGCTTCTACTAATATATCATTAGTATTAAATATATATTTAGATTTAACTGATTTATTTATCATTAATATAGGTTCATACAGCGAACCATATATTTTCTTTGATTGCACTCCTGAGCTATCATATGTCCATACAATTCTACATAATACATTATAATATTTGGAACAGTAAATATCAAGATATGGCATATGCTGTGTAGCTGTCATAAGATACATAGTTCCATCATCTTTTAGTATACGCATACATTCATCAATCCATTGTTTACATCATTCAATATAAGATTCTAGAGTGTTCCACCTATCTTTATTATTTCCGAAATCTTTTCCTATATTATAAGGAGCATCCGCAAATATAAGATTAATAGATTTATCTTTTATTTGTTTCATAATCTCTAATGAATCACCTAATATAGCCATTGAATGTGCATTATGCAGTTCCTCGAAATTATTGTTAATAAATAAATTTTCAAAGTTACATTTAACATTATTTTCATTTATAATTTCCATATAATCACCATTTATTAAGATACTATGTGTCATAATTATAAATTTACTGAGCTTACATATAATATATAAGCTCAGTAATACTTATTTAATTAATCTGTATATTCTATTGTTGTTACAAGTGTTTTTGGTTCATTATAACCCTTTGTATTATAAACTTTTTGATATTCTTTCTTATCATAAACTAATCTATTCTTTTCATCGTACTGTTTGTTATCTACAAATTTAAGTTTATAAGTATCTTCTTCTTTGCAATAAATATAATGTTCTGTATGTATTCTATTTCCTTTATCATCATAACTGTAAATTTGTTTAGTACATGGGATATTAGGATATTTTATATCATCCTTATTTGGCTCAGTAGAAATAGTTTCGGAGCGTATTTCTTCTACTAGCTTATTATCTCTATATGTTCTTTGTATGTATGTAATTTTTGGCTTATAATCGCTGGAAGTAGCTGTAAAGGTATCTACTAGATATTCTATATAATTTCCTGCTGTAAATATATCTGTTGATTTAGTAGTAACATTAATGAATTCCATAAAGTTTTTTTCATTTATATCCCTCGACTTTATATTATTATCTTTATCATATACTGTTTTAGTTATTCTTTTTAATTCATCAAATGAATTAAATTCATTAGTAACTTCTACTGTATCTTTCCCTTGTTTAAATTTAGTAGTTACTTTTTTACTTAAACACTTTTTAGAGCTATCCCAATTACGGAGTTCTGTCTTATCTATCTGTTTTGTAGTCTTATTTATATAAAGAGTATACCTTAAACAAGACTTATCTGGACGAGTCATTTCATCTACTACTACATCATAAGTATCTCTAATATCTACTTCTAGGTAAATAGGGTTTATATTAACCCTTTCGTAAGTAAAAATTCCTGTATTAATAAGTTCACCATTATTATATTCATTGCGTGTTTCTGTGGTTACTCGATTACCAAACTTATTTTGACTTACTTCACTAATAATTTCATTTTTAAATATAGCTCCATCAAACCAAGTTTTTTCAGTTATTACTCTTTTTACTTTTGAATTTTCATCTCTGTACATCATCATTTTTATACCTCTTTCTATATTATTATTTTTATACTCTACTTTCCTCTTTACTTGTAGAGTATTTATATATAAATAGTCCTTTTAGGACTTATTTATCTTTATTTATATATTTATTTAAGATATTTGTAAATTCTTTATCTGTTAAACTAATTAATTTATTATAACAATTTTCGCAAATATCAATTTTGGCATAATTTGTTCCATGATAACCATCTCTCCACCTATATTCTAGTCGCTTTACTTTGAAATGCTTATTTGCTTCATTTTCTTTACATATATCACAAAGACATTTAATCATATTACTTTATTCCTTATCTATTTTTTGTATTCAAAATCTCGAATATACCCACATCATGCAATTTACCATCTGATAACAATTCTAGTTGATGTAAAGTACCTACTTGTTTTCCACCAAACTTCTTAACTAACTTTTCATATCCGTCAAATGCTGGATTATCTACAAAAGCCCAAAATTCAATTCTATTAATTTTAATATCATTTAGCAAATGTATAACGTGATTAATAACATCTTTTATAAATATTATATTATTATCTATAAATGAAATAATTCCGAAATTATCTATACTTTTGGTTGTCCAATTAATATGATATGAAAAATATCCTGTTACTTCATCATTATCATTAACACAAACGAAATCATGTCTCTCAAAATTATTGTCTCCAATTTGTATTTCTCTGCAACCTATATCATTATAATACATATACTTTGGGTTATACCAAGTTGCTATGAATTTCTTATTTAATTCTTCTTTATATAACTGAGCTGTCCTTAACATTTAATTTCCTCCACAAATTTATCTATATCTAATTGACATATTTTATTACATTCATCATATATAGTTTTCATATTAATAGTAATACTGTCTCTATTATTAGAATGAATAACTTTTTGCCATTCTGCATTAAAAATATCTAAAATATTTTTAGCATAAGTATTTATTGACATTAAAATAGCATTTGCAATTTTGCTATTTTCATATAACTTATCAATATTGTAATTGAACATATCTGCTTTAGTTACATCATTTTCTTGCAAAATCTTAGCACTATCTAAAGCATTATAAGAATATCCAAAATTATTAATAGATTCATAAATAGCCCAACAATTATATTTATCATTTATCTTGATAGGGATTTCAAGTAATGGCTTATCTATACCTTTCATATAAATATAAATTGTATGTGGAATATAGTAGTTATAACCTTTACATTTCTCAGCTCTATATTTATTATAACCCCTACTAGGAATATGGTAATTTGGAATTGTAGCAACTGACGTATCTGCAACATAGTAAAATTCAGCATTATTAATTTCATTATCTTTTAAAAGAATTAAATCGGACGGAAATGGATATAACCCTTCTATATCACTATCATAAAAAAGTTAGCATTAAATGCATTAAAAGTTTTTATAAATATATTCATATTATATTACTCCATCCAAATAACATTAGATAATGCAATAGGATATAGCTTATCCACTTCTTTATAAATTTCATTCATATTCAGTATAGTTAATGACTTATCTTTTGGCTTTGTTGACAACTCTAGTTTATTTATAAATAAATTAAATAAATTACTTGCATAAGGCTTTATTTCTCTGTTTATTGCTGTAATTATAGGTATATCTTCAAGTATTTGTGGTTGGCTATTAATAAGTCTGTTTACATCTCCAGATACGTTTTTTGTTGTTAGGTATTCATTAAATTCTTTATGATTACAACAATATTCTTCAATAGAAGAAGCAATAGTATTAAGTTGTGACTGTGCAAATTCTATATTCTTTTTACAAAGTATTACATTGTCAGCGTTAGCAATATGTTGTATAGCTCTTAACCCTATTGCAGTTATAGTTCTTTGAAGAAATGGATGACCATTCCCATAAAGATAAAAAGGTTCTATATATGAAACTGTATTCAGATTTATCAGTTTATTATTAGATGTTTTTATAAATATGTTCATTTTTATCTCCTTTATTTTATTGTTAAAAATATATAAAATTTAGTGATAATTATATTCAATATTACCTTAGTTTGTTAATTTATCATAAATATTACCAATAACCAAAGCCATTTTCATTGTATCAGCATTAAATCCACTTATCTTAGAAGTACCGTCTTCTTGATAAAGGTCATATCTAGCGTTAGCATAATCCCATTTTACAATGCCTGTATATCTACCAACACTAACAATGTCGCCCTCAAAAATTTTAGTATTAATCTTATCTGTCAAGCCTGTATATCGCCCAACAGATAAAAAATCGACTAGTATATCTTCTATATGACATTCATTTATATTAGTGTCTTTAGGGCAGATAAAATGCAATGTATTTTTGGAAATATTAGAGTTCTTTATTGTGAGATAACTACCATATATCCATTCATTTTTATAAATAAGTTTTCCTCTAGATAAATTAATTCCCATTTATAGTCACCTCTGTATAGCCATTTAGATTAATTTTCGATTGATTTAGTATTTTTCATCATTATGTATCACCAAAAACATAAGCTTGCTTATTAATTTATCAAAACAATGTTCACAAACAAATATTGTTTTATTTGTAGGATAGTTACATTTAATAGTCCTATCTATCTTCTTAAATTTAAGTTTAAATTTGGCTTTATTCTTTTCACAAATAAAGCATTCCTTACATTTCTTCATCAAACATTTTCTCCTATATAATTATTTATTTAAGTATAAAGCAAATATGTTAAAAGCATATAGTAAATTTGTAAATAAATAGTTAATTATTATTAAGACTTATTCTATCCATCCAAATAACCATCATGAATCCAAATGCAATTTCGGGTAGAACCATCTACAAGTACAGTCTCTGACAGTACAATATCCATATCAATATCTCTATAAAGATTAAATGGATTTTCAACATCTATTTCTATTTCTTTTATACATCTCATAGAACCATCATTAAAACGTTTTTTAAACTTTAGGATTTGTGCATTATAATTTTCAAGAATAGGATAAGCTTTTATTAATTTATTACAATTAGGATATTCAATACTTCTTATAATACATTTCATAAGTATATTCCTCCTTTTAAGTACTTAATCAAAATGAAAAAATTTATTGCTGTTTTCCTGAATACATTCTACAACCTTTTTATGTGTCTTAACAGCAATTTTAGTATAATTATTATATTCTTCCTGTGAAATAGCTTCAAGAACACGGCTTATATGCAAAGCTCCAATGATTCTACTGTAAGCATCATCTATAAGAGAGCGATAACAATTAGTACTTAGTAAGCACGCATCTTCTTTAAAAGAATTAATTTCAATACACATTTCATTAATATGGTCAAGTTCTTCTTCAATATACTTTGTTGCCTTAAAATTCATATCAAAATTAGTCATATATATATTCTCCTTTACTTACCAATCAAATCTTTTCTTAAAGTTAAGATATATATTAGAATGTTTCTGTTTAACTTCTTTAATGATATCCTTAACAGGTCTTATATAGTTTTCTGGATTAATTACATTTACATTATGTGCATAAGTCCAATAAACATTACCTTGTTCATCTTTAATGCCTATCTTTGTAACAGCTTTATACCATCTATCATATCTATCATAATTGACTTCTTTAAGCCAAAATACCTTTCCCTTTGTACCTTTAGCTACATTTCTTCCTTTTACAACTTCAACTTCTTTGCCAACTTCTACAAGCTTGGATTTAACTCTATTCTGTTTCTGAATATCTTTTACTTCTTCCATGACAGAATTAGCAAGATACTTTCTAAAGTTATCCTCTGTAATATCTACATTAGCATAACCACCATTAGGATATCTAGTAGAATCATATTCTACTTTATCTATTTTGCCAGTTTCAGGATTTACACATATAGCATAAAAATCACTATCTTCATAACCATTATGTTCATAAGTATCAATAACGCAACCTTTATAAAGAACTTCTTTTTCTGAATAAATAACTGCCATAATGTATTCCTCCTAAATTAAGTTTTATATAACTATTTCCTGTTTACATATATAAGTATATACTATAAATATTAATATTACTTACGTCAAAATGTAAACTATTTATTAAAAAATAAAAGCACACCTAAATTAATAGATGTGCTTTAGATATATTATAATGTAATTAGATTAATAGTCTTCTTCCTCTTCGTCTAATCCATAATTAGGATATTCAGATTCAAGTTGTTCCAAATAACTTTCTAGTTCTCTATAATACATTTCTTCCCACAGTTCAACTTGTTCACCACTAAGATTTTGTATAGTAAAAGAACCATATGCCCCATAAACCTCTCCACCGTAATTTGAACATAAATCATGCAAGAAATCTTCTACATCAGAATAGGAAATACAGCCATTCTCTACATATGATTCAACATCACCTAAGTATATTTCAAATTCATGGTTTTTATCATTTTCTATAATAGCATCTAATGTGCTACTTGTATAATATCTAGAGTCCTTTGGAATTTGAGCAAACATATATCTATCATCATATATATCATCTAAAATACAAGTAGCTACTTCTTCTAATTTCTTTGTGTAGTCAGAATCAGGCACTTCTCCCTGTGTTAATCCCTGCATTAACTTATCAAATATTTCATTTATTTCAAAATTATCTAGTGTATCCATTATATAAGCTACAGAAGAAGCACAAGTTTCAATTCCATACCCTGTATAAAATCTGTCACCATCGTTATAATCTCTATAAAGTATTCTCTGTATAGCTCTTATAAGTTCACCTGCTACAGTATCAGCTTTACCCCTAGCTGGAACAAGTAAATCGTCCAGTTTATTTAACTTAGACTGTAAGTTTAAACTATCATCATTGAATACATTTACAAAGCTATTATACAGTTCTGTACCTTTCTGTATCAAAGCTTTTCTTTCTTTTTCTGCTTCACGTTCAGCCTCAGCTTTTTTCTCTTCTTCCGCTTTAGCTTTTTTCTCTTCTTCGGCTTTTTTGTTTACAATGACAGTTTCAGGAGAGTCAAGTCCAAAATCCTTAGCTTTACTTAAAACATTAAGAACATAATCTTTTGGAAGTTTCATTCCATTAATCTCAATAAAATCTCCGTCATCTTCTATAAGTCTAGTATTTCTTATTACCATAATATATAATCTCCTTTATATAAAAGTTAAAATTTAAATTATAGTATTAGTAGTTTATTTAATATTACTTGTATTACTTTATAACCTATAAAAAAAATAAATACTTTTAAATATTATCGGTATTTTCTTTATCAGCTAAACATTTCTTATTATCTGAAAGTGAATAATGTTCTGCACCTGAATAAAGTATTTTTCTGTATATAGCTAACTCTTCATCTGTCATATTTCTTTGTTCTCCTACAATGTTTGTAAGGATATCAATATAAGCTATCGACTTAGAATTTTCTTTTTCCATATCATTTCCTCTTCTTAACTTTTACATAATACTTAGATTTCTCTTGCTTCAATTCTCGTATTTGCTTTTTCATTTTGTCTACATCTTGTTTCAATATCTCCACATTCTGTTTCATTAACATTATTTCTATATCTTGTTTCATAGTTTCTTTTCTATTTTCCCTACAAGGTTTATGCCCATACTCGTTTTCCCAAATACAGGGCTCGATATTAGGCTCACAAGGGATTCCGTGCATTATCTTATAAACATCTTCTTCAATGCCCATTGTATACAATTCTCCTTTATAAATATCTGTTTTTCATCTTTCTTATGAAATTATTCTGAATATATTTCTTATTAGGAATAGTTTTTGTTATTGGATTAATACTTCCCCAATTATTCCTAAATTTAAGGTCGATTTTACGCTTTTCCTTTTTACTTAATTTTTCGTAAGGAATATATTTATTCATTTGTATCACCAACCTTTTCCATAAACATTATCGTATTTCTTTTATTGCCTTTACTGCAAGTTCATCACAACGTTCATTATATTCATTACCATTATGACCTTTAACCCATACAAATTTAACTCTATAAAGCTCAAGTAATACTAAAAGTTCTTTCCATAAGTCTGTATTAAGTGCAGGCTTTCTATCTGATTTAATCCAATTATTAGCTTCCCATTTATAAACCCAATCTTTATTTATAGAATCTATAACATATTTGCTATCGCTATATAGAGTAACATTGCAAGGTCTTTTAAGTGCTTTTAAAGCCTCTATAACTGCTGTTAGTTCCATTCGATTATTAGTAGTTTCTTTAGCATTTCCATATAATTCTTTCTTATTTTGTCCATAAAGAAGAACAGATGCCCAACCGCCAACACCTGGATTACCTGAACAAGCACCATCCGTATAAATTTCTACATTCGGAATATTCATATTCTATTCTCCTGAATTTCTTGCAATATCTTCTCTTATTAACTTCTTAATATATCCAGCCATAGAATCTACGGAACTTAGCTTATCAAGTATATCCATATCACTTTTATAGTTAAGTCTAATAGGTACTACCTTAGTATTTTTCTTATTATATCTATTTACTGTTTTTGAAATAGATGTTGATATGTTGTTAGTATTATTCATTACATTTATACGCCTTTCATATTTATTTAAAATATTTTTACATAGTAAATTTTATTAATATCCATAATCTTTTACACAAATTATAGTATCACATAAAGCATCTGACATTTCAGGTGTAAAATGAACAGGTTCATTAGCACCATCCTGCCTTTTATGACACGCTGTAAAACTGCCATCTGAATAAACATATATATCTATATGTTCACAATATTCTGTAGGTTCATCATTATATGACATTATATGAATGAACTGACAACTAGTTGTCTTTACATAATCCACATAAGGAAAACCAGCTTCATTCCATTCGTCTTTTATGCTACTAAACATAATATATATCCTTTCTTTATATTACTCTTAATTAAAAATGCAACAAACGTGGTGGAGTTACTTTTACATTCGGTGGTAACTGCACATAAAAATCAGTATAAGCATCACTATAATTACTTAAATATGGTATACCAAAATTAATATATTCCTTATGAGTTATAGGTCTTACAAGGTTTTTACCAAACTCATAAATAAAATCTCGTACACTACAAAAGTTTAAATAAATAAAATCTTGTACGGTACGAAAGTTAAAATCATTCTGTATAAATTCAGATAAAGCTGTAACTAAATCCACATTATCCTTCTGCTCTAAAATAATTTGTTTTAATTGTATTGCTTCCTTATAGAATGAATCGAATATCCCTGCATATATTCCTGACTTATAAGATTCTACATTTTTAAGTACAAGCCAAAAAGCTTCTTCTGCTGTTAAAACATTAATTTGTATCATAGTACCCCTTTTAGCCTATTGTTTCAAGTTGTTCATAATCAGGCATTGTAGATGTGTTTACCTTGTTATTCTCATTCATATTGTTCCAAGACATTACAATATTCTGAAAATTAGTAATATGTGTAAAAGGTTCTTCTGAGCTGTTAAGAAAATAAATAAGAGATTTCTTCAAATCTTTAGTAAGGATATCTTTATGCTTACCATGTATATAATAGTCTGCTTCTTTAATTTTAATACAACAACTAAATGTTCCTGTTTTCTCTTTAATATGAAAATGAGGAATAGCTCGTTCATTATTATAAACAAATATGAAATAATTTCCAGCCTGTCCTACTTTATTAGATATAGAACCTATTTTAGCCATTTCTGTAAGCATTTCAGATTCATTAATGTTAAGTCTCATATATCATTTCTCCTTTACTAGTTAAAACGTTAATCTGTCTTAGACATTCATCTTTATATTTAGGATAAATTTTAGCTATTTCTTTAAGTACATATTTCTTATAATCTACATAAGCTTCTCCAATAACCACTTTACCTTTTATCATCATTAGGTCATCGTCATAATCAATTAAATTGTGGCGAATATAATTTACAATCCATCTATCCAATGTAGCTTTATCTACTGTTTTCTCATCAACAAATTCAAAATCATTATGTAAACTATACCAATAATTCTTATCCATAATTGTTTTATGAATAAGTTTCTTATCAGATAGTTTTCTTATATAAAGATTTAACTTTAGCTCTTCTACCTGTTCTTTAAGTTTATTCTTTTTACTTTCTACTGCCTTTGTGGAAGCTTTTCTTCTTTTGTTAGCTTTATCAAGTTCTTCCTTAAACTCATTTGTATCCATTACTTTCAAGACTAATTCCTTTTCCCAAAGTTTCATAGGAGATGCACATTTGTAATAAGGATTTGACTTCTCTATAGGTTTGGGCAGAAGCTTTGTAATCATAGTTTTAGTAAAACCCATTTCAAGTATAGCACTTTGAGTTATGAGTTCTTTTCTTTCTTCTTGCTCTTGCATATGCTTCACCTCTTTTTCTTTAATATTAGTATACACTAAATATATTATTATTTTATATTGTAAATGTAAACATATTTTTAATTGTAATATAAAAATATAAGCTCTGAAAAAATTTAGAGCTTATAAATTAATCACTTAAAAATTATGCTATTATATATTTCTGTATAATTTTTATAAACACCCTTATATCTTTTAAGAAAATTAATAGCATTATGTAGAAGTTTTATAAGATTTTTATTAATTAGTAAACGCCACTTTAGAGCGTAATTTGTCTTAGGATATTGTGACAACACATTATTAGAGATTACAACTTTAAGCTCTCTCGTATAATCTATAACATTATGTAGAGCATTTATAAGTTCATTTAGATTGCAACTAAGATAGGTATTTATTTTATCCTTATTTATATAAACAGATTTAGCTATACTGTCATTTTCAATTAGTATAATATTCATTCTTATTCCCCTCTGTTTATAGCATTTCTAAGCTTTGCAACTTCAAGTTCTAGCTCATTAATCTTGGTTTCTAAATAAATAATGTGCATATCTTTTTGCATATCATTAAATTCCTTAAATGACCCACCTGACCCCATATAATCATTAGTGTCATAGGAAGTAAAGGTTATTGCTTCCGCTGGTATTCTTTCACCATTCTTAACAGCCTTTTCAATAAGTTCATAATTTACCATATTAAAATCTCCTTTGTTTTTAAATTTTGTATTTTTAAAGTTCTGTTTGTTCACTTATAAATATAATAGGCTCACCTGTTATTTTATTTATGCCATTTCCTTTAACTCTTACATTATAATCATATTCCCAACGCTTTTCTTTTTTATTATACCATTTATCTTCTTCTTTTACAATCTGCACAGTTCCTTTAAAGTCTTTGATTAGTGTAGTTGTCCAAGGTCTATTTAGGTGATAATCAAAATTAGGATTATATCTAAGTACTTCGTTTAGGTCTAGTACAGTGACAAGACTTGCATCTGCACAAAAATGACCCAGTACTTTACTATCATTGTTTATTGTATTACCTGAAAATACTGTACAACTCCAATCGCCATACATAGTATCTTCAACTAAATAATCAGTAATACCTAATTTATCTAATTTATACAAATTTAAGTTATTGTTATCTTGGTCTTTCTCTGTTAGAATATAGCAAGGGTCGGTTATTATAATATTCCCATCAAAAGTTTTTATTTCGCTATCTAGCAAGTTATCATAGTTAATATAAAGATAATCAAATATAATTTCTACATTGTTTTTAAACCACATATAACGTTCAGCTTTATTTACACACTCACTGAACATAAATTTACTGGATATTGAATACAAATCATTTAGCCAACTTGAAGGACTATCAGTATAATGTGACCAATAAAGCATATCTAAAGTCTTTTTCTTCATATCTTCATCTAACCATTTATCATAAGCTTTAACTTTAGCTATTATTTCTTGCTTTACATTATTAAATGCTTTTTCTCTTTCTGCATTTTTCTGTTTAATTTGTTCCCTTGTCATTATTAACCCCCATAAAATAAATTTGCATATTTTTAAGTACTTTTAAAAGTAAAATTGCATATTTTTTATTTATACCTTTCGTCACAATAAGGTGGAATTATTCTTTCTACCCAATTAGTTGAAGGAACTTCTGAAAACCAAGAATATTCATCAAAAATATCTGTAAGGTCATTATACTCTATTCTATGATTGCTCATAAAATCTTCAAAAACTACATCAACATTATCAACATGAACCCTTTTAGCAAGTCTAGTTAGCCACTTTATAAAGGGTTTATATAAACTGTCATAAGTTGTATCTCTTAAACGACCTTCAAGTAAAATAAAATAAGTGCTTTGCAATTCAAAATCATCTTTTCTTACCTTAATTGTACTAAATCCAAATTCATCATAATTTGATGATGAATCATACCCAGCAGCCTGAACGATATGTGTATTCATCCTGCCCTCTGAACCACTTACAAGTGGAAGATGATTTAGAACTGTTTTAAGAATAAACTCCATTTCTTCTTGTGTTCTACCGAAAGGCTCTACTTCAACATATCCTCTTATCTTTGTCCAACAACTCATATTCATTCTCCTTTATAAAGCAATTAATTGTGTTTAAATAAAGACAAATATATTTAACTCACATCATCTAACCAATATATTTTATTAAATTTCCAGAGCAATCTGCACTTTTTTGCATTAATTTTCTTGCAATGTTTTGTAGGACTTTGAAAATTTATTGCATTTTGTTTTGGATACAATGCTGTCACATATCCTCTGTACGTTTCGCCATTTTTAAATGTATACTCTACTAAATCTCTATGTTTAATTCCTAAAACATTGTCAGCTTTGGCTTTACTTTGCCTACGCATAGGCTTTATAGTCCATTCTTTTACATCACAAGTAGCTGGTTGCAAATTTGTGATACATATAGCATCATTAGAATGAGATTTTTCAATATTCCAATCAATACGTTTATTCGCTGTATCTCCACCATTTGTTAAATGCAAAATCCCTAAACTAGAAAGTTGTTCTCTAAGCCACTTCTTACCAATCATTACATATTGAGCATAATTAAGATATTTATTATCAGAAGAATTTAACAATGCAAAATATTTATTCATAAATAATTCTTCACACCCCTCTGTATTCTGATGACATCTTTCACACAATGTAATAAGATTACTAAGGGTATTTGAACCATTTACTCTTCTTGGCTTTATGTGATGAACTTCTAGCTTACAATTTGTTCTTCCACATTCCATACATTTACAACCATCTCTTAAAATTACAGCTTTACGAATATTTTCATCTAATCTATTAGATTTCTGATATTGCCATTTATAGGGCTTAAATCCATCTGTTAAAGCTCGTATATCAATGGCAACATCTTCTAACCAATAATTTGTTATATTTATCCATTTATTGAGTTGAACAATAACTCTTATTGTTGCTTGACGTTTTTGTAATATACTGGGTGCAATTCTTCCTTCTCTTTTAGATGAAGAATGATTATTGAATCTTGGCTGTCTGTATCGTTTATGGTAACGGTGATAACGTCTATATCCTCTTCTGACATTCATAAGATGCTTTACATCATTACGTTGTTCTATAACTCCTTTAAAAAGAACTTTGTTTTTCGTCTGACATTTTTGCACTAAGGCAATACCTGTATGAAGTCCACCATCATCAATTCCACAGCGAATTTCATCTTTGCAAATTTTATCATCTGGAATTTCTTTATTTAATTGTATTACCATTGGATATTTACTAACCAATGTCGCACGTTTCTTACGAATAAAGAACCACGCTTTTTGTTCTTTTGTTGGCGAAAGATGTTTTCCATTAGCATCCAACACAAAAACATAGTTAGTCATTTCTGACACCTTCCTTTCGGAGTATTTTTCTTCGTGCCAAAGTCAAGTAGAGAACGTGTACTTCCCCTGTTATCAATGCAGGACATTAGCATTGTTTCTTAGTTCATACTCACAGAGCTTTAAACTGAAGATTACATTCAAAGATGTGTTTTTACCTTACTACTCAACATAGTTCATATCTGCAACATATCTTTCAATAGTAGCAGTCACTTAGGCTCGAAACCTATTGTTAAGCTATAGATAAAAGATTTAATATGTCCACTTTTACCTATGTTTATATACATATTCCTATACATTTAGCTACTTAGCAATTAGTCCTTCATAAATATATTTCTGCAATATCTTCTTAGATTTTTCACAAGTAGGTTTTAGCTTAAAGAATTTACTATGAGAACCATAATCTATCATAAGTTCCGTATCTTCTGTAATCCAAAAACGCATACAAGGGGCTATATTAGGAAGATTATTCACTTTTATATAATTATTTACAGCTAACATACATTCAGGAACTGTACTATAATTATTTATAAACTGCTTACTTCTTCCTTTACCTGAATTGTTTATAAAATATAGTTTTATCATAATTAAATATATTCCTTCTTAAAAATTATTATTTATATTAAATATCATAAAGATAATAATTATCTAAATATCCAAGTTGTAATCTAAACTTTACCAACTCTTTTATCTTCTTATTTTGTTCTTTAAATGGAGTAAGGTCTCCATTCATAATTCTCTTTCTTGTATAATGATTGATTACATTACAAGTTAAACAATAATTTATTGTATATAAAATATCTTCGTCACAATGTATATTAAGACCTCTACAACCTCCATCAAGTGTACTTACACCTAAATTACACCAACTTTCACGACCAAAACAAGGACAATTATGTTGTTCTGCTATTGTATTGATAACTCTATCATACCATTCTTCATAAGACTTTGCATCTATATTATAATTATAAGTATTTTCAGTAACATTTATATTATCATCCATATCAATCACTCCTTATTGCTATTATTTGTAATTATGTTAGATATAGACAAAGGTTCTTCGTCATTAAATGAAACCATATCATATATGAAACCAACTATACTATAAGAAAAATAGAGTAAAGGTAATGATGTATTAGGTTCAGTTTTCCAGAAACTCCATTCTTTAGTAGGTTTATAGTTAGTAAGATGTATCCTAACATCTTCAGTAGGGCTACAAGTTATCCATTCATAGCCTAATAGTTTAAAGCCTTTTAAGACATTAATCTGTAATTCTGTTAAGCTTATGTTATTCATATTCAATATTCTCTTTCGTAAGTTCATCATATTTCTTAGCTTTATCTATAAGTATTTCTAAAGCTTTTACATAATGTTCTCTTGGACCAAGGGGATTACTTGTATGTCCTTCTATAACAATACGTTCTACAATTTCCACAGCTTGTTCAAGAGTCATATTCTCTATATCTTTCTTGGTTGCCCAAACTCTCCACCAATCAGGATGATGAATATTATTCGTACTACTCTTATCTTCTTCATAATATTTAAGTACTTTTTCATAATATAAATTATCCCAATAATTTGTTTCGGTTTTCATTAATTTGTATATCTCCTTAATGTGTATGCTATTTTTTATATTGATATTTTATCCATGGTCGTCTGGAAGAACCGATGATTCATCTAGTTCAAATCCTATATCTTTAGCGACTTTTATAGAGCCAATATTATCTTTCCTAGCCCACCAAACAATCTGGTCAAATTCATTATAATGTTTGTCTAACCATTTTTTACCTTGTTTGGCAACAGCTTTAGCACAACCTTTATTTCTATAATTATTACCTGAACGAGTTCCTATTGTGACAGCCACGCCCGTAGAATCTCCAACTATATCAAAAAATGAAACTGGAATGTTGTCTACTTTTTTAATAAATCTCTTAATTATTTGTTGACCTTCCTCAACAGTCTGACAGTTCTCTTCATGAAGACCTAGTAGTTTTTTATCTTTATTACTCATAGTACTAACAATATCATTTACATCATTCACAGTTTTAAAGTAGACAACATCTTTATAATTACTCTTGTCAATTATTTTCATTTTTATTATACTGCTGTTATCAATTCTGAAAGTGGTAATGTTTTAATCCAATCACAAAATTCTCTCCATTCGTCAAGCTTATGGTTTTTACAGGACTTATAAATATTTGTGAGTACTTCGTAATTTAGCATAACAGTACAACGCTGATTGTAAGAACTCGGCATGAGCTGTATCATCTGCCACCAAAGGTCTTTTTCGCTCGGACAACCTTTAATTTCAAAGTCATCTGGATTATAATTAATATACAATGTTCTATAATCGTTTAACGCTTTTATTATTTCTTCTAAAATCTTGCGTGTTCGGATATCGAGATGTTCATAGGAAAAATCCTCCAATGTAAACTCTTTCTCAGTAATCCTGTACATGGCACTGCAATAGTTTGCAACAGTACCAACCTTATATGTATCAAATTCCTTCCACCAGTATAGCGGAGCAGTGATGTCCAAATATATGGTAATCATCCGCATGAACTTACGATGGTCAGTGCCGGCGTTGACAAGTTTTTTCATTAGGGCGAAGTCATTAGTTCCAATTTCAGCAACAATACCACCATGCGTAAGTAGACGTACACATTGCGGAAAATGTACTCCATCAGAAATAGCACTAGAACATTTAAATTCACTATCACTCTTCTCCCAAGAGTTCATTGGGTTTCGCATACCTCTGATGGCTGCCTCCCATCCCATTACTTCTACATTTTCAATTTTAATCATTGTATTTTCCTCCACATTATACTAAATTTGGTGAACATTTTTCTATGTTCTTTTCTTGTTTTGTCGGCTTTTCTAGGTTAAGTGCAGTACTTTAGTACTTTTTCATAATACAAGCTATCCCAATAATTCGTTTCGTTTTTTCTTATCTGTTCTAGTCAATAAGTTTACTCTCTTTTATTATGCAAGTATTAAATTATCCATATTAAATTCTATCTTGTCCTCTTTGGCAAGACGTTTCATTCTATGTATCTGTCTTTCAATTATATACATATAATGTTTAAGTTGCATTTCTTTTATTTTATAACCTTCTTTCCCACTAGGGGATTTAATGGTAATAATATTATCGGCAAGATTTTGTACGGAAGAATAATATATTGTCACATTGTTAATTTTAATGTTTGTATATTTTATAGCGAATTCTAAATATTCAGGGTGATTAACCAATATACTATTGTACTTATCCTTAATGCAAATAAAATATGATAATACATTTATTAAATTATGGTCTGTTGCATTTGATGTCTTATCTGTAATAAAATCTGCATTCCCAAGTATATCTTTACGCATATATGTTACTGCAATGTTCATTTAAGTTACCTCTTTATATATATTATACAAATAAAGTGTCTATATTTTTATCTGTAATATTTCTTTCTCTTATCTGTTTTAGAATCTTAACATGATAATATATGATGTTCATTTCTTCTATATTATATTCATTATGCCCAATATGAGTTTTAACTGTAACAATACGGTTATTAAAGTTATCTACAGAAGTATAGTATATTACAGTCTTATTAATTTTTAAAACTGTATTCTTTATACAATGTGCATCTTTATTAATGTTCAACTCAGTATATCTAGCTTTAAGGTCAATGAAATGTTGAAGAACTCTTTTTAGTTGTAGGATTGTTACATCTGACTGTTCATCAGATGTAAAACATAAATTTTCAAAAATATTGGGTTTCATATATGTTACTGAAATTTTCATTTAAGATACTCCTTTAACTTTATTACATAAGTTAATCTAAATTCTTATAAACTTCTCTTTTGAATTTATCAAAAGACAATGTAGTTTCTGTATAGCTATTAATATTTTCATATGTTCGCACAGTTACAATTTTATTTTCAAAATCTGTATAGCTATTCCAAAAAATACATTTATTATCATTAATTTGTAAAGCCCTAGACTCATCTTCTTTAAAAAATCTAAAAGTTTTTTGAAAATACTCTTTAGTAGCAACAGTTACATAATCTTCGGTATACATAGAATTGCCGAAAAAGTCTTTTCTATTGTACTTAACTGTAAGTTTCATGCTCTTTAACTCCTTTAACTCTCTTAGTTATATTTCCGCCTTTTCTATAATTATAGTACATACAACTTTTATAATAAATTATAAATAAATATTAAATATTATAAAAATTAATAAAAATTATAAGATTTATGCTAAAGTTTAATAAACTCATTATAATAATTATAAACTACTATTATTATAATTTATATTTGATATTGTAAATAATATATAAACAAAAAACTTTAATAGGAGTTGAAAATATGAATGAAGTTTATTTAAGTATTAATAAGGTTTCTAAAATATTAGGGGTTACACCACAAACTTTAAGAAACTGGGATAAGTCAGGGTATTTTAAGCCCGAACAAACTAGAAACAATGGATATAGATATTACTCTCAAACTCAGATTGATAATTTTATAGAAAAGCGAAGTAAAGATAAATATAAAAATCGTATTAATGTAGGTTATTGTAGAGTTTCTACTACTAAACAGAAAGAAGATTTAAAAAGACAAGCAGATAACTTAAATTTATATCTTAAATCTTTAAATCAATCCTATCAGATAATCAAAGATATTGGAAGTGGCATTAATTATAATAAGAAAGGGCTTAAAGAACTAATTACTCTTATATGCAAGCATAAAGTAGATACCATTTATGTTTTATCTAAAGATAGGTTAGTTAGATTTGGCTTTGAACTAATTGAATACTTTGCAGAATTAAATGATTGTAGAATAGTTGTTCTTGATAATGAAGATAAATCTAAAGAACAAGAATTAGTTGAAGATTTAATGCAAATTATTACTGTATTTAGTTGTAGACTTCACGGACAAAGAGCAAGTAAAACTAGACAATTAATGCAAGATTTAGTTAATATAAACGAGGACAAAAATGAGTAAAACATTAAAAGGCATTAAAGTTAAACTAATACCTAATAATAAGCAAAAAGCTTTATTTATACAAGCAGTAGGCACTAGGCGATTTGCTTATAATTGGGTTTTAGATAAACAGATGAAAGCTTTTATTAACAAAGAAAAACTTAAAGGTGCTAATGAACTATGTAGAGAATTAGTTCAGTTAAAGAATATAGATGAATATAATTGGCTTAAAGATATTAGTTGTGATATTCCTAAACAAGCTATAAAAGATTGTTGTGGAGCATATGAAAGATTCTTTAAAGAACAAAAGAAACCTAATTATATTAAATTTACTAAAAAGACTATTAAAAGATGTCAGCTACAACATAGAGCACCTACTTTTTATGATATGAATAGACATCCTAAATTTAAAAAGAAATGTAAATGTTTAGATTCATTTCATAATGATTGTATGCACGTTCAATTTACCTCAGATAAAGTATTTATAGCTAAAATAGGCTGGGTAAAGTTAGCACAATCTAATAAATTCCCACTAGGTAAAAGTGGTAAAGACTTTAAAATTTGTAATGCTAAAGTAAGTACGGACGGCGAAGATTGGTATTTTTCAGGTTCTTTTGAAGTTGCATCTGTAAATAAACTTACTGCCAATAAGCCTAAAACTAATTATGGCATAGGCAGTGACTTAGGCATTAAAGATTTAGCTATTTGCTCAGATAATTCTACTTATAAAAATATCAATAAGTCTAAAAGAGTTAAACAGCTTGAAAAACGTAAAAGAAGAATACAAAGAAGAATATCTAAGAAATATTTACTTAATCAACAAGGCAATAAGTATATTAAAACAAATAATATACTTAAATATGAATATCTTTTACTTAAAATAAACCATAAGCTTACTAATATTAGACATAATTATACTCATCAAGTAACTTCTAGTATAATAAAAAGAAATCCAATTTTTATTTGTATAGAAGATTTAAACATTAGTGGAATAATGAAAAATAAACATCTATCTAAAGCTATTCAAAACCAAAATTTATATGAATTTAGAAGGCAAATAACATATAAATGTGATTGGAATAATATTGATTTAGTAATTGCAGATAGATATTATCCATCTAGTAAAACTTGTATTAAATGTGGCTATATTAATAAGGATTTAAAGCTTAAACATAGAACCTATAAATGCCCTATATGTGGCAATATTATAGATAGAGATTATCAAGCTTCTTTAAATCTTAAACAATATGGCGAAAGATATCTAAATTTAATATAATTTTACTAAAATAATTTAAGTTATTTAATTAATACATATATAAATTAAATAAGAATGTACACCTCGCTTTAGGTGGAATTTAAGCCTTTGAAGAGTTATACCAAATGAAAGTAGCCTAAGCTCTAGTAGCTTTTGCAAAATCAGACTCATTGAATAAGGACGTGAACATAATAATTTATAATATTTATTATAAGTGTTATATGTTATTTATAAGATTTACATAGCGTATACATTAAACATATTAAAATAATTTATAAGTAAAGTAAATAAATTGTTAATGCAAAAAATTTAATAAATTTAGTAAACAATTACAAATATAAACATTATATATAAAGTAACATATTTACAAATTTAGTGAGCAAAAACTATATTACAAAATTCGTGTTAAACAAATATATGTAATATATTTGTTTACTTTATTATATATTTACTTATTTAATTATATTATAGGGTACAAAAAGTGTATGGGTAGGGGTACAAAAAGTGTACTACCCCATACACATTCTGTACGGGTACAAAATTTGTACAGGTTCTTTATTTTATAGTTCGATAATTCCAGTTCTCTGCAATATCCTTAATTACATATTCAGGTTCTTGATATATGTCATTACCTTTTGCAAATGTATTTGTACAGCCACAACATTCACATTGAATATAATATTCAAAATTACCTTCATAACCATATACAGGACTTTTTCTTATATGTACATCATTGCCACAGAAAGGACAAGGCTTTAGCTTTATAGGTTTTCTAATTGTTATATGTTCAAGCATTTTCTTATTCATATTATTCACCTTTCATTCTATATCATAACTTCTTCTGAACTAACTATATATTTTAACTGTATATCATTTGCATCAATATTCACATTAGTATCTTTAAGTAAATCTTTAACATATGTGATAAATAAAGTAGGAAATAAAGTATATGTCATATCTGCAATATGAGCTTTATCTTTAAAATATATAAAACAATATGCTCTATTAGTACGCTTGCACTCCAGCTTCACAACAATATCATTGTTAAATTTTAATTCGGCTTTTCCATTATAAGCATCAAAAATAAAAGCGGATGTTATAGTTTTAGATATTTCATTCAATGTGCCTGTAACAACTTGATAAGTTGTTTCAATTACTTCTGTTATAGATTTATCACCCAACCCCTCTTTTATAGCCTTTACTATATCTGCCTTAGTTACTGTAATGTGGTTTGGAACAATTCTTTTTGCTATTTTTAATCTAATATCTGAGTATGTGAAAGTATTCATATAAATCTCCTTTCTAGTTTATAACTTAAAGTTTTATTATCTAAAGTATATACTATAAATATTACAAATTATATAGTATTTGTGTAAACATAATATTAATTTTATAAATAAAAAAAATAGCAAGGCATTTTAACTACCTTGCTATTAATTTAAGTAATTTTACATTTGTAACTTAAAGTATGTTACAAATGTAATATTTAGAACTCAGTTACATTATCATATTCATCTTCATCAAAATTAAATATTTTAGATGTGTCTCCATCTACATCGGCACAAACTTCATAGGCATCATTACAGCCTTCAATACCACTATAGTCGCCATTCTTAGCAGCCATAAGTGTCATGTTAAGTTCATCCCATTCCTTACCATTCTTATCATTAAAAGTAAAAACAGGATAAGCTTTTCTTTTCTCGTCTACAAATGCAACAAAATTATAAGCATTTGTTTCTACGAAATATCTTTTAAGTCCTTCATTAATTGTAAGTTTCATAACATAAAATCCTTTCATTACTTACTGTTTATTTTATTTTGCATTTATATTTTATACTTAAAGTATATACAATTTGTATTAAAGTTGTATTATATAAATGTAAATAATATGTTAATTTAGTCCATTAAACACATAGCTTTACCACATAAATATTTAGTTCCTGTGTTATTCATTTTCATTTTATTATATTGTATAGGAGAACTAAACATCATATAAATATCTTTAAATATACCACCATTTGTACTATCTGTAGCAGGTACTAGATATGTTTTTCTCGTATTATCTATATTGGATACAAAAGTAGATTCAGTTGATATACCCATATCCGTTCCTACATAATAAGCTCCTGTATCTTCCATACAAATACAACCCTTAGATAATATTCCATTAGGCAATGTAATTTCACCTATATATAAATTATAATAATGAGGGTCACGTTTTGCATCAGTTCCTGAAGCACCACTCCATACATTAAGAGCTATGCCTTTATCTGTTGTTGCAACAGAATATACAACATTAAACATATCATAAACCCTACCTACACTTCTTTCTTCTACAGGCGTTACTATTGTGCGTGTTATGCAATAGTTATCACTACTATATACATCAAGTTTTAAATAGCTATTTTTTGTAAAATAATAAATTCCATGTACACTATGTAAATTTCCATCATTAGATAGTTCAACTACCTTTGAACCTGATTCCCATGTATAAGCATTTAATATCTCATTATAAATATGCTTTAAAGTATCGAATTTAACTGTTTTCATGTCATCTGTAGTAAGTAGTGTTTTATGCGTTATTGACATATACAAAATATCTCCCTTAATTTTTCAATGCAAGTGCTTTTCCACAAATGAAAACACCCTGACCATCAACGTCCATAATGTTATATTGTATAGGTGAATATCTCATAAAGTAAATATCCTTAAATCTATCTCCATTAGTTGTATTGACTATAGGTATTAAAACAGAATTTCTATCTGCATTTATTGTAGATGTTTGAGCAACTTCCTCGGATACACCATCATCTGAGGCAATGGTTAGTTTATCATCATCTGCTACATATACACAGCCTTTTGTTAATGTTCCGTCAAGTTTAATAATTTCTCCTACATAAAGATTATAAAATAATATATTACGAGAATTAATAATCGTATCACTATTACCATAAGCTAATATGCCTATACCACAAGTAGTTTTTCCTATAGACATTTTAAAAAACTCACTTCTATGATTTCCATCCATAGTTCTAGGTTGAGTGAATACTTCCTTGGTAGCAGTAGGTGTAACTAATGATATACGCATATGAGGTTCACCTGGATACATAACTATTTTTATATAAGATTCTGTTGTAAAATATAGAGTAGCTGTTAAATTGTCGTTAGAGTTACTAAAAGAACCTGTTATGCCACTCTTTTCACACCAATCATAGCTAGAATAAATTTGTGTGAAAGCATTTGTTATTATTGGCTGAAATTGGTCATAATTTTCAAATCTTGTACCATTAATTAAAGTTACACATTCAATGCTCATATTAAGTACCTTCCTCAGTATATTCAGTAGCTACTCCTACAATAGGTGTTACTGTACTTCCATAAGAAAAGCAATAACTTGTACCTACGGGTACAGTAGCTTTGCCTGCTAATGTATCTATTTGTGCTTGTAAATTAGATATATCTTCACTATAATCTTTAGTATATAGTTTATTATCTTCTCCAATTTTAACTTCTAATGTATCAGTAACAGCTTTATTAGAAGCTTTAATACCGCCTACTCTAGTATCAGTAGCAACAGTTGGTATTACTTCATATATATCGCCATTATCTTGCATAACACCATTTGTATAATTAGCCATAGCATATATCCTCAATAAAATTTGAATTATATACTATTAGTAGTTGTTTATTAGTTTTAATTGTAAATATTTTAAGCAAAAAAAATAACTAGCATAAAAGCTAGTTATTAAATTCCCATATTTTAATTATGTTTTCTTTTCGTAACTCCCAAAATGTAGCTTGTATATATTCAGATTCAGATATATCAAAAACTCTTAGCCAAGTATTATGTTTAAACAATTTCAAATCCTCATTAGAAAGTGTGTTATTATAATAATACCAGTCGTATTCTTCGTCCGAAATAAGAAAAGGAAAATTATTTAAAGCACTTACTGTCCATTTTACTTCATCTGACAATACAACCTTATTATCTTCTATTTCACATTCTATAAGTACCATAGGCTCTCTATAGTCTTTAAATTCAGTCCATCTTAAATCAGGTCTTGACTTCTTTCCTCTAAGCTTGTACCAAGCCCAAACAGGATATTTTGTATTTGCATTATTAGGCTTACCAATTTTATAGTTCATATAATCTGCAAGCCAATTATAAGCATTTTCAAAATTTTTATCTTCTGTATCATTAATTAACATATTACATTTATATGTATCACAAGTATAAATACCATTTTTAATTATGGTATCCTTATATACAGTTTTACTCATAGTTGTCCAAAGTCTCATATTTTTTATACACTCCTTCATGTACCATAAAATAAGATAATTACATCTTATTTATAAGTATACATTAATTATATTATAAAATAATTGTAATAATGTAAAATAAATATTAATGTAATTAATGCAGATAAAAAAAATAAAACAAGACAAACTACAATAAGTTCGTCTTGTTTTGAATAAATATTTATTCTATTATATAAAATTATTCACCAATAAGATATTTATATTAGATGTAATTAATTTATTTGTATTATACATAATCAAGTTTTATTGATGGGTAATTTAGCTATAAATTCTTGAAACCATTTAGCACCAATCTTATATTTTCTATTAGTAAGTGTTTCATAATTGTCAATATCTTTTCTTTTTACACAAACTATATTGAAATCATTAGGATAAACGTAGGGTTTTTAAGACCATAAAGTTCATTAACAGTAGAACCTCTAAGTATATAAAGGTCAAGAATGTCATTATTAAACTTGACTTCATCTGTTTCATTTATCCATTCTACAAGTTAATTTTCACCGATATAATCTTCCCTATATTCACTTCCCAGTGCCAATCCTATAAAAGTAAAGGCATTATCCTTATAAAGCTCATCAATAATTTCCTTTGTGTAAACATAAATGTGATTATAATTTTCTTTTGTCATAGTATGTTCATTCTTTCATCAGGATTTATTTTCTATATTATTAATATATACTATAAATTTAGTTTTTATGTTAGGTAAATCTAAATAAATTATTAATTTTATAATTCACTTAATATAATTTTCCTACAATATAAACATAGTAGTTATCAGAAATAAATAGTTCAATAGTTTCAATAATATTATACGATGCTCCGTTTTTATCTACATAAGGTTTTTCTTCTTTAATTAGGTCTTTAAGCATTATTTCAGGATAGTTAGATGCAATTTCTTCAAACTCTTTCACAAGAGAATATACATAACATTTTTCATCAGTTATTGTGTGAAAATTGGATGATACTATATAAATGGGAACATTTTTCACCTTAACCAGTGGAATGTAACTTCCTTTTATAAAGTCAATATAAGTATCATAATGGTTATCTTTATTTATGTTTCTAGTAATACCTGAAATATAAGTCATATAATCATCTCTTACTGAACTTGTTTTATAAACAAAGCCTTGATGATAATAGAAATTATGTTTATCAGGATAATTATTTACAATAGTATTCATATAAACACCCCTATTAATTCTTTTATTATTTATTTATGTATTTAAGTATACACTACAGATATTAATAAACTCTATAACTAATGTAAATAAATTATTAAACATACAATAAAAAATAAGACAAACAATTAGTTGTTTGTCTTATACTGTATTTTAAGGTATTAACTAATTTACTCTATTACATAAGTATCATTATGTATTACATGAAATACTATATGTTCATAATCTTCTTTATCTATATAAGTGTCATATTCAGATATCTGTTCCATAAGGTTATCATAACCCTCATTGGATGCTAATAAAATGTCTTTTATTTCATTAACAAGGCTGTTATCTCTTTTATTAACATAAAGATTATCACCAAGTTTAACCAATGGAAAAGCTCTAACTTCACCTTGAAGCCAATAATTAAAGCTCATATCCCCAAAATCAGACCCTATATATCCTTTAAGAAATTCAATGTATTCATTTTTAAGTTCTTTGGAAGTCCATATATCTCCATCGTAAAAATAAGACCAATCCGCATTAAGTATATTAACTCTCATAAATTAATTCCTTTCTTAAATAAAATTATAATAAATTTATATATATTAGTAGTTATTACATAACTTTTTTAGTTAAATAAAATTAGTTTTTATAATTAAGAGGTTATTTTTATCCTCTTAATATTAGAGAAACAGATGAGTATCCTTTGCTATAAATATATTTTAAATTTCTGCACATTTTAGGAGTAATAGATGTTATATAAGAGTTATTCTCAACATAACCATTTTCAACTTATTTTTTATAAATATAGCATTACATTTTGTACTTATATATTCTAACATTTTTGTATAATTACCAATTAATCAACAACCCTTGTTACATAATTATTCTCAACCTTATTAACTCTTTTAAGATTTTCTGTAAGGTAATCATTCTTTTTAATCCACATATCAACGATGGAAGTATCTTTTTCACTAAGTTGCTTTATAAAAGCATTATTAGTTCTTGATACAGAAGATAGAATAGGAATATGTTCTTGATTTATAAATGTAGACATAGGCATATGATTAATAAGCTCATAATCTCTTGTAGAATATACTTTATGTGTAGTTTTATTAATACTACAAGCTTCACTGTCACGTTCAATAGTAATATACTTTACCTTGGAGAATTTCTTACATACAACATTCATTATGTCATTTCCCCAATCGTAGCCAACAGAACTTATACGCACATAAAGACAATCTTCATTGTTATTGTCATACCTACCGCCTACTCTAAGCCTTGTATAAAGTTGATTAAGTTGAGTATAAGCTATATCTCCAGTATCTTCTATATCAGACATATCAAGAACTTCTTGCAAAGTATTATCCTTTACAAGATTAATTAGATTATTATACAATACATTAGTATTAGTATCTAGATTCCAACTATTTATAACCTCACCTGTCAGCATTCCCTCAAAGATATTATACATAATATCCTTAATTTCGCTTATTTTAATATCTGTATCAGAATCAGTGTAACATTCGCCATAAGTACAATCAATACAATAAGCTATATAATCTATAAGTATCTTATTTATTGTATCTTTATTCTTATTACTGTAAATACTTAGGAAATATGCACAAGCACTGTTACTTTCCAAATCTCCAACCTCACCATAAGGATGATACTTAATCTTTATAAGATTATCATACCTATCTAGCATATATGCACCTATAAGACTAGATGTACTTTCATTTATATTAAGTTTCGTAATTATCAGCTCCTTTTACATTTTACATTATTAGTAGTTGTTAAAAAACTATGTTCTTCACCTTATCAATATCAGTTTCTTTTATACCAAATATGTAAACAAAATATCCACTATCTAAATAATCCAAAGGTATAGTTATATGTTCGTTTAAATCATTAATGAAACAGTACTTGTATCTATTTGTTTTTGTATCAAGTATCTTTGTTATAGTATACACTTTACCTTTTGTAAATCCAGATATTTCATCATTTATTGTGCATACAGCGATATTACAACGTTTAGTCATAGTATAATTCCTCCTACTGTTCAATAATTATGTTCCTTATCTTATCTATATCACTTTTTCTAATGTTAAACAAAAATACAAAATCTTTATCATTAAGACCAATGCTAAGTTTTTCTCCTACTTCATTAGTAATAATAAAACCAAAATCGTCATAACTTTTTATATGATAAATTGTTCCTTTCGTAACATAGTCATCTGTTATTTTAGCTACTACAATATTGCAAAGTTCATTCATATTAATAATTACCTCTTTAATTCTGTTTTTCATTATTTGCTTTTACTATGAAATCATTTAAAGCATTTAACTTTTTTCTATAGTCTGCCAAACTGCAATGCCAATCTTTTATTTCATAAGTGAAAACGTTGTTATTGTACACAAATACAGTATGAAATTTCCATGTTGTACAATCATTATATACTTCTCTATCATACGGAATTTGTATTTCTGGCACTAACATAAGAGCTGTTTGAATATGTTCAGTGTGTTTATAAGATATACCTGTTGCGGAGAATGTCATAACTTCTCCGTAACCTAAAAATTTTCTTATATATTCAGCTCGTTCAAAACAATAACCTATGTCAGGATATTCTTGTTGAGCTAATTCCATAGCAGATTTAATTTCGTTAAGTTTAGTTTCATTAATATCTTCTTTTATACATACTATCATTATATCATTATTCCTTATTAAAAAGCAGTTCTTTTTTGTAATAGTATTTATTTACAGTATCATAAATAGAAAACATAACTTTATCGGATTCACCTTTTATACCTGTATTATTAGCGGTTGTCCATATATTAACTATATAGGGTGTTATAAAGCTTACATTTAAAGTACATTTATTATTATTGGAATAAATAACAGTACCTTTTTCTGTATTAAATATACTGTTTATATTCAAAGTTGAACGTAAATCATTATTAATAATATTATTAGCAAAATAAAATATAGTTCCAATAACATTATTTTGTTTAACCTTAATAGGCATATACTGTTTAAGAATATACTTCATCTCAAAAGTAAAATTATCTTCTGTAATATTAATAAATTTATTAGAGATATAATTATTCCAAATTTTCAAGACATCACTTTCTAAGTCAATATACTGAAAACTATAAAATACTTTAGCAGTATCTTCATTCTTAGCTTCACCAAAAACTCTAACTCTTATATCAACAGGCTTTATGATATTAGGAAGAATTTCAAGATAGTTAAAATTATCTTTATAAGGCAATATGTCAAATATATTATCACGACCAATAGTTTTACAACTCATCAAAAGATTATTTATAAAATCTCCACTAGAAACTCCGTTGTTTAGAAAATATATAGAATCTGCTGTAGTCTCTATATCAAAATAAACCGAATTTTTATTGTATTTACTACTATTGTCTTTAAGCTTAATTTCTGCTTGTTTAAGGTTTGCAATAGTAGTGCTGTCCTTTTTAAAAAGATTTACATACTTATTCATAAATTTAACTCCTTTATATTTTTTTAGTCACATTCATTCATAAGCTTAGTAACTCTATCAATTTCATCCTTAGAATGAACTGTGCCACCTGAATTCATTTCAATATACCATTTGAGCACATCTTTTCTATCCATTAAATCATTTATATTAAATTTAATAGAATGTGTTGCAGTTCGTAGCACATCTTCAAAATCCTTATAATAAGTATTGAATATAGGTATTTCATTGTTTAAGAAACCTAACAACGCTGTAAGTCTTTGAAGTCCGTCCACACATACCATAGTAGAAGGAATAATGCTATCATTCCAAGAATTATTGTAAGCGGGACAATTAAAATAGATTACTCTTGAAGTTTTACCACCCCTAAAGAAAAATTCAAGCCAAGCAATCTGTTGTTCTTTAGTCCAAACATTACCTCTCTGGAAGTCTGGGTTGAGTTCAAGTCCATAATCTTCCTCAAATCTTTTAAGTTGTCTTTTTATAAAATCTAAAGGTATATCAATTTCATAGTTACCACTAGAAATGAATGTTGGTATATCAGAAAATTTCATATATATATCCTCCTAATAAGTAAAATAAGATTAACTTTTTCTATAAACTAAGTATATAATATAAATGTGTATTTGGATTATAATTTATGTAAATAAATTATTAAATATAATCATAGGCACATTCAAATTCTTCCAGTTCTTTATTAGTCATATAAACCGAATCACTGAAAGATATGTTGCATGAGCCATTAGCATACAAGTAAACGTTCCATATAGTCACATTATCTTCAAAAGTATCAGCATTCTGTAGGGTTTTTACAAGATAACGTGTGTACATTTCATTTGAATTATCAGATATCATAGTTATAAGCTCAATAGGCATATTTTCAGCTAGATATGCTCTGTCAGGGTCTGCACAATGTTCTCTTATTGCATTAAGGATAGCTGTCTGAAACCAAGTCATTATTGTGTTTTTCATAATAATTTCTCCTTTTACAAAGTATAATTAAATGTTTTTGTATTTATAATTGACCTATAAAGTTCATTTCCTTCATCTTTTGTTGTTACAAAAGTTACTTGATTTTTAGTATTAAAACAAGTTTCTGTAAACTTACGTCCATATGTTGCAACAGAAGTTACAAAGTACCATTCACCTTCAAGACCATAATCTTTAAATTCCTCATCAGTAGTATATTTAGAAAATACAACAGCATTGCGATACTTATTATTTTCTTTTACATTCTCTATAACTTTAACAACCTTAGAACGTTTATATATCTCACATATAAGAGCACTTTGTATTGAATTATAATCTAAAACAAATTCGCTAATTTCTTTCATAAGCTATCTCCTTTATGCCTTATGTACCTTGTTCTTATGTTATTAGTATATACTATAAATATTAAATAAACTTATTATAAATGTAAAGTATTTATTAAATTTTAAAGTAAAAAAAATAAGCTCACCTACAAAATAAGTGAGCTTATATAAGTCATTATAATTTAATCGCTATTTTATCTGTATCTGTAAATACAATCGGAATATCTTTTACAAGCATAGGTACGCCCCAAGTAATTCTATCATTAGTATTATCAAGTTCAGCTAAACTGCTAACACACTTATTTAGTAACCTTACAGAAACTTTACTAGTATTTCTGTTATAAAACTCATTTATAAATACTTGATAAAATATAGGCACTCTGCCAACGATAACTTTATCCTTATGTAACTTTACTGTGTCTTTTACAGAAATTATTTTAGTTTTTGACATAGCAATTATCTGGCTAAAACTTCATCCTCAGTAAGACCTATCCAACTTAGAACTTCTTCTGTATCAAACCAAAAGAGGTCATTAAGTTCTGTTTCACCTATACCATCAGGGTACATATCCTCAATAATTGGTTCAAGGCTTTCAAGTTCATCATAAGTAAGCTTATCAGCTATCTTTTTAGCTTCGCTCCAAAACTCAAAATTAGTAAGACTTTCATCACTGTAAATTCTCATATTAATTAAATTCCTTTCTAAAATAAAAATATTTAAATATAAAATAAATGTTTTGTTTATAATATAAGTAGTTTACTATATATCGTGTTTGTTAGTATATTTTAAATTAAAAAATAAATTGTTTACTCAAAATCAAAATGACACTTATAATGTTCAGAACCATCTGCAATAAATCTAACCTTTTTAATTCCATTATGTTTAGTTAAATTAAACTTATCTGTTGCCCATTCAATTATATTATTCCTATCTATATAAGGAGAAGCATATATTGTAGCTATGCCATTATGAATTTCTATACGTCCTCTAGGATAGTAATTATAGGCTTTGTTATCTGTATATTTCTTATCTAGTGTATTCCAAACTCTCTGATGATTATAATTAGTTGTATTTGTAGATGACATAGTTGTAGATATTTCAAAATCAGAGTCAATATTGCCATCGCTGTCACAAGGAATTTGAAAATATAAATCATTGTTGTATAAATTATCCAAATCCTTTATCCAAAAAATTCCTCTATATAGGTTAGTATCTTTATTATGAACAATCATTTTTTTACCTTCAAAACGTGTTTAAAACTGTAACTATTTCTTGTTTATATTATAAAAGATAAATATGTATAATGTTTGTATCGAAGTTAAATTATATATTAAATAATTTCCTTTATAATATTATAATCAAACATTTCAGCAAATATTATATCTTTATAATTATTAAGTACATTCATATATGTTGTAATTACTTCTAAATCTCCTAAAAGAATTGGTTCTGAAAAAGATTCCGTATTTAATGCAATATAAGAATTATCTTTGCCTTCGGCAGATTTAAGTTTGCTATGTTTGCTGTCTACAATGTCAACGCAAAATCTACTATCATAGGAAGCATAGCTGTCGATGTAAAAAGCTACTTGTATATTTCCTTTGTTATCTGCATAGAAATGAAAATTATAGCCTGCATTAGTTTCTTTGCTTACTTTATTAAGTTCTTTAAATAGTTCTTTAAGCGATTTATTTACCATATAATTCTCCTTTAGTTCATCTTTGCAATAGATACAATACCTGTACAATTAAACATATTATATGCACCGATATTGCCCATACTCTTAACTTCACTACTAAGATAATTACTATCCACAATAAATTCAACTACATTCTGATATTCACTATTATAGCCTGCGGAACGATATTGATTCATAGCATCTGTATGCATATCAGCTTTACAATCACCTAGAACGGCTGTAAAAGTAGTTCCATTATCAAGAGTAATACTATAACGTGTACCTATTTCAGTTCCATAGTAACTACCAAGAGCAATTACATAATCTCCATACTGATTTCTTCTAAGACCCATATCATCTGTATAACAATAATTAACTTGATACTGATACTGATATGAATTTGTATCTGTTATAGTATTATAATCCATATAAGCAAAGAAACTTGTATTGCCTATAGGCACATTGAAATATGTATTATTGGCTGTAGTAGTTGTATTATTAGTTGTGTCCTTGCTATGTGATGTTATAGTAGTTGTTGTAGTAGTTTCTACATTTGTTTCATATACTTCATATTCATCTATAGTTGCTTTACGAATTTTTTCTTTAGATGTATGTATTACTTTTTTATTTTCTTTCTTATTAGCTTTATTACTTCTTATAGTTTGTTTTACTTCTCTATGCTCTGTGGTAATATTGCTTGTAATAGCATTATTAACAGGGTAAGATATAGATTTAGTACTTTCTACATTATAAGTAAACCGTATAATTAATATAAATATAATAATTAAGAAAAGTATACTTATAATTATATTAAATCTTATATGTCTTGCTAATGCTTTTTTTGTAATTTCCTTTTTATTTTTGCAGTTATTGTTAAACATATTTAATTATCCTTTCTGTTATAACTTAATTGTCTTTTAACTTTCAACATAAATAAGTATACACTATAAATATGTATATTATTATATAGTTATGTAAACATATTGTTAAAGTTACAAAATAACTACAAAAATTATATAAGTATTAAATTTTAATTACAAAAGTTACAAAACGTAATATATTTATTTTAACATTAATTTGTTTTCATAAGGTTTTTAAAGTTGTTATCCCAAGGCTTTTCATTGTAAGTGGAGTGAGTCATCATATTAGAAGCTTGTTTCTTTATTTTATCTAAAATTTCTTTATTTTCTACTTTGTTAATTTTATTCATTCTGTTAAATTCTTCTTCGGATATAAATATAGCAGGAGATAATCTAGTATTCTTACATTCATTTTTATAATCAATTTCTTCTTTTTCGTTAGAAGTTAGTTTATACTCTTGTCTACAGTAGATTTCAACATCATTTATAATATTTTCGACATTAACTTCATTTCCTTCAATATCTATACCATAAGAATATTTAGGCTGTCTAAGTCCTAAAGCTTTTTCTAACTCTAACTTAGAACTAAGTCTATAATAAGTTTTGGTTTTATCTGCATTAGTTACTTCAATGATATATAATTTTTTATTATTAATTAATTCGCCATTCATATAAAAACCACCTTTAAAATATTTATATGCAAATTATAACATAAAAATTAAAATATATAAAGCGTTAAACATTAGTAAATTGTAAATAAAATATTAAAGTGCTTGATATGTTCTATTATCAAGCACTTTGTTTATACTTATTTATGTGTAAATTACATCAGTAATTCCATTCTAATTCGTCTGCCCAAGAAGAAATCCAGCCTCTATAATTCTTAGTCAACTTACAAACCGCACATCTAGGGTCATCTTTGTAGTGATTTAAAAATGCTACAAAACCACTGTGGTTAGAATTTGTATATAAATCTATCTGCCCAGAATGTCCTATAACAATAACTTTACAGCTATCGTGTATTCTGGTTAAAACTTTTTTCAATTCATCACCGAAAAAATTTTGCGATTCATCAATTATAATAATGCTTTCTTCAAAATTACAACCTCTTAAAAATGTATGAGTTACACATTTTATATAACCCACTCCATTCTTTTGATTATTAATATCATCTAATTTACAACATATAGGGTCTACTCCTATTTTTACAAGAGCTTCATAAAATGGTTCAAAATAAGGCTCAGATTTATCTTGTAAAGAACCTGCTAAATATCCTTGTTTCTGCTCTTGCGTAGGACTTGCAACATATACTATATTTTTATATCTACCATATTTAACTAGTAAATTAGCTGTTGCAGTTGCTATTGTAGTTTTACCGCTGCCTGCTTTAGCATCACAGAATACTATAAGTTTGTCCGTACTCCATATAGCATCTCTAAATTCTTTTTGTTGTTCGTCTAACTGTAATCCATAAAATATATGATTTTCTAAGGTTTCAGGAGGGTTTGAATAGTCTACATTGAAATTTTTCTTAGCCATAAATAACTAACCACCTAAAAAATAATATTATAAGGAAATTAAAATATATTTCCCTTATAATATTATTAGTATCAATATTTATCTACTTTGTAACGTTATCCTTTAGTACAATAAGTTCTTTAAGTTTTCTTAGTTGAAATTTAAGTTCTTTATTTACATCATCATTAGGATTTAAACAAGCTAATATATCATATAAATCACTGATTTTACCTATATTATCTAAACTTAAATTAGGTTTATGTAAAATATATTTAATTGTATTTTGTGTCTTTTGTATATCTTTTTCAATACATTTAGTGTTTCTTGCACGAAAATTGGTCAAATCTACTTTGCATATAATTTCATCAATTTCTTTGCCATTAAAATTTACAGTATTTATCTCATCAGCAGGTGAAATTTCAATTACTTTAGGAAAATAATTAGACTTATAGTATTTTGCACAAGTTGTACAAAAATCAGAAGTCAACACATAATCCCCAATTTTAATATTAGTGTCAAACAATTTATATGTTGATTCCATAGCAAGTGTATTTGTTTCATATTGTACTTTAGCTACAAGATAGTTATATTTAGATGAATGAACAGAAATATCTTTTTGTAATATGTTATCAGGCTTAGTTTCATTATTTCTAAAAAACACATTTGTTCTTGCAATAGTAGTGTATTCATCATTCACTACAACAACAAGTCTATCTCTTGTTGTATAAGCTTTAAATTTTCCATATCTATCTGCATATTTACTGCGACTATTAACAGATATATGTACAACTTCATCTATATGTTTATACAGTTCTTTCTGTGGCAAAATCTCAGTGTATGCATCACAAACTCTACGATAAAGTGTAACAGATTTTATGCTTATAAGAAGTTTCTTTCCCTTATGCTTATCTATCTTTGATGGATTTACGACCCTTACAGCTATTCTATTTTGTGAAGTAAAATATAAAATTTTACATTCATCTTCAAAATATTTACTCTTATCAGTTATAATTTTTATGTAATCTCCAACTTTTAAATTTCCTTTATATTCAGTCATGTATAATTCCTCCGTCTAAGCGTTTACATTGTTTTTAAGTTTAGCAAGAAGTCTAATTCTTTTTGCACGAATAGAATGTTTACTTCGTCCTATAAGTTTAGAAATTTCTTCATCAGAAACTATATGTGATAGCACTAAATATTCTTCATAAGCTGTCCAAGGACTTGAATTTGTAATATTTTTAATTCTGTCATATGTAACTTTCTTCTGCTGTTTTGTATTACTGTTTTTCATAGCTTTTACATCCTTTTCTCTAACATTTTCATAAGTTATTATATCCGTGCAATTTGGCACAAGCTTATAAATTAAGCTAATTACATCAACATTATAATTAATTTTAAAATTATAAATAAATGTGGCTATAGAAATATTATATTTGTCTAAGCATTGTCTAATTGCATATTTCTTATTGTTTATATAGATATGTTTGTTGTATAAATCATATAGTTTTCTAATTGTTATCTTATCCAAACTATCTGTAAATTTGTGATATTGCTTTTTGTTTATAGAAGGTTCATCTGAATTATTACGTTTAATTTCATCTATATATTGTGGCAAATGATGTATGATATAATCTATAGAAACATTATATTTTTTAGCTAATGTATAAACTTTAGAGTAATCATGTCTTGTAAAACCAAATAATTCTTGACATTTCTTAAATGAATACAAATTTATCTACCTACTTTTCATATAATTTTTTATGTATTTCTTTATATTCTTTTTCAAGTGATTCTTTTTTGTTATAATAATCATTTTCCGTCATATTAGTATCCATATGATATTGTTTACGCAAAGAAGATAGTTCTTCCATTATAACTTTTAGTTTATGTTCCATTTCAACTTCTTGTAAACTCTTAGCGAATAAGTCTTTTCGCCATTTGTCTATGATTGGGTCATTATATTCTGTAAATGGAACTTCAGGTAACGCTACTGTTAAATTATCCTTTGCAACATCATCTACATTTAATGGTGGCTTAAATTTGTTTATGTAATAAATTTCATACAAAAACATATCTGCTTCTGTGTAAAACTCTGCATATTCTATTTTAGACACTTGTTTTAAATCCAAAACCCTAACGATAGGCTTTTTAAAGAAATGACATCTTAGTCTATTTTTAAGTTTTTGATTAGTTCGTCCCAAATAAACAAGAACATTGTCTGTTCCATTTTCATAATAGATTTTGTATAAATAATGTGGCATTTAATTCTCCTTTAAAAGCAACTGTTTATAAACTCCATACAAGTAACTTCAAAATAATTATCAGCTAATTCCTTATATTGTATTTTATACATTATATCCTTGTAAATACAGTATCCCTGAAATAAATCATTTTCATTTATATCTTCGTTCCACAATAAACAGTTATCCCATATAGCATAATCATTATTATAAATAACTTTTAGTTTACATACGATAGGACTTAGCCCTAGTTTAGTGTACAAATCCTGTTTAGTTCTTATATTCATATCTTCAACTTCCTTATTATTTTTATGTATATTTAGTATAACACATTATTATGTAAATATAATTAAAATATTGTAAACATAAAATAAATTATAGATAGTCAAAAAAAATAGCCTACTTTTTGCAAGTAGGCTATTTCTATATCTATTATAATTCATCTAAATGATAATTGTCCTTATTCTGCTGTATAAGAAATTCTATATAGAACTTATAAGCTTTAGCGTGGTCATCTTCTATATTATCTGTCATATAGTTTATAATTGACCTATTATCTATGTAAAGATTAGCGTATATTTTATTACTTGTGCTAAAAGGCAAATTCGGATAATTTTCATTTATATTATCAAAATAAAGTCCATAGTTACTGCAAAAATCAAGACATTCTTTTAAACTTCCATCTTCTTTATATCTACAAGTCCAAAGAATGTAATATAGCTTATTGCCATATTTCTTTTTCAAATCAATAAGAGTGTTCATTAATGCAGTGGACTTAGGCACATAATTAGGATTATCATATTCTTTTTCTGTAACAAGTGTACCATCATAATCTATTGCGATTATAACAGGTCTAGGTTCTGTATAAAATTCTTTTTGTTTAGTGTTTTCAATATCAAGTATCATCTTCGTTGTCCTTTTTATCTTCAGTTGTTGTTTCTTCTTTTATTTTATTAAAATACTTGTTTGCTTCTTCCTTTGTAATTTCTTTATATTCAACTCCACAAATATCTAAACAATCTAAGTACATTTGAGGAGGAATTGCTTCTCCTAAAACGCTACTTATAAATACATAAGATAATTTGTATTTAGATAACTTAGCTCTTATAAGTTCATTTAAAAGAAATAATATAATTAGAACCAAATAAAAAGTTGAAGTAGGATTTACTTTACCTATAAAATCTAATATTGCAATAGCTACAAAATAAATAAGTAAAATAGAAGAAGTTATTTCTGACAGTGTTAAATAATTATTATACTTAAATTTCATATGTAACAATTCCTTTCTACATATCCAATATAAACAATAATTACATTGTTTATATTAGTAGTTGTAGAATATTTTTATTTGTAAGAATTAGAAGTGAAACTCAGACCAGTCAATAGTATCTTTATTTTCTTTAGGCTTTTTAGTTTTAGCAGAGAAACTGTGAGATTTATAAGTATCTGAGTGCTTATCTAAATTGTTGTCTATATGTTCCTGATATTTATTGTAATCATTTAAAAATGTATTTATTTGTTTAGTTTTCCATATTTCCATATCTTTATAATTGTCAAATTCAGGGATATTCTTTAGACTAATATTAATACCAAAATCTTTCAATAAAGAATATAATTTAGTATAATCATATTTACTAGGTTTTTGTTTTCTTTTAGATTCTTTATCTTTAATATCTTTTTTCTGTCCTTTTAGTACAGCATAATCTTCCTTTTCTGAATAACTATATGTCATATTCATAATTGCTAACTAATATCCTTTCGTGATTCTCTAATCTTTGCAAAACGTTCAGCAACAGCTTTCTTTTGTTCCTCAGACATTTGTCTTTTAGGACGAATAGCTTTTGCTATTGTAAGAGCCTTAGCAGGTGCTCTCCAAACAGCACTTACCCAAGTACCATCCGTATGTGTACATTCTCTAACTAAAGTCCAGCCTTGCTTTTTACATCTATTACTATATTTTTGTATATTTGTTTCTAACTCAACCACCCATTCACCATCTTCATTTTGAAATGTATTAGTATACATTTCTCTTTCACAAGCTAGTGGTTTTATAGTTGTAGTAGTATATTGTGGTTCATTCATATTATAACTCCTTTACTAAATAACTTCAATTCTTTTAAATTTATTTAATGCATTTGAACATAGAAAACCAAAATTATCAAATTTCTTAAAGCTTTCTGCAATGTCTATAATAGTTGGTGTGTGGAGATAAGAATTATCCGACTCTTCCATTTCCTCTAAGCATTTATCACATAAACTAGATTTTCCTATAAACTTCCAAGGTATTGTTTCGCCACAACAATCACAGTGATTATTATTCACGCTAAAATCTAAAGCTATTCTTTTACATATTCTATCTTCTGTATTACCCGTTAAGATTATATCTGTTGTATAAGATTGTATACAATTAAGTTCATATAAAATATTAGTATATATCTCATCAGAAGTATTAGGAAGTTCTAATGATTGAAATTTTCTATTCTCTGTTAAATCTACATTAGGTTTCAAGATTTAAACAACTCCTTAACGGACTTTATAAATTTAGTAAATATATTGTTATAAGTAGAATTTGTAGATTTATTAACCATTGGAGCAGTTCTTGTATGTCTAATATTAGCTTCATTAGTAGCTATAAAATCTTTAAGTTCCTTTATATGTTCTTCTGTTGAAATGTTATTAGCTATGTTCTTACCTGTTTTATTTTTTGTAAGTTCAACCATTTTAGATAATGTTAAATCACAATAGTCGTCAATCCAATCACCAATAAAGTACATTTTATTAAGCATAATATTATTAGTTGTATCCTGAAATGTCCCTAGTAATATAGGGTCTTTTTCTCTTCTTTTCTTTTCGACTTGTCTTTCTACCTTACCTGTATAATCTGTAAAAACTACATAAAATTCATTAAATATATTCTTAGTTTTTTCTACGATATCTACAATATCGTTCGGAATTACCCTTTCGTAATTTCGTAGTTCAATAATCTTTACAACATTTCTGCTAACATTATCAATAAAGTTTTCAACATCTTCCTTATAAATAAAAGTATTAATGCCAAGATGTAAAAGCTGTTCTTCCTTTTCAATACAATCAAGCTGAAACATTAACTTTTTCATAGCAACAATTTGTCCTGTTTTCTTATAATTATCTAACAGGTCTAGACAACAATTAAATGTAGTTTTAAGGTCTGTATCTGTTAAAGTATTAATGCTATTCTTAACATTAGTAAAATATTCTTTTGGAGTTACAGTATTTATTTCATCTATTTCAGCCATAGCTTTAAATCTCCTTTATTTTGTACAATTTACTAAATATATTATAACACTAAAACATATTTTAAATGTAAACAAATTTTATATTTAAAGTAAATAAAAATTTAATATTAGATTTTAGATGTATACAATAAGGTGGTTTGTAATATACTATAAGTGTAAGCAGAAAGCACAATAGAAAGTGCTTTTACAATAATAACATAATTTACTTTTAGGAGGAATTTACTATGTCTAGAGGACCAAGAAGAACTATTGATGAAAAGATTAACTCTGTTAAGGAACAGATTGCAGGAACACAGATTAAGTTGAATAAACTTAATAAGGAACTTAACGAACTTATTAAGGAAAAACAGCAAACTGAAATTTCTGATATCTATAATCTTATGCAGAATACAGGTATTTCTACTGATAAACTTAAAGAAATGATACAGGAAGAGATACAAAACCCTTCAACTGCCTACTATATGGATTCTAATGAAGTAGACAATTCAGAAATAATGCTTAACACCTAAAATTAAATTTGCATAATAACAAAACTCCTACATCTAAGTGTGTAGGAGTTTTGTTATATTTAGTCAAAGTTCAATTTTGTTGTAGTCAGGCATTTTTAAACTATATGGCACATAACTAGGATTTTCTGCAAGTGTTTTATCCTTATCATATTCACCATTTATATATTTATCCCTATAAAATGTAAATTCAAAATATTCTACATTCCATCTAAACTTACAAGCTTCCCATGTAGTCATATCTGAATAGTCCGAAGAAGGTTCGTTCAAAAGTTCCATAAGCACCTTTTTGTCTTTGTGTGAAAGCTTCCATAGTTTTTTACCATCCGTATTTATGGGGTCAACATAATCTGCTGAATTAAACAGAATTCTAATTACATTAGTAGCAGATTTATGACTAGCAGAATTATAAAATTTGAAATAAGGATTTCCTTGTCTATTAGAATCAAGGTTTACAGCAACACTTACATTGTTTTTATTATCCCTACATATAGTTGACATTTCGTCCAGGTATTCTTCTAAAAATAATCTAATTATTATATATTCCTCTCTTTCCTTTACATTATTATACACAATAAATACTAATTATATATGATACAAATATAAATTAATTATTAAACTATATTAGCATATCAATAAAATCACTCTCGCTAATAATAGGAATATTAAGTTCTTTGGCTTTCTTATTCTTGCCTGATGTAGAACTTACATCATTATTAATAAGATAATTAGTTTTAGAACTAACTGAACCTACAACAGTTCCACCATTACTTTCAATTACATTTACAAGTTCATTTCTGTTTTTATAGGATACTAGCTTGCCTGTAATTACAAAAGTTTTCCCACTTATTTTATTATTCGTTCTGGTTACGTCTGTATTTTTAACAAAACTTATTAAATTTGACAGCATAAAAATGTAATTCTCGTTTTTATTAATATATTTAATAATCGAATTACAAATTTCATCACCAAAACCATTTATAGTAATAATATCACTATATTTTAGTTTCATAAACTTATTTATATCATTATTACAAACTTTAGCAAGCTCTTTACTTATCTTAGTTCCTACTTTATCAATACCTAATGCAGTAATAAATCTATATAGTTCTACATTTTCTTTACTCTGCTCAATAGCTGTTCTAAGATTTAAAACAGAAGTATCTCCCCAACCTTCAAAAGTAACAAGTTCCTTATAATGCTTTGAAAGTTCTGTATAAATGTCTATTGGACTTTTAATCCAACCCAATTTTACAAACTGTTCCAGTGTTGCATCAGAAAGACCCATAATATTCATACAAGGCTTAGAAACAAAATGTACTAGTTTATTAACAAGTCTACTTGTACAATTATCATTAGAACAATAAAGTACAGAGGAATCATTTAAAGTAACAATTCTTGTTTCACTTCCACAATAAGGACAATGTGCAGGCACAAGTTCATTATCTGTATAATTGTGCTTGCTAAGATTATCTTTAACTTGTGGAATTATCTGATTTGCTTTATACACAGTTATTTCATCACCTATATGCAAATGCAAATTATTTATTATAGACAGATTATGCAGACTGGCTCTTGAAACATCTGTTCCGTCAATTTCAACTGTATTAAATATAGCAACAGGTGTTAGTTGTCCTGTTCTGCTAGGACTCCATTCTATATCTCTAAGTGTAGTAACTACTTCTTCATCATAGAACTTATAAGCAATAGCATTTTTAAAATGATGTTCTGTTTTGCCCAGAAGTTTACCAACTTCAATATCATCAACAGTAACAACAATACCATCAATAGGAATATTAGCTTTAGTCATACTATCTTTAATAGTATTAATACTATTTTCAATATTATTATATTCCGTGGGTTTAATAAGTTTATACATTACAATATCAAATCCATAATTTCTAGCTTCTTCTAATCTTTGATAATGACTTTTAAGCTTAGTTCCTTCTTTAACTTCCCATGCAATAAAATTAATATTTCTTTGCTTGCAAATATTACTATCTAGCTGTCTAACTGTTCCACTTGCAAGGTTACGAGGGTTCTTAAACTTATTATTTTCATCAATCTTTGCATTTATACTTTCAAACGTTTTTCTATTTATAATAGCTTCGCCTACAATAGTATAAAAACCTGTATAAGGAATTGTAAGAGGAATATTAGAAAATACTGTAGCATTATGGGTAATAATCTCTCCAGTAATGCCATCACCCCTTGTTTCAGCTCTAAGAAGTTCTCCATTATAATATGTAAGACAACAAGTAAGTCCATCAAGCTTTGCACTTAGTACAATATCTTGCTTAGGATTAGTAAAGTTTATTATATCATTAATAGATTTAGTCTTATTAAGACTAAGCAATGGGAACTTATGTTTAACCTTTTTAAGTTCACTACATACTTCACAACCTACATTAATAGTAGGGCTATTAGTATAAATAATGCTTGATTCCTTTTCCATAAGTTTAAGCTTATCAAACAGTTCATCATATTCATAGTCTGATATAATAGACTTATTTTCATTATAGTAATATTCTCTACAACTATTTAGAAAGTCATTAAGTTCTTTCTGATTAAAGTTTGTATAGTTCATTTTACATAGTCCTCCATTAAACGCTTGTGCAAAGTTATTTGTTATTAGTCAAATCTCTAACTTTTAAAGTATGTCTTTTATTACAGTTTGTGCAATAATAGGAATTGTCATCTGTATGTGCTATTGTCTTTACTGTTTTGCACATTTTTCTATATTTATAAGTTTTACCGCAGTTGGTACAATAAACTTCATATTTATAAGGATTTAGTTCATTTCTTATATCTGCATATTCAGTTACTTTGGTAGTTCTGCTGATATTATAACCATATATGTTATTTACAAGATTTACGGCTTTCTTCCATTCATCTGTTTCCATTCATCTGTGTGGCACATACCACCTTTAATACTGTGACAGAGTTCATGCATGATAACATTATTTATATCACTTTCACAAACGCTATCTGCATAAAGTTTATTCAAATAAATATAGAAAATATTATCAGTTATCCTTCTACATCTACCTAAAACAGTTGAAGCTCTTTCTGTAAAAAATAAATAATAATGATAGTTATTTATATAAGAATACCTACATTCACATACAGTAGCTAACTGCTCTTTTGCAACATTAAATTGTTTTGTGAAATCTTCCATTGTATAGTTGTTCATAGTATCTACTCCTTTATTACTTTCATTATAATTAATATATACGATAAATATTATACAGTTATTTGTTTAATGTAAATTAATTATTAACTATTGTATTTTATATTTGTTTATATCTCTTATATATTTATTAGGGATATCTGTTATAGAATTTATAGGTTTTGTATTTACTAAAATATATCTGATTAAATTACTGTGAACAGCTATAACTCTATTTAATTGTTGAATCATTTCAGTAAAATCTTTATAGCTAATAACAATGGAACTTATTTTTAGTTAATTATATTTTCTAATATTTTTGAGTTCCTTATCATTCATGTGATTAGATACTCTAATTTTATATGTAAAACAACTTTTTAAAAATTGTGAGCAATCAGTATAGTTATTCACTAAATCTGACATAATAGTGAAGTAATGTGACCATCCCTGTTTATTCTCATTTGATTTATTTTTGCCTGAAGGTTGGTCAGATAATATGTATAATAAATCTGTATAATTATCTGAAATTAATTTATTTATATAGCCAATTATCATATTACAAAGTTTTTTATCAATTCTATCAATTATTTCTTTGTAGTTTTCTAAATGTGGAGTTCCATTATTATCATAAATTATATTTGCATTAAATTCTTTATTTGTTAATATAATATCTTCACAAATAATTCTTTCACAAGTTATAGCTTTTTTAGTTGTATTAGTTAAATTATTGGAGTTGGTTATTGGAACAGTATTGTATGTTAGGTTTAAATTAACATCATAAATAAAATTATTATTAAATTCTTCTAGTAGTTGTACCATTGTTCTATCTCTCCTTTGTAAAACTTATTAGTGTTGTATTAAACAGAGTATTAAAGAAATCTAATGTTGCATCATACCAATCATTATGTTCTTTAATAAAGCAATTATTTACATATTCAATATTAGTTGAATATACAATATCCTTGAACAGTACAATAAGTTCTACATCATTATTATCATTGTTAATAAGATTATTAAATTCCGTTTGTGTAATATCTTCATAGTATTCATATGGAAAGTCATAATAATAGATATTGGGTCTTATAATAAAATATTCAAATGCAAATGAGTTATTTTCATGATAGCACATTTCCTCTTGGCTTATAGTTTCATTATTTTCAAGTTTATTTCCATAGTCCATGCATATTTTAATTTCTCTCAACATAATTTCTTTAACTTGGTCATATGTCATATAAATCATAGGTATCATATAAATATTCTCCTTATAAAAACATAGTCTATTTATAATTATAGTATAATACACAATTATAAATAGACTATTAATAAACTTTAAAATTATATTTAATTATATTATTTATCTAAAATTTGCTGTAAATTTATATCTTTAATAAGCTTAGTATATCTGTCCACATTAACTTGATTAGGTAAATTATTATGTTCACAAAGATTGTTAAATTTGCTATCCAATATACTTATAATACTAAAATAATCAGAATTAATAACATAGTATTTACCAGCTAATTTAAGATACTCTCCATTTTGAACAGCTTTTAGAAATTCGTATTCTTCTTTGTTATCTTTTCTATATATTATAATTTCGCCCTTACTTAAAATATCAATAGCAGTGTAGTATAGCCTTGCAAGTTCTCTCATTCTCTTACTAGTTTTATGTTTTAGCGTATTTGTTGTTTCTGCATAAGCTTCGATTCTAGTAGAGCAAATTATGTTGTTAGTATCATACATATAGCCTTTATAGGAACTAATTAAATGTTTAGTTATGAATATGTTTTTATTGTCAATTATATGTTGTCCAACATCACTTATATACAAATAATCTTTACAGCCTAACAGTTCAATGGTATTAGGATTTCCTCTACGCAGAAGATTCATAAACTTCATAAAGGAATATATAATTGTATCTGTATTGCTATCTACAATGATTTCAAAATCATTATATGTGAGAATATCCTCTTTAGAATTAATTGCAACGCCCCTAACATCAATATCGGAGCTTTCCTTATTAAGACCATAGCTATAACTTCCACCTAAAGTAAGCAATGCAATATTATTACCTAAATGCTTATTAGTATTAAGGAATTCATACTCTTTAGAACTTTGAATGTACAATTTAAGCTTTGCATATTCATCTTTATTTTCAAATATATTGTTAAATGTCATTTATATCACTTCTCTAACTTTTAAATATATCTTCATAATTCTTAAACCCTTTACAAGTATAGTTGGTATTAGAAGAATAATTAATAAATGTACCTTTCATATCAGCTTCATTTATCTTTATACTTCGTACAGTATTTGTTAAGTTCTTAATAATCCTTCTTTGTTTTCTAATATTTCTAAGCTTATTAGTTAAAAGCCAACTAGTATACATATCAATTTTATCTGTATTTTCTATGTAATGTAAAATGTCTGATTGTTGTTTATCATATAAGGATAAATTATTATTTAGTTCATCTAAAGTGTTATCCATATGTGTATTTATATTTTCATATAAGTTATGTAGTACAATACTTGAATAATTTTCATTAGCTAGTAAAAGCTTATCACAATTTAAAGTAGAATATTTATAACGTTCTTTCTTATTTATATTATTATTAATATACCCTTTAGCTAGTTGTTCAGTTTTAAACATAGTTGCAGATAATATATCAGATGTTACAGTAGGACAATTATCATCTATTTTTACATATCTAGAATTTTTTGTTAGTACATACATAATAACTATATTCCTTATGTTAGATTTATTTTTAGTATATGTACGAAATATCATCAACTAGAATAATTAAATAATCATCTTGAACATAACAATTACATACATATACAGTTGTATTTTTATATAATACTGTCAAATCTTTAACCATTCCTGTTTTAACTAAGGTAAGATTAGAACATTCATTATATTTAGTAGATATAAGTGGCGAAACCATAGTATTAAGTCTTGTAGTATAAATCTTCACTTTAGTTTCGTTATCAAAAGCTCTTAAAATATTTGTAAGTGTAAACATTTTTTATACTTCCTTTAAGTTTTTAAGTTTTATGTCTTTGAGTTTGTAGTGATAAAAAAAAATAAAACTAAATCAACCAACGGCAGGCAACATACATAAAAGAGAATCTAAAGATTGATAATTCTTAACAAGTGGGAAATAAACATATTCTATATACGTCTTTAGTTCAACTTCGTTGTTAAAATAATCAATCCATATATCATATGATGCTTTATGTATAATAGTATTGCTCGGTTTGTTAGTGAATTTAATTTTAAGAATAGATGTTATTTTATAGCTATTATTACCATAAATGTTAATAGTTACTTTATAAAATTCCTTTTCATTGTCATTCATATTAGCTATAAATTCCTTTATGTCTTTTAATTGTGGTGGGCTATCAAGGACTCGAACCTTGGACACTTCGGTTATGAGCCGAATGCTCTGACCAACTGAGCTAATAGCCCATAACATCTACTACACAGTAGATGCATTAAAATTTTAATAATAATCCACAGTTTTTAACACCAAACAGATTCGTTATTCTTTAATTTCTTCAAAACTTCCAAATTTACTTGAAATGTTCTTTGAATTACCTTTAAAAAATACTAAAACATTTTGATGTTGCTTCCCTACTTTTCTACTAGCATTAAATTGTATTGGTGTACGAATTGGCAATGTTCCTGCAACATTAACAAGTATCAACTCATTATAATACAGGCATCCTGCATTTTGCATAATTCTAATAGTATCTCCTACAAAATCATAATAACCAGTTGTTTTTTTATCCCTTATATTTCCAACAACAATTACAGCAAAACTATCATCTTCTAGCATTGTAACACAGTTTGTTAAAATGCTAGAATAACTATTTAAAAATTCCTCATATGTACCTAAATTAGACAAATCCTCAGGCTTATCACTATATACTTCTAAGTTATAGTAAGGTGGACAAGTAATCATAAGATTATATTTATCTGTAATATGTTCTTTCGTATAGTGTAAGCTATCGTCATTTATCCAATTAATGTCATTTAATTTATTTGCATATTTAATTTTAATATCATTAAACTGCATTTTGTTGTACTCTAATTGATTAGCACTTAAATCAATTCCAGTATAATATCTACCACAAATACTTGCTATTATACCTCTTACGCTACCCCCTGCAAATGGGTCAATAATTCTATCACCATCCCTTGAGAACCACTTATATGCTATTTCGCATAGTACTGGGTCAAATATAGAAGTTTCTTGAACTTTTCGTCCGTACTTATCACTATCGTTTGGCAAACATTTTCCATATCTAGTTTTCTTTTGTTTATCTATAGATGTTATATCAGAATTAAAATTTAGGTTATCCCCTCTGCCGAGTTCGCTTTTAATTCCGATATCCTTCCACATATTAACACGTTCTCTCCAATAACCTTGTTTAGTATCTAATATACTAAATGGGGGAATTATAAATCTATCTTTTAGTAAGTTACTTGGTATTTTAGGTTTTACTTGAATAAGTGCCATAATTTTTAAGCTCCTTTTTTTTAAATTAATTGGCGGAGAGTTAGGGATTTGAACCCTAGCATAGTTATAAACTATCTAACGGTTTAGTAGACCGCCCCCTTAAACCACTTGGGTAACTCTCCAAATGTGAGTAAGCCTTTCTCTCATATTCATTTTACATTAAGTTAGTGACATCATAATAACTTTAAAAAGTTATTCTCTGGTAACTACAAGGATTTTAGTAAACTATGCCATATGTCTTTGCCCATAAGGAATAGGAATCGAAAGACTTCGGTGAATGTTAGCTTATAAAGCTTTCATTCATTTACAGTTATTTAACCTTAAATGAATTAATGTAACTAATAGTCATTAAGACTGTTGGTAGTCTGTACGGGATTCGAACCCGTGACTTCGCCGTGAAAGGGCGATGACTTAAACCGCTTGTCGAACAGACCTTATTGGAGCTGGTGGACGGACTCGAACCCCCGACCTGCTGATTACAAATCAGCTGCTCTACCAACTGAGCTACACCAGCATATAATAGATACATAAACTTACAATTTATTATAATTAATAATTTCGGAAACAATAATAAAAAGCAATAAGCCTTTAAAGTTCTACGAGGCAGAATTTTAAGTCCATACTTATAAAAAATAAGTATATAATATTATGTATCTATTAATGGTCAACCTGGAGGGACTTGAACCCTCGACCCTTTGATTAAAAGTCAAATGCTCTACCACCTGAGCTACAGATTGATAATAGGAATTAGTTAATTCCTATTATTGTATATTTATTTTTATTTTGATAAAGTCTTTGTAAATATATACAAAAAAAAATAAGACTTTTGGTTGGGGTAACAAGATTCGAACTTGTGGAATGGCTGTGCCAAAAACAGCTGCCTTACCTCTTGGCTATACCCCAATAATTAAAGGCAATGTATAAATAGCTATTGCCTTGGGTTTCCATACTTATCAATAAATTGATTGCCATTGAAACCACGTTTACTTGCACTCTGTCTACATTTTTCATAAAATTTCTTAAATATAGTTTTACCTTTATTAACATGACAATTCAGTTTTATGTAGTCATATAATATTGGTTGTTCATATGAAATTCTGTAATTAGAAAAATTCAGTATTTGCTTTATCATATTAAATCCTAAATTTTTAACATTACTAAATAACTTAACAATATTAATATACTTTAAATAATCTATATATTAGACCTTCGTCTTACAACAATCATATTTCATAATTATTCATTCAATAGCAACATAAGTCTGAGCAATACTTAGCCAATATGTACGCTTCTTATGTTAGGTATTTTACTACCACAAGACTATAAAGGATTGATTACCTTTAAATTTCACCAGTTTTCAGAATTATCATATTTGAAAACCTTTTATTAATAGGCTATGCAATATGTTATGCAGTATTTTGGCTACTTTAACAATGTGCGGATATTATAGATTCATTACTGAACTTCAACTGCATTAAAGACTTATTTGGAATTAGCTAATTAACTCTATACTTTCCACGGTACAAGTTTTAGCTTTATTATATCACAGATATCGTCTATTACGTCTTCTATTCACATCATCTAATTTATTAAGCATATGATGTTGCACCAATATCTTAGTTTGAAATCTTTAAAAATTTCTATCTTATTTTATATTACTATAAAATAAATTGATTAAATATTAAAAGTATCCTTAAAATATTTATCATTCAAGATATTGTCCTAGCAGTATCAGAACCATACTTCATACACTAGGATAACATATAAACTATTCAAAGTATATTAAATTGTCAAGTTACTTAATTGGCTCTCCCTGTTTGACTCGAACCAACGGCATTTCGATTAACAGTCGAATGCTCTACCGACTGAGCTAAGGAAGAATATATTGTAGCAACTTAAAATATTATTAAGTTGCTACATAACAGGAAGGTGAATTATGAGAACTGCTTTAGAAAGCAATTAACAAGTGGTGCTCTTAATCGGACTCGAACTGATACAATATCGCTATCGAGGGATTTTAAGTTCCTTGTGTCTGTCACTTCCACCACAGGGGGCATATGACTATTTTTCGTAATAGCCAAACAAAAAGCTTTCTGCTGTTTTGCTATAGTCTTTCAATAGCATAAGCAAGGTACTTTTTATAATACCTTTAAACACTAAGAGTAGCTGGGACAACATTCATTGCAAGTCTGAATATGTTGCTTAATATATCGTCCTAGCAACAGCTACTCCAACCATAATGTCTATGATAATAAAGCTACTGGTACACCCACTTCCATACTACTCAATGTCAAGTAGCTCCATGGTTTTAACTCAGTGTTTGTAATCTTTTTCACGAGTACCTTCACTTTACTTTGTGTTTATGATGCTGATTATGTAAGGCTTATCCACCCTACTTGCTGGTTTGGTAGCAATCCCGCTGCTCACGACCTAGTTTTACATATCAGATGTAACTGATACAACCTCACGGAAGTTTGTTTCCACAGACTATTGGTGCATAAGTTATAACCACATTCACAGGGTTTAACTTTAACTTATGCCCTCATTAAATTTATCAGCTCTGGTGCTCCGAACCGGACTCGAACCGGTACGGGTTTTACCCCGAGGGATTTTAAGTCCCTTGTGTCTGCCAATTCCACCACAGGAGCATATTTAATTATAAAGTTTCTCATTAATGGTAAGTCTTTAAAGTAGTTTACCTTTATCGACTTATATGTTGTAAGCCTCACCACATATCTTACATTGATACCCTACATAGTTAATTTATTAACTAACTATACTCCATTGTATCTTTCCCTTAGTGCATCAAAATTATTAAAGGAGTTTTTCACCTTGAAAGCTTTGTTATATTTGTTGTTTACATTTATTATTATAGCACATTTATTATTGTTATTAAAGTGTTTTTAAGTAAATAAAGTGTAAACAAATTATTAACGTAATTATTAAATATTTATGCTGTCTGTAATAGAACCAAAAATAAAACTATCAGCAATGCCTACAACCAATGTATCTGTATCAGTTTGTTTGTATCCTTCGCCTTTATAATCCTTATCGAAATCTTTAACAGCTTGGTGTACTTCCGATATATTTAGTTTGTATTTATCACATAATGACAAGAAAAAATGTTTAGCATCCTTTTCCTCATCGAAAGTAGATAAATTTTTTATTGTAAAATCACTGTCAAAATTCTTTTGCAAACAATAAACTTCTATCATTATTATTACGTCCTTTTCATTTATTGTCTTTGTTTAACTTACAAATTAATTATAGCACATCTTTTATTAAAAGTGTTGTATTTTCTGTATTTAGTTTGTAAATAAAATATTAATAATAAATGTTAGTGCTGTTATTTGCACATTCATCAATAAATTGTGAAATAAATTCTTCGTTTAAAATATCATCTTTATCCCATTCACAGTTAATTGGAAATACAGATATATTAAGTCTAGTTTCGTTATGTGCGTAATATATAGCAGATTTATAATTTTTATTAAAATTGTTCACATAGTAGTTGTATAAACTCTTACTCTTCACACAAATATCATTAATAACCTCTGAACTATCTTGAACTGTATTTACCCAACTTCGGCTAAATTTAGAGGGCTGATATTTACATTTAAGCATATATGCTAAAAGTCTTTTTGTTTGACCGTCTATGGTTCTCGTATCTGCATTAGCCATTTCATTTAAAAGGCATATTAAATCCTCACAATTTACATAGTTAGAAAGAATATTTTTGTTAGTATTTACATCTTCAATAAGATTCCGTATACTTGCATATCTATCTTCATTTAATGTTATTTTCATAAACAGTTCCTTCTTATAATAAATGATAGCTGAAAATAGGATTTGAACCTATATCTACATTAATGTTGTTTTTACTTTAAACTATTTCAACTCGTCTGCTCTCAACCCACAGAGAGCAGTACATCTCCCTTATTGGAGATTTCCCTACATTGGCAAGTAGTAGAACTATTATAGTTCGTGCCAGATGTCAAAGTATATATTAAAAACAAAGTATACAAAATGTACCCTTTGTTCTTTACAAGTATTATAACATAAATATAATCACAATTAAAGTATTTTAAGTTACTAATCTGTAAACAAATAATTAATTGTGATTATAATTATAAATTAATTCTCTTTAGTATAAATAAATCCTATGTTGCCATAGTTAGGAAGATTATCTACACACATAAAATCTATATTTTCATATGTAGGTAAATCTGCTGTAATATCAGTTAAATCAGTTACTGTGTATGTAGAAGTATATGTATTTAGTTTATTGTTACTATCTAAATAATGATAATACAAAGTATTATTACAATCACACGTTATTAATGGGATTGTTTCTGTATTCATTACTTTTACAGGTGATTGTTTGAATTTTATATTTATAGCCACTTATTTAGCCCTCAGAAGTTATTTCTTATATAGGTGTAACGTTACCTTGTTTAAATGTAACTGCTACTGAACAATCTAGGTATAATTTATATTGGTCTGTTTTATAAGGTAAATCACAGTCACAAGTAAATGTTATAGTAGCATCTTTTGGTGGAGCTTCTGTGAACTTAATATTTCCGCCTACATAACCTATAGTGCCACAATGATATACACTATCAGACATATTAGGATTTAATTTAGTATTACTACTATCGGATAATACAAATATTTCATTATTATCCGCAGGCTTAAATTCATTTGTAAATTCAAGTCTAATTCTTATGTATTTAGCTGTGATAGGTGTATCTAAATATTTTTCAAAGTCAGTTGTTATTTCTGAATGAGAACCTTCTACATCATAATTAAGACTTTTTACTCTATGAAATTCTGTCCAAGTTGTTTTATCCAAAGAATATTCAAATACAGTACAATAATCACAAGAATAAGCTGTCCAATTACTATCAATAGTGTTTTCTAAATCATTAAATTTATATACTGCAAAACCAGGCATCCTTAGATAGTTTATAGTATATTCCTTATCTAAAGTTAATATTAAAGGTTTTAAAGATGTTATAGTATCAGCTATCTGATTATCCCAATAATCTTCATGATTACCTTCCCAAGTGGAATATTTATTAAAACTTGTTCCATCATAAGCATTGTATCTACATAATGTATCAAACCATCTTATAGCACAGGTAGTAGCTTTATGACTTATATCCCAAAATACTCTACCTTCTCTTTCACAAACAAAACAGTTCCACATTAATTCAGGCAACATATCTTGATTGTTATAACTATCTACAGTATAATCAGTTCCTCTTGTTAAAGCAGTTCCATTAACTTTTATAATTTCACTATCTTTAACAAAATAAGATAATGGATGTTTAAATTCTTTATTAACACCGTCTATAGGGTGTTCATCAGTACTTTGTATAGGTATATCGGTTAATGTATATTTAGGGAATATTTTCTCATTAGGTAATTCAAAATAACCCAATCCACTTATTATTAAGTATGTTAAATAATGAGTATTAAAAGAGTCTTTAGAAAATTCGCTTATGTTAGATGTCAAATTTTCATATTTACCTACATGATAAATACCACTTTTATCTTCATCTGTAAATTCCCACCAACCATATTCCTTTGCATAAGAATCACTACTATTTGTATAAGTACTACCTAAATAATTACATCCTAGTTTAATATATTTATTATTTATTCCACTGTAAGAACCACATTGGTTATATAACATTCTATCACTTTGTACTCTGTACTTTGTATTAGAAATGTATAGATTAGATGTTCCATAATTTTTAGGTTCTCTAAAAGGGCTAAGTCTTTTACTAGTTGTAGTTGATATATAAAATGAATTAAAAATAGGATTTATTTCATTAATATTATTGTAGGGCATAAATCCAGTTTCTTCGTCTTTTACTAAGTTTTCTTTATTAATTTGAAAATAAATTTTAGCTGTTACAATCAATACGTCATCAGCAGTTTTGTTTAATGTTGTGTTATTTCCTTCTGAATCTTTTATAGCTCCTACTGTAAGAATCTTAGGGGATGCTCCATAAGAACCACTTTCCCAATAATGATTTACTATAGAAACTGTATCAGCGGAAACAACATAATTAGAAGTAGCAGGAAATGTTGTAGTTAATTCTGACATTATGGTAGTGTCATTCAGTAACTTAGAAGATACATTAGCAGTTTCTTGAAAACCACCACCACTAAATGCATTATACTTAAATTTCATAGTATAACCCTTCTTGTATATATTAGCATCGTCAATAACATTTCCATTGTATACTTTTTTATATACGGAAATACCTACTATTCCTTTAGAACTTACCTCAGTATTACTAAGAGGATAAAATAGACAACTAGATAGAGCAGGTAAACAAAAGTAGTTCTTAGCTGTATAATTCTCTACAGTATTAGTTTTAGTATTAATTAATTTTAAATAATATTCATTATGTGTATGAACTTCTAAATTAGCATTAAACATCAATAAACCTCCAAGATTAAATAGGACTAGTGCCTGTATGTTCTAGTTTTATATTGGCAGTAGCAGTTATAATATTAAGATTACCTAGTTCGTTATCAATTTTATATGTAGCAGTATCTTCACTATTAACAAATACTTTTTGTAAATAAGGAAGTTTAATGGTAGCTTTAGCACTAATACTATTAATATTACCCATTTCTGTAATTGATAATATTATCTTTGGAATTTCCTTTAAAGTGATTAATGTACTAGCTTTAATACTACTTATATTAGCAATTTCATATTTAGAATTATAATATAAATCCTCTTTACATTTTAGATATTGAGTAAATGAAGGTATTGGATAAATACCACCCATATTAGAAATACTAGACAAATTTAAATATATACAATTATAAATATTACTATATGTATAAGTAATATTTATATTTACATCTAATGTATCTTTAAATGTTATAATTAATTTATTTTTATTTATTTCTATATTTGTAAGTTCTAATACTTTATTTGCTGATGTTTTTACTGCAATATAATTTTTAAGATATTCATAATTTAATTCATTATATGGATTATATAATTCTGTAAGGTATTCAATAATAACTTTATGATTATCTTCTGTATCTAAATAAGTATTTCTAGTTAATAGGTTGTCAATAGTATAGTTTACATTTTGTAGAGTTATATAATTTAAGTATTTTATATTATTAAGATTGCCTATTTCATCTTTTACAGCGGAGCCAGTATAGGAACGTTCTGTAATGTGTACATAGTTTTCGTTATCTGTTGTGTGTACAAGAAAAGCTAATCTGTAATCGTTAGTTCTTGTCACACTAACACTTGTAGCATTTGTATAATCTCCTAATTTATAAGAGCTAGACAATGTTAGTTTATTAAATTCTAAATCATAGTAATAACTTACATAATAAACTATATTATCTTTTATATAAGAAATAACTAAGCCTTGGTCATTTTCAGGTTTAGCAGTTGTTCTATAGCCTAAACAGCAAGAAAAATTAGAAACATTTGTATCAACTATACTAACATAATCTAATACATTCTCAGCATGATTTTCAGCTATTAATTTAAGGTTAGCTGAATTAATAAAACAAAGCTCTTTATTTTTATTAATATATGTAATACAAGGTAATGTTTCGGTTACATATAAGTTTTTATCTGTTTCTGTAATATTAGCTGTCCATGTTCCTAAAAAGTTTATTTTACAATCTATACAATTTGTATTATGTAAAGTTAAATAATCAAGCCAACAGCTATAATTTAAATTATTATATTTATAATAACATATATGAATATTATCTTTTGTATCTATGTATGTAGCAAATAACTTATCAAATGAACCATTAGCAACTAACCTTTGTATGGAAAAATCACTAAATCTAAATTTACTATTGTAAACCACATTATTGTTATAATATACTTTAATATAATTATTAAATTTGTTTACTTGAAAATCATTAATAATAAAATTACTTATATTTTTATGAAAGTAAGAATTCAAATTTTCAAATGTATCTTGCATTAAATTCATTCCTTTCTAAATATAAATAGTTTATGCTATTATGCAATATAAAACATTAGGGTCTTTTGTTTCTAAGTTATCATAATCTTCTTGTGTTATAGATACCACACTAACCATTGATTTTAAGGCATTAATTATAATATCATTATTGCTATTAATTTGATTATAGTTTATAACTTCATCAGGAATAAAGGTATGAAATTTATCTAAATTATTTATATTCATAACTATCACCTTATATAATTAAACATCAGAAGTGTTAGATTCTAGTTCATTTACTTCATCAGTTAATGTTGTTGTATCTTCCTCTTGACTTTCTTCTGTAGTTTGTTCGCAATTACAGGAATGAGACACCTTTACAACATTTTCAGCACCTGCTTTAATTAAATAACCTACAACAGCTACTTTAAATATATCTGCAACAGCTTCTATTAAGTTAGATATATAACTCATATCTTGTGTTTTATATATCATAAATAATACAAATATTGTAACTAATAAAGAAAATATAGAAACACCTACAATTAATCTTTTAGAAAACTCCCAAAGCCACTTTCGTTCTTTTTTTACATTTATATCATAATTATTTTTCATTTAAGTTAGCTCCTCATTAAACATCTTCAATTACAATAGTTGTAGAAACCTCATCAAAATTTCTATTTGTTGCATTATACATATAATACTTAGAACTAATTGTGCCATCTTCCGCAGTTACTTTATTAACTCTGAACATTTTGCCATCAGGCATATTAGGATTTAGTTCTATAAATGTTATCATATAATCATATGTAGGAACTACAACTAATGAATTGTCAATACATTTATTTTTATATGGTGTATTATGCACATCTGTATCTTGTAAGTGCTTTTTAAACAATTCATACATTTCTTCTAATGTTTTAGGTACTTTGTCATCACAACATGGGCAACCACAATTACAACTACAATGATGACATGGACCGTAAGGATATTCTTTATTATTAGGAGCATCAGGATAAACTATATTACCATTACTATTTGTAGAATTAGCTATTACATTATAGCAAGCATTGAATGTCATTTCTCCATTACCAATTTTTAAATTAACTTGCAATGTATTTAATCCTATAGATTTAACTTCTTCTTTAGATAGTAAATATTCTATAGTACCACGATAAGGATTGGTAATAGTTGTATTACGCCAATCCCCCATTACAGTTGTGCCATCATTGCGTTTAAATAAAATCTGAACACTATTTACATTACACAAATTCATTAGTACATTGTTGTTATATAAATGCATAACGAGTGTGTGAGAATTAGTATCCAATTGAGGTAAATCTACTGTATTGCCTATATCGCTACTATTAGAAGTTAAATTTATTTCATGCTTTACTGTAGTACAGCACTGATATCCATAATAGTTCTTATAATGTTCATTACTATATTGATTACCATTTATATCTAGTGTAGTTGGCACTATAAAATCTCCTTTCTGATTTAATTTTTATTCTGTGAATTATCTACTTTCTGTAGAGAGCGTAAGTCTTCCATTAAATTTGTTACAAAATGATTACCGTGTAAATCATCATGATATACCCTAAATATCTCTTCTAGTTCTGCTATAACATATGTACTAATATGACCTAATTGCATATAAGTTCCATGTGCTTGTATAATTAAACCCTTTAATGTACACACTTTAAAAGCATTTGATTTTTCACTATTGGATTCATTTAGTTCGTCTAAGCTATCTAATTTTTCAATTATATTATTTATTTTGGTATTTGTATCTTCCATTAATGGCTTTATAATATCATTATTTATTTCCTTTATAGTTTCTTCTTTAACTTTATCAGTAAGTTTCACTAATTGTTTTTTAATAACACTTGTAATAACAGCACAAGCTCCTGCAACACTTGTGATTATACTGCAAATAGTAAGTATAGTATCCGCATTAATTGACATAATAAATCTCCCACTTAACTTTATTTTTTATTTCACAATAAAATCTTTATCACTGAAATAATTATAAGATTCAGTAAATACTTCTGTAAAACCACTAGAAGAATTTTCTAATGTATTTAAAGTACTATCAGTAGATAAAGATTTAAGCTTGTTTAAGATATTTTGTGTTATTTCTTTAGCTGAGTTTTTATCAGTAATTACTTGCTTATATACAAATACTCTTTCCTGTTTATCACTATCAGTAATATATAATTGTATACCAGTTTTATCTGTCACAATAATAGCACCTGATTTAAGATGACTAATCATAGGCTTTCCTGTTTCATCATTAGTAAATGCTTTTGCATTTTTATAAGTTCTATAGTCTTTATCTGTAAAATCTAAAGGTTCAGGATTATTAAGGTCTATTTTAGTTTGTGCAGATTTATTAATTGTATCTGTAGCTTTTTTGCCATTAGCTAAAGTATAATCCTTTTCATATATAAAAAATTTCATTGTTCTACCACCTTTTTATCAAAATTAAATTATAGTATTAGTAGTATTATATTTATAGTATAAGTAAAAATATAAAATAATTAAAAATTTTATTTATATATGTTTAATAATAGATATAAAAATTAAGCTAGTATGCAAACAAACATACTAGCTTAAAATATAACTGTTTATATTTTAATAATACATGGCATTTCTATGGTTTCTTCCATATTGAAGAATACCATCAGTACCTAGTGTTACACCTACACTATGCAATTCCAAAACCCGATTTATGAAAGCTCTGTTAGTCTTCTTATAAAAAGGCTTAAATAATTTAGATTCGTTATAAATTCTGTACCTATAAATATGAGTAATTGTATCAAAAGTTACATCCATAGTCATAGTATCATTTCCAACATTAAAACTAAACTTATCATGTTCTTGCGTAATAACATCTCCTAATCATTCTCTGGAATAATTACTTCTATAGCACAAATTTGAATACCTGGATTGTTTTTAATCTGATTATTATTTATAAATTTATCAGATAAAGGCTTACTATATGTTTCTTTATAAGTATCAATTGTATCTTGCCAAAGTTTGTACAATAGTTCTTTATTATTACAGCCTAAATTTTGCAAATCGCTATCATTTATACTATCAAAACTAGTGTATTTAGAACTTGTGACTCTTAAAAACAATCGGCTTTGTGTCTTATTAAGCTGTTTAGCATTTAATGATTTATATATAGATAAATCAATTTCAGATAGGTTATTTAGAAACAGTATATTTTTATCATTGTTCATATATGCTGGTTCTTTTACATATAAGAAATCATTGACCTTATATACATCTTTATTTGTAACTGGAATTATAAACGCTACTTGAACACCATTTATAATATTATTAACCTGTTCATTAGATAGAATAACAGGCTTACTTCTGCCTAGCAATGTTGTATATTTCATTAAAATATATCTCCTTTATTTCAAAATACTGAACTTACAAATTTACAAACAATCCAAACAAAGAATATTAAAACTACCATAGATATTGTGTTTGTTAAAAGAGTATTATTTGTGCCTTTATTAACAGTTTTATCAATTTTATAGGGTTTTAGGTTATTCTTTTTATAATCTTCTATTACCTCTTTACGAAAAACTTCATATCTAGCATCTGTTTCAGATTTAATACGGTCACTCATTGCAATGTCACTATTATATCTTAGCTGTTCAAGTAATGCACCCTCAGTTATGTCAAGTTCTTCTTTATAATGCCTAATAAAAGTATCTCTTTTATCTTTAGCTATTTCAATGTCTTCATATTTATTATTTATTTGTGTAAAAATAATTGTAATCATATCATGAATAGGCACATCTTCAATATTAATACAAGGAAAAGTATTAACAAGATAATCTTCAAATGCTTCTCCATCATAAATCCCAAGCTCTTCATAATGTATATCAAAATAGTTACCCATATACTGTCTAAGGTAACTGCCGATATAAGTATATATCATTTTAATATCAGAATTACTAATATTTTCATTAATAATATCACAAGTTATAGTATTACTTCTTGTGCTGAGATATTCTTCAAAGGAAACATCAAAACCATATTTTTCTGAAATCACATGAATGGTATTATATGACTTTCTAATAGCAGTATAATCCCAATTCATGAAATTATTATCTATAAAAGTAGTAAGATTATTAGCTATTTTTTCATTACAATTTCTTTTACCTTCTCTTGTTACTTTATCTACATTAGCTAATACTTGTTCATAATTTGACTTTAAATTCTGTATTTCTTTTTTGTAATATTTAACAGTTTCAACTGGGTCATCATTGGTTGTCTTTGGTGTTGAATCAGTTCTTTGTGTTTCAGACAATCTGTTGATAGCATCATTAGCACTTTTTAACTGACTTTCAAGCATAGTTATCTTATCATTCTGCTGTTTTGCATTGTACCTTGCTTCCGCTTCTGCCATTCTTATTCTAGTATTTTCTAATGACCTATCTGGCATACGATTACGATAATTTTCAACACGCCACAAATTCTCTGCAGCATTTCTAACTTCATCACTAGTCATGGATTTTCCCCAATTAAAGTTATCAGCCATAAATAAAACCTCCTATTTGTATTTATAAACTTACTTTCTTTAGTAATATAATATAAATCTCTTTGTTGTTATTTATATTATACTACATTGTATGTACAATTTAAAGTATATTGTATATACAAAATGTAAATTTATTATTACAAATAGAAGGTTTTAAATAAATTGTATTAACTCCGACTTACGCCATCCCACTGGAAACCTACAGTATATGTACCTCCACCATTATTAAGTCTAAATGTTAATGAGTAATTATGATTTCCACTGCCTTGATAGTAAGGATATATAACACTATATTTACTAGGAGATATTGGTATTACCCAATCATCTGTACACTTAATACCTATTCCAATATCAATGTAAACCCTATTACCACTAATTAATCTCCTACTATTCCAATTTATGTTAGTATAAGTAACATCATAACAGTTGTAGGAAGAACCTCTACCTACCTGATAAATCTTAGGAGGGTCAAAAAAAGCTGTTTTAGTTTGGTAGAATTTTTGATATTCCCTTTGGATTTTATCTATTTCTTTAACAGCTCCATTTCCATTTGAATGAGACCAAAACTGTCCTAAAATAACTTCCTTAACTTCAAAACCTAAGTCCTTATTTTTGGAAGGCTGTTGTACATATGCAACTAAATTAACGTCATTATCCTTAGCTTCAATCATTTGTACTGCATCCATGCTAATTATTCGTCTTGTAGTATCCCACCAATCAGAAGAACCTCTAATTAGTAAACTCATTTAATTCTTCACCCTTTTACTATATTTTAACTTTCTAATAAAATCTTTAATTCTATATTTTATATTAAAATTATCTGAACTTAATTTATTTACAATTAAATGTTTTGTACTAAAACCAGCAGCTCCCTTATGTCCACCACCACCAAATAATTCTGCAACCTTACTACAATCTACTTCATCTTTTGTAGAATAGACAGAATATACATAATTATCTCCATTATAAATATAAGAAAGAACAATATCATAATCTTCTATATAATGACTAAATATATCACTATTTCTACGCTTATTAAGTGCATAGCAAGATAATCCACACAATATAGTCTCATAACCATAATTATTACAATAATCTAAATCTGTTTTATCTAAATAAGCTATTATGGAATTACCTTTTTCAACCATTAGCTTTACATAGTTTAAACAATATTCAATATTACTAAATATCTTATACCAAACAACATTATTAGGTTCAGATATATCATCTTCTATGCCAAAAGCTACTTGAAAAGCTTTAGTACCTGGGATTTTTAATTTCCAACAATCATAATCATCTATAACACGAACAATTTCAGGAACTGCAAAAGCTTTAAGTAAATGTAGCCAACAATTGTACATAGCACAGAAAGCAGTATTTACAAAATAGTCTACTTTAAGAGTATTAAGTAAATTTTTAAACTGCATATCAGTATCAAGTAATTCCTGAGAACTTGTATGATGGTCTATCCAATGTAATGTAGCTTTTTTAGAATATATATGATTACAGAGTTCAATGAACTTATCCTTAGTATTAACACTAACACTAAGGTCAACAATGTAAATTACATCATTTTCCTGTATATCATTATAGTCGATAGGAACAAAAGTATCTAACTTTTCATAGCAATAAGGAACTAATTTAAGTTTATTAGTATTATTATATAATATAGCATCAGACCAACTTAATAAAACATTTTCTTGCAAAAGACTGTACAATACAGTAGCAGCTGAACCATAACCATCATTATCTGTGTGATAGAAAATATAAATCATAGTAATTAATCCTCATCATCTTCGGTTTCGTCTAAATCCTCTTCATTAAGAGTATCTAGGTCATAACCTTCATCTTCTAATTCTTGGGCTATTTGATTAATGTTATTAGATAATGTTTCATCATCTATTTCTATATTATTTTTATTTGCAGTATCTTCCTTTAAATTGTTTAAATCTAAATTAATCTTATAATGGCTCATTATTTCTTCCAACGATTCATCTGTTATTAATTTATATGTATCAGAATCACATTCATTAGGTGAACTTTCACTTGCTACTAGTTGTATAGTGTCTAATTCAAAATCAGTCTTGTTGCCTAAACTACCATCTTTACCATAATTTAATAGTACTGCATTATAAGCCTTATCTATTGATTTAGCAACTACATAAGTAACACCTGGAGAAGCATTTCTAGCAAATTTGCCAGTTTTAACACCCTTTACTGTTATTTTAAATAATTTATTATTCCCCATGGCAATTACAATCCTTATCTGTATCTATTTCCAACAGTAAAGCTATTGAATAATTTATAAATAATTCCATCCACTTAAAACTATTATTATCATAATCTACTAAAGAACTTAATTCTATAAAATCTTTATTAGTATCATAAGAATTAATAGACTGTTTACTAATTATAATTTTGTTGTTATTACCTATATTAATCAACTGAATATAACTATACCCTAAGTTATAAACACTTGTTAAGGTTATAATCTCAGTATTATTAAGTATAATAGGGTCATAGTATTTAATATCAAAACCAAAAGAATTAATTATACTAAGAGTTTCTACTTTAGAGAAAATATAAGGCTTAACTGAAGCTGTTGTTGTATATTGTACAGGTAATGCTACCATCTTAATATTATTCTTTTCTACATTAATAGTAATTCCTATATCACTATTTGTTCTAAAATGTTCAACAGTAATCTTATATCCTAGACTATTTTGTGGAATAGAACAAAGTTGATTCCATTCATTAATTATATATGTATTCATGTTAAGTTACCTCTCATTAAGAATTATCACAAATATGTCTTTTAACTTCATATTTAAATGATTCACTATCCAAAGTAAACTTTATATTTCTATATAGGTTACTTAGTATGTTGTAAGCCTCATTTATAGCTGTTTCGTTCTTAACACCCTTTGAAGTATAATGTTTAGTAACTAAAGGAATATTGGAATTGTTAGAAATTATTCTAAAAGCACATATTTTTCTTTCAACTGTACCTAATCCCAGTGCATCTTTACTACCACCATTCTTAGTTGTAGTAGCATATGTATATTGAAAATCTACTGTGAATATGACTTCTCCTATAATTAAATACATATAAGGACTATCACTACTAGAAGAAGGCTTATCGGATAAGGACACAATTGTGCCTATATTTGAAAATGCTTGCATTAAATCACCTCTAATAAAAATAACTATATATTAGTAGTGTGCAAATTAAATATAAGTATAAGTCTTTATATTGCTTTGTGGTTTAACTGTTACAAGTCCTTCTTTATTTTTCACAATATAATCATTCTGTAAAGCTATAAGTTCATCGCCTTTTAGATTTTTGATAATTACACAAAACTTGCCATTAGGACATCTTTCCATATAATAGGATACAGAGTAATTAGACAAAAATTCCTTTATTTCTTCCCAATTGTCGCTTGTTACAATAATTTCATTTTTATTCATATTAATTATTTCCTTTGCAGTTACAATTACAAGTTATATCTTTGCCAACAAATTTAACGACTTCCACAGTATCAATATAATTCTTGTAAAAAGGTTTTACTATGTTATCTTTAAATAAATACCAACCAAATAAATCTAATCCTTCGTTAGTCGTATACCAACCAAAACCTAATTCATAATAATGTTCTTCTTTGGCATTAATCTTTATTAAATCACCTGCGTGTAGTATGCCAATACCAGGTATATCTATATGATTTTTAAGACACTTATACTCAGAAGGCATAAAAGTACGAATAGTTGTATTAGTACCTGTATATCCTGTAAGCTTGTAAAATGAATTGTTCTTATCAAAGGTAACACTCACTGGAGTAATAATTTCATTATTAACTGTCATAAAAAGGTATTCGTTCATATATAAGTATTCCTTTCATATTAAGATAGTAACTCATTTAACTTGTCATCTATAGCTTTCTTTATATTATTTGCATTAGTTTCATCTGTAGTATTATTAGTTTCGGTAGGCTCTATAACTTCTGCTTCTTTTACAATCTCTACATTTTCTTCTGGTACATTTATTACATCAGGGGATTGTAACTGTTTAATAAGTGATGTGGCAGCACTTCTTATAGCATCTCTACAATCTCTTGTTAAAATAGAACTCTGTTCAACACCAGGAGCTAAATTAACAGTATTAACGACAAGTGTTTGTAGGCTATCATCTTTAAGTACACTTGCAACAAGTTCATTAGACCTCTTTAGTGACTGAGTTGTAATATCCATAGCTGTCATTATAAGATTAATATTGTCAGGTTGTTCGATAAGCTGTTTATTAACAGACTTCATAAACTTTTCTTCAATACTATCTAAAAATTGAGTAAGTCTTAATATTCTTTGCAATTCACTTCTTGCTTGTGCAACTAAGAATAATTTAGCTTGATTTTCTGCATCCTTACCATTTAACTCAGCAATTTGTGAACTATGCATTTGTCCTTCTGCAAGTAATCTCATTTCGGTTAAAGGAGAATATTCATTAGTTAATTCATTTGAAGTAGCCATTAAATTAATCACCTTCCAGTTCCATTATATTTTTATATGTATTTACTAACATTTTAGAATAAGTATCAGATAACAATGAAACCATTTCACAATCCTCACCTGCATATATTTTAGATATATGAGTTTTAAAAGCTGGAAAAGGTTCAAAAGTAAATTCATAATGTATGGAAGGTTTACCTGTTCTTAAATGATTGTGATGCCACAATTTAGGAATTATAGTTAAATTACCTAAAAGAGGTATTTCAACAGTTACAGAAGGTATTTCTTCGTTTTCGTTATTTTTTATATTATTTTTAACATTTAAAAATTCTTCATTAATATTATGACAAACTAAAGCTTCTATAAGTCTTAAATACTGTAAATTAATCTGTTGTGGAACATTTGTAAGTAATTCTATTTCATTTGCATATTCTTTACATTTAGGTGAAAGAATAGTTCCTTGTTTACGCATTAACTATACCCCCAATTAAAGTTTCTTTACTAATTGTCTTAGTAGTTTAGTAGACATTAAATAAGATTTATTGTATGACTTGAATAATTTTAAAATATAATTTGAATTTGATTTTATACAAGTTTTTCTCATTCTTTTATAATTATCACATCTTACATAAGGAATGTTTTCAACAATTATACCATCTAAATAATGCTCTAATCTTGTAATAGTATCATCCATTTGATTTGAATTTGAATTAAGTAAATAATCTAGTCTATTCTGTACACAATCATTAAAAAATAATTCCCTCGAAGTTATAGGTGTACATAATTCTTTATATAAGCTTAGACTCTCATTTACAAAATTGTTATTATTTTTAATCATACTTACGTCCACCTTCTTTAAAAGAATTAACTGTCTTTTTAAGAATAGCTAACTTACGTTGAGCTGACCTTGATTGACTTAAATCATATCCTGCTTCATCTAAAGCTTTACGCCATGGCAGTTTGTCTACTTCAACAGCTTGATATAACATAAGAAGTTTTATAGTGTCTTTAAATTCATCTAAGGTTGGAATTTCTACAGTCATTCCGCCAAAGTATTTAATTAACTTAATAAAAGATTCTCTGTCCAATAAATAAGATAACTCACTTATTGTAGAATATTTTTTATAATCTTTTAAGGCATATAAGCCTTCACATATTAAAGCATATACATCAGGTTGTGTTAATCTATATAAATCTTTATCTGAAATCATTTTTAATAACCCTCCAAAGCAAATTAATCATCTTCCAATTTAGTTTTATCGAACTGTAACTGAGAAATATCCATATTATCTAGTGTATTTTCTCTGGAAAACAAACCAAGTTGAATTATTTGAGTTTTAATTTGATTAATAATTATGTTTACATAAGGGTAAAGTTGTTGAGGTATTCTAAAATAAGTGTTTTTGTTTTTAATAAGTGTAAGTGTAACGGATATCTGTAGGTTAAGTCTTTCTGCTGTATTAAAATTAAATTTAGTATCGTTCATAACACTATTTATTATAGAATCAAATTCTTCTAAATAAAGTTCTGTTAGCTTATCTTCTATTTTACAATAATCAGATTGCCGTATGCCTACACAACTTTGTAAAATATTTTGTTCCAAATTAGCGTCTTGCGTAGTGTTTATAACAACTGACCAGTTCTTACGTTCATAATCAGATAGATAATACATATGTAAAGAACGAGATATATAATTAGTCCAATATTCGATTTTTGCACCTTTCTGTAATCTTAAAAAAATATCAGTAGCAACATCATAAGCTATCATTTCATAATCGTACTTGTTACTTCCAGGTTTTAAAACATTAAACAAATAATTAAATGTTAAATCATGAATTAATTGATATATCTCTGGATTAGAACTGTCTTCTTCACATAATTGTGTTAATTTTGTTTCAGTTTCTTTAAAATTCAATGCCATATCGCACTTAACCTCACTTACAAAAATTAAATATAAATAAAAAATAATTTGTTATTTATCTAAATTTATTATAACACATTTTTAGATATAACACAAGTAATTATTTTAAAATTTTTAATTTTTGTAAGGTTAAACAAATAGCAAAGGCATTATTTATTAATTATTAACAAATGTTTTTAGAACAATTTTTTAGGATAAGACTTTATATTTTCTTTAAGCCACTTCTTATAACACATATGACCCATACCTAATCTAATACTTTCCATATCTGTTATAGGTCTGTGACATCTTTTACAAAAATATTTATTTATATCTGTAGTTTTAAGTTCATTATTTATAGATAATGTTGTATTTTTTACAATGTAACGTTTATCTTCTTCTGATAAATTGTTTATATACTTTATAAGTAAATCTGCACTTATAGTATGATGACCTACGTCTTCATTAACACTTGTTTTGGACAACAAATTAAACATTGTTATTTTAGTACCTCCTGAACTATAGTAAGTTTACAAGCAAATAGTCAATAATAATATCCTCTGCAATAGTTCCATTTTTAATACTTGTTTCACAATAATGTATAAGTCTTAGTGCTCTAAGTAATTCGTCTAAAGTGTAATTATTCACTTTATCACTTACATTTTTAACTTGCATAATGTTAAGTCCTGTAATATTGCATATTTCTTTGGAATAACCTACACTTTTAACTTGTAATAAAGCTCTAAAATTAGTATATAAATTAGATATTATAATTAAACTGTTTTCACCTATACGTTTGCATTCATTAAGATAGTAATAACAAGATTCCACATTTCTTTTCAAACAAGCATTTACAAAGGAAAATACAGCATCTTCTGGAGGTATCCAAATAAATTTATTTTCCATAGCATATTTAAAAGTATCAGAATAATTAAAATTACTTGCTTTACTTAAATTACGAATTTTATCGCATTCAAGTAATATACGTTCATAGCAGTGTTCGCAGATTTCTACCAATTCTTCTGCATATTTCTTATCTATACCAGGTAATTCTTTTAAAGTATACTTTGTTAATATGTCCTTACCTAGTTTATCAAATATAACTATATTATTTTGATTATGCTTAAAGAATTTACTTCTTCTATCGAGAGTTTGATAGACTAAAATTACTATATTATCTTTTTGCACTTTGCCTTTAGTAAATTCTTCCCAAGCAGATTCACTTTGATTAATAAAGTCCTTATCGTCTCTTACAATATAACAGGTTTTAGCTCTTTTAATTAAACTTCTACTATTTAATTGAGTATATACAGCTTTAACACTATCAGCTTTCTGCACAGTTCCATTAAATAACTTGCATATTTTATCTATATAAATATTTAATATAACAGGTTCATCACCAGTGAAAATAAATAAGGGCTGTAACTGTTTGTTCTTTATTACTTGCTCTTTTAATTCCATTAAAGTCATTTAAGTTCACCACCCCTTATCCTCGCATTATTGTTCTAGCATTGATAAGCCAATTATCTATTACAGCTAACTTGGATACAGAGGATATTTTAAATTCTGATAATGATTTACAAGTCTGTGTACATAAGTTAGCATATTTAATAGTATCAGTATCTTCTTCAAGTATATATTTGTTACAAATACAATTAACGCATTTAAGAAACGTTATAATATCATACTTTTCATTATTATTTTCATCATCTTTTTTAAGTTTAAAAGAATTACTGAGCTTTAGAGTATTAGCTAAAGATGCTTTACCTATAAAACCTATAACAGTTTTAACAAATTTAACAAAATTAGTTATATTATATTGCTTAATAATATCTACTTCACCAGGGCTAGTGCAAATATTAAGAATAATATCTAAGTTATCTGTAATATTAGTATCATTATTAAAGGAACGTGCATTAATATAATTTTTAATATCATTAGGACTATAAGGATTTATATTAAAAGAAGTTCCTCTGCTTAATATTGTAGGCAACATATTTTCCCTATTATTTAATGTCATTATAAAGTAAGAACTACTAGGAGGTTCTTCTGTTATTTTAAGAATAGCATTTTTAGCTCCTAAACTCATAGTATCTGCATTACTCCACATATAACAAGTAGGTTCTTTATTAGTATAAGACATTTCAATTATTTCTCTTACACTATCTATCTTGTTTTCACAAGGAACAAATAACATATTAAGCTTGTCTGCTATGTAGTTAGCTATAAGCTTTTTACCTGTTCCAACATTACCAACCAGTATTGAAAATCTAGGAAAACTGTTATTCTTCACTAAGTTATCTAATAGGTCAAGCAAATTAGCTTGACCTATTATATCATTTCTAGTTACCATAATACATTATCCTTTCTGACAAAGAAGTATAAATGTACTTTCGATAGTAGACTTAGGGGAACTCTCCCATTTAATTAAGTTAGACAACTTAATCATTTCACCAAGTAGCTGATTAAAGAACCCATAATGTTCACCTGTGTAAGTACTTAGTTTATTACTATACAAAGTAGGTATTCTTATATAATCAAATGAATTAATAAGACCGTACTTACAAAGGTCTAGAACAAAATCACTAAAGTCCTTGATAAACTGTTTTATATTAGCACCTGAATTATAAATATCTTCTATAATAGTAATAACATTTTTAGAATCATAATTATATGTACTATCTACAAGATTAAACATAGTATCATAATTAACTCCGCCTAAAGCAGTAATTACATTTTCAAGTGTAAGATTACTATTATAACTAATACATTTATCAAGTGTAGTAATAGCATCACGCATACCACCATCAGCTAACTTAGCAATATATTCAAGCCCTTCCTCAGTCGGAATTATGTTAGCATTTTCTTTATTCTCTTGTTCTATGATATATTTAAGTCTATTAATAATACCATTAAAAGATATCTTTCTAAAGTCATATCTTTGCACTCTAGACAATATAGTATTTGGTATTTTTTGTGGGTCTGTAGTACAGAACACAATCACTGTCTTAGCGGGTGGTTCTTCAATAAGTTTAAGTAAACTCTGCCACGCCTGGTTAGATAGCGAGTGACACTCATCAATAATATAAACCTTATATTCTCCTGTCATGGACTTATACTTAGCATCTTCTATAATCTTACGAACATCTTCTACACTATTATTTGATGCTGCATCCATTTCAATAGGTGAACCTATACCCTTATTTATTTCGTTAGCAAATATTCTTGCATCAGTAGTATTATGAGTAACTGTATAGCCATCTGTAATATATAGATGTTCGTCACTATCTATCATAATACACTTACAAGGTTCTTTACCTATATATTCAATGTTTTCAAGTATCTTATAAATATTATTTGTGCTCTTATAGTCATAAAATTCTTTATTATGAAGATTAAGCTTAATATCATCATTAAACTTAACATATACATTATATCCAGGAAGACAAGATATAGTAGAATTAATTATTTCTGCATATCCTCCCAAAGAACGAACTATAAAACATATATCATCAGCTAACTGTGAACTTATTGTGTAAAGTACAAAAGAATCCCTTTCTGTAGTATTAGCATAAAAACCAATACCATCTATCATACCACTAATAAGTTCTATTCTATTTTCAACACTATTAATCTTATAGTCATTTGGAATAAAAGTATTTTCTGAATTTGCTGTAATATCTAAAGAATAATCTTCACATATCTTATTATACAAAAACCCTGTAAATGCATAAGAATAATTATCACAATCACCAATACATTTATTAGTAATATCAATACTATAGTTAGACAAATTTTCAAAATCTATCTTAGGTTCTTGTATAAGAAAACCTAAAACATATGGTGGAACAGTTACAGCTTTCTCTGCGAACTTCGTAGGTTTTGCAATAGGAACAGCATAATTCCATACGTCATAACTTTTTCCATTTGTATCAACACAGTTATGACATAGTGGCTTATTAAATAAAGCATTTAGTTCAACCGTATATTGTGAATAATCATTATTTAGAAAATTCCATAAATGTTCATCACAACATCTTACCTTAGTGTTATCATTAAAGGTAAGTTCGTATATATCTCTAGTACCTCTATCATAGGTTGCAGTAACATTATGTACTTCACCATCACAACCGATTACTTCTGTACCAACTTCAACATCTTTCATATCAATAAAGCCATTAGGAGTTAGTACCTTTGAATACAATGGCTGTGCCTTTCCTGTTCCAGCACCACCTGTAAATAAGTAACAATTCTTAATAGTATCTGTTTTAAGTTGCTCCTGCAATGTCATTTTAATAGGTGTTTGTTCTACTACATCATTGAAAGTTTTAGGTCTGTATTTAGTTGCTAATGTTTGCTTGCTCATAGTTTACACATCCTCTTCTTCTTTGTTTAATTCTTTAAGTAGTGATAAAAAGTATTTAAAAGTTTTTTCATCTATTGTGTAATAGTTTTCATCTTGTCCAAAATCAAAAGCTAAAGCATAGAACTGTTTTCTTTGTGCAAATGCTTCTTCCTTTGTCTTAGTAAGCCATTCTTTTTTAACTGACATAGTTTGCTGTGGTTTAGTTAATGTTTTACATTCAATAAGAAAATTATTAAGTGCTACATCGCCACCGTAAAACTTAGCAGCTCCACTATTAGGTGTTGTTTTTCCACCTAAATTCTTAGCAGTTCTATTTTCTTGCTTTTTACTATAATATCTAGTAGGTTTTTGATTATTCATTAAGTAATTATTAAACTCCTTTCATATTAAAATTCTTTATATTTATTATAACATAAAGAGCTTAAAACTTTTAGTTATAAACATTAAATAAATTGTAAACAAATTATAAATTAAATAGCTAGGCACTTAATAAGCACCTAGCTATTTATATAAACATACTTTTGATATGTTAATCGGCTACATTGATATCATTAACAGTAATAGGCTCATCTACTTCAATAGTGATAACCTTTTTACCATTAATAATCTTAGTATTGACAAGATGTGTGTAATCATGATTATAAGTAATAGTAAATGCTCCTGTGGAAAGTGTAATCTTATCTTCCGTAAGTGCCTGAATATCAAGCTTAATACCACCTATGGCACTGTCATATGCCTTAGAAGCATTATTAACATTATCTTCGCTAACACCTGCTTCATATAGAACCTTCTCAATATCGCTCTTATCAAGTCTTATGGGCTCAGTTTCATTAGCATTTACATCACGCTTTTCAATAAGCAAATCGTTAATGCAAGTAGTCATATCATAATTAAGTTCCTTACCCAAAGCACCTTCCAAAATAGTTTTAAAAGCCTGTTTCTGCTCATTAACAGACAAAGTAAACTCACAACCAAGAGTTTCTGTTACAAGGGACACATTAGGTAACTTTGGCTTGCTAGTATAAACAAGCACACTATTCACATCTGGACTTCTATCACTAAATGTAGGATAAATAAATCCATCAGTAGGCTTACTTACAATTCTAGTATGTGATTCTTCACACACAATTTCGGGTGTATCAGTGCAAACAAGACCGTTAAACACAAGTTCAACAGGACAAAGTGAACAAATAATAAAATTATAATCAACATAATTATCTGCTTCTGTGTCAGGATTATTTTTAGGAGCTTTATTTCCCTTATTTACAGAATAAGTACATTGCATAAGAATAATAGAGTATGTAGATACACATTCATAAGTGTCAATAATGTGCTGAATAAAGTTCTTAGTTTCATCATCACTCAAAAACTTTGACTTCAGTGTATTATAAAATAATGACTGTGTACTAGAACTGTTAGGAAAAGCATATTCTCTAAGACCCTTACCAATATTGCCTTTAAATACATTCTTAACATTTGCAAGTATTAGTTCAGACAAATCCTGTGAAATTGTATTATAAAGCTGATTATTATAATACTTAATATTTTTTTCGGCATCTACATATGCAGTTACAACTTTATTAAAGTTCATAAACCCACATTCATCAGAAAACACCTTTTTAAGTTCATTTACTTCTTTCTTATTCATAGAAAAACCTCCAATATATTGTCAAAAATCAAATGTCTATAATAGCTTCTATTTCCCAGGACTTAACATATCTATAAGTCTTACCATCACTTTTAAGATTAATACCTGCATTTGGGTGAATAACTACATTATCTCCAACCTTAACAGGAGTTATATCATCTTCCTTAATCTTATTATTATCACTAATATCAACTACTTTATAAATAGGTGTAAAGTGATTAGAATTAATAATCAACCCACCTTCTGTAGTTTCTTCTACCTTAATCTTTTCCAAAATAACATTATCATTAACTGCTCTTAACATACATAAATCCTTTCTTTAAGACAAAGCATCATTTTTCTTAATTATTACATTAGGCTTAACATTATATCCCTGACTAATAAGGAATATTTTTGCATTGGACTTTCTCTTATCAAACTTAGCCTTAGTAGAATAATCATATTTTTTCATACAATATTCCAAACCATGCACAATAAAATCGTTCCAAAGCTGTATGTTATTATCAACATTAAGCCAATATCCTCTTGGAAGACTATTTCTATTATATTTTATAGTAGTTCTATTAGAAGTAGTCTTTACATCATTTGATGTATTAGTGGAAATAATCTTATTTAGGTGTAGTTTATTACACTGTTCACTAAGTCCTTCATTTACTTTCTTATACAAAGCATTTTCGGTTTCAAGCTCAGAAACCTGTTTACTAAGATTATCACATTTTGCAGTAAGCTGTTCTTTATCACTTGTAAGTATATTAATTTGTTCTTTAAGATTAGATATTTCTTCTGTAAGGTTACTTGTATTATCTGCTATATCTGTAGACTTATCAGGATTAAGTAAAAGAGTACACAACTTATACAATTTGTTGAAATCTGTATTTGTTTCAGTTGAAACATTTTCTTTTGCCTTTGTTTCTATCATAGGCTTAACATACTTATCATATGTACCGTCAACTTTCATTCTGATATGCTCAACCTGTTCCATTATATCATCTGTAATAGTAAAATAATATGACTTAAAACAACTCTGATTAATTTGCTTAATCATATTCGCAAGAATATAAGAGTCACCATCATAGTTAAATTTAATACAATTCTTGTTTACAAAACGTTCATGGGATTCACTACTTGTCAATGGAATTACTTCAATAAGTGTACCATTGTTATTATGTAAATTATTACTGTATATAAGCACAGGACGTTCGCCCTGTTGCATATTAGGACACATAGGGTCTTCTTCCATGTTTACCCACCAAACTGTTCCTCTTGCATACCTAGCAGCATATTCACAATTCTTATTAATGTTTGAGTTAGAAGAAGTTGATGTGAGTACACAGTTTCTAATAGTTGTTTTGTTAAAAGTTTTCATTGTTTTTGACCTCCAAAGTTTGTATGTTCTTCGCTTAGTAAGTATTTAAGTTATCTTATATATTAAAGTATACAACTTTTACAACTGAAAATAAACAACATAAATTAAACAATTTGTAACATAATTATTAACTTAAAGTAGGAATAAATTATGTTTTGCTCTTGTACAAGCTACATAATACAACTTAAAGTCTTCAATGTCAGCTCTGCCATACCTACTATTTTCAGGATTATCCCAATAAACATAAACATTATCAGCTTCAAGACCCTTTGCGGAATGAATAGTAATTACTTTTACAACATCATCATTAAGTAATTGTTTCATATCAGCTAGGTTCATGCTACCTTTTTTAAATGTGCTACAAGGTATTTCTGAATTATTAAGCAAATCCATTACAAGGTTAATATCTTTATTAGTTCTACAAAGTATAAACCAATCCTTATAATAAATATTATTTACCTTATGGTCAAGTTTAATCTTATTAATTATACTTCTTATATTCCGTTTAACAATACTGCCTTTAATACCACTTTTACATATAGCAGGCTTTAATTCTTCGTCATAATCAATTACATTATCATTTATAATTATATTAGCATAATTAATTATCTGACTTCCACATCTGTAATTATTTTTAAGCAGATATGTTTTCCACCTATCATTATTAACTAAATATTTAAAGTATTTATCGGTAGCTCCCTTAAAACCATAGATAGCTTGATAATCGTCACCTACTACAAAATTATGTCTAGCATTGAGACACTTTATAAATTCATATTCCAAATTACCTACATCTTGAAACTCATCTACAAATAGATAATCTACATAATTACCTGTTTGTTCAAAATAAGCTGTACAACGCTTAATAAGTTCATCAAAAGTAATATAATTTCTTATTTTAGCTAACAGGCTTACTGTTATAGGGTATTTATCATTAGGAGAATATTCAAGAATGTGTCTTAATTCTTCCATTACAGAAAAACCATATTTCTGAGTTATATATTCATAAACCTGACCATTATTATATCTTTGAGATTTAAAATCAGTATATACAGAATATTTAATGTGAACTCTGCTATCCTTGCAAATATCTTGCATTAAGTACATTTCACTTTCATCATCTAGTATGTTAAATTGTACTCCTGAACCTTTATAAAGTTCATTAGCAAAAGCATGAATAGTTCCAATAAACATTTTATCGTAACCTTCTGTATTAGATAATCTTTCAGTCATTTCCTCAGCAGCCATTTTAGTGAAAGTAATAGCTACAATAGATTCAGGCTTAACTCCATCATTAAGAAGCTTTCTAATTCGTTCCGTAAGTACTGTTGTTTTACCACTTCCTGCTCCTGCAACTACAACAATATTATCATATGTTGAATTAATTACTGCAAGCTGGTCGTTATCAAAATTAAAACTCATTTGTTTCACCTTTTATCTTATCTTCTTTTATTTGTGATTTTTTTAAACCAAATATTTCTGTACAGATTTCATTTATCTTAATTTCGTCTAAAATATCTTTTTCATCATTGGAAGTTATTTGTATATCATATATATAATAGTTATATCCTAATTCATTTCTATAATCTATTAATTCTATGCGTGGATAATAATTAAATATTGGCAAATCATCTATATTAGGCATTACAAATGTAGCTGTTTTAGATGTAATTATAACGCATAACATATGAGTTTTAGTAATCACAATACAATTAGCATAAATGCTATATGAATCAGGTAAATAGAATGTTTTAATTTTCTTATTAGACCTTTTTTTCATTCTGTAAATTCTCCCTAATTTTCATAAGCATAATGCCTAGTTTATTATAATTCTTAATAGAACAATTTTCACAATCACATATGCCCCAATAATTTTCGTGCCAACTATTAATATACTCTATACAGCTATCCTTAGTATTAATAAGCTTTTGTTTAAGTTCTTCATTATTAAATTTAATAGTTAATAACTCATACATTATATCATCTTGTTTATGTTCCCAATTTGAATATATCCTATTAGTAGGATAGTACATAGCTGTATATCCGTCCATTGTAGTATAAGGTATTCTAGCTACTTTAGATGTTTCTTTACTTGCTTCAAATGCTGATTGAACACAAGTGTAAGTTAATCCTTTATATGTAATACTTACAGGATAACAATTATCTAAAAAAGCATATTCATTTTTAAATTCACATATATGGTTTATAGAATTTTTGGATATAGCCGAACTTAAATTATCATAAACAACGTCAGAAACACGTTTAGCCAAATCATCTAATGCAGTTTTAGTAAAATCAACTAATCCACATAAATAGTTATGTTTATTATCATACACAGACACTTTATACAGTATGTCTGTGTGTGTAACTTCAAAATAACAATTTAAGCTAGACAGTTTATTACTTAAAAATTCTTCTACTTTATTCATTTATTATTCCTTTTATTGAATATATCATGTCCAAAATTACAAACATTTATCATATGTTCACTATATTCATTATAATGTATTTCTTCTTGCTTTTTAAGTTCGTTGTATATAATTGTCTGCTTTTCTACTTCGAGAAGTCTTATTTTGTTAAAGTAAAATTTGCACTTTCTTTCTACTGCCACATAAGCCAATCCGCTAATAAAAGCAAGCAATGATGTAACAATAAAACCTATAAGCATAACTATGAATGTATGCTTACTTACATTTTCACTACTCATTCCAATGGCAAGAATAAATGCTATCATTATATTAAAACCACCAAAAGTTCCTATATAATCATCTACTTTATCTGCAAAAGTAAGTGATGAATTATACTGTGTGATTTCGTAATTGATTCTTTCTATAGTTCTCATAATAAAATTCCTCCACAACATTTGTATTACTTATTTATCTTACATATATAAGTATATACTAAATTGCAGAGAAATTAAAGTATTTTAATTAAATATTATGTAAATAAATTATTAATGCTATTATTCTAAAGTTTCTTTACTTACATTTGAAGTTTCTGCTGTATCTGTTTCATAATCTTCATCATAAACACTCATATCTGCAATATCATCAAAATTATCATTATCTTCGATAATATGATTAACATAAGCTTCATACTTAGAACAAAGATTATGATGAGTTTCAAGATAAGCTCTTACAGCATTTTCACCTTGTACTTTAGCTACAGAACCATCTTCATTTTCAATAGTTTCACCTGTAACAGGGTCAAGGAAAGTAAACCATGCACCAGCTTTATTAATACAATTGTACATAATACAAATATCAATCAAATCATGTAACTTATCAATGCCTGTTTCATAAATAAGTGTATAACAACCTTGTTTTCTGTTCGGCTTGCATATCTTTGTTTTTGCAACGTCCATCATTACTATATGACCAAATGGAGATTCTGTTTTTCTAGGTACTTCTTTATATTTATTATCAAGTAAAGAACCTTTTCTAAACATAACTCTAAGCGAACAATGATGTTTCCAAGCTTTACCACCAGGCGTTGTTGTACCACCATACATACTATTCATATCATCTCTAAGCTGATTAATACCAATAAAGGAAGCTTTTTGTTTTCCACAAATCATACAAAGTTCTTTAGAAAACCTTGTAAGAGCCATAGCAATACCACCATAAGTTTTATCTTCAATATTCTTTTCATACTGTTGCTTAGACATAAGAATACCTAAACTATCAAGAACCATAAAACCTACATCACCTGTATTAAGAAGTTCAATGCACATTTCAAATATTTCTTCCGCATATTGTTCTTGTGGCACAATCTTAACCAAATTATCTACATCTACTCCAAGTTGTGAAGCCCAAGTATCATCAAAAGTATTCTCAGCATCTACCCAAGCTACCTTTCGTGGACCTCTGTCTAAAAGATAATTGAGTCTAGCTGTCTGTTCCTTAGTAAGCTTATTAGTATTGTTAAGTCTATCTACTTCTTTATTGTATTCTTCTAAGAAATACTTTTGAGCATTTCCTACAAGGTCCAGTGCAGTAGTAGTTTTACCGCCATTCTCTTCTCCTGCAAATTCTATAACCCTACCTAATGGAATACCACCATATGTCATATAATTTGCTCTAGGACTGGAAAAAGGTATCTTAACACAATTATATGAAACAGCACCTGTAACAACTAACTGTTGTTTATACTTACTGTTTATATCCTTTATAACTGAATCTAAATTAGACATTATAATCTCCTTTTTTATATTATATATGTTCCTCAATGTGTATATCAAAATAAGGTATTCTTAGTCCTATATAAGGGTTACTAAGCAGTATATCCATATTTGACATTTTATCAATCTTAATCTTAGCTTTTTCACAAGGTAACAATTCATTATATTCTTGTTCAGAAATTTCGACAAACTTAGATTTAATAGATGCAGTATCATAATGTTTAATATATCTATTTATTTCCGTAGTGTTATCACCATTATTGGTATGTTCGACCGCATAAGCAATTTTACATAAATCACCTGTAACTTCAATAAATACATAAATTGGATTAGGGTAGTATGGAAATGTTATAGGAAAGTATTCATCTACAATGTTATTTAGTTCATTCCAACGCAAGCACTCAAAGAAACAATTACCGTAGCCATAAAGATAAGTACACTTGATATTATACCTATTAAAATGTTTGTAAGTTACATTATTATCCTCATCAATAAGTTTAACAAGACCCTTTAATCTTTTATGTGTATATGCTCTAGGGTCTATTTCGGAATGCTTCCATTCAATGTCATCTGTACATTCTACTGAAACAAGTGGCTTATTATTATACAAGGCTTTGAGTATGTGCAGTACACGTTCAACAGAAATATTTTCAGAAATATTATTAGTATCAATACAGTCAATAATTTTATCGAAAATTTCTAAACAATCAATTAGTTTAAGGGTATCTTTCAAATCAGTTTTACCAAAGTCCCAGTGAGTATCATTAATAAAATCTAATTTAGAACCACTGTCTAAATAATTAAGTGCAATACCAATTTCTGATTTAGCACGTTCAATAAATTCTTTATCTAGTAACAAAATAAATTCCTCCTTTATAATTAAATATTACTTGTTCTACTTAATTCGAGTTCTGTTATTCTCTTAGATAGAACTTTCTTAACCGACTGCAATAATTCAAGCCCTAAATCCATTCTTGATTTAACTATCTTATAACAACGCTGATAAATAGTATGTACAACAGATTCGGATTGACATTGAAGTTCTGCAATAGCTTTTTTATCATTAACTGTACCGTTTGCATTGTTAAAAGCATTATTATATACTTCTAACTTAGTAGACTTAGCTATATCTTCTTTAATGCCCATATGTTCTTGAGCATCACTTACTTGATACAAAATAACAGGTAAGGATATTGTTATATCTTCTAGTATTGGTGTTGGGATTGACTTTAAATTATCATCAGCTAATATAGATTTTACATAAGTAATATAACTATCTAGTTCTCCGCAACAACCTTGTACAATTTCATCTACAATACTATCTAATACACTAGAATTATCATCTACAGCTTGCAAGCCATTTGTAAGAATAGTAGTATCTTGATTAGTTATATCTGAAATAGAAAACTTACTCATTATTTAATTTCACCGACCATTCTTTTATATTCCAATATGATTTACACATATCTTCTAGGTTAGTTACAAACTTAGTATGATTATAATTAAAATATACCCTATTCTTCTTTCCCTCTATATCGAAATAATTAACTTTTTCATGGTCAATATCTTTAATATTTAAAGACTTCTTATTATCTTCATATCTAAGCTTATTCATTTCTTGTATAGGTATAAATATAGTTGTATCATAATCTATAAACCATACACAAAAGCCTGCTAAAGTACCGAATACTTTTGATTTTTCTGTAAGTCCTTCCCATTGGTCAGTTGTAATAGCACCTTTGAAATTAAGGGTATTACCATATGTACACTTACACTCTAAAAAATACGAAAATGGAAAACGATAACCTGTAAAATCACAAATATTTCTTATAGCTACATAGCCACCTACAGGGTCAGGAAGTCTATCTATACTAAAAGGATAACAATTATCAGTATTATTAGTTAAACTATCTTTTATATGTTGTTCAAATTCTTTTCCTAAATTCTTCTTCTGCATTATTCATCACCTATGGATTTACAAGTTAGTCTATAATTACAATATCTACAGTTCTTATTATTTGGCATTAGTATAAATTCTTTTGGTTTAGGTGGTGCTTTTTTATTCATTATATATTTATCACAAGTTTCTATTTTTTCAATTAACTGATTTCGCATAATATCTGTAACTGTAAACATATAACATTTCTTAGCACAAGTATCTCTATTCTCATAAAGAAATATAACATTATTAAGCCCTAAATTTAAAGAATAAGCAATAGCTTGATTATTATGACTATCATCTACATAAGTGCGTTTATTAAATTTAAAACTTGTTTCTGTTTTAATCTCTAATATGTAGTAGACTCCATTATATTTAATAATGCCATCACATAGGAAACGCATATTATACTTAGAATTAAACAACTTAGTTTCATTTCCACATTGTTCAATTACTTCAAGATTTGGTATGTTATGTTCAGTAGCATAATCAGCTACATTAATATATTCACAATCAATACCTACATCTTTCATATGACTAACTGCATTTTGTATATCAATATGTCTAGCTGTTCCAGATTCACCTATACCTATTAATTCTGATGTAGTATCTTGTTCAATATCTATATCTGCACCTGTAACTTGAAAATACATATTTCTAATACAATTTAAAGAAGAAGGCTTATAGGATAGTGATACCTTATTGGACATATGTTGTCTATTATATTCACAAATCGAATATGTTAAATCAGCTACAAAAGAGTTAGCTATTTTATCTTGTGTTTCCTCTTTCGTAGCTGCTTCAACTAATTTGCAAATATTTTTAAAATTAATATTTGCCATATCTTATATCATTCATCATCAACAAGAGCAGTAATCTTAGTTACATTCTCTTCTACAAATTTAATACAAATATCTTCTGGATGTGCAAAATGAATTTCAACAACATCAGAAGTAAGTGAAGTAATCTGTGCTTTGAGTTGCATTGTATTAATGACACAAGTATAAGGCTCTGTCATAGATACTTCACCAATATAAGGAACTACTTCCATAGCTGTATTAGCCTTATTAGAAATTTTAATTCCTTCACTAGTGAAGTTAAAATTAAGATTGCACTGATTAAAGTCATCTACAAAAAGTGACATTCTATCCAAAACATTAAGAAAAGCTGTTTTACTTACTTCACAATTAGATAAAAACTCAGTATCAAGATAACTAATAATAGGTTCATTTGGATAATCACTAAGACCATCAGCAATAGTACCGTAAACAACCATAGTTGGTGTACTAAATAGAAGTTTATCACCATTTTTACTAAATGTGATATCTTCATCACTAAATAAACCAATTAAGTTCATAAGCTGAGAAGAAATAAGAATTGGTTCATCAGTAATGCTACAACTATTAATAGCAATGTTAGCAGCATCAGATGTGATAACATATTCATTATCACAATAGTAATTAATAAGACTTCCCATTGCAACATCTGTTGATAAACAACCCTTATTATAATTAAGAATTGACTTGATTGACGTTGACTTGATAATGGTGGAATTTCCTATAGCAGTAAAACTATACATAGGATACTTAATAGGATTTCCCTCTTCATTAAGTGGAATATCAATATTATATGTACCATTGCCCTTAAACACAAGACTATTATCTGTGAGTTCGAGAGTAATATTTTCAGTTGTAGTTTTAGCTACAAGCTTACTGAACTTATCTGCACTTATAACCACAGTAAAATTATCTCCATTAAGTTCATTTTTCTTAACAGTAATATAATTAGTCATATCTGTTGTAGTTAAACTAAGTGTTCCGTCTTCAAAATCGATATCAATATAACTAGTAATAGGAAGAAGCTTATTGTTACTAGCTCCTCTAATTACCTTATTAATCATAGATTGCAAAGTCTTAGTATTAATAGTAAAGCTCATTGTTTTAACCTCCAATTATAAAATAAATTATGCTATTTCTATAGGTTCGCCATACCAATGTTCTGTATATTCAGCATCACAACTAATAGGAACAATTAGGTCTTTAGCAGCATCTATCATCATCTGCTCCATTAGCTGTCCACATCTTTTAGCATTTTCTCTAGGACATTCTGCTAAAATTTCATCATGTATTGGTATTAACATTTTAAATCCTAAATCTCTAAGTTCTTGATTATTATAAAGTTCTATCATTGCTAACTTGGTTAGGTCAGCAGCACTTCCTTGGACTCTAGCATTAACACATTGTCTAGTAGCATCACCAATCTTTTTAGTGTTGTCTTTAACAATAATGCCCATTTTATCCAGTTCATCTTTAACTCTAATCTTATCCCTATATCTTTTAGCATTTAAAAGTTTTTTAGTGTATTTTTCACAAAGTTCTGTTGGAACTTCTACACTATATTCTTCATTATCATCATCTGATAATGGGTCAAAATCATCAGGAATTTGACCTTCTTTATAAGAAAATTCATAATAAGGAAGTTGCATATCTACAAGTCTACGTTTTCTACCCCAAACAGTAGTAACAAACCCATATTTTCTTGCCATTTCCTCACTATCTTGTTTGAAAGCTCTAAGTCCTTCAAATTTATTAAGAACGTCATCATAAATCTTTTGTGCTTTTTCAGTTTCACACCCTAGCTGTTCAGCAATAGATGGAATACTTCGTCCATACAGAATTCCAAGCACAATCGACTTCGCACTTGTTCTTCTTTGCTTACCTTCCGCATTAGTTTTATCTGTTTTATTACCATTTTCATCTAAGTAAAACTCTAAACATTCTTCATATGTCTTATCAAATGAAATAGCAGCAATTTCAGAATAAACATCTTTGCCTTGCTGATAAGCTTGTACCATCTTCTGGTCTCTACTTAGATGTGCAGTAACTCTAGGCTCTTGTGCTGAATAGTCACAAGAAATAAGTATGTTACCTGGACTAGCACAAAACATTTGTCTAACATCGTGTCCTGCATCTACCTTAGTACCATCAATAAGTTTCCAAGGTCTGGAAGGGATATTCTGCATATTCTTTTGTGGACTATATCTTCATCAACCTTATATAGTTATTATACTATATACAAGTATAGTTAGGCGTTTCGGTATCTAGTTATTATTAGACCCTACTTCATATTTGAATAGTCTCTGCACCTTACACAGATTATTCTCTAGGCTATGTAATTTACTATGAGCACTAATATTAAGCAATGCTAAATTAGATATATCATTATCTTTTTTATCACCGTTAATATGATGTACACAAAATCCTTTAGGTATTTCTGTAATACCTAAATATTCACACATAACTACTGAATGAACAAATACATACTTACTTTTTATTCTACCTGTATACCAATCAGGTTTTAAACACATTAAATATCCATTGCCATCATCTACAATACCTTTATATCTAGGATGTTCTATATTGCATTTATCTTTCATAGGATTCTTAGTTCCTATTTTACTTAAAGAATACAACTTCCTTTTACGAGCTTTTTGTTGTTCCTCAGTAAAATTATCATTAAGTATATTCTGCATTTCCCAATATTCTAGTCTACTTTCCTTAACAATGTCTTGTAAAGTGTTATTGGTATTTAAAAATAGATTACACACTAATTGAATCTTGTCTTGTGATATAGGCTTTCTTTTATTAGGCTTATTAAAATAAGGTTGTATGTTATTTTCATGCATTAACCTTTTTAAAGTATCAGGCTTAATAGTAAACTTATTACAAGTTTCCATTATAGTGTGCTTATTATTAATATAATTTCTTATACTATTTATTGTCTGTTCATTATAAATAATCTTTCTCATAACGTATATTCCTTTATAAATAAATTTATGAGTGTCTTGGCTCAGAGGTTATTTAGTAGTTTAAACTACTAACCTTCCCTGAATTAACCTAATTTTATGACCCCAATTTGCAGATAGTTTAGGGTCATTTGAACTTGTACGTCCTGTATCTGCACCTAACTGATTAAATTTACAATGCACTCGTCCATCTTTTGGATTTGCTATTTGTGGCATTTTATCAATATAAGTTGACATAAGTTTTTCAAGTTTACGTTGCTCTACAATAGCTTTGCAAAGTGGATGGTCTAACTGAGCTAAAATTTCAGCACCTACACCTCTAGGTTTTTTATCATCTATTGAAGGCAATTTAAATATGTCATAAAGCAGTATTGCTAATTGTTTATTACTTGCTACATTTATAGGGTCTTCCAAACCACTATTATAATGAGTTCTTCTATAATTATCAATATCTACTTTACACTGAGATATAATAGAGTTTACAAGTTCTTTAGCATTTTCAAGTAATGTGTGGTACTTCTTAGAAAGTTTATCACAATACTCGAAATCTAATGCTGTGCCATTTTGTTCCATATCTATAAAGGCATCCATAGACTTCATTTCTATGTTGTAGAATACATTACTTACTCTTACTAAATCATGTAATTTACACTTTTCATTTTCAGGGTCAAGAAATGCTTGCTGAAAAGCATATAGTTCATATGTTACCTCAGCATCTCTTGCTGCATATATGTATCCGTCCTTAATAGGAACATAGGCAAATGACATGGAATCAAACAACTTTCCAAAACTCCAAGCTGTACCCTCTGTATCTTTTTCCACATACTTTTTATGTAGTGGTTTAAGTCCATTACTGGGTTCGTTTTCATTTAACATTCTAGCAGCTATGTAACAATCAAAGAAACAATGTAATCTTACACCAATCTGATTCCATATTACACGAATATCGAATGGAGCATTAAACATTATTATTTTAGTATTACTATCTAGTAATCTTTGAAATTCCTTTTTACAATTTTCAACAGATATCTGATTATCTGCTTTAAATGATGTAATGTAACTAACGTGGTTAATTGGCACATATATAGCTTTCTGACCTGGAGTATAAATACTAAAACCAACAATCATATCCTGCATAGGGTCAAGTCCTGTGGTTTCTGTATCTATTGCACATATATTATTTTCGATACAATTTGTAAAATAGTTATGTAATTTCTCAGGTTCATCTCTAACAACATCATATCTATCTTTATATTTACCTAGTTTAGTTTCTACAAGATTTGATATAGATGCTATCTTAGTAGCTAATGTTCCTCCACCTTTAATCACCAGCTTAGGAGTTTGTACTTGTGTTGTTTTATTTAATAACTGTTTATCCTTTAACTTAGAAGACCTTGATGATGGCAAATTAAATAATGAAGCCATATACATCAAACCTTTCTTAATTAGAATACATTATTGTCATTAATTGTATTATTTCCTCTATTTGTAGGTGTATATCTTCTATGAATCTGTCCTTCTGCATTGCCTGTGTAATTATTAGCATTACCATTATTTCTAGGTGTGAAGTTAGCATAACCATTATCACTGTTGTCACTAGAAGTGTTCATAATAGGTAACTTACCAGTAGTAACATAAGTATTAAGGGTATCATAGTCATAGTCAAGAACAAGTGATTCAAGTGGATTAGCTGGGTCTGGAAGGTCTTCCATTGTAACACCATCAGGTTCACCTAGTTCAAATGAATACTTAGTATTAGTATCTCCTGCTTCACCATGTCTTGTGATAGTAATAGGCGTTCCACAAATATCACCCTTAATAGATGTAAGTACAGGAATAAGGGTCTTTAGTATATTTTTACCTCTATCCCAAATAAGTACAGTGTCTTCATCAATGTCATAAAGAGAGAAGAAAAACTTACCTGACTGAAAATTTCTTGCCTTACAAAGAGGACAACTATCAATAGGTTCATTATACTCTCTAAGACAGTTCACATATCTGTTTCTTCCATTAACATCAATTCTATGTACAGCATAGCCCTGAATATCATCAACACTAGTATACATAAATCTTACTGTCTTTGAATCACCATCGTCCTTTAGTGAGAAAAATCCAGCTCCATTTCCTCCATAGTTTTCTGCATCATTAAGTCCAAATTGTGCCATAGTTTTTAATTCCTTTCTGTTTTAAATTTTTAAGTTTGAATTGATTAATTATATATATCAAAATAACTTATTGCACTTATAAGTTATTCAGATACCTAAAAGATTATATAAAAAAGACATAACGCTTATAAGCAAGCAAAATAACATTACTGTAATATAATTAATTATAAAACATATAATGTTATTAGCCTATAATGCTTAAAAGCGTTAAGTCTTGTGAAGATTTATGTCAAGCAAACAAGTATTAGCTATATTATAAATAAAAAGAGTTGTCATAATTTTATCAGTCCTTTGTATTGAGTGTTTAAGAGTTTACGTTTATCTTTAGTGTTAAATTAAAAATATTATGTATCTTATGTAGTAATTATACTATATTTCTATAAGTTTGTAAATAGTAAAAGTATACAAAGTTTTATACTTAATTTTGTTTATATTGTAATGTTGTCTTATAAGTAAAATTACAATATAATTTGTAGATTTTCTATTTCTTCATATGTACATTCATTTATATCTTTTCTACCTTTAGGAAATTTAACTTCTGTAATTAATTTATTATTAATATAATATTTAATCTTTTTTCTTGCTTTCATACCAGCTTCATCAGAATCCGTTGCCAATATATATTCTCTAACGGGTAGTTTCTTTAAAATATCGAATTGATAAGGTGTTCCTAATCCATTTAAAGCTATAGCATATTTATTAGAATGTGTCCATAAAGTACAACAATCTATAATACTTTCACAAATATAAACTGATTTAGGAAATGGGTTTACCTGAGAAAGTTCATATAATCCATATATAGGCTTTGTAACAGATTCAGGATAATGAAACATTTTATTACTAACACATCTTCTAGCAATAAATAATGTTTTGCCATTAATATCTCTTACAGGAAAAGTTAAACATTTATAGTGATAGTCTTTGTCAGTTTTCTTAGACTTTAAAATAAAATTATCATCATATCCAATATCGAAACGTTCTATAACTTCATCTGTTAATTTACGCTGATACATATAAGGGTGAGTATATCTATAAGTATCTAATTCTTCTTCTGTAACATATTCAATAGGCTTATTCTGTTTAACTTTATCAGAAGAATGTCTATTCAAATTTAATTCAAGAGGTTTACGTTCTTCCACTGTTAATGTTAGAAAGTTTTTAAGTAACCATTGTGTACCAAATAAACCACCATCATTGTGTCTACCAAAACAATCACTAATCATTTCAGGCAATGAAGCAGTATAACCACATTGAAAGCAATGTACAGTTCCAGCAGGAGTTATTTTTTCACTGTTACCTACTCTAGTAATTATTTTATTAGTAGTAATACCACAAGAAGGTTTACGTTCTTGTCCATCTTTATGAATAGGACAGTTAAACTGAATATGGTTTGTTGTTTCTATAAACTTAGCAAAACGGTCAACTCCTTGAAGTGCTAATTGAGCTTTAAGCTCTTTAAGCACTTCTATTTCAGGAGTTAAAATAGGTTGATTATTTACATAAAACATAAATTACATTCCTTACATTAAAAGTTAGAATGGACTAGAACCATCTGCAAAAGCCATTCTAGGTTCAGGCTTAATATTGGCTAAAGAGTTAGAATTATTATTAGAACTATTACCTCTTGAAGGTGTAGGCTTATGAGTTGAATGTGAACTTGTTTTAATGGCATTGACATCATTTTCACCTGGAATATATGTGAATATACCTGTATCTATATCCCATGTATAAACAAGCTTACCACCATTAGCACCATCACGATTTTTCTTAATACCCATTTCAAGTCCTGGTCCTGTTTGTCTTAAAGATATTACCTTAGTAGCATTCTGAGCAATACCATCTGAATCTCTGATGTTTTCAAGTTCAGGTGTACCATTCTCATTTTTATCCTTAACACCACCACGATTAGACTGTACAACTACAAGAATTGGTATTTGCAACTCCAAGCTAAGTGATATCAAATCCTCACTTATATTTGTAAGAGTAGTAGTTTTATTATCTCTAGCACTTCCACGTTCATCTGATAGATATGTAATACCATCAACACAAAGCATATCAAGCTTATTTTCGAGTACAAATTGTCTTAACTTGCCTACTGTAATTCTTTTATTAAAATCTTGTGGAACAGCTACTATAAAAGAATTAGGCTTAGTTTGAAGTTCGTTAATATAATCTTCATATCCATCAGCTTTACCTTGCATAAGTCCTGTATTAGAAAAATGATTATGGTGTGTATCAAATCTATAACCAATCTTATTAGAGGACATCTCTGGGGAAATATAACCTACATTATAACCTATCTCCCAAGCGTGAGTTGCTGTTTTACTGAGTATCCAAGATTTACCCTGTCCTGTTCTAGCAAAAAATACTACAAATTCTTCTCCTCTTGCCCAACCTTGTACTATAGCATCTAGTTCTTCAAATCCTGTTGAAATACACCAAGGCTTATCTTTGTTCTGTTTACTATTAAATTCTTCAAGTCTTAACTGAGCTTGTTTAACTATATCTACATAAGTATGTGCTGAGTTAATGGCTAATGTAGGAAGTTGTGATTTTAAATATTCAACAGCATCATTAGAATTGTCTTTAATCTTATCAGCACATATCCTAATAACATTACACATTTGTTGATATAAATGTTCTTCACATATAGTATCTACAAGTGCTTTATCTGACTCTGTAACTTCAATAAAATCAAAATCATTGAATTTAGCTATAAAAGTTTCTTTATCTGGAACATTTCCATATAAATCAAAATGTGTTACAATAAACACAAATTCATCTGTATACTCGTTAAAATATTCAGAAGTAAGATTATTTTTCTTTATAATAGAAATATCCTTAGATTGCAATATTTTATTTAGAATTTGAAGTTGTACCAAAGTCATCCCTCCTGTCTATTCCAACAAGCTCTACCTTAATACTATCATTCCAAATTCTACTTGTTAATCTAGTACCTACATAATCTAAGAGTTGTTCTCTGTTTAAGTTTCCTGTGTATATGTTAGATTTAAAGTTTAGTTTTCTTTGGTCTATATAAGATAATAGTTGAGTATAATCGAAATCACTTAGTTTATTAGCTCCTATATCATCCCATATCACTAAATCGGCAACATTTATTCTTTTTACAAAGTCATTAAATTCAAAAGATGGATTATTTATATTCTTCTTAACATCGTTTAAAAATGCAGGCACAAATATAAATAAACCCCTACATCTAAATCTATTACCATACCAAACATTATTAAAATATTGTTGCATTAGCTTAATACTCCAACAAGTTTTACCATTACCTGTATTAGAAGAATGAATATATAAGTTTTCTCCATTAGCAACAAATTCATTAATATGGTCTTGAATATCTTTTAAAAAGTAAAATGCTTCAACATCTTCTTTTTGAGGTTGTAAAGAAAAAGGTTGTTGTCTAGGTTTTGGGATATTACTTAAATACATAAGATAGTCCATTTCACTATATCTTATACAGCGTTTAGTACATTCTTTTGTATTGTACTTTTCACATATCTTTTTATACCAACATTTATCTTTATCGAAATTAAATTCATATGCCATTTTATTATATATCTCACCACCACTATAAATAAAATATTTTATATTTATTATAAAGGATTTATGTTATAAAAATATAAATTAAGTGTAAATGAAATGTTAAATATAGAGAGTTACATTTTTATGTGCAACTCTCTTATAAAACATTTATCTAATCAGTTACCTGTAGAACCGAAACCACCATTTCTAATTCCATCTGCATCATCGTCAAAAGTGACACCATAAAGAATAAATATACCTTGGCAGAACTTATCGCCTTTGTGCAATGTTAAAGGTCTATCCACTGAAAACTTAACCATTATATGTCCTTCGTTATCAGAGTTATAATAATCACTATCTATAATTCCTATTGTATTAGCTAGTCTCATTCCATATTTAAAACCTAAACCAGACTTTGGAACAATAGCTAGAAATGCACCCTGTATAAACTTAGCTCTAATTCCAGTAGGAATTGTGTAATATACATTAGGTTTTAATTCAAGGTCATAAGGCATATGAAAATCATATCCTGCCGACCCTTTAGTAGCCCTAGTAGGAATAATAATATCTGCATAAGTATTCATATTTATTTCGGAATAATTTTCACCTACACAAATCTTAGCACAATCATTATCAAACTGTTCTTTTGACACTTTTGAAAATGATGAATCCTGTCCAACAATAAATTTAATATTATTATAGTTAGTTGTATTTATACTATTCATATATTAGCCTCCATATTAAATTATTATCTTTTATCTACAAGTTCTTCTGCAATGCCTAAACATTCTGCAACTGTAAATCCTATTGCAATAGGTAGTACATTGGTTGTACAAATTGTTACAATACCACTTATAATTCTTATAACTGATTTACCTAAAGAAATGAATAAATGTCCTTTACTATTCATATTAAAATTCCTCCGTTTTTAAATATAAAGCTATTTCGTTCACAAGTTTATTATATTCGTCCAAATTAGAATCTCTAACCACATAATGTATATCATACTTTTTAAGTATATTTACAAGATTAGTTCTTAGGTCAATAGATTGTTTCTCATTTTGAAATCTTCCGTCTTTTACATATTCATGATGTCTGGTGAGCAATATGTTATAATTATCAAAGCTATTAAACTTTCTAACTACAACTTTATTAAAATCTTCTCCTAAAACTTCATCTGTATTATATAATACAGATAGAATTAAAGGACTATCTGTTATTATAACATCTACTTTATCTTTTACTCTGTCCAACTTAAAAGACTGTTTTCCAAAAACATATTCTTGATATTTAGGAACAACATTGTTTTCTTCATAAACTTTATCTTTCATAAATTCAGATACATATTCACAATTAATGCCTAACATTTTAAGCATTGAAAATACATATGTGGATGCTGTAGATTTACCACAACCGGGTTCACCTAAAAAATTTATAACAACAGGTTTACTTCTTGACATAATATGTGCCTCCCAACAAAATTATTTAAAACAAATATTCTTATCTTGCCATAAGATAATTTCATTATTATTTTTAATAGTAGCTTGTACATCTATTAATCTTTGATTACTTGACCCTTTAAATAATAATGTAATATCCTTTAAATCTATTTTAAATTCACCGTCAACTAAAACATCTAGGTTGTTTATAATAGGCAAATTATAAATATCTTCCCAACTGTACCCTGTATAAAGCCATTGTGTTTTACTAGGTAAATCTTTTTTAAGTTGAGTAGATATATTGTATACAGTTTTCCTATTATTAGGGTGTAATGGGTCTCCGCCACTAAATGTAATACCATCTATATAAGGCTTATCTAAAGCCTTATATAGAATAGTATAATCATTTTCAGTGAATGGAATACCACTATTAATATCCCAGGTTTGAGGATTGTGACATTCTTTGCATTTGTGATTACAACCACTTACCCAAAGTACAACTCTTACTCCTCTACCATTGGCAATATCATTAGTTGTTATTTTATGAAAATTCATTATTCATTATCACCTAGATGCACATAACGTTCTTTAATCTCTTGTGTTCTTCCTTGATTCCAAAAATTACTTCCGATGTATCCACAAGTCCGTCGAGCCACGTTAAGTTTATTTTCATCTCTATTTCCACAATTAGGACATTCCCAAACTAACTTACCTGTTTCTTCGTCTTCAATAATTTTAATCTCTCCATCAAAACCACAAACTTGACAATAGTCAGATTTAGTATTAAGCTCTGCATACATTATATGTTCATAAATATATTTAATTAACTGTAATACTACTTCAAGATTATGTTGAAGATTTGGAACTTCTACATAACTAATAGCACCGCCTGTAGATAAAGATTGAAATTCACTTTCAAAAGCTAATTTGTCAAAAGCTCCTATCTTTTCTGTAACATGAACATGATAACTATTTGTTATATAATTCTTATCTGTAACACCTTCTATAACACCAAAACGTTTTTGCAAACATTTAGCAAACTTATATGTAGTAGATTCAAGAGGTGTTCCATATATACTAAAACCTAAATTAAGGTCTTTATTCCATATATTACATTTATCATTCATATACTTCATTATTTTAAGACCTAAAGCTTTACCTGTTTCCATTGTAAGCTTTTCTCCTGTTAGATAGTATACACATTCCCATAAACCGGCATATCCAAGTGATATAGTAGAATATCCGCCTACAAGTAATTTATCAATAGTTTCATCTTTGTTTAATCTAGCTACTGCTCCATACTGCCAAAGTATAGGAGCTACATCTGATTTAGTTCCCTTTAATCTTTCATATCTACATAATAAAGCTCTATGACATAATTCAAGTCTTTCATCAAATATCTTCCAGAACTTATCCATATCCTTATATGACGAGCAGGCAACATCAACAAGGTTTATTGTAACAACGCCCTTATTAAAGCGTCCATAGAATTTATAATTACCATTTTCATCTTTCCAAGGGGAAAGAAAGCTTCTACATCCCATACAAGGATAACATTGATTTTCCTTTAATTCCTTCATCACCTTTTCAGATATATAATCAGGAACTAAACGTTTAGCTGTACATTTAGCAGCTAACTCTGTAAGATAATAATAAGGTGTACCTTCTTTTATGTTATCTTCTTCTAATACATAAATAAGTTTTGGAAATGCAGGTGTTATATAAACACCTTTTTCATTCTTAACACCTTTATATCTTTGTTTAATTACTTCTTCTATAATTAAAGCTAAATCTTGTTTTGTTTGTTTATCTTTTACCTCGTTAAGATACATAAAAAGTGTAACAAAAGGCGACTGACCATTGGTTGTAAGTAATGTAACTATTTGATATTGTATAGTTTGAACTCCTCTACTTACTTCTTCTTTAACACGTTCTTCTACTATATTACTTATTACTGTATCTTTATCTTCTATATTAATATTAGAAAATTCTTTTTCTACTTGCTTACGAATTTTCTGTCTTGAAACATCTACAAATGGTGCTAAATGAGCTAAGGTAACACTTTGTCCACCATATTGATTACTCGCTACCTGAGCAATTATTTGTGTTGTGATTGTACAAGCTGTTGCAAAACTGTGTGGCTTTTCTATCATTGTACCACTAATAACTGTTCCGTTTTGTAGCATATCTTCAAGATTAATTAAATCACAATTAAAAGCTTGCTGAATATTATAATCCTCATCGTGATAGTGTATAATGCCTTCATTATGAGCATCTACTATTTCTTGTGGAAGTAATATTCTATTTGTAATATCCTTTGAAACAATACCTGCTATATAATCACGCTGAGTAGGTATTAATGTAGGGTTTTTATTACTATTCTCTTGTTTAGCTTCTTCATTATTACAACTAATTAAAGTCATTACTTGGTCATCAGTTGTATTCATTTTTCTTGCTAATTCACGTTTATGCCTGTATCTAATATATTGTTTTGCTACATCATAGCATTTTTCTTTCATTAATTCAGTTTCAATCATATCTTGAATTTCTTCAACTTCAACTGCTCGTTTTCGTGCAAAACATCTATTATATAATCTAGTAGCTATTGTATGTATACATTCTTCTGACATTCCTTCTTGTCCATTAGAAAGAACATCATTATTTGCTCTTTGCATACATAAAATTATATTAGATTTATTAAAATTTGTTTCAGTTCCGTCTCTTTTAATTACTCTGACCATAATTCATAAAAATCCTCGATTTCTTAATTATTTACAACCATATAAATAACAATATATAGTGCATACTATAAGTAGTTTTTAGTGTATATAGTGTTCAAGAGTTATTTAAGTGTTTATATATTGTATTATGATTTTTATAATTTAATTATAACAAAAAATTAATAATTAAGTATATACTTATATATACTTAACCAAGCTTACGAAATAGTCTATAAACTTATAGATACTATCCCAAGAACTGGTAGTAATTATAGGACTTACAGAATATTTCATATTTATATCATCTTTAGTAATATTCATTATAGATACCTGATAACATGGTAAATATTCTTTAAAGTGTATTATAGCTTTAAATATATTTTCCTTATTATTTTTTATATCTAATAAAATTTCAAAACTATCATTAGCACAATCTACAACTGTAACATTTTTATTTAAAGTTAAATATAAGCTCTGTAATTCCTTTTTATGTTTAGTAATATAGTAGTCTATTACTTGAACACATAAATTGTTTAAACTAACGTTATTTATTTTACAGTTGTATTGAGCTAAATTGTTTTCTAACGCCAATGGTTTATCACTCCCTTCGTTACTATGAATTAAAGTTATTTAGAATAGCAATGGATTACCTTCATCATCTGTGGCTAACTTATTCTGAATATAATCTTCCTTTTCAGCTTTACTTAATTCATTAATACCCTTATCCATCTTATTATTTCTAGCTGTATCAAAATGATTGGTGGGCTTACTATATCTATTAAAATTATTATTGTTATTTGTTGATTTTTTCTGATTAGGAAAACATAAAGACCTATATCCACCATTAGTAGATTGACATACTATTTCATAAGCATATTCGTAATCATTTTCACACACATCTAACAAAAGTTTAAGCTGATTCTGCCACATACCTAAAGTTAAAGCATTTGCGTTTTCCATTCCTATTCTTACTTTTAAATAGTCTTTAAGTTTATTTGCTAACTTAGGTTCTTTTACAGCATTATTGTTAAATAAATCATCTACACACTTATATATAGAAGCTATTTCCTTTTGTCTTTTGGTAGGACTTTTATTAGTATTCTTCTTAGGTTTTGCTGATGTACTTTTCAATACAAAAGTAGATTTATTACTTTCAGAAGTATTAGTAGTTTCTTTAGTGGTATTATTACTAACAAAGTCTACATTATCAATTATAGTATAATCATTATCGGTTACTGCAAAATCGTTAAATAATACGTTAGTATTATTTACATTTATATTTTTATCTTTATTATTATCTATATTATTAGGTACACATTCTGTACTAGGGCATACATTATCTGTATGGGTAGGTACAATTTTTGTACTAGTACACTTTTTGCTTTCTATTTCAGTAGTTCCCCTTAATACAGATACTATATAAGGCATATTTACTGTATAATGCTTTGTTTCACCTTGTTCTTCTTTAGTTATGAGTAATAACTTATTATTAACTAGGTTTTTTAAACAATTTATAGTAGATGTTCTACTTATATTTAAAAAATCTGAGATGTAAGATAAACTTCCATAAAATTCACCTTGTCCCTCTTGACTAAATCCATAAATTAATCCAAATACAAGTAGATTATTATTGTTTAGTTTTAGCTTACTTATCATCCATTGCTGAATAACAAGAAACTTACTTTCTTTTATATTTAATTGCACATTATCAAAATTAGTTGTTTGTAACACTCAACGTTGCCTCCAATTATAATAAGATTTTAAAAGGTGTACTATTAGTAATTATCTAAAATATTATAATTGTTTAGAACTTTTTGGAATATAAATAGTAGTTTTATATTTAAAAAATTAATTAATAAGTTAAATTAAAAACAAATAGTACCTTTCAAAAATAAAACCAATATAATAATAAACAAGGTTATGATTATATTGGTTGAGTTGTTAGAGGTTTTAAAGTTATTTAGTTTGTATAAGTTGAGTTTTTATAGTTTATAAGATTATCTAGTTTTGTGAGTTTTTAAGGAATTCCTGTATTTCTATTATTTGATTATCTACTTCATTATTAGCTTCCTGCCATAGCAGTTGACGTTCTTTATCAATATCTACATCTTCTATATTTTCAACAGGAAAATATTTAGTTTCACTATATTCAAAAGTATAATAGTTATTACCTAACTTAGCAGAAGCTCTACTTGTTACGGAAATCTCTTTAGTAATACCTTTACTATAATAAGGCTGTAAAGTACATTGTTTATTGTCTTTTACTTCATTTTTCATAATATCACTTCTTAGCTTTCTTTAGTGCTTTAACATTAAGTCTATATGTAGTAGTATTAACAATATAAGGCTTAATTTCTTCTGGCTTAATCTGATTATGATATACAGCATCTTCAAGAGCTTTCATATCAATAACTTCCTTAGTAACAATAACACCAGGGATATTAAGTGTCTTTAGATAGTCAATAAGTTCTTCTTCCTTATAAGTAGACTTAACTACACTAGATACATCAGCAGTATACTGTTCCGTGTCTACTGCTTTATTATCGTGGTTAAGAATATAAGACTTAATAGTATCACTATCCTTCTTAACTACACTTTCCAAAACCTTTTTATTCTTATTATTTTCTGCATATCTATCAATAACTTCTTCAATATTGATAGTATCTTCATTGGTTGTTGTAGTTACTTCTACTTTTTCATTTGTTTCTTTGCTTGACATAGTATTTACTACCTCCATTAAAATATTTTTATACATAAAACTTTACAGCTTTATATAAAATAATTGTACATTATAAATATTAAATTTTATAATGTACAATTATTAATAAACTTTAAATTTAGCTTTAATAAAATATTTTATAATTTATATATTGCTATGTTCAACAAAATATAATTAAGACAATAGGAACTGTACCATTTTCTCATTAGTTACAGCATCTACTTCCTTATCTACTATAATATCTGACATTTTACCTTTCTTATAAACTAATTCATGTAACTTTTCATCAATAGTATCTTTAGCTATAATAGTAATTATAGTAACAGTAGATGTCGTACCTATACGATAAGCTCTATCTTCTGCCTGTTCCTTAATACCTCTATTCCAAGGTTCATCAAGGAATATAACAGTAGTAGCTTCTGTAAGTGTAACACCTGTACCCATAGCACCAATAGTACCACAAATACATCTGCACTTATCATCTTTTCTAAAACGTTCCTTTTCTTGTTCTCTTATATCTGTATTTTCACCTGTATACAGTGCAGGATTTAAGCTCATACTTTGAAGAAATTCATAAGCTCCATTGAGAACAGAAGTCCAGTTACTAAAAACAATAAACTTTTCATTGTTAGAATTTAATTCCATAACTATATCCTTTAACATATCAAACTTTGCATTAGATATTTCTTTAGATGTAAGAATATTAGGATTTCCTGTACATTGTCTCATTCTAGTAAACATTGTAAGGGGTGTCATGTTAATCTTAACCTTATCTATGTTACGTTCAATGTTAGCTTGTGTTTCTTCTTTTATTTCATCATAAATTGCTTGCTGGTCTTTTGCAAGTTCTACATATTTAATTACTTCAATCTTAGGCGGAAGATTAAGCTTATCCTTCTTTAATCTTCTTAACATAACACTATCGAGAAGTGTTTGTAGTTCACCTAGATTTCTATAATTAACAATTTGGTGTCCACCAAAACCGCCAAATACACAGTAGTGTTGCTTAAATGCTGTAAGACTATGATTTTCTGCATTAACAAATTTAAGAGGTGTATAAAGGTCAACAGGTGTGTTAAGAAGCAGTGTACCACTCATACCCACATTACCAAAAACACCATCGTCTTTTTTGCCTATGCTCAACAAAGCCTTGCCCTGCTGTGAAGTGGAATCTTTGCAATTATGAACCACTACATTATTTGCTACATAATTATGAATATTTGGTATTTCTATATCATATACATAATCACTATACTGTATTGTGTTTTTGGAAACAAGTTTAACTATAATACCGTTGCCCTTTACATTATCTGTTTCTGTAATGTCCTCAGCACATACAAATCCTCTGTTTAGTGTAAATAGTTTATGTGTAGGAGTACACTTTATTTTTGTTGTTACAGCTCCATCTTTAAATGTTAGTTCTACAAGTTCCTTTGTGATAGGGTTTTTAAACCAATTAATAGGCTTTATGTATTCAAATGTATTGTTACTTGTATTATAAGACAAAACCTTAATAGTATGATTAATTTCATTGTTTACAAGCTCCGATATAGGAATATAGCCTGCTTCTGTACTTATCAAAGTATCTGCTGAAAGGCACTTATGAATTTCATCTACAATTACATATCCTATATCACCTATATCTATAAGATATTTAATCTGTTCTGCAATAGGATAAGTTGTTTCCTTTTTAACTCTTCCTGTTTTTAGTGTCTTTTCTACTTGCTTACTATATCTAAGAGCTTCTATGTTAATAATCTGAAAGAAACTATCATTCATATTACAAAGGTCATCTAATTTATCTTGTCCACTACCTATATATCTTTTGCCAGTGGTTTTTCTATATCTAGTTCCTAAAATATAGCCTTTTTCAAATGAATGTGTAACTACTTCTTCTTCCCAGTTATATTTATTTGGATTTACACAACATATGATAAGACAATGTTTAAATCCAAATAGCTGTTTACGAATACAAGCTATATTAATTGCCTGCCATGTTTTACCTAAACCTTGTTCATCGCCTAACAAGAACTTTGCATTATTAATTCCATAAAGAACGCCATCTCTTTGATAGTCTGCAATAGGTGGAGTTTTAAATACATAATCACTAGGAATATCTATTTTTGCATTATATTGTTGTGTAGTTGTCTGAGTGCAATTATTAGTTACTTCTACATCATACCCTATTTGCTTTATCTTATCTATAATATTATTAAGGTAAGTATCAGCTACTTCCCATTGCTTAATATCATTATGCCAATAACGTTCAGGAGAACTTTTAATAATCTCTATAAGTCTAGGGTCATATTGAGATTTAATAAACCCAGAAATACCTGAATAAGTCTTATTTGAGTTTTTAATTTCTACAAATACAGGTTCTTTTTCTTTAACTCTACCATAATAATTAGTATTGCTATATAGATTATTTCCATATTTACTTTTACTTGTATTATCTGTACAATCGGAAAAAGACATTTGACCTTGCATCTGATTAATACTTAGTCTGCTCAATTTTTATCATTCCTTTATTTTTATGTTATTAAGCTTAGTAGAAATTCTAATAACTAAATTTCTACTAAGCTTATATAGTTATTTATTACTGTGCATAATTAAGAACAAAGTTCATATATTCTTTGATAAGTCTAGGGTCAAAGGTTACAGATACAAACTTATTCTCTTCCGAAGTGTTTGTGTTACGCATTGGAAGTGAATGTGTAAGAAAATCTGTATATGCATTAAGCATACCCCAAGCAGTTCCCTTGAAATTCTGATTATCATCCGTGTTATTATAAATAGAAGTAAGGGAATCAATCTTAGTCTGAATATTATTAAGCTGTCTATCAGATGTTTCGCCAATTTTAATTGACTTTTTAAAGAACTTATCAATAATATCATTAGGATTCATAATCTTAACCTTCGCAAGTTGTTCAGCATTAAGTTTAAATGTCTGCATATAATTTGTAACGTTATGCATAAGGTATGAAGCTTCTTTCATTCTTCCTTCCATACTGTTACAATGCTGAATAGTAATAGTATTAGGAGATTCCTTAAATGCCATAGAAAACTGATTCTGACATACAATTCTAAGAGGGCAAATAGTTGTTCGCAAAGAAAAGTTACCATTATGACCATTCTGAAAAATGATATAAGGTGTTACAGTATCACCGAGTACATTTACATCATCTACTCTAGCAATGACATAAACCATACCAGAAGCAGTCTGACCTGCCTTTACAAATGTAACCTTATCATTAATGTTATTAACAAAGTTAAAAGCATCTTTATTCTGACAAATCCTGTAGTTCTTGCCTACAATACCAAGAATATCTCCTGTCTTAGTATTTACGTTAGCGTACTTATCTTCAATAACAGTTCCATCTGCGAGGAAGATTTTCTGTCTTTCTACAATATAGTCAAGGTTAGCAGTTTCAAGTACATCATCAATCGTTGTACACATATCAACATTAGTACCAATATTTGTCCAAGTAGTTGTTCTTTCCATCATAAGTTATTCCTCCAAAGTTTGTAAGTTTTTAAGTGGTTTAGTGTTTTTTCTTTAATATTATTATACTATATAATCTATTATAATTAAAGTATTTTATCTTATATTTTTGTAAATTAATTATTAATTTAAGTTCTTTTTTATATCCAATGTACTTTAATTCCTTAATTATAATATATCATATAATTATGTATATTTGATTGTACACAAGTAAATAAATTATTAAAAACAGAAAGACCCTAAACATTACATCTAGGGTCTACAATTAATTATATATTAAGTAGTGCATTAGTTGCAGAACAATATCTCACATTTTCAGTAATTGAGCTATTATTCCCATTGCCTACGCAATGTATCATAATTCATACTTTGCTTTATCTCTAATGTACAATCATCATAAACTGATTGTAACTCTTTATATAATTCCTTATACTGCTCTGGGCTTGCCTTTTTTGTGGATTGATAATACTCTAGTGATGCTTCATCATGTTGTCCTATATGTGAGTACATACTTATATAACCATATTTTGCAGGTAGATTTATGAAAAATGCTACACATTCATCTTCTTTTGTATATGGATTTTTAGACATTCTAAAAACAACTTGCACAATCGGTTTAGAATTAGTTTCACTTTCTCTAATTATAAGTTTCATAAATTATTTACCTCTTCTATAAGTTTAAATTTTCATTATTACTAATATAAGTAGTATTGTAACAACAGTAAGTGTAGTTTTTTTTTATTATTAAATTTTCTTAACTAGAACTCTATAGCGAAAACATCATATGCATATTGTGTATCTTCTTCTGATACAATATCAACATCATTTCTGTTAAAAATTTTCTAATAAAATTAATCTCAGTTTGATTAAGATTATCTGTTACATTATTTGTATTTTCTGTAATTAATAATTTTTTATAATTTATTGCTATCACTTAACTTATATTAATTAAAGTATGTCCAAATTAAGTTTCTTAAAATTGAATTTCTTAATAGCATCATCAAAACTAGCATACTCGTTTAAAATGTAATCTACTATTTCTTGTGCTACATTTTCAGCTTCTTCTTGACTTTCAGTACAATAAAAAGCTACACGACTATTAGCATCATCAAAAATATTCACACAAGCACAATTATCCTCAGAAGAATAGCCACACACAACAGCTAATTTATCTTTATAATTAGCAATATTAGGTACATAGGCAATAGAAGCCTTATCGTCTTCAAAATCTACTAAACCGTCATATTCAAAATAATCATTTCCGTTAAAAGTTCTCATTTTTCTATTATAATTGGATTCTTTTATAATAGATTTTGAACTTTTAGGATTTTTACTATTAGATAAATAACTAACCATATAATATAAACCTCTTTCGTAAAATTATTAAATGTTAAATTTCAATACCAGACTTGTAATTATTACATATATAAGTAGTATATTAAAAAGAATATATAGTTGTTTTTTTTTGTACTTATAAATTAAATTTTCTTAACTAAAACCCTATAATGAAAACATTGTATATTATATCCACCTGCACCAATAGTAGTTACTTTACAATTACCTTTTTCTCCATAAATAATTCCGTCAATATCGCCCTTAGCATTAATTTTAAGATTAGTAGTATCTGTAATTATGCCTGTAATAGCTGTAACTCTATTCATAAGGTCAAGAAGCTTGTTGTTCTTTTCCTTTTCAAGTTCCTTATCAAGAGCATTAATATCTTGTCTATGTGAAATATAAAACTGTACAAAGTAGTTATTGTATTTGTTTTCAAGACTCTTATTAAGTTCTTTTACATTATAAATACTTTCAAACTCTTTGAAATCTCTATAACTATTTATATATTGTGCATAGTTAATACCATTATTAAAAGTTGCAAAATTATCTGGATAATTATTAAATAAGTAATCAAACTTATCTTTATTATCAACAATATACTCCCAACAATAAGTATTTATAGTATCTCTAAGTTCCTGCTTTTCTTCAAAATACTTATCTGCCATAGTAAGAACATACTCCCTACAATGTTCTTTCCAATCATTGAGAAAATCAATGAGTATCTGAGGGATTTCATTGTTTATATATTGCAAGTTAGCTTCTTCTTTGTTTAGTTTTTCCTGCCAATTTTTAAGAACTTTTTCAGCTTCTACAACCTTATTTTCTGCGGTCTTGATATCTTCTTCTTTGTTCTCTACCTCAGTATAAGCCCAAACAAGGTCATCTCTTATAGAAGTATCTGTTATAGCATTATTAAGTTCATAAAAAGAATTATAAAAGTCATAATGTTCATAACCAAGTTTATCAGCTAACTTATTGAACTTATCTATCTTTTTCTGAAGCTGAACCTTATGCTTTTCAACAGTAGCTTCACATTTCGCTACTTTCTGTTCTGCATTAGTTACCTTATCTTTCAATGTATTAATATCCATACATAACTCCTTTAATTAAGTAAATATTTATCTTTTATATTATATAGTATACACTAAATATATTATTGTTTATTTATATAACTGTAAAATAAATATTAACTTTACTTAGCATTTATATTGTGTTGCCCATCATGAACATAATTAGAACAGTCAGAATTAGTACAAATACCAAGAGTATCTAAATAGCTACCACATAAATCACAATAAGTATTATTATCAGTAAATTCTGTGGGCTCAATTGAACGATATAAAGTTATAAGTTCTCTGTTAAGAGCTGAAAATAACTTACTTACATCATTATAGGTGGATACTTTAACTATGGAATTAAAATGACTAGATAGGATGTCATAAACTCCCGAACCTCTGTCAAATAATTTTAATTTATTTATATCTGTATTTTTCTTAGTTGTTATGCCATTATATTGCTGATTTATATAATTACTTAGTTGCTTATAATCATCTAACACAGTATTAGCTACATATTGGTTTTTAAAAGTTATTTTATGTTTACCTGCATGACTGTTTAAAACATAATCATTCTTTAAGTAAATAATATTATTATATGTATAATCTTCAGTAATTTGTATTATCAAAATATTTAACTTCCTTTGCTTAAAAATTTATTTAATGTTATTTGCGAAATAGTATATAATAGATTATTTCTACATTTTATTAAATTCATGTAATTTAAAATATTTTCTATTAGTCTTAAATATATTTGTAAATAATCATTATTATAAGTTTAATCCTTTCTAACTAATAGTACATATCTATAATATGCTCATTGTAATCTTTGAACAACATCTCATCAAAAGTATAATACAGATAATGATAATCTAAATCCGAAGAATCTTCAAATACTAAATCTACATTACTATATACTTCATCAGTATATTTAAAAACAATATAAGCTATTTCATTCTCTCTAATATAGTTAATTCGACTTTCTTTTGTATCCGATATATCAGTATAGCATATGCTTACGCACATTCCATTTTTAAGTGTTACAAAAATAAAGCAATCACACTTTTCTAAGTCAAAATCTCGTTTAACATTCTTTGGTATGTGAGTAAATTTATATTTTGCTAAGTTCAGAATTTTATCCTTAGTTATGATTTTAAAAGTTTTCATTATTTCTTTATATCGTCATCATCTTTATATTTCTCATAATCTAAATAATCAGTGAGTTTTAGCTGAGTAGGTTGCATTTTGTTTTTGGCAAATAATTCAAGCAATTTAGTAAACTGCCCATCAGTTTCTTTATCCACATTTTCTTCTGTTATAAAAGTCAAATCACTGCCATATTTGTTAGCTAAATATTCTAAAATATCTAGAACTTTTAGTCTGTATTCAAATATAGTGTTTAAGGATTCGGTGACATTTTTAAATGCTAGGGCATTATTAGAATTATCTAAAATCATTATATTGCCTAAACGTAAGTCTCTTTTATTAAGTAAATACTTCTTCCCTTGAAATTTTATAGTAACATGGTCTGCAAAACGAACATTAAATTTAGTAAGATACTGCTCAAAGTCAGAATTTAATCTGTACTTGTTCTTATCATATTTAATTTTTAAGAATATATAAAATGCAAAATTGAATGTATTATCATATAAGTCGTTACTTTTACTCTTTTTAATAAATGATTTATATTGTGACTTATTCTTAGATTCCATATTTATTTATGTATATTGTTCAATTTCATCATCTTTATAATATTCTAATTCTTTATTATTTGATTTTTTATAAGCGTTTTCTAATCCTCGCACAATAATATATTCCAAATTATGTATAAAAGACTTCTCATCTTCGCAATTAAATCCATTTTCATTCCTTTTATTATAATTTGTTTGGTCTCTTGTAATAATAGGATTGTTTTTAGATTTAACTGTTTCAACCAATGATGTATCAACAATGGTGTATACTAAATTTTGAGTAGGTAAATCTATTTGTTGTACATTTGTATCTTCATAATCTTCTAAAAATAATATCATAAATAAATCCCTTTCTAACGATATTTGTTTGTATAGTGTTTATTATAAACTTCATAGTGCATCTTATCTAATGTTTCTTCTAAGCTATCATAATCTATCCCTTTATTTATGTCGAAATTTACATTGCTATAAACTTCATTATCATAAACAAAAACAACATATTCTATATCATTTTCTAAAATATATTTCTTACGTCTATCTTTAGTATTATCCCAATCCACATAGCAGATAGTTGTATACATTCCGTTTTTAAATGTTACAAATATAGAACAATCTTTTTTTTCAAAGTCAAAATCACATTCAAACTTTTCTGGTATATGAGTAAATTTGTATTCTGCAAGTTTAAGAATATCTTCTACTGGCATAATTTTAAGAGTTTTCATAGTTTTTCTCCTTTTAAAATTTTTAAGTTTTATGATTATGTGTGCATTTCTTTTCCTACTTTTAGTATATGGTATATTTATTATATTTAAGTTACAAAAATATAAACAAATAATTAATCTTACATTTGCTATTACTTAATTATCCTTATTTATAAATTTATATGTAAATAATTTTATTTATAATTTTAAGAAGTTCTTGTATTGTCAGCACAATTAATTTATACTAACTTAATATTCTTTCTTCTATCCTACAAATGTGTAAAATGGGTTTGTTGCGTTTTTATTTTTAATGTGCATTTTTCTAAGTTTTTTCTCAAATAAAGTCATATCTGGAAGATTATGAACATTATATTTAATATAAACATTACTATAAAACACATTATTCATATTAAAAACTATATACTCTATTTTATTATTATTTAAGTATTTTAATCTTTTATTCTTTACATCTTCAAATATAGCTACTCCTATGTAAGTAGTTGTGTTATTAGTAAATGTAGCAAGTACACAAGATGTTGTCAACTCCTTGTAACTGTAATTATCTTTATTACAATAAGTATCTGCAAAATAATTGTTTATCATATTAAGAAGTTCTTCCGTGGGTAATACTGTTAATCTATACATATTTATCCTCCTTATATTAGTAGTTATATTTAGTAATATTTTGTAGTTATTTGTTGTTAATTTCTAAATTATGGTTTTACTGTTGGATGTTGAGCGATAAAGTCTTCAATAAAGTTCTCATCATAAATATCATCTTTATTCCCAAGGACAAGCTTTTGGAAATTTACTTTATACTATTTCTGTTTCTGTACTTGCTTTTTGTATCACTCTTTTATAGAAATCGTTAAAATACTCATTATACTTATTATACAATGATTTACTTTCAGAAACAATATCATAAATAATATTAGAAGAATCCCTTATAGTATTTAGCCAACTAGATATTGTTTTATAAGTTTGATATTCACATTTTAGCATATGCATTAAACATCTTGTTATTTGACTTTTAAGTTCTCTTTCTTCCCTCTTAGCCATTTCCATTAAATATTCTGCAAGATATTCAGGTTCTATAATTTCTAATTTATTTCTTATTCGTTTAGACTGTTCTATTAGGTAACTATGTTCATCTTTTATAATCATAATATCATTCTCCTTTACACACTATTTTCCTATTATTAAGTATATACTATAAATGTTATAAAAATATGTACATTAAGTAAAATTATTATTAATTATATAAATATAAAAAAAGAACTTATGTTATATTGTTAAACATAGCATAAGCTCTTAAATAGGCTCTATTTTTAATTAATTAAAACTCATCATTGTCTAGTTTATATTCTTCATAGCCATTCCAAACTATTTCAGAATCTTGCATATCAGTATTATAATCTGTGCCATCAAATAATTCAAGCCACTCAACACGCTGAACATAACAGTCATCAATATTCTGTACTTCGTTATGTTCAATATAATCTTTTGCATAAGCTATGGCTTTGTTTTCAGCATCTTCATCGTCATCATTGTAAAATTCATCCATGAAGTCATTATCTATGTATACTTCATACACAACAGAAATATTATCACCCTGAACAGCTTTATCTATATATTCAATAGTCCGTTTGCCCTTTTCAGTAGAATCATCTATATACATATCAGCAAAATCATTATCTTCTATAGACATTATTTGTCCATCATAAGTGGAGTGACTATAACCACCGCCATATACAAAAGTGATATCATTATTATCATCTACAAAACCATCAATTATCTCATCTATACCTGACATAAAAACTGAACTCTTTATATCAAAATCAGAAGAGGTTAGATAATTATAAATAATTGAATCATTGTGATAACTATATACATCTATCAAATCAGTAAGTTTAACATCATTTGCTGTAACCCAATCATAATCTTTTGCACAGTTTTTAAAAATTGCATTTTTAATTCTTTTAAGAGCATCTGGCTTTATAGCTTTTTCAAAAAAATAGTCTGTAATAATAGTATTTTCTATATCAATATTCAATTTATTAGCTATACAATTTACATCACTAATATCACCTGTATTATAATAATAACTTTCTGCACTAAGAGTACCAACTTTAAATTTAAAGTCACCAGTTAAAATAAGTTCAGTTGAAGAAACACTTTCAACTTTTATATTCTTACCACTAACATAACTAATATCTTCTGCATGAATTGTATATCCAGCACCTGGACCTTCTAAAAATAATTTCATTTTTAATACCTCTTTCTTATAATGTAAAAAGTATATAACTATATTAAAATTACATATAAATATGTGAAATTTAATACACTATAACTTTTTATTTGTTAATTTTATACATAAACTTAAATTATTATTTTGAATAATTAACATAAGTTTATTCTAACTGGGTTCATTACAAGCCCTATATCTGCTGGTATTTCTACATTGCAGAATACATTTTTAATTATTTGATAAGCAGCGTTTACATCTGCATTTATATATTTGCCTGTATTTGTCTTAAATAAGCCACGACTTATTCTTCTTTCTTTATTATAGTTACTTTCAATAGGCTTTTCATTATCTAAAAATGATGTGCCACTTGTATAGGGTTCTTCTACAATATGTAACTTTATATTATTTTCTCTACATTTATAGTCTAGCATATCTATAAATCTTTTATGCGGAATTTGTACAAAGGTTTGGTTATTAACTTTGCCTAAATTAGAGTTTCTTTTCCAATCTTTATTATGTCCAATAACAATATTATTTATAGAATGTTCTAAACAATAATTAACTACATATCTGCTTGCTTTGTGCATAAAATAATTTATTTTATTGTTTCTTTTATTAGTTATTGAATATAATTTATGAGAATATAAAACTTTAGAATTTTCCGATTTATCTAGTTTAGACTTCTCTTTAACTACCAATTTATTATAATATTTATTTACTGATTTTAGACCCTTACCATTTATAATAATTGCAGGACAGCCCACATTATTAACTATAGTTACAAAGTTATCTATTCCTAAATCAATACCTAAATAATTATTTTTATCCGTAGTGGTTAAAGGTTGAACATCTATGGTATAGACAAGTTCAATTACTATATTATCATTCTCAGGCTTTATTCTTACTTGCTGAAAACTTTTATAAGGCTTATTTATAAAATTAGGCTTTATAGTAAGTCCATTCATTGTTTTAGGGAAATGAATTAAGTTATCAGATTTAAGTTTAGCTTGATTAGTAGTTAATGCAAAAGTGCATAGTCCATCTTTCTTTTTATACTTAGGAATTTTAGGTTTTCCGCAAAAAGCTGTTTTATCTATCTGCCAACGCTTTAAGGCTTTAAAGAATGATTTCCAGTTCTTATCTAAAGTTCTTAAAATCTGTTGAGAGCTATTAGCAAGTCCTAAATTCCAATAATCTGGATAATCTAAATCAAATTTAACTATCTTTTCAACATCTTCATATCTAAGCCATTTTCCATTCTTAGTAAATTCTTGTCTAATGATATAGTTTCCATGATTATATACATTCTTGGCTAAATGACACTTTTCTTTAAGTATTTTATAATATTTATGTTGTCTATCTATAATATGTCTTTCTACTCTAGGCTCTATCATTTATATCACCACCTTTCTATATTAATATAGCATTTATGCTATACAGAGCTAATTACTTTTTAATACTTTGGATTTATTATTAATATTTATTAAGTTCTATTGCATGATTAACTGTATTTACAAAATCAAGTCCTTTTTTAAGTTTCTGATTTACATAAATTTCAGCAACTCCATTTTCTCTTTCAGTCTGTAGCACACCATCCCATATAGTACCTCTAGGTATAATATGTTCAGAATAATTACATTCATAGTATAATTCTTGATTTATAGCACTTGATAATAGATTAATGAACTCAATAGAATTAAAGTCAATATCATTCATAGATAAAACCTTGTGGTCAATAGCTTCCTTTAAACTTTTCACACTTTGAGGTTCATCACGAACACATCGTTTAATAGATGAAACCAAGTCACCTTTATAATTAAAGTACTTAGGAAAATTAGTTTCTATGTAATTGGCTAATTTAGTTATGCCATTGTCTGTTAGACAGTCTATTACTTCTACCAAACCTGGTGTAAAAACTCTAAATTTATCAGCTTTACAAGGAATTTTAATTCCATTTATCTCTCTTGACCAAGAGCCATTAACTTTAACATTTGCTATAATGTTAATGTCTCCTTCTATGCACATACGCAAGCTAGTTAATTTACTAATTTTAATATTATTTAATTTCTGCAATTCTAAATCGGAGATAATGCTAATATTATCATTAACATCTTCCAAATATAGCTTCATAAATAAATTTCCTTTCATATTAAATTTAATTTTATATATTATGTAGTTATTTATTAAACAATTTAGTTAAATTGTTTGTTTTTTTTTGGTAAAAAAATATTTACATTGGAGAAGTTATATGTGTATTTCCCAATGCCTATATATATCGTTATTAGGTTTATATATTTAATGATTACTCCAAACTATTTCCGAATTACGAATGTCAATATTATAATCAGTTCCATTATATGTTTCAATATACTCAGTACGTTTAACTTCACATTTACCAACATAACTATGACACATTTTACATTGTTCAATGAAGTCTTTTACATATTTTATAGCTTCCTCTTTATTGGTAAAAGTATCTTCATAATCTCCATCTATTACTGTTTCATAAACAATAGATGTAATTGTACCTTGACTAATTTTATCTGAATATTCAAAGTGTTCTGTAACACATATATTCTTTGTATCAAATATGCTTTCCTGTAAAGATGTTAAATAATCATATCCATAATGTTTAGAATTATAATCAAGTAGTCTATTATAATTAAATAAATCTAAATTGTCTTGTTCAGATTGTAAATCTGTTTGCTGTTGCACAATATCCCAAACCTTATGTAATAAGTCAGATAAAGAAGTTATATTTGATATGTCTAATTTATCTTCTAAATCAAAATCCACTATAAATTCATCTATATCTAAATCAGACAGCGATGTTGTATCTTTAACTTTAAAATCTGTATCGTTTAAATAGTCTTCATTATCTTGTACAAGATTAGGGTAAAGAATACTGTTTACATAATTAATACCCCATTGTTTATTTTCTTTACCCCACCTAGTTTCTGCATATTCAGCTATTTCTTCTTGTGTAGGTTGAGATTGCTTAATTACAATAACAGGTAATACAGCATCTTCACCAAAAGCTTCTTTAACTGCTAAAGCTCTATGTCTACCCTCTTGCTGGCTAGCTTTTATGTTTAAATAAGGAATTGGGAACTTATCTCTATTTTTCATTTCATTTGCATATTCATTAACTTTATCAAAGTCAACAGCATTTGTAACAACACTTGTATAATTTGAATGAAATATATCATCAATACAATGTTGTATATATTCATCACCTGTCATATATACAACTTCTGCATCTTCACCTTTTTCAAACTTCATATAATCATGAACAGAAACATCGCCAATCTTTCTATTTCCTATCCAAGTTGAAGCTATTTTATCAGGGTTATTTATGGAATAAAAACAGTTACTCGCATTATATGATTCTAAAATAAGTATCATTACTGCACCTCTTAATTAAATAAATCTTCAAGATTTTTAACAATCTTTTCTTTTATTTGATATTCGTCTTTATAGTCTTCCCAAGTAATATCAGATTCACCTGAAAGAATGAAGTATAATTCATTTGGGTCTAGTTCATATGTATCAGACCAACAAACTATAAATTGTCGTAAAGCTTTATGGTACACTATAAACATATCTTCATTTTCATCATATGTAATATATGTATCATTACCTATATATTTAAAACCTAATACAATAAGTATATCTGTAAATTTATTTATATTATATGTTAAAATACCACCATTAAAATCTTTTGTAAGATATTCTGTTCCTGTATATGTAGATTCATTAATACCGTTATTACTTACTGTCAACATCATAAAACCACTATCTCCTTTCAAAAGGTTTTATAGTATTAGTAGTTTTATTATTTTATCTTTAGTAAAATATATAATAAAAAGATTACCTTAAATAAACTTTCATTGTTAAGTAAGATAATCTTTTTATTTGTATTTTTTTTGAAAAAGCTAAAGCAATTAAGCCTTAGCCTTTTCCTTTGTTGTATCTGCATTTACTTCAACAGCACTTGAAGTAGCAGAAACTGTGAACTTCTTGAACGAAGTTGTCTTGCCATACTTATTCATAATCTCATCATAAAGCTTTGGAGCATTAGCCTTGAACTTCTTAGTATCAATGCTTGTTCTGCTCTGTTCCTTATTTCTGAGAGTGAACATTTCAACAACAACAGTGTCCTTGCCCTGTTCTTCCATTTCAGCTATCATAGCCTGTTTGAGTTCATCAGCCTGTGCATTGAGTTCCTTAATCTGTGCCTGAAGCTTCTCATAATCCTTAACTGCCTTTGTAAGTTCTCTCTTTGTCATAATAAATTACTCCTTTTTATAATTAAAAATTAATATGTTTAAGCTTGTTGTTTTATATGTTACAAATTAGACAACCAATTCCAAGTTACTATCAAAACAAGTACCCAAAAAGAAACTATTTGTTTCTCCTTTATGTGAACCTTCTACCACCACATACTTAATGAGAGTGTATTTACCAAATAGGTCATCTTCTACGATTTTTGTAATTTCGATAATGTTATTGTAGTCGCTGAAAGCTGGGTCATTTATTCTGTATCTTTCTCCAGCCTTAAATGTTCTGTTTGCCATAATAAATTCCTCCTAAAAGTTTTTAATGTACTTAGTTCTTATCTTTACTATACTTATAGTATATACTATTTATATTACAAAGTCTTATTGTTTTTGTAAACAAATTATTAACTTTGCTTTTTAACTTAAAGGAATTATTTTTTAATTCCTTTTGTCTTATCTTGTATATTAGTATATACTATAATAATTAACTTGTCGTTTATAAACTATTACATGATTGTAAAATTAAAAGAAAATAATCAGCAACAACAAGGTTACTGATTATCTAAATCATTTATTTGATTTTAATGGTTTTGGCAATGCTGTAATACCTGCCCAATAACCATTTTCGTATGAAAGTAGATTAAGTGAATGATATCTTTTAAGATTAAGCAAATCATCAGTAGAGAAGTTTAAGTTATCAAGTTCACAATGTAGACTATCATAGTTACTAACATTACTACCTTGCAACAGCATATAGCTACTATTACAAGCTCTTAATTCCTCTCTAAGTTCTGATATCTGATTAAGATAATGGCAGGAAACTATAAGCTTTGCAGTAAATTTAGGCATCTGTGAAAGTTTACTAGATATTAAAGACTGACATCTTTCTACCTGATATAACTCATCTACTAATATATTCACTTTAATATGTTTATCTCTTTCTATATCATTCTTTCTTAACTGTAATGTAAGCCATAGTTTTGAAAACCAATATGTGCAGAAAATATCTTTTTCTTGTGCAGTGGAAAACATACATTCAGGCATACGAATACAAATAAGTTGTGGTTTTTGTATTTCATTATAAAGGTTAAAGTTTTCTTGACAATCTTTTTTAAGCATTAACTCTATATAGGTATTACGCTTTAAAACATTAAGTCTATCTATAATACCCTCTATACAATGATATCTAGTTCCTATAATCTCACCACTTCTTCTATCTACATCATCAAGTTCAATTAAATAGTCAACATATTCAGATAAATTTTCTTTTTGATTTATAGGTATTCTATCTATAAAGTTATGTCTTATTCTATGATTTTGTAATACTTCAAAAACATTCTTAATACTTCCATCATTAATAAATACTATAAGACTAGCAGCTTCTAAGTATCTATCCATTTTAGCTTTAAGTGTTTTATCATCATCGTTTACACTATTTAATAATGTAGACAACTGAATACTTTGCATTTTAGCATTTCTATACTGTATAAATGTGTCTTCGGAATGTTTTATTTCATTATAGCCTAAGCCTTGTAAATTATTAAAATCACTACAATCTACACTTATAACTCTATCACTAAAAGTATTAGATAACTTATCAGAAAATTCACAATTACCACAAAAATCAAATGCTATAACACATTCTCCATTTTGCAAACAGTCATATGTTATATTTTCCATATAAGTTGATTTACCACTTCTATTAGAACCTGTTATACACAATGGAAGATTCCTTAACTCAAAGTCATTACATAAATAGGTAGGTGTATCTGTTCCTCTAAAAGTAGAATTCCCTATACGAATAATACCACTTTGCAATTCTTTAGGTACTTCTGTTTCTAATACATCTATACAAGAAAGATGGTGTTCATCAATAATTTCTTTACCTGGGAGAGATATAAAGTTTTGACATTCCAAGGTACTTGCCTTGAAAGAAGAAACCTTATTGTACTTATATTTTTCATAATCAATACCTCCAATATTTACTCTATAAGACTTAAATTCATTATCACTAGATAATACATCAAAGCTTTGTGTAGCAGATAAAGCATTTTGTATAGCTCTATTATTATCATTACTTTCTGATAGCACAATTATTTGTGTATCTACAATTAAGTTACATTTCTTTTTAATTGTTTCAGGAGCTAATACAACTTCTTCTTTATCTACACTAGGTTTATTTGTTCCTCCAAAAAAGCTTGTTAAAGTTTCAATAAGAAAATCTCCTATACTAGCTATTATTGTTATAGCCCATTTCATTACAAACTGTGAACCAAAATTCTTATCAACAGGCAAGCCTTTTTTAAATTTTTCAATAGCTTCATTATAATGTGCTTTCCATCCAAGTTGTTCAGTAGGCATAAAATTATAAATTATGCCCAATTTATCTTCTTCTTCCATTACACTTAAAGTGTTTGTTAAAGCACCTAATAAAAAGTTATTTCTTTTGTCTGTTGCAATACTAAAAGCATCATCTTTCTTATAATCTAAGAAATACTGTACACAATTATTAGAGAATGTAGGTATTGAAAGTACTTTTTCACAAGTAACACCTTTCCACACCTCTGATATTTTATCTTTAAACAAGGGTTCAAACTGTACAGGAAACATAAAATAGAACTCAACTACATTATTATGCAAGTAAGTAAAATACAACACTTTAGATTTAGCTGTAAAGAATAACTTTTTATTTTCCACAGTTATTCTTTGGCAAAAAGACCTATACATACTTGTAACAGCAGTAGCTATTTTAGTACTATTGTAATTCCTTATGCTTTTATTAGGAATTATTCTATAATAAACATATTGTGGTTTTATAATTTCAAAATACTTAGAAATTGCCACGCTTTTAGTTTTATCTTTACTAAATAATGACATATTGCTCATCTCCTAAATATTTAAAAATGTATAAATCAAAGAATTATGCAAATTATAGCTAAAATAAGATAAATTAAAAAGCACTTGTAAAAACTATAAAAAGCTTTCTTATCTCTTGTAAGTGCAAACTTTTCTGAACAATAAATGCCACTACCTATAGATACCCAATACATAATGCACTGACCTGTCACTACTAATGAAGTAAAAATTGATTTTACAGCGTTTCCTATACTGGTAGTTATATACGAACCTATAGCATCTACTGTAGATTTCCACCATGTAGGGTCTTGTTCAAAAGAGCTAATATAATTACCTACACCTCTATAATCAGGTTTTACTATATCATTAGTTAAAACAGAAATTATATCAAACATAATAAATCTCCTTTTGTTAAATGTGTAAATTAATTAGTGAATATTGAATCAACTAATCTCATAGCTTCAGGCAACATATACAATGCTGAATACATCAAAGCATAAGTAAGAATAGTTTCTATTATCTTCTTTCTATCATGTTCATTTACAGCTCTAAGTATTTGTGTAATGCCTGCTATCAAGATAATCCAAAAACCTGCTTTATATGCAATTTCTAAAAAATTGTTACCTAAAGCATCAATTTTATCAGTCGTAGCTGTAAGCATTATAGGCATTATCATTCCATTACTAAACATTTTTGTATTACTTTGTTCTTCTGCATCTATTATATCAATCATTTCCGTTGTACCTTTTTTATGCTTAGAAAAGAAATCATTCCACGGAATTACAACCTCTTTTGACATAATATCACCTCATAAATATTAATAAAATGTTAATTATTACACTGTAACAAAAATTGTTAAGAAATAAGTTACATTAGTACAAGAAGTACATACATAATTGCCATGTATGATTGCATATTTTGTAGTAACAAAACCCTTTGTTGCGACAAAAGCTTTAGGGTAGCTATGTCTTAAAAATCCATTAGATTTAATGTTGTATTATTAGTAATTGTATCCGCATTTGAACTATTAGAACCATTACTGTTTGATATATTAGTGCTAAAGTGTTCTTTTAAAATATCCTTTATAGTACCAGAAGGGCAAGAAAATGTTCTTAGTTTATCATACAACCATAGCTCACTTTCCCTAAAAGAGATACATATTACATTTCTATTTGATTTTGTGTTGTTCATACAAGTCTACTCCTTCCAATATGTTCTACCAATTATTTCGTATCCAAGTGCATTACTGAACTGTGCATTGTTAATTAACTGACAATGTGAAAATCTTTTCTTAAAAGCATTTATAATTAGTTCACTTCCACCACCACACAGATAAATGTCTGATATATCTGTTGGATAATTAAGAAGTAGTTCATTAAAGATGTCTGAAAAGTGCTCACGCATTGTATTCTGTAAAAATGACAAGTCTTGTGTATGTCCTTTAATAACAAGTCCATTAATTATAATAGATTCTGCATTATTTGATTTAAGAGTAAGACCGAATTTATTATTTACTTCCTTAATAATTCTACTGTACAAGCTATACATACCATCATAGTATGTAGAATACTGTACAATTTTAGGATTATTATGTTCTGTAACTATATAAGCAATATCAACAGTTCTACTTCCTACATCTATAATAATTGTATTTCTGTTAATGTTTACATTCATGGAATACAAAGTAGAAACACATTGAGGAAATACATAAACATCTTCTATACAAGCTGTATATTTAACATTGTTCACAAAGTAAACGTTATTATGTAAAGATTTAATAGCTGTTCTTAGTTCTTCCTTTTTATTCTTAAACTGATTAATAGGCAAGCCTGACACTATTTTTACTTTTTGTGCATTATTTAAGTACAAGCAATTAAGCACACAAAGCTTATTAATAAGTGAATTACACTTATCTAATTCCACATTAATTTCGCCTGTTCCTACCCAATAATTTATATTGTTATAGCTAATTTTGTTGTCTACACTATTAAAAAGTGATTTTTCAGTAAGTCCTTTAGTTATAATAGGTTCTGTTGTTGTATATTTACTAGGGAATATATGTTTTTTACTATCCTTAGTAAAGGAATATCCTATGTCAATGCCTAGTACCATAACTAATGCCTCCCTAAAATATAATAAATTTTGTAATGTATTATAATGTATATGTAAGCATTGCAATAAATATTACTAAAAATAAAAATTTATTAAATTGTGTTAAAATAAGTGTATTACACAAACAGTATATTATTGCAATATAATAAATATTACTAAATTTATTGCATTTATAAAAAAAAATAACGCTACACAAAAAAATACTGTGTAGCGTATAATAGTAGTTGTATTTATTAGTTAAAGTATTTTAGCTACTCTAAACATTGCTTGCTCTGAGGTTTTCATTTCCTTAAAAATATCATAAAGTGCTTCTGCTTCATATAAACAACCATAAAAATTATCTTCAATTTCTTTAATGTACTGATTTATATTTTTAATCATATTATCAATACGCTGAATGTCTCCAATTTGCACATCTTTAGCATTCTCTGTAGTATAATGATTTATAATTTCCTGTTCGTTTGCATTACAGTACTTATTACCGTATCTAGTAATACTACCTTTCATGTCATATTTAACATCATTGTTTGAATTTTCTTTAATAACCATTATAAGTACCTCGTTTCTTTTTAAGTTTATCATTAGTATATACTATTTATATTTATTTTATATGTAAATTACATAAATAATTTGTAAACATTACAAGCTTAAATTATTTGATTTCAAGTTTAATAGCTTATCTTTTAATTTATCTAGCAATCCAAGATTTCTTATTTCTTTAAATACTAAATTACCTTTACTAAACTCACCATTTTGTGCAAGTCCGTTTTTTCTTAACATATATAACTTATTAATAATATCATTAACATCTTCTGCTGTTGCATTATCATCTTCTAATACATTATTTACTATAACCTTATACTGTGTAAGAAGATTATTAAAGTTTGGAATTACAACATCATTAAGTTTTTTAGGGAAAGTAATCCAACAATCTTGTAATACAGAATAAACACCATTAGAAACTGCGGAACTTCTAACATCTTCAACATAGATTTCACAATTAACACCATTAATAGTAATATCATAGTCTTTATTGAAATTTGTCTTTTCAGCATTAAATAATGTTTGCATTAAATCAACATTATTAGATAACTCATCGAAATTAATAATTATATGAATATCTAAATCAGAATATTTGGTGTAGTTATAATTACAATTACTACCCACAAGCTGAATGTCTATTACATTGATAGGAATATCTATAAAATCTTTAAATTCATTAACTATTTTTATTACTTTAGTTTTTACATCTTGTCTAAGTTTATTATTCTCCCATATACTAGGATTTAGTTCATTATGTAATTCTATAGTTGTATTGTTATCATAATTAGTATTTAACATAATATTCTCCTTTATAATTAAAATTTAGAAATAGCCTTATTAATTTCACTTAAAGGTGAAACTGTAAATTCATTATAGAAATTAGTGTTTTTAAATTCATTTATCCAATTTTCATCATTATAAACATAATCAGCACTATCATCTACCATAATTGGATAGTCAGTCTTAGCTTCCAGTATCATAGGTAAATCTTTATATTGTTCTGAAAGTTTATTAGTAATGTAAGGCAATCTAACTGCTGTTGGACTTAAATATTCAGGAATTACACTATCATGATTGTAACAAGAATGTGCTTTATCCGCTATATCTTTTAAAATAGTGTTAAAAGTATTTAAGGCTATGTAAAATGGATAGACAGTAATTAAATCTCCCTTATTGCCTAAAGAACTTATATTAGATATCATATTAGCATAATCAGAGTTATAAACTTGACTAACTATATTAACTAATGCTTTATAGGAAGAAATTAAATCAGAAGCTAACATATAATCATTTACTTTAGGTAATGTAGGCATTAATGCTTTAAATAATGTAACAGTGGTAAATTTATCTTTACATAAGGAAGAATTAGACTTAAACAATATTGTTGCCACTATATAGCTTACAGATTCATCATAATAGTTATTATTAATATCTGAAAATACACAATAACAGCTATCAGAATTTATAGCATTTAAAATTAACTGTTCCGCATTTTCAAAAGTGTGTTCATAAGCCATAGAAAATAGATTACTATTTTCAAAAGCAGAATAAGTATTATCATATAACATTTTATTGGACTTATCAAAAGCAGTGATATTTACGAGTATATCATCAACACTTAATTTTTCTGCCAAACTAGGTAACTTAAATACTATCTTAGGATGGTTAGTGTAGTATGCAAGCTGACCTGTTATTTTATTTGGATAGTATATTTCAGGAGCATTAAACTGTTTAATTACTTTAATATTAAGTGTATCTTCATAATGACTTTGTGTATAACTACTAACTGCTGTTAATATTGTCTTACCTATTTTGTTACCTGTAATAATAAGAGTTTTGTCTTGTGCATTAACACTAACATTATCATTATCAATAGAATAAGTATAGTTATCTGTATTAGGTATAGTTATAACCGAGGCTGTAGCAGATGAACCTTGTAATATTTCTAATTCATTTGGAATAATCTTAATTCCTCTACTATTTACTCCTATGACTGTAGTACCATTTATAGGTTCAAAAGAGCTAGTTTCACTTTTTACTGTAGCTGTTACATAAGCTTCATATGTAGGAACATCATTATTAAGATATGCATAATAAATTTTATGAAAGTCAGAACTACCATTTCTTAACTCACCTAAATTATCGGAAGTAGAATAAGTTAAGTTCCATTCAGAAATTTTATTATACTTATCCGCAACAGTTGTAAAAGGTGAATCAGTTTGAGGTAGAACAGTAGCTGTTATATTAGATATGTTATCTTGTGGTATATTATTAGGATTAGCAACAATATTAATCCCATTAGGACGTAAATTACATCTTAAATTTAAGACACCTATTTGTTCTCTTTTATTGTTAAATAATAAAGGTAACGTACCATTATGTTCAGAATTTGTATTAACTAATAAATTAAATGTATCTGTTATTGCATTATAATTTAAGTTGTAGCTATCTACTAATGGATATATAGCACTAGGTTCAACTTTATTTATGATTAATTCATTATCTTGACCTACAATAACATTAAAGGAAGTGGAAATCTTATTAATAGTTGTAGTGACTGTGATAGTTGTTGTTCCTACATTTTTTATCTGTAAAACAATATTAGAATTATTTTGTACATCTATAACAGTAGCAATATCAGGTTCAGATGAAGTAAAATTATCTTTAGTTAAAATTTCTGTAGTACCTATTGGTTCAACTGAAATAATGTCATTAAATGGTAGTTCGACTTGTGATTCCCTTGTTATATATACAGTGGTATTATATATTTCACCACTATCAATTTCATCCGATTTTGTATTACTAGAAGTATCGTTTTCAATAAAATAACAAGAACTAATACCTAGTGAAGTATTTATATCTTGTGCAATTATATTCTTTATAGACCAATCCTTAGCAACAATTTCAAATATATGAGCATCTGTCAAATAATTTTTATTACTATTATCCACATAAATGCTATAATTAGTTGTTATTATACTTTGAAAATCAGTATTATATTTAATAAAATCTTCATTAGGGTCAATAGAACAAGCATAGTATTTATTATTTTCATAATTATGTGAACCAACACCATAGTCATACACTGTAAAATAATCATTGTCAGTGCCAATATTAATAAATTGCCCATCTTCTATTTTAAGGAATGTAAAACTTTGAATATTATTCATAGCTTGATTCCAATAAGAACTATTACAATTAACTGGGTAGGGTTTAAATAATAGTTTAATAGGATTTAATTCTGATGAATAAGAAGGTTTATCTTCATCTGGAATTACATTCCAATCTGAATTAGCAGTGGCTGTATAACAAGTAATAGACTCAATCATAAGTCGAACATCTAAACTTGTAGAATTTGTTTGTACAGTTTTTGTTTTATCTGTATATGTACGAAGATTGGTTTTATCATTTATATTTTTATGTGCTGTTATATTGCATTGTAAATTATTAGTATAAGAATTACCTGAAATTGATACAATACTATGATTATCTGTACTCCAATAAATATAATTAGACTTAGTTAATGTTATCTTATAGGAACTACTTTTACTATAGCTTCCTACTTTTGCAGTACATTTAAGCGTTATAGTGACACTAGAAACAGTACCTTTGTATAAATTAGAACCAGAAGGACAGTTAAACACAACCTTACAAGTTTTCGATGTTTTATTATGTAGTGTAGCATATGTAGCATTATTACAAGACCAACTATATGTTACACCGCTTACACTATTGTGATTAGCTGTGTAATTATGTGTTATTGTATCATAAGTATAACTTGAACATTTAATTATTCTGTTATCATCTAATGTTGTAGTAACAGATAAATAAGATGTAGGTTTTCCATATCTACTGTGGTCTGTGGGATAATACATACTGAAAGATTTAGGATATATTTTACAAGATACACTTTTAGTTCCACTAATAGATAAAGATGATATTATAGGGTCTATAGTAGGTAAGTTAAAAGAAGCAGAAATGTTATCTGCTTTCCAAAAATGCGTATCGTTAAATATTGTACTTTGATATGCAGTTTTAAGACTATATGCAACATACCAAGTATCTAGGGTTACAGTAAAATTACACTTGCCATTAGCACTATATTTAAACTCTCTTTCAGCTTCTCCCCATTCAAACACTCTAGCATACCCATTAACATTATGTTTAAACGCTAAGTCTTTGCCAGAGTTTTCACTAGGTAAATTATCATGAGAATTATTATCAGATGATTTAAGTTTTAATATATATCTATATCCTGCTTTTTCAGCCTTTGCAGTATTAGGTGTTTTAGTTAGCCAAGGAATTGCATCCACATCTTGATATTGAGCATACAAAACTCTTTGAAAACTAACTTTAACTGTTCTATTTGAAGTGTTAATAGCTGTTATAGTCATTTCCAATGCTATCTGTACACCCATCGTGTACTCACCAGAACTACCTTGTAAAGTTTTTTCTTTTTTAGCAATAAACCAAGTATAGGTAGTTCCTTTACTTAGTGCTCCACCATCTTTTATTTCTGTTGCCAATCAAATCACCTCTTATGAATAGAGTTTAAGTTTATCCCCAAACTGCACCACGAACAACTTTTCCTGTAATAGTTGCTGTAGATGTAATATCACCATTTGTGTCCATAGTAATATTAATATTATTATCATTATCTTTTACAAATACTTTATTAGTATGTGTTGTAATACTTTCAACATTAAGATTAGTACATATATTAACAGAAGCATTATCACTTAATAAATTTGTAAATGTAATTAAGTTTCTAATTAAACTACCATTATTAGCAACTGTATCAGAATATAATGCTAATCCACCATTATGTTCAACTGTATTATAATATAAACGTAAAAGTTCTTTATGTAAACTATTTTTGTTAGTAATATAAATATTTGTAGTGTTATCTTTATTAGTTGGTTCAGGACCAATTACAACTAAGTCATTATTAAGTCCGCCACCAAATAATTTTTTAATAAAATAATCAACAAGTTCATAAATATTATTTACTTCGGGATAATTAGAATTATCTATATAAATATTATCACCATTTATATATATAAATTTATCACTATTATTTGTTACACTTTTAATAGTTAAATCTGTATTACTGTTAAATGTAACAGAACCTAACCATAATTCTTCTTTATTAGGCTTTTCATTTGTAAATGTAATTACAACACCCTTAAAATTACTTGTAGTGTTAGCCGATTTATTATAATATAATAAATGTCCTTCGGAATCTACTCTAGTTCCAAATTTAATGTATAATGTATTATCTGTTGTTTCTTTAAGTAAATCCACTATAGCATTTTGATTTTGTTGATTTAATCTGTTAAAATCTAATGTAGTAGGCTTAGAACATTTAAAATAATAACCATTTATATTACATTCACCAGAATCTATTATAATAGAATGAGTGTTTTCTTGCGAAATTGTTATATCAAATGCACCTAACATTCCATATGTAGTAGTAGCACTATCTGTAATGTTTCCTGACTCATCTACAGTTTTAGATTCATTATCGTACTTTTCAGGCAACATTACAAATGATTTACGAGTTAGTCGCATCATTATATAACGCACATTCATTTCACTATTAACCTGTCCACCATTCAAAGCATTAGTGGAAGGATAGGCTAAAGAATTTTGAGGTGGAAATACTTCAAAGCCATAATTTGTTAAAGATAAATCGTTATTTGGCATTATCTAATCCTCCTAGTTGTTTAGTCATTTTCTAAAGTTGTTAATTTAGTTGTAGCAAGTTTAGTTCTACTTTCATCATCTAATGAAGATACAATTATTTCCCACTTAACAAGTATAACATCATTAGAATTTTGACAAATAACAGGGTCATCTTTACCATTAGTAAAAACGACTTTTGCAAGTAAGTTGCCTGCATAATTATTTTCATTTCCATTATATTCACTAGAAAATAAGCCTAGTTCACTTAATATAATAGGTTGTCTTTCAGGTATATAATTATCACTATTAGGGTCATTATAAAAAGATGTTTTGTATAACCCTTTATCTATATATGTACTAAGAGTAAGTGTGAAAGAATCTTTTGTTCCACTACTAGAACCATAGTCATTACTTGATATAGGTATTCTAGGAAGTTCTTCACTAACTAATTCATGTATTAAACCTGTATCTAAAAAGTTGGCAGTTAAATTACTGCATTTAACAGTAGCTTCCTTTACTGTAGAAATGGGAGGACTTATCTTATCATTACACTGTGTAACAAATCCATCCCCAAAACTTATATGTGTAGGGATATACGACTTTGCTCCTAATATATTATGTTTTATTGTTTCTACACTTGTATTAGAAGGATTAAACTCTCCTCTTAAAAACTTCATTATACCAGTTAAAAGTTCATAATTAGCTTTATTATGTTTATGTGTAACACTTTTTATTCTGTGTTGTCCATCTAATACAGTGATAGTAACATTATGACTTATAGACAATGAACCATTCATAAATTAACCTCTTATTCTTCTAAAACTGAACTCCAAGTCACATTTAAGGCTGTAGCCCAACTCGTTTGTGTATCTAACATATCTTGCCAAGTATGTGGTTTAAAATCCACATAATTAGTAGTAACTCTACTAAAGTTTATAGCATCCCATTCAACACCACTAAATTGAGTGTCATTATATGGAATAACATTAACAGATACTCTATCACTTACAGATATAGCACTTCTATTATCTATAATTGTGCCTGGTGTTAAGTCAATATACATACCAACAGGTCTTACCCAATCAAGTAAATTTCTTACTTTTGTTTTTTCCCTAGGATACAATATTTCAATTAACCCTGTATCATAGTGCATTATTATGTTTAGATGTGCTAAATCAGAAATAAAATCTTTGTTGTCCGAACCACTTAAAGATAAAGCTGCTGCTAGTGTTATACCTGTTTCAGAACCTCTATTTCTAATCATTGTAGTAAAATTTTTAATTATATTACGATTTTCTTGTACTGTATCTGTATAATTATAAATATAACCTATGTAATTAGCTAGATAAGGAAGCACATCAGCAGGACATATCTCAGGGTCATATAAGTCTAATAAATTATCTATTTCATATTTAGAAGTATTAATTACTATATCAAGTAAAATTAGTAATGCTTGATAATCCCTTGATTTATATACATTAGGTATAAGATTTTCAGATTTTAAAATCATTTAATTAATACCCCCATTTATGTATCACTTATTATACAAGAACTATCCACAATAAGTAGCTGTTTTCCTTTTTCATTTACATTAAATAAATTATCTTTTGCTATATCATTAGGTTCTACGCTGTGTTGGTTAAATCTAAATATAGAAATTACATTAAAATAATTATCTACATCGAAGCAATCTGCATAATCTATTAATGGCTGTGTACCATAACCTGCATCAAAATATCTTATTCTATTATCAGAATTTTGAATACATTCTACAACATCCATATATGATATTTTCTCACCAAAACTAACCTTTTTTGCTGTAAATGTATCCTGTAAACTAGATACAACAGTTTCTATAATAGTGTCTGCTTCTGTTTGTGATACTTGATAGTTAAGGTAAATAGTACCTTTAACACGCCAATCAAATACTCTACATTCAGGGAAGTTTACAGATACATTTAATACTCTGTATTTAGCTAATTCATCTTCAAGTCCACCAGTACCGCCTGCACCCTTTATAAGTTGGTCACTAATTCTATAACGTCTAAAAGGTCTACCTTCTTCTTTACTAGGTGTCCAATATTTGTTATTAGTGCCATACATAAATGCACTATCAGTGTTAAAGTTATCATACACTGCATAAAGGTCTAATGTGTAAATAGGAATTTTTTCTACATAAGTAGTAGTGCCTTCACTATCTATAATAGGAATATAACCACCTTCGGAATCATAAAAATAAGATTGATTTGCCTTATTATAAATATCCTGTAATTCACTACTAAAAGATGATATTTCTACATATTCATAAGAAGAAGTATCAGGTGTATAGTCGGGAGAACTGTTATCTATCTCTTTATATCCAAAACCACCTATATATTGCTTAACACGTTTTTTAACTTGTTCTTCTTCGCCTTTTAGTATTGCTTGTTGAATTTGGCTATCTGTAGCAGTGTTTAAATTAATTGTAGCATCAAAATCTTCTATAGTGTCTATAGTTGGTCTAGGTATAGATTCTAATACTTTAAGATTAAGGTCTTTAGCTTTCTGACAATCTACTGATAATGCACAACTAAAACCTGAGTGCCTTGTAACAAAGCGTTCAAAATCTTTAAGTGTTACTAAAGTATCATAAGTAGTAATGTAACTTACTACATCTTCTCTAGCATCTTGTACAGTTTGTTTATCATAACCTCTTTGATTATTGGTAGATAAAAAACCAGGTTGATTAGTTACATTTGTTATAGTATACTGTAATTCATCTGTAGCAGACTGAATTGTAGGTGTTTCAACTATAGTACCAAAAGCATTGTTTCCTACACAACCCTTAGCTCCTTCTGTATATAAATAATATAAAGTAAAGCTATTAGTTGTATCGCTTTTTAATGTTTTCCAAAACTTAGAAAACTTAATAAAAGGTTTATCATAATCATCAGTGTCAAATTCAAAAAATCTTCCTGCTGTAGTCTGACTTGTTAAGTTATCTACTTGTGTCCATTGTACATAGTTACCTGTATCTTGTTCGTATATGTAAATATGACTTTCATCAATATTAGTAGTAGGCAGATAATACTTATTATTAACTATAGCACTTGTTGGTATGGTTATCTGTGTTAGTATACCTTGAACTGCTTTAAATTCTCTATAGTGTTTTGGACTTATTATATAAACACCAGAAGTTAAATTATTATTATCAGGAAGTATTGTATATGTTAAATTACCATCTTTAGTAATTAAGGAAACATTTCTATGTTCACTTGTTATATTAAGGTCAAGTACCATATCACTATTAGAATTGTTTGATATTTTAACATAAACTTCTGCTGACCTATACCAGTGCATTTTATATCCAACTAACTGTAATAGCTTTTTCATATTCTTACGCTGTGTTACAGTAGATAAATACATTTCATTGGCTTGCATATCCATATTAAAAGATAGATTATCACCTAACGAACTCATAAGATTAAGTAACATCATACCAGGGTCACTATCTTCTCTACTTGTCCAATCACTAGAAACTGAATTAATAGAGGATATTAAATCTTCTTTTATAGTAGTATAATCTCTACTTGTATATTTAAGCAAGTTTAAATCATTATTTGCCATTATAAATTATACCTCCGCTGGAATAGTTAAAGGTGTTAATAACTCTGTACTTCCTGTTGCTTCGCTATTAACTAAATTGTATTTTATATTTATTTTAAGTTTAGTGTCATCTGCAATTATATTAATATCAGATGTTGTAAGGGTTATTCGTGATTCCCATTGTGTTATACTAGCTACAATTTCTTCCTTTAACTTATTTATCATTAAATCAGTAATGTTATTAAATAGATACATTCTTATGTTACTTCCAAAATCAGGATTGCCAAATAATTCACCTTTTGCAGTTAAAAGAATTAAAGCAATAGAACGATTAATAGATACATAAAGTTTATCTAAATCTGTATTTCCTTTAGTAATGGAAAATAATTTAGGATGTTTTATAGAACTCGTATATATCATAATTTATTTAATAACACTCCTTTATATTAAGTTAAGGTTCAGGAACATAAATATTTCCTGTTGAACCCATTACAACAAAATCTTCATTTCCATCTCCTATACTTTGCATCCAAACTAAGTCACCTAATTGTGGACCTATTTTGCTACCAAAACCAAAACATATAGGATACCATGGTATTTCATCATCAATTATAATATATTGATTACTTGTATCTCCTAAGAGATTTATATTTAACATTTTAGCTTTTGCAATTGCTTCCGCAATATTGCTATTTTTAACACGCTTATAGTATTTATCTGATTTAGGCATACCATGTATCGCAGGTATTCTTACTTGTGCTTTGCAAGGATATCTAGGATTCATAGTACCTATCACAATTCCTATTAATAGATTAACATTCATAACATAAACTCCTTAGCTTCCTAAAGCAGCTCGTTCTTCAACTGAATTTGGTAAATTGGCTATTTCATCAGGACCATATTTAGTTATGGAATTAGTATATTTAACTAACTTATAAGTAGTAGTAAAATAGCCATCACTAATATTGTGTGATACACCAACAATAACATACTTACCAGAAGTATGGTGCTTATCACCATTTACAAGTACATTTACTCTTATATGATGTCTACATAAATCAACTGCTACAGGGTTTCCTAAAACAGTTATTTGTGCTTCATATGGATAATCAAACACCGTTTGTATCTTTGTTAAATCTTTAGTTAAACGCAATGTACTTTTATTAGCACTTCTATCACCAGTAACAGTAGTTGTACCTGTACGAAAAGCATTTCCAATAGCACCAAAAATATCAGTTGTAGTCACATCATCTTCTACTAAGCTATTCATTAATTCCTTTGAACTCATACTAGATTCAATATCAGAGGTTGTTGTGTCTTTGGATAAGCTAATTTTTTTAGAATAAAGTTTAGCTGTAGCAGAATAAGTACAGTTCCAATCTATAACTTTACCATTTGTGAGATTATTAAATAAGCCATTTTTTAATGGTTTACTACTATATTCAAAAGTATAATTTTCTAACAGTGTAGTATTAAGTAAATCACATAAATAAATAGTTCCTTTCTTATTCGTTGCTGTAGATGTAACATAAGGAAGTATACATAATTGTATTTTACCCTTAATACCAACTTTTTTAGTTGAAGAATTACGAATAATACAAGCATTAATAAAATCCACTAACATTTGTAATCCATCATTCATTGTCATAATGTTTGCACTAATAGTATTAGCAGGAATTGATATATTAGGATTTACATTTTTATAAGCTAATCCTGCTCCATAACTACTGTTATAACCTGTAGTATAAGAACTATTTACAGATACCTTACCACCTTCTTTATAATTACTTAAAACTCTATCAAATACACTGTTAAGTTCTTTTTTTACTCTTTTTGGGTCAAAACCTATTGTATTTGGTTTATATCCAGCTAATTCAGCTATACTAGGTAAGGTATCATATTCAAAATCATAGGAATTAAGTATTTTAGATTCATTTAAAATATTATAAATAACATAATGTAAAGGTGCAAAGTAATCAATACTTTTAAATAAAAAAGATTTATCACTATTATCCCACATACAATCACAACCATAAGCTTCAATCGTATAATCAATACAATTTTCACATACTTTTGATGTAGCATTAGTAATAAGTCCCGCATAATAGGGAGATAACTGAGAACCACCTGTATAAGGTGAATTTTTAATATACCCAAATCTTACATAAATGTAATTATGTTTTAGAGTATGTTCTTTATCAGCAGTTGTTACCTCTTCTGTATCTGTAATTAGCGTGTGAAGCATAGATTCAAAATAGTTAGCTTCACCTTTAGAAAAAGTATCAGGAGTATATTGTAAATTTATAGTGTATTTAATAGTAGATTTACTTAGCTGAGTTATATCTATAGATTGAAATAATTTTTTATTTTTATCACTATATGTATAACTGCCAAAGTTAAAATTATTTATAAATAATTCTGTTATTACTACAGGTAAACCTGCACCAACGCCAGCCATTATACACACCTCCAATAAAAAAAATAATTAATTTATAGTTAATGGACTATCTTGTTCATACAATATACTTAAACTAGGTATAGTTAGCATAGTATTAGGCTTAACTATAAATGGGTCTATCATATTATTAGCCATTGCTATTACCCAATAAAAACTAGGGTCTCCATAGTAATTGTTAGCAATAATATCCAATCTATTAGCTTCATTTTGTTCCACTATATGATAAATACAATCTGAGTTATCAGTATCTAAATCATACTGATTGGTAGATTCTAAATATACTTTATCTAAATTAGGATTATAGATAGTTCTATTTCTAGTATATCTACTTATATGATTTGTATATAAAGGATTCATATAAATAATATCTTTATTAACAGACATTATCTCATCATTCCTCCTTTAGCTCTCTTATCTTTAAAGAATATAGACTTACTGTAAACTTCTGTAATAGTTATGGAGAACTCGCAAACGTTATATTTTCCATCTGTTATAGGACCACTATAACTTATAGATATGTCATTAGCAATAACACCACTAATATATAATTGCTTTCCAACTAACAAAGAACATCTGACAGCCTCAATACCACCGTTATCAGCAGGATAAGCACAAGCTTGAACCGCTTTAACGATATTGTCTACTTTACTAGTTCCCATTAAAGTTGTGGGTGATTCTCCACACATTTCTCTATGTAAGGAAAATGAAGCAGATACAGTTCTTGGTCCACTATTCACATAATTCATATATGGCTGAGTTGTACCAAATATATTGTGTGGACTATAATTAACACTTGCACTATCACTTAAAGAAGTGGGATAACAAGGCATATTAAAAGCTTCACCGTTTAATGTTAAGATGACTTCTCCACCATACCCACTAGCTAATGCATTAGCAGACAAAGCAGCATAGCTATTTCCATCATTAAAACCTGTATCAAAATACTGCGGTGTTTCCCATAAACCACCATTACCTATTAAAGGTACATTTATATAATAATCACCTTTTTCATCAGGTTGTAATGTACCACTTGTTATAAGGTCTTGTGGTTTACTCGGTATGTTATCAGCTATATTATTAATAACAGCCAATGTGCCTACAGATATGCTATATAAATCAGCTATATGTTCAAATGTTTCAGAACTATTAAATTTATATTTGGTTATATCCATTAAATAAATCACCCTTTTGTTCTGATAGTAAGTATTTTTCTGTATAAATATCAAAATAGCCCGTAGGCAATAACCTTAATTTATCTAACTGTAAATTGTTAATTTTTGTATTATCCATAGCTGTATTTGTATCGTCTATATTTATACGTCTTTGATAATTAAAAATTATATTTGTAAGTGCATTATCCCATGTTCCTAATGACTTAGGAACATATGTATCATAAATATTCATAAATAGATTCTGTACATAAGCTATTTCATCTACACTTGAATTAGGACTAATAGTTCTGCCTAATAAAAAAGATAATACTAAATCATCTATATCATATTTAGATTTATCATTGTTGTAATCAATATTACCATTTACGAAATAAGCACATATGTTGGAAAATATTAAATCGTAATTAGTAGCATTTGTAATATCGTCAGTAATCAAATTTGGATATCTATTATCTAACCATAATGCAATATAACTGGAGAGATTAGATAATCTTCTACAATATGTGGAATCAAATACAGCTACTAATCTATCATAATATTGTGTATCAACTATGTTATTAATATCTAATTCAATTATATCAGGTGTATCTTGTCCATTTTCATCTGTATTGTATCTAATATTAACGGAATAGTCTACATTAGTATCTGAAATAGTATGCAAATCCTTATCAAATTTACCATACCCATAAGTATTTAATATAGAACATAAAGTATCAATGAACACTTTAAGTGTATCTTCTGTAAAGTCATTAATGTCAATATCTTCTAATACTTGTCCATCTAATTCAAATATAGATTTCATATCAGAAGTATTTAGTATTAATTTATGTATTTCAGAAATAGGTTCATTTGTTTCTTTATAATAAACAGTAATAGTAAAATTACTTAAAATACAATTAGCAACTAACAGAGGATAATAAGTTTTACTATCCTTAACAGTAGGTGCTAATTGTAATTTAGTTACAGTATTTAAGTTAGCATTATTAGTAAAATTAAAATTAGTAGTAATAGTACTATCTACAGTTTTATAATTACTTGCACAATAATAAACATAATAATATTTTAAACTATCTATTTTATTTAATGTGTTATTGTCATTATTAATATCGGTTAGTGCAAATTGACAAAAACCATTACAAATAACTATTTCATTATTATTAAAAGCATTAAATTTTGAATTTATATATCTATTAGTAACTTCTACAGAGGTATTAAATGTTTCCTTTAAAAATATAGAAAGATATTTAACTACAATAGATTCAGTATTATTTGTAATCAACATTTATATATTTAATACCTCCTGAAATTACTTTATATTAATTAACTTATAGCATTTATAGCTTGACCCATAGCAATACTTCCTGTTCTAGCTGTAATAGAATCTACACTAAAAGGATTGCCTGAATAGCCAGTGTTTGTCATGCCACCTACTAAATTTCCTAATAGTATAATAATATCGTTAAGCTGTTTAACAACACTATTAGTTTGACTATCAATAGCATCTGTAACATCTGTATTACTATTAGTAGTGTTTGTTTGCATAACATTGTTTATAACATTATTTGTTTTTTCAAATACACTATGAAGGCTATCTCTACCAATATCATCTAAGCTAACATCCGCTGCTGTTAATACTCTTTCACCTTTATGTAGTAATGCTGGAAAATTATCATAAGGAACTTTATTAAGACCTATTTCATATCCACCTACATGGTCTCCGCTAAACCAACTTACATAACTTTCTGGATTGTCAGCACTAAGACCAATACCACCCATAATCTGAGGCTCACCATCTATTATAACATAGTCTTTTCCTTCAGTAGGTACATAATCTGCTCCACTATGTTTAGTATATCCTAAATGTTTTTTAGCTGATATCCAAGCCTCCTCGTGACTAACATTATCTTTTTTAACTTTTTGCCATTTACCATTCACATTTTCATAAACATAATTATTTTTCTCCATATCGGAAGCTTCATTCCATATTTCATTCAGATGACCATTATATAAGTTAAAAGCCTCCTTTTCATTATTAAATGCTTCATAACCCCAATTTTTTAAGTTATTTCTTAGCTCTTTAGACACGGATTCTTCACCTGTATTAGGATTATCAGCACCAAAATATGTATCAACTAGTGTACTTACTATATCTGTGTCAAAATTAGGAACAGAAGAGTTATAATTAGCTGTTAGTGTATCTGCTAATAATGCATACATACTATTTCTTAATTGTTTAATTCCATAAGTACCTGAGTCATTAACAGAGGTAATTGTTTCATCCATAGCAACCAATTCTTTATCTTCTGCGAATGTTAATACTCCACTTTTCAGCCAGTTTAACATGAAAATCATTTCTTCTGGTTGGTACTTATAAGAATATATATCATTAATTAAATTTTGATAAGCTTTTTCACCTGACCCATAAGATTTTAAATCTTCTACATACTTATTTACTACATCATCTGGTAAGTCTTTACCACTTTTAGCTTTATTGATATATTTACTAGAATAAATATTACCTGCTGTTGAACCCGTTTCAGGAGCAATTTCTGTATTCCAAAAGTCCGTAGAGTGTTCTTTTATACTTTTTTTATTTTCACTAATAAAAGCTACATTATTAGCAACTTCCTTAACGTTATCTGAAGTTAATTCATTGTTAGATACATTATTTACAGCATTACCAGCACTAGCTGAATAAGATTGTGCTTTCTTTTCACCTTGTCCCGAAGCTATTATGGAGTCTATCCTTTCATCTGAAAATCCTTGTTTCTTAAATATTTCACGTTGCTTTTCCTCACTGACAGGTTTTTGACTATCATCCAAATATTTATTACTTATTGTTTTTAGATAATTATTGCTACCTGCAATAGTGCTCTCTAAACCTTGCATCTGTTTAATAGCTTCTTCTTGTGAATTATGTAAATCTTCTAATCCACCCGTTATATCCCAATCATCTACAGCTTTTTTTATTGCAAGTACTCCGCCAATAAGAGCACCTCCTATACCTAATATACCAACACCCATTACAAATTGGTCTATAATTAAATCAATACCACTTGTAATAGCTCCTTTTACTAAATCTGCACCAGTGTTAATAGCTGTAATAATCATCTTATCGCCATCAGCTAAACCTGTAGGAATTGCTCCCCATATATCCATAGCAGCTTTATTTAAAGTCATATTTTTAAGACCTTCTTCAACAGTAAAACCTGTATCAGTTTGTCTACCTTGTTTAGCATCTTGGAACTCAGATGTACTAGTACCTTCCATATTCTGATTATAGCCTGACATTATAGCATTTTCAAAAGCACTAGCATCAAAATTACCATTTTTGTCAGAATATCTAGCTGCTATAGCATTTAATTCATTACCATTAATACCTAAATCATTTGCTAAAGCTTCTGTACCTGTCATATCGCCTGACTGTTGTAACTCCATAGCACCTTGAAGTATCTGTGCATAAGCTTTACCAAAATCTTTACTAGCTATTGTATCTTTTAGTTCATCTGCAACAGTAGTTCCACCTAATATATTAAGTACATCACCTGACACACCTGTATCAGTTAAACTTGAAATTGCATTTTGCGAAGCAGCTACTAAATCAGGAGCTATGTCACCAACTGCTCCTGCTACAGCAGTATAAGCAGACATTAACTGTTTACGAATACCATCTGTATCTATAGTTGGGTCAGCATTATGAATACGTTGTGCTAATTGTGATGCTTGGTCAGCCATTTCTGTAAATTTACCATTTACAAGTCCAATAGCATTACCATATGTTTCTGTAGTATTTACCCAATAAGAAGCTTGTGTCATTATTACTTGTTTAAAGTCCTCATTAGTTTTTTCTACATCGTTTTCATTTTGCTCTAATAACTGTAAATACTGATTATGATAATCTTTAATTTGCTCATCTGTATTAAAGTTAAGCTGACCACCTGTCATAAGATTAGCTTCAGTCATAGCTTGTGCCATGGTTTTAAGCTCATCATCATTAGTTATACCCATGGTAGTTAAAGTATAAGCTTGGTCTGCTACCTTAGTTGCAGAAGTAGCTTTATCCCAACCATCTTCCGCAAGTTCATCAGCAAAGCCACCATACATAGCTTTTATTTCGTCTCTATCAGCGTATATGGCATTACCTATATTCATACCTGTAGAAGCATATGAATTTTGAATTTCACTAATGCCTTCAATTAGTAGTTTAGTACCAAAATCTATTGCAGTATTTACAACGGACGTTAATGCAGAGCTTACATTTTTAGCTATAGAACCTTTAGCACCACCAATTTCATCCCACTTTCTCACCATATGTTGATGATATCCGTCAAATGATTTCTTTAGTGTTTCTATAAGATTGGCAGAACCTTTATTAGCTTCTTTGAATATATCCTTAAAGCCTGTATTTTGTAGTTTAATTAAATTAGCTTGTCTATCGTGTTCTTCTTCTAAATTTTTTACTCTTAATTCTTGTAAATAAATCTCATTTTCACAATCAGCATCAAAAAAAACTTTTTGCTTAGATACTAATTCTATAAGATGCTTATTTCTTTCATTATAATACTTCTGTTCTTCCGTTAAATCTTTGCTATTTTTTTCTTTTTGTTTGTTTAATTTAGTTTGTAAAGAAACCATTGTCTTTACATTATCATCTGCTTGTTTCCGTTCTTTTTCTAAATCTATATTTTGTTCTTTCGCTAATTCCTGCAATGCTGAATTAAATTGTTCAATAATTTCAGATTCAGTTTTACCTTTGTTAGAATTAACATTACTAGAGTCACTATTAGGATTATTATTGGAATTAGAAATATTATTGGTAGTTGTATTCTTATTTGAATTTTTTATATTTCTTATTAATTCATTAACAATTTCAGTTGAACTATATATATCATTTATCTTACTTTGTTCTCTTCTTAAACGTTGCTCTTCTGTTGTAAGTTTAGCTTTTTGACTTTCATAATCTTTCTGTTTTTGCTGATAGTCTTTCTGTTGTTGTGCGAACTGTTTAGCCTGTTCAACATTTATCTTCTTAGTAAGTTTAGTATGTTCTTCTTGTACTTGTTTTTGTTCAGTTATAGCCTTATTAAGGTCAATTATTGTACTTGCAACATTTTCAGATGCTTCTTCCATTTTAGCTAAACTAGCTCTAGCTAGTTTATATATATCATCGTCAGAAATATCATATCTATTAGGTACTTCATTTCCTACAAAATTAGTTCCATCTTTGTTTTCAGGCATAACTAATAATCCTTTCTATATAACTTTAAATAAAAATAAAGATTACATCAATTATATAATAATTAATTTTGCAACATTTTAAATGGGTAAATAAAATTAAAATTATTATAATATAAAAATGTAATCTTTATCTATTATATAATTATTTTGTTAAATAATTTATCTTTTTATATGTGAAATTGCTTGTTGTTCTTTAAGCTTTTGCTGACGTTCATTATGCCTATCTACTAATACCTTATAATAATAATTCCTATCTAATATAGACATATTATCTACATCAGTAATAGTAATAGCACCTTCGGAAAGTGTAGTAATCACCAAACTCTTTTCAAGTTCCTTTTCGTATTTCCATACTTTATAAGGCTTACCACTAATCAGCAAAGGAGGGTCGAAAAAAGTTACTATTTACAGCTAGTGAATAAGGAACTTTATTGCCACAATGAGGACAAGTAGTAACATCATCTAATACTAAACCTGCTCTGATATTACCTATCTTATATCTAATATATTGGTCATCTACTGCTGGTAAATTATCAACATATTCTCTAATTTGTGCTTTGGTTAGCTGTTCACCATTTACTGAAACAATTTGATGTTCAAGTGTTAAATTATGTCTAGGGTCTCCCACATAATCTTTATCTTGTGCTAATATCTCAGTAGCTTCTTTATCAATTTCAATACTATCATTTACTCTAAGTAATCTTACCTGTACTGTATCTTTTAGTCTAGGCAACTCCCCTATATCTATAGGTTCTTTAAAATCGTCTGGTAAATAAATTATATTAAGTTTATCCAAATCGGTCTCTATAGTAAAAGTATGGTTACAACTAGGACATCTAGCACTTACTTTATATAAGTTACCATAAGAAATAATTCTAGCTTTATACATAGTATAAATAAAGTCAAATTCTGTAAACCATTTAGTATCTACAGATACACCATTAGTTGTAGATATGCAACTGTTTAACATTGCTGCCATAGTAAATAAGAAGTTTTCATTAGAACTTAATCTTATTCTTTCTTCCTTAGTTGTAAACATTCGCATTGAAAAATGTCCGTCAAAATTATCTCCATATAAAAGACCCTTACTAGGTAAAAAGAACTGTTCAGCACTAATACCCGTCTGTGGTGTATGTGTAGTTGTAACATCAACATTAGGTATTTCATTATATTGGTTTTCTTTTTTCTTTCTAGCTTCAATTACTTCATCTGGAAGTGGTAATGTAGGTTCAGTAGGTCTAACAAAGTCTGATATATCTTTGCTATCTAATTCTTTATATCTTTCTTCCGCTGATTTACGTTTTGTTTCAGCATATTCATTATTGGGTGTAGGAACACCATTCTGTGCATTAAATAACTGCATACTAAAAATACCTCCATAGTTTTAAATGCAAAATGTTAAAGTTATTAATGAAACTAAATCAACAAATTGTATTATTGACTTAGCTTCACTAACAAATAGATATTACAAACAAGTTATAATACCTATTGTTAATGAATATATTATATTATAAATTAATCATCAAGTGGAATAGCATAGTCTATGCTAAGTGTAACACTTATCTTTCTTATATCAGCACTAGACTGATTATAGCCTGTATAAGAAACGGAAGTAGGGAAACAACCGTGAAGTTCCCAACACTTAATATAATCACCATCAGGTGAGAATTCAAGCAAATGAGCAGGTTTCTTATATACAGAAGCTCTACCTATCTGCTGTGTTTTTGGATTATATACAAGCTTGTGCCAAGCTGCTATAATTCTTTCTGTTTCAAGTCCAACGAAATCATTAAAACTTAAACTAATTGTACTGTAATCTGGTTTACCTGCAAAATGTATTCTGTTGTTACCGTAGTCTACATTAAGTGCATCAATATTAACACCTAAATCACCTACACTATCGGTACTAAGTGTTAAAAACTTGCCTGCATTAGAAGGCATAGATAAACCTTTATCAGCAGATGTTAAGCTATCAAGTCCATAAATATGTATTTCAAAGTTATTAGTACGCTGAGGCTCCCAGTTATCATTGCCTATCATGTGATAAGCACCATACTGATATGGTCTAAAGCTTGAATTAGATGCTGTTGCCATTAATTACACACCTTCCTCTTCTTCATTTGTTTCATTATTAAATGTAACACCTGCACCAGTAATGGTAAAGTCTATATCAAAGAACTCTGCTGGTCTTGTAGGTGCAATAACTACTTTACCTGGAACTCTTAAATTCTGCTTATCAATATCTGTAACAGTTGATTCATCCATAACAATCTGATAATCAGATAAACCACCATTAAGCTTAATCTGACTTAATATTTCATCAAGCTTAGTTTTAAATTGTGCATAAAGATGATAATCATTAGGCTCAAATGTAAGTGCTACACAAATACTAAATATAGCTTTCTTAACTACATTACAAAGAACTCTAGTTCCAAGTGACTGTAATGAAGATTTACTATAACCAGTTACATCTTGCATAAGTGTTGCATTACCATAAATAGTATAACCATAAGATAAAATCTTCATTATAGGATTTACTCTTGCAACATTATCATTCTGCCATTTATCAAGTATAGTTTGTCCTATCTCATACTCAGCACCAAGTACTTTTGTAGCTTGTGCTCTAGCAACACCCGCTGGTGTATACCAAAGTTGTGCTTCTGCATTTTTATTAAGATTATTACTTACAGTAGTTAAAAATACTAATGAAGGCATCATTGAAGTAACACTACCTGTAACAATATCTCTCATTTTACACCAAGGAGCATGAACAGTACCATAACTATAAGCAGAATCAGAAGAACCAATCTTATATGTAAAGTTGTAAACATCATCTGCGTTCCAATCCTTTGGAGTATCAATAAGTGCTACAACATCTCCACGTCTATAAGCTACATTAAGTAACTGCTTATAAATAGTATCTTGTGATAAAAGTGAATCTGAATTCATAGGGTCTAATACAGATTTATCCACAATATTTTCAAGAACACTATCAATTAAGCCACCCCCACATACAAAGTCAAAATCTGCTGTATATGGGTCAAGGAATGTGTCCCAAAATGGATTAACTACACTAGCTGAATCACTTTCACTTAATATATCTATAAAACTATCTATTATATTTGGAATCTTTGTGTCAGTTCCTTCTCCAACTTCAATTGTTGTTGAATTTGTACTGCCAGAAGATTTAGCAAACTTAATAGTTACATCGTTTGTCTTACCTGCTGCTACTGTAGTAAAGGTTACTGGAAGTGTACTAATAGAATAATCACTATGCTCACCTACATCTGTAACTTTAACATAATAAAGTGTAGCAGGATTAAGCTTTAATGTTGTAGGAAGTGATACTGTTTCTGCATTATCAAAGTTATCTGATATACTAAGCTGTATTGACATTCCGTCTAAATCGGAACTATCATCTGCATCTACAATAGATATATCAGTAGTTGCTAGTGTATCATCATTATTAGCAACAAAATCTGCACCATTATCAAGCACTAAATAGTTATTACTAAAGAAACTGTTCTCCTTAGTAAATGCTTCAAGTAAAGCCTTAATATCAGATACATTTGTTAAAGTATTATTATCTTTGCTGAATGTAATTGTAACATAAGAAAGATTACTACATAATGAGTTAATATTTTTAATATAATTACTACTTGTAGGATTAAGATTTAATGTAATCTCCTCTAGTGTTTTTATAGTGTATGTAACACCGTTTGTAGCAACTTTAAGTCCTTGTCCTAAATCACCTACAGAAGTTTTACCCATATCATCATCTGAATAAGCTTTAGGAGTTAATTCATAAACTGTAATTGTGTAACGCTCATCACCTGAGTTATTTAAAATACCTGTATTGAATGAAGTGTGCTTTAAACCTACACAAATGTTATTACCATAACTACCAAACCACTTAGCTTGTACAGTTATTGTTCCTTTTGAATCATCTGTAGAACTATCAATTTGTGCTTTCGCAATTAATGTATCTGCACCAGCAGGCTTAATTCTCTTAGCCAATACAGTTACACCGTTATTAATAAGATTTAAAACATAATTCCTTGTAAAATCCTTATTAATAGAATGTTCTAATGCCTTACCATAATACTTAGTAACATCACTTTCAGATTGAAGTATTTTGGTATTTTCAGTATCACCAAAAGAAGCTATAATTGGACAAGCAACAATTATAGGAGCTCTCTGAGATACAGAGGTATATCTTGACTGGTCAATTTCATTAACCTTAATCTGTGGCATATGTTCAACTCCTTATTTAATCTATTGAATTATTTTTATTATCTGTTGTTTCTGTAGTCACTACATCTTTATTCTTTATAGAATTAGTTGTATTGCCACGCTTTACAGACTTTTTCTTTCTTGTTTTAATATTATTAGTAGTATTGTTATTAATATTATTAGTATTATTTATTATTAGTTTTTCTTTTTTATATCTAAAACTGCTAACAGAACGTTTTAATAAATCTTCAAAGTAAGGTAACTTCATTAATTCATTATAAGTATTTTCTGTTATTGTAGTTGTACCAAAAGGATTTAAATATAATAAATTATCTATACTAATAACATTACTTGTTAAATTAGTAAAGCTGTATGTTATTTCTTGTATTAGCATATTTATACCTTCTTATTTCTTATTAATATTATGATACAATTGTTCTTCTTGAACAGTTTCTTTATCACTTAATTTATTTTTAACTTCTATTGATACATCTAAGCTAGGGATAGTTAAATCCTTTCCTGCCCATAGATAAGCATCATCACAGTACATAGTAAATGTTGACCTAAATAAAACTCCGTCATTAACATGATTAGTAACATCTGAATTATCTACTATATCTGGGTCAAGTAATAAATTAAAATTATGTTTTATATTTACATCATAATCTACTTCTACTTGTAATGTTGGTTTCAAGGATAAATACCATATTAATTCTCTTGTTATTTCATCATTCATGCGTTTATCTACTGTAAATACATCTACTTGATACTCTATTTTAATAGGTAACATTCTAGCTTGTGTAACAGTATGGTCTTCATTAAATCGCACTGAATGTCCTTCACGCATCATGGCAAAATTTCTATCTTGTTGTCTAATGCTCCAACTTGTTCTATTTAAAGTTATTAAAGGAAATGTAATATTGTCACCTTTTAATTGTGCTGTATTTCTTATTGCATTTTCAGGAGGTTGTATCATAATACTATCACCTGTAATACGTTCAAATAAATCTGTTACAGCTTTATCATAAGCATATACACTCATTATAATACCTCCCTATTTAAATTATATTGGTTTAATGTTTTATTCCAAGCTGTTCTTATCCAAGGATAAGGTAACATATCAAAATTTCCATATTCTAAAAATCTAACAAATAAACTAATACTCATATTAGAATTTGGAATATTTATATAATCAAATAAACAAATATAAACTTTTGTTTTAGATATGTACTTAATAGTAAAACTATTAACAATTAAATTAATTAACTTTTTACTAGGCATACGAAAAGAATTGGTAAATATAAGTATTTCATTACTAATCAAATAATCATATCTTAAATTAAACTTATTAATGTCTATACTATTTAATAAATTATTTTTAAAGGAAGATAAAAAAGATTTAGCAAATAATAATGTATGTTCTTTTTTATTCATAGGCAACATTAAACGTATCATAATTAAAAATCTACCTTTAGATAGTTAGTATTAGTATTCTTATAGTCTGTACCAACCTTTTTATTATCTTCATATACAGGAGCTAATTTACAAACATAACAATCTGGATAGTCTAAGTTCATTTTAATATCTGTTATAACAAATATATTTTTAGAAGCTATAGGGTTTGGTGGTATAATGGTTATTCTACAACCTTTAGCTAAATTAGGAACATCATAAGGTAAAGAACAAATAAAAGGTTTATCTTCATTTGTAGCGGAAACCCAACCATATCTTCTAAGTGTACTTATCTTAGGATTTTGTTCAAATATTATATCAATATTAATAGGTTCACTAAAGCCTTTAGGTCTTTCTTCTGCATGAATAGTCATTGCCATTTCTATTGGAAATTGATATTCTACATTTATACCTCTTAACTTAGCAGCTTCCTTGAACCAATCTCTATATAAAGTTGAATCAAATTGTGTTAATGAGCCCAAGGTAATTCCACCTCATCTTCATCATAGTAATCGTCATCGTAATCATCAGAATTATTTAAATTATTACTATTATTTTTATTGTTATTGTTATTATTGTTACGTTTTTTAGGCTCTCCCCAAATATAATATTCGGATAACTCTGGGTTAGCTTGTACATATTCATACCAAGCACGAGCAGCTGATTGTACCCAACGCTTACCGTACAATATAGCTAATATATGTTTACATACATAGCCTTTATTATTTTTAACATTTCTAACAGTAGGTGCTCTTAATTGAGGAGTACCATATTTACAATCTGCCTGAGTTGCCCAGAAACTAAATCTGTATAAAAAATCAGGACAACTACAGTCTACAAATAAATCTTCTGTATCTAAACAAACAGATAAAGCTTTAGCTAATAAATCTACTGTAATACGCTTATATCTATTTTTACCTCTCATGCCTTTTAAAGTATCTTTAAGATAATCAAATGGACCTTCAAAGCTTATAGTAACTATATAATGTTCTTCTCCATATACTCTTGTACTCCAAGTAAATGTATCATTTACAAATAAATCTTCAAAGTCGACATTCTTAAAGTCTTTAGGTGAATAGTTTTTACTTTTTAAAAATCGGTCAGGAGATTTTGTTTTACCTGAATTTATCATTTCCCATCTTGTAACTTCTGTTAAACAATGTTTATGACTAGCACAGTTACAATAATTATCATGATAATTAAGTTCATTAATCATAATGTAATATAAATAACCTCCAAACTTTATTGTAATTAAAAAATAGCTAGTGTAGAAATTGATGTGTATATCTACACTTACTACACTAGCTATTATAATTAATTTAGATTATGTTGCTTTAATTACAATTACTTAACAATACCTGTTACAGTAAACTTAGCAACCTTACCTTTACCCTCTTTAAGTCCACGCTTTGTAGCAACATAAGCATACTTCATAGAAACAGGAGTTACCTTAGATGCTCTAACATCACATTCTACTACAAATGGAACTTTATTTTTAGGCATCTTTACAGATTCTGTAAATGGACCCATTTCTCTGCACTGAAGCTTAATCTTACCAGCAACTGGCTTAAAGTTCTCAGCTACAAGCTTAATAGTTCTCTTAGAACCCTTAATTGTTCTAACAACACCTTCAACTGTAAGCTTAGTACCAACAACGTCACCCTTTGTAAATCTTACACTAGCAACATTATTATAATTCTCCTTAGCAAACTTTGTGAAAAGTCTGTTAAGAGCACATTCATTAAAATCTATCTGCTTACCAGCAACTCTTGAAGTAGGTCTTACTCTATTCATTACAGGTCTTGCAGTTCTCTTGCTTTCAACTCTTACAGGTTTCTTAGCAATAGGCTTTCTAGCCATACGAGATGTAGCTACTCTTTCTCTCTTTAATGCAGGTTTTCTACTAGCAACTCTTGAAGTTCTTCTAGCTGTTGTAGATTCTCTTCTAACAGGTCTCTTTACAGCAGGTCTTCTACGAACTGATTCTTTAGCTGTGTCATCGTCTGTAACAAAATCATCATCGTCAACAGAAACTTCATCATCGTCAGTAGAAACTTCATCATCTGTAGTAGCTGTATCTTCTGTTTCGTCTGCATCATCTACATTATCAACATCATCTGTATCAGCAACAGAAGCATCGTCAGCAGGAACTATTTCACCTACAACTATCTGTGGAGCTTCCTCACCACATATAGGACAAGTACCATCTTCTGCACAAGTTTCAACTTCGCCATCTACGTCCTCTTCAATTGTAGAATCACAATCACAAACATAGTTAGCACCACAAATAGAACACTTGCAAATTGTATCACCTACAAGTTCCTCAGCAGCTTCCTGAGCCTCTTCCTCTGATGCAGGAACTTCATCCATCTCAGGGTCAACTACAACTACTACTTCGTCTTCTGGTGTAAAATCGAACTCGTCAGAATCAGCATCTTCTACAAATTTCATAGATTCAAGTCTGAGCTTGCCACAAGAAATTTTTCTAACAGCTTCTTTTCTGAGTTTCTTAGAAACAGGTCTCTTTGCCTTTCTTACTGATTCAGACATCTTCTTAGAAGCTACTTTCTTTGCCTTCTTAGCTGTAGGCTTTGTAGACTCATTTAAAGATTTAAGAGCTGTGTTAGTAAGTTCAAAAACATTAATCTGATTAGCCATAAATAAATTAGCACTCCTTTTATAAATTCATAAATAATATTTATATTAAATAAATTAATCAATGGGATAATTAATATCACAATTTTCAATTAGATGACTTCTAATAGCTTCTATTTCCGTATTAGCTTCCTGTATTAAAGTATCACCATCTAAGTCATACTGAGCACCTTGAAGTTTATATTTACCTCTTATTCTTCCTAAAGCTTGTTTAGAATATGCAATAGATAATCTAAGTAAAATATCTATCCAATAAGGGTCAGTTACTTCACTTACATCTTTAAAATCTTTTACATATTGTATTGTTAAAGCTGGTGGAAAAGGTGGATTTGTACTTATAAGAAGTTGTTTAGTATCAGGATTCCATAAGTAATCTAAATCAGTAGAAATTGTATTTCTTTGTTGTAATATTAACATTCTATTAGTGTAGTTATCAATATTATTCATATTGTAATAACTACTCGCTAATGAAAAAACATCTGCATCCTGTATAAATGTTCCATAGGTTGGTTGATTTCTCATAACATTAATAACCGTGTAAACATTATAGGAGGATAAATCAATAGCCGTTCCAGCATATGGAACAGTTATAAAAGATGGAGTAGAAATATACCTTTTAAGCTCTCTAAAAGCTCTCATTATAAATCTTTCAGTATATCCCTTTATTTCAAGATTAACAACAGGAGCACCTAAGCTGAATTCAACTTCATCTATGTATTCTTGTATTGTCATACATACACTCCTTTATGTTATTTATAATTTAAGCCTCTGCATTTAACAAAGTTTCAATTATTTCTTTTTTCTTAGCATTTACAGGAAGCTTTACTTCAAGTCTATTTGCAAGAACTTTAAGAGAAGCTACTGACATATTCTCTAAACCCTCTTTGTCAAGGTCTAAAGTATGTTTAACAGGCTCTTCTACATTAACTTCCTTATCTTTAGCAATTGCCTCTTCTAGTGTAGTTTCTGCTGTTTTTACAATATCAATATTACTTTCCTTAATAATTTCATTTGCGATAGCTTCATCTTTATCTTTACTAATAACTTCTGCCTGCTTTGCAACAGTTTCAGTATTAATAATCTTGTGATTACCCTTAGCACGATTAGCTTCTACTTTGCAATATCTAAGCACTTCTGGCTGGTCAACAATAACCTTAAATCTACTATCAGTACAATTTGTCCAATAGTTAATTTCTGGTCTATGAACACTATCCAAAATATAAGGCTTATGTGGAATTAATGTTGCTTTAGATGTATCAGCAAGTACAATAGAAACAGGTTCATTTGTTAAGTTAATTATTAGAATTTTCATAATAAATTAATTTCCTCCTAATTTAATAAAATACCTTATAACCGTATAAGTGCTGGAGGCTATACACCTATACGGTTAAATGGGTATTATATATAGTAAAGTCTCACTATTAAATAGCTACTCTATACTAACTTATTATATACATTAAGTACACTAAACTAAATTAGTCAGCATTCTCAACTTTAACAGTAACATTGTCAATGGACTTCTCTTCAAGGTCTTTGTAATAAAGAATCTCATCTACAACATCTGTTGTAAATGTAATAGAATCCTTTGGAGCAATAGCTGTACTTCTATAAGACTTATATGAAGGTACAAAAACTGTAAGTGCAGGAGTTACCTCAGAAGCAGTGTTTGTACTAGGAATGAGTGTAGGGCTAATAACAGCATCATTACTTACGTTTACAACTGTATCAACAGAAGTATTTGTAATTGTAATCTTCTTAGCACCTGTAATAGAAAAAGCTGCCATATTAAATATCTTTCCTTTCCGAAATATTAAATTGTTAAATTTAAACAAGAACAATATAGTACAGATTATAGCTACATAAATTAATATGTAACTATGTATCTGTATTTAATTGTCAAGTTATATGAAAGTTTGTGTGTATTAGTAATTAATTAAAATTACTGAGTAATTCTACCCTTGAGGTACATCTTATTGTTTACCATCTTGAGTCCATAAGATGTAGCATAGCCCTGCTGTCCTCTGTAGTCAGCAGGCATAAGAAGGTCTGTTGTAAGGATTGGCATATACGGAGCATAAACATATCCTGTTTCAAGGAAGTTTGTACCCTTATAACCAAGTACGAACTCATCTGCATCCATCTGAGGTACTACATATACCTTATAAGTACCATTAAGAGTACCAATAAAGTGTGGACCTACGCCTATTGTAGCACTAGTGCCGTCAAAAGTTCTCATATTCTTAATAACAGCTGCAACGTTAAGACCACAGATAAGGAAGTTTGGCTGTACTCTCTGAGTAGCACCGAAAATCTTCATAGCACCTTCAGTAAGCTTAATATTAAAGCTATCATAATGGTCAACTGCGTTTACGCCGATAGGAGCTGTTTTACTCCAAGTAAGTGTAGCACCTGCTGCTGCCTTTTTAGCAAGGTCAAGAGCAATTTCTGTATCTATCTCCAATTATGTTACGAATTATTCATTGCTTATTGCTTAAATAATTCTCTATACTTTATGTATTATATGTATAGTTCAGACTATATCATATTCTTATAATATCTATTACCAATAGTATAAGAACCCTAGCACTTCCATTTAAAAGATTTATGTTAAACTATTATCATTTAACTACTTACCATTTGGCTGTACTCTACTTGCTTCGTTTATTTAATGTTACCATTAAATAACTTATTTTCAAATCACCTAAGTTTTGTTTACGAGATTTCTTATTTAGATATTTCTATCAATGTGATTGTCTAGCTTTCGATAGTCGTTGCTCTCTTATTTATTACATTACATAATAAATACTAGAACAGGATTAACATCTAACCGATACATTTGTTAAATGCTTTCCCCTGTATTCACTAGGTTTTCTTAGTAAATTACTTTACTAAGCCACAAGTTGTCTATGGGCAATCTCTCCAGCTGCCTGAACTGAAATAAGGTCATTAACCTCTGTACCATACTGCTTCTTGAGGTCATATGCAGCATCGAAGCCCCAATAAGCTGCAAGCTTTCTGCTCTTAGCATAGATTGGAAGCTGTGCAAGCTCCATTGTAATCTCAGGAATTACATTGTGGTATGTCTCTGTACCGTGGTCTGCAAATGGAACAGTTTCATTATCATACTCATAAGAAGCAAATACATCACCAGAAGTACCTGTAAGCTCAATAGCACCAGTAGCATATGTAAGCTTACCTGTAATAGAACCATCTGTTGCACATACAAGGTCAACTACACCATTTGTTACCTTAGCAGACTCAGTAATTACCTTACCATCATCTGTTGTAGCTGTAAATGTACCAGCAATAATTGGGCTGAAATCGAGGTTAGAACCAGCAACAAGCTCCTGGTCAACAGTTCTTGATGTGTATGTAGCATCACTATAACCTGTGTTAAGTGAAGAAGTAAATGTTGTACCAGCTGCTGTCTTGCCTTTAGAAGTACCATAGTTGTACTTGAGGTAAGAAATAATACCAGCCTTACTATCGAGTGCCTGTACACTAACGATATCAGAAGCGATAAGGTTAGGAACAACTGCTGTAATCATATCAAGGAAGAATGTTTTACTAGGAATGTTCTGTGAGTTTGTAGCCTCAAGAAGAGAATTTGTATTCTCGAGCATTGTAGCAAGTGCAATCTTCTTATCAAGACCCATTGTCTTGCCTACCTTCTGCTGTACGGACTCTGCCATATTGATTCTCTTAGCATACTTCTGCATAGCTCTGTTACCAGCCTTAGCTCTCATAAGCTGTTCAGACATAATATTAGAATTTTTAAAAGCCATAATCTAAAATCCTTTCATGTTAAATTTTCAAGTTACTAAAATAAAATTTTATATATTAAAATATCATTTTTATAAATAATATCTAAGTATATCAATATATTTAATACAAACTAGATTAGATACTATTTTGAACACTTTGTAAAAATTGTTCTGTTAAGCTTTCCTCACTAGAATGTTTTGTAATATGTTCATTAAGAACATTTATCTTTGTGGGTTCTTCATAACTAAATGGAAGTTTATTGTATCTATCCCTTCTGTCAACAGCTTCATTAACACATTGTTTAATATCAGCTACTGTCATATCAGATGTTAATTTAACAGCTTTAGGATTAATACCGTTCTTATTAGCTATTTCATTTAAGTAATTACTCATATAAGATTTATTACTTTCTACAAGTTTATTTTTACTAGCTTTTAAACTATCATACTGTTCCAATAATTTGTTATACTTATCAACTAATTCATTATAAGAAACATCGGAATTAGTTAAATCACTAGAAGTAGAAGTTAAGTTAGTATGCAAACTATTATTTTCTTCAAGTAATTTCTTATTAGTTAAAGTAAGTTCATTTATGTTTTCTTTTAATTTAGATATATTATCTGAATTATCTTTCTGCATAGATGAAATCTTATTCTTTAATTGAGTTTGTTTTAATTTGTAGCTTTCTATTACATCATTAGATTCATTAAGTTTTGCAGTTAAACTTTCATTAAGTGCTTTAAGCTCTTTAGCATTAGCACTTTCTGTAGAATAAGCTGTTAAACTATTTTGTAATCTTTCTTGTAATTTAGCTACATCTGTATCTTGTTTTGTAATACTTTCTTTCATTACTCTAAGCTTACGTTTACTTTCAGTAAGTTCTTTCTTTGTTTTAAGTAATTGTGAAGATAAATCACTTGATTTATTTGCACTTTCCTTTAAACTAGAAGAATGTGATTTTAACTTAGCTTGTAAAGAAGTATTTAAACGAGATACTTTTTTAGATTCCTGTATCTGTGTTTTTAACTCTTGCTTACTTTCAGATAACTTTGTTTGTAATGTTTCTATTTGTGCTTTATAATTATCTACTAACTTAGCAGTAGTTTTCTCTCTAAGTTTATAAGCATTAACTTTAGCACTCAACTTAGCAACTGTTTCACACATTGTAACAAACTTATCATAACTAATAGTCTTAGTATTTTCTTTACAAGTGTTAATTGCTATAGAATTACTAATTGTGTTATCTTCTAGTTTAACAGAATTATTATCACTAGATGTAATAGTCTTACTCTCTTTCACAAGAACCTGTTTTCTATCCTTAATAGATTCTAAAATAGAATCTAGGTTAGGAACTTTAGCAGTAGATACAGCATTTTCAATGGCATTAAGCTCTAGTGTGGTGTCACATTGCTTAATTTCTGTATTAAGAGATTCAAGTAAGGTTTTACGTTTGTTAAGTTGATGTACACTTTCTACGACTGTTTGTCTTGCTGTTGCAACCGCAGGTGTAGAAACTACATCAAAACAAGAAAATTCATAAGTATCAGGGTCAACTTCTTCTACACCTGAATTTTCTATAACATCGCCTGTACCACGACTTGACACACCCATTTGACAGCCATAATCTAACAAGGCTTTAAGTGTTCTACCTTGAACCGTATCAAGAATGTCAAAGCCACCTGTTACAACACCATTTTCTTCATCAATGTTGTAATCTGTCATAACTACACAAGCCAATTTAGATAAACATTCAAAACGTTCCTCTGGATGGTCTAATTCACCAAAAAGTGTTTTAGTTTTTAATCCTTCCTGAACTAATTCATTACTAAAAACATTTTTCCATAGCTGTAAGCCATAAAGTCTATTATTTCTAGTAGGATGAATAAAGTCTGCACAAATGCCTTCTAATCTACCTAAACAACCTTTTCGTTTTTCTTTGCTTTCAACAAGTCTTAACGATTTAGGGGTACTTTCAACAAGTTTTGATTTCATACTTTAAAATATCTCACCCCTTTATTGGTTAATAATGTTACTTAAATAAAAAGTAACAAAAAAATATAGTGTAAATAACATACGCATATGTATTTACACTATAATGTAGTATTTATTTTAAAATAATAGGTGTTTATTTATTATTTATTATTTTTATAACTTTTTAAAATAATTTCAATATCTTTTTTATTATTATTAATCTGAGATATTAAGTAAGAATAATCTCCTGTACTAAAATAAATAGATAAAGCTTCAGATAATTCAGGTAGTCCAATATTATGTATAAATTCATTAGCACCTAATAAATCATCTTTAAATTGATGTTGTAAAGTTATAGTACCTTGTGTTATTATACTAGTTGCTAACTTAATAAAGTTAAATACTTCTTTACCATCACAAGTTAATATTTGTTTTATAATAGGGTGAGCTTTATTATTTAATAACAAATAAAATTCTACAACTGGCAATTTTACATTATTTTTAATTAAGAATGTAAGTATTTCTTCATCTATATCTAACTCGATGTTTTCTAACATTCTATTCAGCAGGGGAGAACATTCTTTATCATTATCGTCTGTATCTAATCGAATTAATTCTTTAATACAATCATGTCTATTAATAATCAATTTATAGTGTCCTCCTTATATAAAGTAAAATATAAAAAATTACTTTGTACCTTTATTTTAGTTATATATTATATATTGTTAAATTATTTATAGTAAAAACATTAATCTATAACTTCGGGTGTTACTGTTTCTGTTATATCAGCAGACTTTACTATATTTTCATGTGTAATATGCTTTTGAAGAATATCTGCAATACCACATATATTCTTCATAGTATTAATTCCAGTTATCGAAATGGAATCAAGAAGCATGAGCACTGAATTAATATCATCTACTTTATATGTAACATACTCTACAGACTGTTCAGTTTTATTTGTATTATTCATACTAATAATCCTCCTAAAAATTATATAATATCCTTTAAACTTACAACAATATATCTAGCCTTATCTTTTATACATTGTGTCAGTAATAAGGTAATCAATTCTTATGTTTCTACAAAATCTTAGTTACAGCATAGAATCTAGCTCAACCGTTGTTATTCACGCTAGTGTATTAGTTACACAGATAGTACCATACACGACATCATTACCACATACCACACCGTTATCACATACCACAGCATCATCATATACTGTAGCATTACCATATACCGCAGCATTATCATATACTATAGCATCATCATATATGGTAGCATTATCATATATGGTAGCATTACCAAATACTGCAGCGTTATCATATATGGCAACGTTATCATATACTACAGCGTTATTATATACCTTGGCATTTCCAAACACATTAGCATTATCGAAAACTTTTGCATTGCCAAAAATTTTAGCTTTTTCATAAACTTTGGCATCATCATAAATCCATGAGTTTCCGTTTTGACTAAGATTGTTCTCACTTTCTACGAAACCTCCTATGTCCCCTGCTTTAACGTTCCCAAACGATTTTAGAGCCTTGATTCTATACAACTTTTTGCCATGCCATATTATATATTGTGTTGTTAATTCAAATTTTTTATTCATTGTCATTCTCCTTACTATTAATAATATAATTCTGTTAGCACATCTCTTGTTTTCAGTTTACTGTCTTGCAAACTTTCCAATCGTTGTCCATCTTCCGTTGCGATATTCTTGAAGAATATTCAGTCCAAAGACCTCTTTACTAACGACCTTCTTAATCAGCTCTTCTTTTGAATTGCTGTAGACACTGTTTGCAATCTGACCGCAAGCTCTAAATCTCTTTGTCATCGTAATGCTTTCGTTTCTTCCAATAACTGAATCGTGATTAACTTTCATTTTCAATTACCTCTCATACATATATTATTTAAACTGTAGGTTCTTTATCTTGTCTACACTATATAGTATATACTATAAATATTATAAATTCGTTGTATAAATGTAAATAAATTATTAAATATAGAAATCGTAATTTTTTTACATTGAATTGTTTTATAGCATATATTCCAAATTTATTAGTATAAGAAGCACAATGTATTTATTCAACTAAAAGTTTTCTTTCACTATAGGAACTATTTGTGTTTATGTTTGCATTTTTAGTTCTTAGTTCTATTTCATGATTTATATACCAAATAGCTTTATTAAGCTCTTGTATATCATTATCCTTTTTACCGCATCTAAGAATATATTTAACTGCATTACCTAAATTAAAATTTAGTTCAAAGTTATCTATAACATCTATAACTTCCATACCATTCTTAGATTGATAATGCGTAGGGTGATTTACCCATTCTTTATTATTTTCCATATATGTTAATTCCTTTCTTTCTCTGTTAATTTTTCAAGTAAATCTTCAAAGAAAACGGGATATTCTTTAGCAAAAGATATAAGCATATCTTTACTAATCTTAAACATATCTGGGTGTGGTCTACCTGTTGTTCCTAAAGTTCTTAATTCAAAGAAATGTCTCCAACTTCTAATATTCATTGTAACAACAACATCAGTAGCTAAAGCATTTATAAGAAAAGTTCTTGCTTGTTCAGGTTTCCAATTCATTTTTAATGAATCAAAATAATTATCTGCATTATATAAGCAGTTTTCAATAAAGAAACCTTCATTACTTATATATCCACCAAATTCTTTATTAAAACTAGAACATTCCCACTCACCTATAACACCATCAGATAAAAAAGCAGGCTTAATATATGTAACACAATGTCCAAACTTATCCTTACTATAATTACAATATCTAGTGGATGATTGTGAATAACTTGCTATTCTATGTCTAACAAGTTCATGAGAAACACCTCTATCAACTGTCATTATAACAGAAATAACACAATGTTCAATAGGACTTTCATGCCCAGCATTTAATTTAGTTTTAATAAATGTTTCAACAGTATCTTTGTTATTTTCGGATTTATAACAATTTCTATATGCTGTTTCTACAGTATCTAGCATAGTATTATAATCGGGTGCATTTAAAAATTTAAAACTTGAATCTACTATATTTATTTTAGTATCTTCGTTAGCTAGTAAAAGCATATATAAGCCTCCTTTATTTATTTTTTTACTTATTAACTACCCAAGGTTTAAACTTAGATTCAACTTCCTCATATATCTGTACAGGATATACAAGTGTAATTGGATTTTCCAAATCTAAACTAAGAATACCTAAAATAGATGTAGCATCTACAATGTATCTACCAGACTTTAAATCAAGTTCTGCATTAATTGTTTTTGCAGTTTCTACAAACTTAGATATTTCTGAAATAGTGTTAATAGAAATTTTTAGTGTAGAAACCATAGTTTCTGTATTATCAATCATTTAATTATTAACTCCTTTTATATAATCATTTAACCCTTAGCTTTAATAGCTAAAGGTTAAACAACTAAAATAACTACTTATTTATATTCCTTTTATAGTATAACATATAACTACAATATATACAATGTATAATTTGTAAACAATTATTGTTTTAATTATTAATTATTGTTATACATTAGAAGTTGAATTAGGTTCTGTTTCTATAGATGATGTAGGTTCAGACATACCCAAATCTCCAATAGGTTCATTAGACACATTATCCGCAGATGAAATATCGAAATCAGTATCAGTAGAAAAATCTGTTTTATCTAAATTATTAGGTGAAGGATTACTTAATAAATCATCTTCTTCAAAGTCATCTGCTCCTAAATCTCCTATGTTATCTTCACTATTATCTTCATTATTATCATTATCAGTTTCTAATTCATCTATGTAATCTTGTACATAAGAAGCAATATTAGGCATATTTAACTTTGTATTAATAAGTTCCTTCAATATAGCTAAACGTTTTTCATCTGGTAAATCTCCAACAAGACTAAGTATATCTCCTATCTGTTGTATATTATTGCTTAACTGTTCTGAACGCTCTGTATCTTCTACAGTTGCAGGAGAAACCATTTTTAAAGTGAATTTGCCTATATAATCTTGGTCTTTATCAAGGAAAAAGTAATTAAGTAAGTTTGTAATGCCCTGTAGATAAGCATTTTGTATTCTCATTATTGTATGAGCATATCTAGAAGATACCTTAGTTAAACTTTGTCCATTTCCACCTATACCTTCTGGTGAATCAAAGTTTAAAAACTGTTTAGGTATTTTTAAAGCAGCTAATTTTTTATTATTAAAATAATCTAAGTCTACTATATCTTTTACATTAACATCTCCACCTAAGTTCTGTACAGTTATAGCACCTTTGCCATTTTTAGTAGGCATATAAACTATATTATCAAGTGGACCAGGTGAATTAAATGACTTAGTAGCACCTGAATTAACATCAGTTGACATTTTCTGTTCAAGATTATTTTTTAGCCTATGAAGTAAGTTATTTACGTCTGTTTTAGGAATATCTCCTACTTCTACTTGCAACAATCTTATAATAGCTGATTTAGTTAATCTATTTAATAATAATGAATCTTCTAACAGTTTTAAAGATTGTGTTACAGGATAAGCATCCGCTAATATAGATTTACCTGATTTAACTTTATATACAGTTCCTTCATCGTCATCGTCACTAACTTTAAGGAGTTCAGGATTACGTTCAACAGATTCAGATAAAGTAATATGCACAAAACTCATTCTATCATAAGATATTGTATTACCAGAGTTTACAGTTTGCATTGGCACGGAGTTAAAGATACTAGAACTTTTAATATTAGAAGTATCAATAACTCTAATAAAGCCTGCTGTTTTATCTTTTACTTGTAAATCAAATAAACAAGCTGGATTTTCTACATATTCTATATATTCTTCAAGATGCCTTGATTTATCTTCGGGCTTAATAGACACACTCATTGTATTTACATCATTAGAATATATTGTAGCATAGTCAGATACATCACCTTCTTTATATAAACGCAAATATAAATCACCATATACGCAAAGAGAGTATATATGTCTCCATGCTTTTTCGTTTAAGTCTAAAACATTAATCAATCTATTGGCTGCTTTTACAGCATCTTCGTTATCACCCTCTGCCCATATTATGTTGCCTTGTTCATTGTACTGTGTAGCATCATCAGCATACATTTCAACAGCAGCAGCTATGATAGGGTCTTCTAGCATTTCTTCAAAGCCTACATATTTATTATGTCTATTAGTAGATATTGTACAAAATTCATGAATACTTTGTGTATCTAATAAAGCAGAAGATGTTATATCCTCAGCATTAACTTGTTTATATGTTAAATCTTCTGTTGGAGATACTACATTATTTACATTATTAGGCTTAGGAGTTAGTCTTAATCTAAATCCATTATCCCTAAATTGCTTAAATAAATTTGCCATTTAGTACTTTAAAACCTCCTATATATTTAGTTATGTATTATTACCATAAAACAAAATCATCTGAATCAGAAAAACTAGAAACAAAAGGCTTATTAGTATTACTACTAAAACCATTTCTATTAGGCATACCGTCTAATAAAGATTCTAGATGTGGTTCTGTACTTAATTTTTTACTATTAGCTGTATTACCTTTAGATGAAGTAGAATTGTTAAATTGTGATTGATTCATAAGTTGTTTAGTCATATTAAATTGTTCTTCTACTATACTATCTAAGTCGAAATTAACATCTTCTGCACAGTCCATTAATTCCATATCAAAGGCATCGCCTTCTTCATATGTGGCAGCATTATAAATACTTCCTGCAAATGAGTCACATAAATCTTTTGAACCATCTATTGGGTGGTCTACCTTACCTGTTGTATTATCACGTTGTAGTCGTACAAGTTCTTCTTCTAGTTTATCATACTGTATCATTCCTACTCTACCATCGTTCATTGCTGAACGTGTTGTAGAATAACCAGGCTGGTCTCCATCTTTAAGTTTATCCATGGAAATAATAACAGCATCAAAGCCATTAGTATCTAATATTTGTCTTGTATCAGCAGATTGGAAACCATCTATTGATATACGTTTAATATTAAAACCTAGTCGTTTTAAAGCATAAATAAACTGTCTTGTTTTTTCTAGGGATATTTCATCACCTTGCGGAGCTTTAATACCTACAGTAAACAAATGTCTATAACATCTTTCATGTGTTACTACTTCATTTGCACCTGAGTACTGTATACTTTTCTTTTTACCTGTTATAGCTGTATCAGATATACCAGTAATATCTCCTTTTAAAGAAGTATCTATATGTATAAACTGTGGAGCTGATTTAAGTTCTTCTGGTATTCTATCAGGAATAAAATAATCTATTATCTGTTGATTATCATGAAGTCCTATATCCAATATATCTTGATGAAAAGGTTTTACAGCATTAGGAATATAACATTTAGAAAACAAAGCATAGTTAAAATAGCTAGTTGTACCTATTACTGAAATACCTGCTAAGTTCATAAGTGCTGTATTTATATTAAGTACAAAACTTTGTTTCATTTCTATAGGAACTTCTATTATCTGATAGCCTTGCCCCTCTAATGCTTTAATATCTTCTGGTAAAGCACTATCAGGTATTATTTGTGAAGTTAATAATTTATTACCTACAGCAACTTTAAACTTTTTACCACAATATGTATTAGGTGGCTTAACTACCCACTGAGGCTCATCTACTACAAGCATATGTTCACCTTCAGGTGTGCCTTGTAACTTTCTTACATAAGATTCAAGGAAGTCATGTTCTGATTTTTTAGAAGATACTAAGAACATTCTTCCGTACTGTTTACCACCTACAATAAAACGTGAATTGATACGCTCTTTTATTTGTGTGTAAGTATCCATTACACCATTTTGTGCTGTAAGAACATCTGCACCTTTTAAAGAAGCTCTTATAAAGTCACACTCGTCCATTAATGCTGCATATATCTGTTTACCTAAAAAGTGTTTTGCTTTAGAACCAAATGAAAGTGTTATGTGCTTAGGTGGATTATATCTTAATTCCTTTTTACCTGTAACAACACCACGCTCCATAAACCATGGACTGTTTAATAAATATTCGTGCATAGTTTTATATGCAACACCTTCAGCAAGTTCAACAGTAATATTACAGAAAGCAATTGTAATTTCATCGCCCTCGTTGAACTTAAAGAACTCTTGTGGATTTTTAAGACACATAATTAAATAAAGCAAATAACATAAACATATAACAGCGGTTCTAGTTTTACCAATACCGATAGCTCCTGTTAATACTACCTCTAAGTACCCATTATCATCGTCAAATATGCTTTCATATTCTTTCATCCAAAACGGATAAATAGAAGTTCCTTGTCTAGTAGATTTACCTAGATATCTTTCGTCACTAATAAAAGTAACCACATCAACAGGTATTTCTTCATAATCAGCCATCCATATATCTTCTAGTGTTTTAGAATAACCTAAATCACCATATTCTTTTAGTATTTGAATAACTAAATCTTGTTGTTCTTTTGGAAGTTCATTATATTTGCTTTTATCTATATTTAATATATTGTCTTTTGTTAATTGCATTTAATCAGTAGCCCCCTATATTAATTACAATTATACAATAAATTTAGATTTTTGTAAAGTATTTTTCTTTAACTTCTGAAAATGTCATCTTGTTATGTATTAGTTGCTCACAATTATAAGCATCTTGAAAATTGTTAAAGTTTAACAAGCCACTTAGTAAATTTTCATCTATAACATTTTCAGGAAGTACCTTACTATTTGTATTTTTATCAAAAGCTAAATAATCTTTTGAGGCTAATTGTAATTCTGCTTTTACTAATTTATAGTCGTTATCTACATAGAAATGTACAATAAAATAATAGTATAAATCATTACACTTTATATCAAAGTAATTATTCATTTAACTAAGTCCTTTCCTAAATTCCTTTAATATTTATAAGAAAAAAAAGAGAAACATTGGCTATGTTTACTTTATAAGTTGCTTAATAATATCCGAAAGAGTGTAAATAACATCGTAACCTACATTAAGCCACTTAGTTTCATTATCATTATTTCTTATCTTAATAGAAATATCATTATCCATTTCATCTACACTACCATCAAACAACTTAGCTATTTCATTTAACATTATATTAGCATCACCTGTAGATGTATCAGATATAGTAACTAAATCTGTATTACTTTGTTTCTGTCTATAAGGCTTACCAGTAGGAGTCATAACACTTTCCGACTGAATAGGTGTTATAGCTTTCTTACCTCTAGGCTTATACTGTCTATTCTTTTTGTCAGCTAGTTCATCTTTATAGTACTTAGGCTCTACCTTGCCATTAATAATAAAATCACTATCTGTCATATAATCTACTTTAGCAGGAATATTCATAATACTTTATCTCCTTTTTAAAAATTTAAAATAATATATTGCCATTAATTAATTCTTTTATTTAATGTTATTATTAGTAGTTTGTTATTATTATAAATTGTAATTTTATATTTTAAGTTTTATATTATGTATTACAAATAGTTATTCATATTGTACTTTACTACTTTAATACTTTTATGTGTTAAAGTGCTATAAGTTTAAAGTATTAGTGTATTAACTCATTAATGTAGTAACACTTTACTAATACATTAAGTTAATACATTAACATAATAACATATTACTAATTTAAACTTATACTATACTAATATAGTAATACTTTAAATTACTTTAGTAATACATTATATAGTAAATATATGTAAATACTAATATTTGTAATGTTGTTTAGTAAATAGTATTTATTTTTAAGTACATACCTAAAATTGTGCTTCATATAAATATGTAATATTTATATGATTTTTATTTTTATATTTATTATATATTATATTATAGGGTACAGAATGTGTATGGGGGTGGTACAGAATGTGTACCCCCTGGTACAGAATGTGTACGGGTGTAGATTGTTTACCCGTACAGAATGTGTACTCCTCATATAAAATGTTTGAAATAGTATATGTATCTTAATTAGGAATTAATAAAGTAAACAAAAAAAGAGGACTTGAATAAAATCAAATCCTCTTAATAAATATTTAGTTTGTTAAATTAAAACTCTACACCCATATCATCAAGAGCAAACATAAAAGCAGCACATTCTCTATCACTGCTGATAGGGTCATAACCTCTTGATTTTACATATTCTCTTACAAATTCCAAAAAGCTTTCATTGTTATTGCAAAGGTCATCAAACAGTGTAACAGCTTCTCTTTCTCCTGCTACTTCACTCTTTGCATTATATAAGAAATCATATTCATCATTAAATTTCTTACGAAAATCATTCATATTTACATTATTTATTTTAGTTGTATTTTCTCTTATGGTTAATTTCATACTAAACTCACTTTCAATCAATAAATTTTATTTCTATCCATTACTCTACGTTGTGCATTATTACTTGCCACTCTTATACCAAAATAGCTTTCAACAACATCATCATATTTCCATTTACGATTTCTATGATTACCCTTTGCAAGCATAGAAGAATACTGACCTATATTGTTTACATCAAAAGGCTTTTTATTTTCAGTTCTACCAGTATCAGTATATATAAGCTCAATATACTTATCATTAGGAATTTTAATAAGATAACTTTCCTGTTCGTATTTTTTAGCAAGTTTCTGAGCAATAGACTTAAATTCTTCTACTGAATATTCATTATAGTATGGAACAATGAATGAATATTCATCAGACATTTCACCATTCTCATATACATATCTACCAATAGTCTGTGAATAACCAAGCTTATAGTCATATAAATCTCTTTCAAGTTGCTTAGTTCTCTGTATATTTTCTTCTTTAGTGTAGTTGTCCCTAAATGCAGAAAGCATAAAGAAACCGCCATTTTCTTCTGAATATTGATAGACTCTACCTAGTTTCGTTTCATTTATCTTTTTATTTTTAAGGATAATGTACTTTAATTGAGAATTAACAAAGTCCTCATCTATTCTAAAACTTTTGTTATCACTAAATATAGTATTGTTATATCTATATTCATTATTATCTTCTACCCATTTAAGTCTAATCAATGTATTTGTCCTCCTATATAAAATATATTGAATTAGTTAGTTCTGAAAATATAGTAATCAGTTCCGTTTACTGATACTTCGTTTTCAACACCATCATATCTAGCAAGTGAATTTCTTATTCCATCAGTATTTACAATATCTTCTGCCATATCATCATAGTTTATAACATTGTCTCCCTGTGATTCTACGAAAGCTTTAAATTCAGATTTACCAAATTCACCGACAAAAGCTTCCGCATATGTTCCATAGAAATCTTTAAGATTATTCATAAGTGCTTCTGTACCTTGTTCAATATAATCATCATAATCATCTTCATCTGCAAGGTCAAGAAGTCCATCTTCATTCATTACAAGGTCATCATCAGAAAGGATATTCCAATCTTGCACAAGTTCTTGTATAAGTCTATTAGCATAAATATTTTTGTAATCATCCTCAGTTCTTATATCTTCAAGATAGCCTCTTTCCATTTTTTCATAAGTTTCTTCAAAATAATCATCATCAACAAACTCTGTCCAATCATAATCAGGACTAAGAGATTCAATACCCATTTCATCAAGTAAGTTTAGAACATCTTGTTTAGCAGCTTCATAAGATTCATCATATGTACCAACAAAGAATTCCATATCTTCTTCGTCAGTTTCTACTTCAAAATTGTTTTCGTCATATCCCTCAGATATTTCTATATTTGTGTAATCTTCATCTTCAAGAAACTGTCTAAGTGCTACTTCGTATTCATTCATAATCAATAATCTCCTTTTAAATTAGTTTAAATTTTACTTTTTAGCAATTATAATAGTGCCACGTTTTGTAGCATTACCAAATACATTTTCAATTTCAGGTAAGTAGTCTTCCAAAGGCATATTTGTCTGATAACTTTGTCTTTTATCATTTGCTTTACCTTGCCCTGAACCATTTCCTTTGTACACTGTAAAATAAGCTGTACCACCACTTTTAAGATTGTTATAACAATTTCTTATAACATCTTCCCTAGCTTCTGGTTCTGCTATTACATTAAGCACATTAGAACAGGTAGTGGTATCTGCACCACCATTATCCTTTACTTGCTTTAGCACTTCATTATTATGCTGTGCAGTTCTGTTATATGGGTCATATACAAGATTAGTACAATTAAACTTATCAAGTAAATAATCAGCAACATTATCAAATTTGCCACCGCCTACATCTAAGTTAATTCCACCATCCTTAAATTTAGCATTAGAATTAGTAAAAAGTGCAGGAAGTTTTGTGCTATTAATACTTGTAACAGCACTATTATATTTCTGTTCTACTTCATTTATACTTAGCTTAATTTTTCTATCTGTGCTAATGTGTTCATTAATATTTAGTTTCATTTAAAACTCTCCTCATCATAAATTATATAATATTTATTAATATTTCTTGTTATTTCATATATAGTATTTACAATGTATGGGTCTTCATAACCTGCAACACTCCAAAAACTATTTAATTCTTTAAAATCATTTGGTGAACCAATAGGATTATAATAATTAGATTTATAAGCTTGTTCTTTATGAATTACTGTGTCATATTTTGACCAATTTTTACGTTTAGAACGCACATTGACAATAGATGTTCCTATATTAGCACCATCTAATACTTTTTTAATTTGCTGTTTAGATAATCCTACCAAATCTTTAATATCAATAGCTTCTGAATAATTATAAGCATAGCTTTCATTTATATTTAATTTCATAAAATATTTACCTCTATGTATTAGTCCATTAAATTACTATCTAAGATAGTTTTTATAATCATTGAAGCTGTTTGTAAATCTGTACACATTGTAGTAAGTTCTTTAATGCCTTTAGTGCAATTAATATTTTCTTCCTTATGTGTTACATTTATATCAGTAATTACAGATTTATATGTTATATTTATAATAACATTGCCAACCTCAATAGTACCTTTAGTTATATCATTTGTGTTAATCATAGTAGGTCTTGTTTCTATATAAGAATATCCTAAATTTTTAGCAATATCCTTTAAAGTTTGTTTAATATCCTTTTCTGAATCTTCTGTAAGATATTTATTAGCATAAGATATATTTCTATTATTTATAGGAGTTACCATTATTAATATCACCACCTAGATTATTTTATAATATAAGTAGTGTTAATTATTTTAATAATTCAACTGTATATTTTACTTTTTATTAGTAAAAAGTAAAATATATAACTAATAAAGTGGTTTATTTATATATTTATTATATCTTTCACTATTATTAGTATATACTTTAAATATTTTTATATCTTATATATTTTGTAAATGTTTTATTAATTTAGACTTTTGATAAAGTCCTTTATCTTATTTATGTCTGTATCTGAATTTTTCTGTGATATGTTATTATAAACATTTATAATGACAATATCATTTGTTTTAACATCTAAGCTTAAAACACCAATAATAGACTTAGCATTAACAGAACGTCCTTCGCAATTACTAATATAAACATCTGATTTTAGTTCAGATATATAATATACTATTTGATGCACAAGTCTGCCTGTTAGCTGTTTATCTATTGTTATTTGTAATTCTGATTTAAACATAAATTAAAAATCATTTCCTTTCTTTGTTTGTTTTACATTTAGATTATTTTAGATAAATGTATTAGTTACAATTATCTCTGATAATCCTTTAGTTTTATTCCACACAAAAGAATAAGAACGTTTAAAAGCACCTATATAGCCACTATCGTAATGATAAAGGTCTGGACCAGTCATAGAAGGCAACCACCTTAATATAACACCATTCTTTTCCTCAGTTAATTCACAATGATAATGTCCTAAGTGCATTTCTCTATATTTAGTATTAGCCCACATTTGTGGCTGTTCTACACTCATTAATCCTACTAAGTTAGTTTTCTTTTCATAGTATGAATGTGAAAAACCTATCATATTAATGCCATACTGTAAATAGTATCTCGATTTACAGTTTCTATGTATAGTTACATTTTTATTATTTCTAAACCAAGCATATAAATAGCATAGTCCATAAAATTCAACTTGCCTAGAATGATTACTTGCAATATAAAAGCTCTCTACGGGTGCATACTGCTGTAAATTAGTAATAGCATTAACAAGCATATCACAACCAAGCATAAATAACTTTTGCCATCTTAAATCACAATCTTGTGGAGTTCCACCTGTTGTAGTTTCACTTATACCATCTGCATTAAAGAAATCATTGCACCACACAAATACAATTTTTTCAGGCTTTATTCTTTTAATATGTTCAATATTACTTATTATTATATTATTAAAACGTTCTTCTGCTATTTTATAGTTATAATCTTCGCCACAATCAGAAGCCCATGCAAGTTTGCTTAAATGTAAATCACATATGTTTACTTCATACATAATTTCATTTGTATGTTTAGGTTTACTGCTTTTAGCTGTGGCAAAAGACTTAGGAATAAAGTTATTAAAGTGCGTGTGTAAAGTATCTAGTGATATTTCTTCTACTCTCGGTTTTACTACTATTTTAGATTGATATAATACAATCTTTTTTCCACCTTTAGCTTGTGTCTGCCAAAAATTATTTTTAAATGACACTACTTGCCATTGTGTACAATCAAGATTATGTGCTTTCATAACTATATCAGGAGTAATCACTTCTCCTTCTGTAATAGCAATAACCTTTTTAAATGCAATAGTGCCATCTGCTTTATATTCTATTTCTTTAGAATTACTAGTGTCTTCATTTTCCAAATCATAATTTACTAAATCTACATTTGAATCATGGTCTATATTATTAGATTTACTAAGTAATCTTCTTATCCTATGCTTTTCAGCTTCTTGTGAAATATTAGGGTGAAATAAAGGTCTTGTTATATTAGCAATACAATTATAACTTAAATTCTGTTCTTCCCTTAAAGAAATAACTTTACTTTCCCATTCAACACTCATTCTTGTTATTGACCTCCATATATAATTTTAACATTATGTTAAATGTGTTATAATATTATTTATTGTATAGTTTATAAATAGAGTTTTTAAGAATTTAAAGTTAAAAAGTTAGTAAAGTTATTTGTTTAAAAATATTTTACACTATATTAAATATTAATTGTCTTAATATTATTTTCTTTTGCATACTTATTCGCATAAGAGTTAATAGGACACCTAATTATTGCTTTATTACAGTTAGTGAAACAACCTTTTTGCAATATTGTAGTAGCACCTTTAATTGTCACTTCGTTTAATTTATAACAATTAGCAAAAGCTCCTGTACTTATACTAATAACACTTTCAGGAATTTCAATAGATTCCATAGAGGTACAGTTTTTAAAAGCATTTTTTTCTATATACAGTAAATTGTTTGAAAGTGTTATACCAATCAACTTTTTACAGTTATAGAAAGTGCCGTACTTTATACTTTTTATATTATTAGGTAATGTAAAAGATAGTAAAGACCTACAATTTGTAAAAGCATTGTTTTCAATTGTATTTACATTATCTGTTAGTAATATATTGCGAAGTTCATAACATCCTTCAAAACATGATTTGCCTACATAAGTTAAATTTTCTGGTAATGTAATACTATTTAATTTTATATTTAAATAAAAACAATAATCACCTAATTTAGTAATTTTATCAGGTAATTGTAGTTCCTTTAAAGAAGAACATGATTCAAATGTACTAGCACTTAAATATGTTAGTTCATTACTGAGTGTAACATCAGTTAAAGAAGTACAGTTTTTAAAAGAACCTACACCAATATTGATTATGTTATCTTGCATGGTAATTGTTCTTAATCCATAGCAATCACTAAATCCATAATCTTTTATACTTACTATGTCTTGTTCTTGGTCTATTGTAGGTATATTAAAAGTATCAATTAACCTTGTATCTAATTCATGCGTATTTGAATCATTATTTTTATTAATACTTATTTCTCCATTTACAACATTATATAAATGTAAATGTTCAGTAGGTGTAAAACTTGTTTGATTTATTCGTTTTACTTTAGGCTCTATTTGTATTAAATTAATATTCAATTAGCAAAGAACCTCCTTGTAAATATGTTAGGCATATATAATGTTCACTTTATTACAATTTTCAAAAGCATTTTCAGCAATAATTGTTTCTTTATTTAATATATTCACTGTTGTTAATTCGGAATTATTCATAAAAGCATAATCTCTAATTTCTTTTACAGAACTAGGAATTGTAATTTCTTTAATGTTACAATCACTAAATGCCCAAAAGTCTATTATTTCTAGTTTATCATTTAATTTAATACTAGCTAAATTATTACAACAGCTAAATGAATTAATTCCAATATATTTTAAATTATTACCAAATGAAATATTATTTAATTGTTTACAATTTGCGAAAGCATCTGATTGTATTTCTTCTATACTATTTATATCTAAATTTATAGTACTTAAATTAATACAATTATTAAATGTGCTTTTAGTAACTGTGTTAAAAGTATTATTTAGCTTAACTGTTTTTAGCTTAGTGCAATAACTAAATATTCCTTTGCCCATTTTAATATTTGTAGTATTATTAAATTCTACATTAGTTAAATTGTCACAATTACAAAAAACAAAATCACTTAACTCCTTACAGTTTTCAATAATAATAGTGTTAATATTACTATTATTAGTAAAACTATAAGGAGAAGTGTCTGTATTGTCTGTCACATTTAACATTGGAATATTATTGTTATCAAGATTATGTATGACTTTTTCCTTAATAAAATTATCGGAATAACCTAAGTGTGTTTCAGATATGATATTAGGGTCAGACTTAAACTTTATAAATTTAAGTTCTTCCATAGGTATTGTATTCATAATAAAATAAATGCCTCCTTATTATTTTATTATTTATCTTAATCTAAATATTCAAGCACACCATTACCAGTTTCGATGAACTTATCACCTTTTTCAAGGTCATCTACAATAGCATCCATATTTAAGTATTTTGGATATTTACCATAGAAAGTAGTAACATCTTCACCGAAATAATCATCATATATTAAATCTATAGCCACATCTGAAAGTGTTTCATCTTCCCACAGTTCATATTGGTCCATATAATTGTAACAGTAAACAATGGTTGCTTTATCATTGTCTGCCATATAGCTAAGAACTTCAAATATAGAACTTAATTTAAATATGTCATGCTTAGGCAAAACATCTATATCTTTTAAAGTGATAAGGAGTTTCTGCATTTTTTCAATAGTATTTATGCTATCCATATCTACAACTTCTTCGTTGCTAAAATTATCATAACCTAAATTAAGAGCTATAGAAGTTAATTCTATTGTATTATCTAATAATTCATTATTATGATAAGCTTTGAGTAAATTCTTAAAGCTTTTTTCATTATAATGTGAATCATCAGATAAGTAAATATCAAATTCTATCATTTAATAATACCTCTTCCTTGGAACAATTAAAGTTCCATATTCTGTTTCTACATAATTATTAGATTCCAAATAACTAGCAGCTTCTGCATAGTTAAAATCTTCTGTATCATCAGTGAAACAATTTCCAAAATCTTCCCATTCTTTAGGGTCACTATGACTAAATTCATAAACTAAATCCATTATTGTTTCATTACAATAAAAATCATATTTATCTAAATGTCCAATACAAATAGTTATTGAATCTTCTTCATACTCTGCTACAGCTTCCAATTTATTCATTGTATAGAAATCTAAGCTGTCAATATAGTATAACTCTTTGAGTGCATTTTGCATAGACCCAATATAATCAATATCTTCCATATCATATAGTTCTTCATTTTCGTATGTTCTAGTAAGGTCAATAGAAATAGAAAGAAGTCTTATGTCATCAGATACTTTACCACATTTGTATAGATTAACAAGTATATTAAAGTTGGATTCATTATAAATTTTATCATTATCTAAACAAAGAACGGTGAATTTAATCATAGTTAATAAATCCCCTTATGAGAAAAATTTAATTAGTTATTATGTATTACACCATAATTTGTTTCCGTATAATCGTATCTAAGTTGGTCTGCAATGTAATTCATATCAAGATAATTATAATCATCTTCGTAAACTTCTCGAACTGCATCTCCTAATAAACCTTCTGAACAGAATTCGTCCGCTAAATCTTTAAAGGAGTAACCATCATAATAATCATAGTCATCCATACTCTCATAGTTAGAAACTACATCAAAACCATTGTTATTTCCTATACCTGTATATTCATTAATCGATTCAAGCTTATTTGTATTTTCACTATCTAAACTCTCTATACTATCAAGTGTGTCAATAAGGTCTTGCATATCTTCTATAGTTGTAATAGAATCCATGGAAATTACTTCGTTATTTGTATATGTACCATTTAGGTCTACAGTTATATCATCAAGTGTAATCTCATTATCTTCTATGTCACCCTCATTATAAAGGTCAACAAGTTCGTCAAATGTTTCCTCTGTATAAGACTGTCCATTTTCGACACAAGTTACTTCAAATGTCATAATAATTATTTCCTTTCATTAATTAAATATTTTTTTGTAATTAAACTTCATCCTCATAGGAATAAATATCTGGATATTCTTCTTTCTGATTTTCAAGCCAGTCATTGTAAATATCTACTTGATTATCTTTAAATTTTTCTATTAACTTATAAGCTTCCACAGTTTTAGTAACATTATTTTTGATATTGTTAAGCTCATTAGTATCATCAGGATACCAATGTTCCATTATATCTGCAATAGCTTCTTCATTATTCATATTCATGTGTTCAGCATACCATAAACAGCTATTCAGTAAATATTGTTCTAATTCAGAATCAGTCATTATAGACTCATAAAGTTCTTCACTAGTATAATCTATGTTTGTAGCACAATATGCAAGTGCAACAAAATTAGCAATTTCGTTTAAATCGTCATTATATGACTTATCCATATTATCTCTTATGTACTTAGTAACATAATCGTCTTCATTAGTAAGATAGAATTTACTATTAGAACCTCTAATCCAATCTGGTTCAATTCCACGATAGTCCCATTCATGATTAAACATTGTCCATTGGTCTTCACAGAAATAATTAAACCACTCATCATCTGGACCTAAGTTACAATTATAAGCAACATCATATAACTTATTATCTGTATAACTAAGAATAAAATTATTGTTATAAATAAGTTTAGCAATCTCATTAACTTTAGTTCTGAAATCTTTAATTTCTTTCATAACTTTAGGGTCAATAAGGCTAATATAAGATGTGTCATCTATAGCTTCTTTAATAAATAAATTTGGTTCATTGTATCTTTTTATCATTGAATATATATCCTCCTTCATCGCACAAGATATTACTTATTTTTGAGCCAATTTTCATAGTTGTCTACTTGATATTCTTTAAGTTCCTCAAAATCATTGTAGGCATTTATAGTCTTACTAACATAAGTATACATATTATCAAGGTTTTTGATATAATCGTAATCCCAAATATCTTTTATTATATTATTAACGTACTCCTGCGGTGTCATATCATAACCAAAGAGTTCATAATTTTCTTTAAGACAATTTTCTAAACCTTTATTAGTCATTATGAAACTATAAAGTTCAGTAGAATCATCACCTACAAATTTTTTATTGTATAGAGAAGATATGTATGTAGCAATTTCAGATATAGTTAGTTGACTTGCATTAGTCTCATTTTTTCTTATATATGATGTTATAAAATCCTTATCATATGCAAGATAAAGCTTTCTTGAAATACTAAATTGTTTCCAGTACAACTTAACATTTCTCGACTTCCAGATTTTTTCAAAATCTTCTATTTGCTTATTCCACTCAGTATCAAGGAATTCATTATACCATTCATTATTCTGTCCGAGGTCACACTCATACTCAACATCTTCAAGTTCAGTATCAACACCATCAAAAAGAACATTTCTATTGTCATATATAAGTTTAGCTAGTTCATTAACCTGATTTCTAAAGTCTTTTATGTTATCTCTAACCACTGAAGGAATAAAACTAATAAATGACTTATTATTTGTATTTTCTTTAATAAATTTCTTTGAATAGTTATATCTTTTTACCATATTAAAACATCCTCCATATAAATATTTATGTTTGGCATCGTTTATTAATTCTATTCTATTGTCTACAACTTTCATAATATCATCTTTAAGTTTATTTACAGTTGACCCTACAATAGGAATAGATATTTCATTAAATTCTTTCTTTTTAGGTGGATGGTCTGATAATCTAATCTTATAATGACTTAAACTTTTCTTAGTAACACCATAAGGCAAGTTAAAGAATATTTCAATATAATTAGATAAACCCACTTTAGAAGATATATTAAATTTAACTCGTTTAACTTCAAATTTCCTTGATATCTCATCTGCTATATCATTAAATAATGAACCTAAACTAGCTTTAGTTTCGTCACCATCTTCGTATTGTCTGTACCTTTTAAGTACATCTGTACCTTTTATAATTTCTTCACATAAACAATCTACAAACTTATTAAGTTCATTTTTGTTATACTTGTGATTACTTTTATATTCTGTTAAGTGTAAAATCATTTAAGGTTGATTCACCTCGTTAAGGTTTAATTGACCTTTCTGTATCTGTTACATTATACTGGTTAAGAATACTTCTTATATAAGTAACATATTCCTTATATTTAATAGCATTAAATCTGTTGTTATATCTTATGATACCACTTTCACTATCTTCTACATAGTTATTGTTAGCACCTACAGTATATCCGTGGTCACAGCTTATATAAACTATATCTTCTGTATTAATAGACTTAATAAAGTTATTAATATCTTCTTTGCTTTCCATAATATAATCATTTCCCTTATTATCAATAGCTGTATAGAAATTATTATCTTCCTTATTAAGGTCATTAATCATTATATTGTATATACGTTCAACAGAAAAGTTTTTAAATTTGTTTGTCATGTTAAAACTCCTTTATCAATATGTTCTATAACTTATCTTCTGATATATAGTATATACTATATATATTACATAAGTTATAAAAACATATTAATAAAGTGTAAATTATAGATAAGGCTACTTAATCTTTAGTGAATTTATAACACTTTTTAATTGTGTAACAACAGCCGTGATTGACTTTGCACTTGAAAAATCATCACTTCTCTGTGCGTTAGTTGCAACACTATTAATTATTTCAAGAGCACTTGTTAAATCTTCTACAGCTGCATTGGGATTAAACCACTCTTTAAGTCTTCTATTAGTTCTTCTTGCATTTCTGCTTTCTTTTCTAACAGGTCTCTTTGAAACTTTACTGGGTCTGCGTTTGTTACACTTTTCATCAAGTCCATAATCATCAGAAGGATAAAGATAAGCATTTAATCTATTTAGTATTTTACCAATGCCCTCTTCTTTAATGTCACTAGCTGTATAATTAAAAACATTTTGCATACGGTTATTTTCAGTAAATAGAGCAATAGTAAACATACCATCTTCTATCTGAATTATAACATGATATCCGTCAGAAGTATAGTCATCAAAACATTCAAAATAGGAATCTTTAAATGTTTCATAATCATCTAAAAGTTCTTCTGTACTAGGAATACCCTCCTTAACCCAGTCTGTATCATACACATAACTTTCCTTAACAAGTTTTCTTGTCATAGGATTACGAACGTTTCTTTTGTTTGAAATACTATTTACCATCGTTTAAATTCCTTTCCTTATTATTAATAGTTAGCTTACGTCTACTAAAATCTTGTGTACTCTTTCTATGTTGTAAAGAAGAAGGCTTTACAACATAATTAGTAGGCTTATTAATTACAGTATGTAAATTATTCTTAGTATAATCAGATAATTTTTTAGGTGTATTTTTAGAAACAGTAACTTGTTGTTGTTCCGTACTGCTATAACAACTAAAATCGGATAGTGTTTGCAGTTTTTTATAATTATGAAGTCCTTGTGTATAAGTTTTTTCTAAATCACCCATATCTCTAGTATTTATAATAATAGGAGTTGATTTAGAAATAAAATTATCACATATAGATTCAATATCTGCGAAGCAATCATCTAATTGATTATACATACTAATAGTTACATAATCTTCTACATTTTTTAGAAGGTCTTGAATTAAGTGTTTAAACTTTTTAATTCTTATTATAATATCTGCTTTATGTATATTATGAGTTTCAAGTAGATATAATATAAAATCTGCGAAGTTATTATTTATTTCAGATAGTTGCTTATAAACTTCTAAACCTAAAGGTTTTCTATTTAGTTGGTGATATAATTCCGATAACTGTATAGATATTTCTGAAACAAAATTATAAACTACCTTTTTAGTAGGAGCTTTTAAATTATTACAGTTCATAACTAACTCTAATAAATCTTCTGTTTCGTAATATGTATAATCTTCTATAAGTATTTTCATTTAATCACACTCACAATTAGTCAACTATAAGCTGAGATTTAATAAGCTTAACTGCCTCTCTAATATCCTGCATATCTTTATTATCTTTAAGCATTAAACTAATTTCAGATAGTTTGCCAACAACTTCATTTATAAGCTTTTCATTATCAGACTTCTTATGTTTACGCTCAACACTCTCTGTTTCTGTTTCAGGAGCTGGGAATAAGTCTTCTATTGTATCATTAACGTCATCTGCAAGTCCATATAGTGCAGCAGAATAACCAATAATATCTGTCATTATATCAGGAGCTACTTCACTCGTTTCTGAACTAGATGCTAATTCAAGTGCTTCATCTGCCATACTAATAATGCCTGCATAAAAAGCATTAATAGAAGTTTCTAAGTTCTTTTCAGGTTCTGCTGTAGTAGACTTAGTATCTTCTTCACCATCTAATAGTAGTTGCTTATCTTCATCGTCATCATCGTCATCTGCTTCTGTAACAAAACCAGGTGTAAGATAATCTTTTCTAGCCTCTGTCATAGCTTTAACATACTTACTAAGTTTACTAGCTGTATTAATAGATTCATTAATTCTATTAATAATATCATCAGTATTCTTAATAGTGCAATTAACTTCGTCTAATACTGTACCATCCAATTTCTTAGTTTGGGTCTCATAAGCATTTGCACTAACTTTACCATAAAGTTTAACTGAACCACATTCAACAATAAACTTTGTAAATGCAGGAGTTGTTCTGCCTATAGAATAAGTATGCTTAGAATTTTGTAGAGTGCTTTCTACAATATTTTTAATAGTAATAGCCATTATCCAATGTCCTTTCTATATATTTGTGTAAAATATAATTTATTTTATAGTATAAGTAGTATATTATTATTTTAATGTAATTAATTATAAAAATTAATAAATAATTTAATTTTCAATCAATAGCTGTTTAAATTAGATAAAATATCAGTTCTTTTTAATTTCAATGTATAATACATATAAAAATTATCTAGATTATTATTTTGATTTTGTATTAAATTATATAAAACTATTAAATAAATATTAATAATTATAACTGTTTGTATAAATTGTATTTAACTATAAATAAAATTTGTTATATTTGTATATTGACTTTAAAACTATTTTATAGTATACTAATGATAGTAAAAATTAAATAGTTTAAAGGAGTTTATTTATGAAATCTAAGGAAGTTCTTAAAATACTAGGAGTTACTAGAACTACTTTAACTAAGTATGTTAAAGAAGGAACTATTAAAGTAACTAAAATGAAAAATGGATATTATAACTATGATGACGATTCTGTTTATGCTTTTATTGGACTTAAAAAGAAAAAGCATAATAGTAAAATAATTTCCTATGCTAGAGTTTCTACTCAAAACCAAAAGGAACAGCTTAAAGCCCAATCTAATAGGATTTATGAATCTTGTATTAGTAAAGGAATTGTACTTGATGAACAAATAGAAGATATTAAATCTGGAATGTCATTCGATAGAAAAGGTTTTGATGAACTTTGTCAAGAAGTTATTCGTGGCAATGTAGAAATGATAGTTATTGAAAATAAAGATAGACTTATGCGTTTTGGATATGAAATGTTTGAGAAGTTCTTTAGATACTTTGGCACTAAGATACTTGTGTTAAATGATGAAATATCTAATAAAAGTTATGAGCAAGAACTTACAGATGATTTAATATCTATTATACATTATTTCTCTATGAAATCTTATTCTCACAGGAGAAAACTTAATAAATTAAGGAAAGAGTTAGAAGTTGAAAAGAAAGAACATTTATAAGAATATAATAACTTGGAAAATTAAATATTCTTGTAGTGATGAAGATTTATCTATTATACTAGATTACATTAAAGCTTATAATCCTGTTTTAAGATATACATATAATAGGTATGTAGAAAATCCTAAAATAGATACTAAAGAACTTTACGAACTACAAAAGACTATTAATAAATCTGGTTTAATTAAATCTTATTTAATGAACTGTTGTATTTATGATTCTAAGTCTCTTTATGGCGAAAATGGAGATAAAGTTATATTTGGTGGCAGAGCTAACTTTATTAATAGATGTCAACATAAAATAGATAAAGAAACTTTTCAATTTAATAGATTAGTTCCTCTTTATTGTGTTGGGGAATCAAGCAAATATGGCAATAGATTTTTCACCATTGTAGATAAAAATACTATTATGTTTAAGCCTTCAAGTAAGACACATATTAATATAACTTTAAGTGGCTTAGGTAGAAAGAGAACTAAAGATATTGAACAGCTTATTAAACTTCAAAATTCTAAAGCTATTCCTATTACCTATAAACTCTCCACCGAATATATTTATGTATCTTTTGATTACAGTAAGCTTAAAGAATATAAATATACTACTATATCTAATAGAGTTATGGGCATTGACCTTAATCCTAATTATTTAGGCTGGGTAGTTATTGATTGGCTAGACGAAAATAAATATAATATTATTAAAGCAGGCTCTTTTAGCTTAAAGCCATTAAATGACTATCAAAAGAAATGTCGTAAAAGTAGTAATGATAAAGTTACTGCATATATTAATAATAAAAGAAAGCACGAAATATGTGAAATAGCTAAACAGTTATTTACTATATGTAAGCATTTTAAATGCGAAACTTTTTCTATTGAAGATTTAGATATGCTTCCTGCAACAAAAGATAAAAAGACTAGAAATTATAGAAGACTAGTTAATAATCAATGGTGCAGAAAGCTATTCTTTAATCAAATTAAAAAGTATATTAATGCCTCTTCTACTCTTTTTCTCCCTATAAAGCCTAACTATTCAAGTTTTGTCGGTAATTTATTATACAGAAATACTAGATTGCCTGATGAATGTTTAGCTAGTATAGAAATTAGTAGACGTGGATTTGAATTTGCAAATCAATATATTTATAAAAGACAATCTCAAAAGAAGAATATAATTTTCCCTTCTTTAGAGTTAGAAGATAATAAGCATCAAGTAGCCTTATCGTTGGAAGAATTGGACGTTGGTGTTTCTAACTTTGAGGATAATTGGGCAAAGTTATTTTCAGAGATTAAAAAATCGAAAGTGAAATATCGGTTTTCTTTAGAAGAAGCTGTTAAATACTATTCTTCTACTCTTTTTAGTAAAAACTATAAAAATAGATATATAATTTTAAATGTCTTTATATAGTTATTTATAGTTTTTATATTTTAAATATAAGCAAATCTCTATCTGTTAATGGATTTACCTTGTTAGAGTTATTTAGTATAATACAAAAATTATTGCTATATTGTGCTATAGTTGGTATCCAAATGTTTATAGGAAGATTAGAATATGTTCTATGTATGTTTAAATATGTAGGTAATTGTTTAGTTATTTCATTGTGAAGTAGTTTATTTATTAATTTCATTTCTTGTTATATTTCCTTTCATTATATATTCTATAACAGCAAAGCTTCACATTAGATAAACAATAGATGTCTAATCAATGTGAAACTTAAACTGTTTTTATAGGAGGAATTTTAGTAGAATGTTAAGTTATATAGATATGATATCCTTATGTAATTTGCCATTATTAATCTGAGTAAACTTATAAGGAGTATTATTTATGTTACAAACAAATTGACAATAAGGGTCTACCCAAATAGGGCTTAATCCTTTATTTTTATATTTGTTAAACAATGCAACTAATTCACTGCTATCATATCTTTCATTTAATATTGGTATTATCATAGTACAGATTTAAGTTTCTTAATAAAGTTTGTACCAGCAATACCATTTTCTTTATAGCCCCATTTTTTAAGAAGTGTATTAACAGCTTTCTTAGTACCATCACCAAATATACTGTTTTCATCAACATTAACAGAGTGGATTCCTTTTTTCTTAGCTAAGGCTATTAGTTCTTTAAGAGCTAACACACCTAAGCTATCATCACCTGATTTGAAACCCTTTGTGTCCATTGTTTTAGTTGTAGGTACAGGAGTAGGTGTCTTAGGAAAACCATTAAACCCTTTTTCTTTTATAATTTTAGCAAAGTCTTTATAAGCGTTATTACAGTCGCAATCACCACTAACACCTGATACAGAACCTTTAGAAGTATACTGCCACATATCATAATTTCCTTTATATACTATAGGTTTTGCCTTATCGAATTCAGCTAACCACACAGAATATTTAGTTTTACAACTACTAGGAACTTTATTATTAAGAAAATCTGCATAACTATACAACATTACAAAATAATTCTTACTTTCACAGTAACTACAAAAAGCATTAATTATTTTGCCTATGGTGTCTTGTGAAAGTTCTGTTTGGGAACTATCTTCTATATCAAAAGCAATAGGCATTTCAAAAGTTTTACCCTTGATTGCCTCAAGAAACACCTTGGCTTCTAATTCGGCTTCTGCCTTTGTTAGAGCATATGAATACCAATAAGCACCAACTTTAAGTCCTGCTGATTTTGCCTTTTTGTAATTGGTTTCAAAACATTCGTCTTTCTGATCGATATGTTTGCCGTAGCCTGCGTTTATCATTACAAAGCTATAGCCTGCTTTTTTGACTTTTTTAAAGTCTACATTATTACCTTGCCATTTAGAAACATCTATACCCTTATTAACTACACTAGCCATATATTATTCACCTTTACTTTCGTTATCAGTTTTATCTGTTATGTTTAGTTTTTTACCATCTATCCATGCTTCTGATACAACGTAAATAATTACAGAAGCTACAGAACTTATAATTGTAGTTATCTGTGTAGCTGTTGTATCGGCAACATTAAATGCTACAAGTAAAAAAGAAACTGCACTTATTATACTTGTCCAAAATTTTCTACTACTTAATTTTGTTAAAATACTTCTTTTCATGATTTATAAATCCTTTCTAAAGTTTATTCTTTAACTAAGTCGAGTTCAAATGTAATAGTGCCTGAACCAGATTGTTCTTCATCAGTCATTTCAAATGGATAAGTTGTAGATATCCACTTATTTGTTGAATCATAATGTCTAAGTGTAACAGTCGGTGCTAGATTATCATTGTTAATGCATAAGTGATTAAGGATGCCCTGTTTAAGTTGTAACTTATCACTACTTACATCACCCTGATTAGAATAAATATAGTCCTTATAACTACCTTCATTTTGTATTTCAAAAGGCAGTGTATATTTATCATACTTATAATAATCAAATGAATATTTTCCTGATTTATAATCGTCTGGAAAATAGATATCATGGCTACTAGCTATAGAAACTTGTTCATTATTATAATCGGTTATGACTGTATCACTATTTAATGTACCATCTACTCTTAAATAACAGCTTAAATCAAGTTTTCTATCCTTTAGAGTTACTTTTTCACAAGTTAATAAACAAGCATTGCAGTTTTTAGTTAAAATAGGTTGTCTATTACTTGTTATGTTTGAGTCGCTTCTTCTATACCGTACACTTAACTTATCTAGTCCATCATATTTAGTATCAGTTAAATCAATTATTAATACAGAACGTCCATAAGATGTAGAAAAATAGTTGTCTCCATGACTTGTATAATTAGTTTTCCAAGGAGATTCTGTCATAGGTGTATCTACACATAAAAAACCGTATTGTGCATCTGTAACAAGTATACTTTTAGATGAGTCTTTTGTAGAAGTTGCAACAATGTTAATAATATCTTCATTTACTACTTTATTGTTCTTATTCATTAAACTATATTTTGGATATTCAAATACAAGTATATAGCATTTAGAAGGAGAAATATTAATATTGCCTAAGTTGAAGAGACTAGAAGTTGATTTTTCATAGTCGGTATAATATTTTGTCCAACTACTTGTATCTACTGTATTTTTACGTTCTGCTACTAAAATAGTTTTTTCATTTTGAACATAATACCATATATTACGAGTAATACCTGATGTATAATTAACAGTATTGAGTACGACACAATCATTAACAATATTACCTGCAATCGGAGGAACTGTACCTGTACTGCTTGCAGGTTGTATAGTTAAGGTTGCTTGTCCTTCTATTGTATTATAATTATCTTTACTTATTCTATAATAAATAGTATAAGTTCCAACATTCTTATATGTTATAGGTGTACTGTACCAAACATTTTTATCTGTACTATATTCCACCCTATATGTTTCGTCAACATATACAATTATGCTATGTGATTTTCCATCAAATTGTAAGTTAGTATTTACGACATAATAACCATAAATATCCGCTGGTGTTATATTAACAAAACTACTTCCATAGTAATTTACTTTTTTAGTTACTGTGTTGCCTAAATAATCTATAGTTGGTACATTTACAATAACTCTATAGTTTATTTGCCAATTACCTACATTTCGACATACACCTAATAAGTTTTGTTCCTCTGTAAATGTTGGATTATTTATATCCGTTAATAAAGTCCAACTTTCTTCATCATTGTTATCAAATGTATAATATATTTTACTATCCGTAGGACAATTTATACTAATAAAGTGCGTTTTACTATCATATGTACCATTATAATTAGAAGATGTTATCTCACAATTAAATAACTTAATCATTGTATTATTATCTACAATAAGATAATTTGAATTGTTTAATGTTATAATATCTCCTGCATTATAACTATTTTCAGTATATGTGCTAGGCACAGATAAGCTAGGACAATCATATATATCACAAGTATATCCTAATATATTAGATTCATTTATAAGTAATTTAGGTAAAGTCAATAGGCTATTATTTTCATTATCATTAATATTACTTATGTTAATAGAAGAATACTTACCTTTAAGCTGACTATCCAAAGTATATGTTAATAAGTTAGAACTTGAAAATGTGCCATCATCATACATATCAAATTTAATATCATAACATTTACCTTCAATACAAGGTAGATATTTTAAAGAATTAATATCTTCTAAATCTATATAAGCTATTTCATAATAGCTATTTTTATTGTTTATAATTCCACTCTGTATTTTAATGTGTTCAGGAAAAGTAATACTAGAATCATCTACATTAAAATTTGTAGTATTTACATTATTAACTTCGTCCATTACAACATTATTTGTATTTGTATCTGATTTAACAGTGTATAAGCTATATCCATTTTTATCAGTTACATTAACTAATTCTAAATCAGAAGGAGATATGATGGAAAATCCTACAATATTTACATCGAATAGTAAAGCTAACAACATAGTGTATTTATATCTAAATGCCGTGGTGTATTTAGACAAATCATAACTTTCATCATAGTAGGATTTATAAGCTATTTTAGATACATAGGGTGAATAAGTTAAAGAAGTAATTGTCTGAGAAACACCTAAGTCTGCATTATCATATGTTATATCTAAAGAATTAGCTTGTGTAGAAAAATTAAATTTTATATTAGGGCATTTACGATTGGTTATTTTAATATTAGAATTAAAATAATCTACAAAGTTGGACTGTATAGCATTTTGTAAAGCCCTCCTGAGTTCAGTTTCATTATCAGCCGTAATATTTATAATATTAAAAATGTCATTCATTTAATTAATTCCTCCTAATAGCTGTTATGAAACTTATGTATTTAAATTATTGAAATAATTGCTTTTTCTAACTCTATTCATCCAAACATAAATAAAATTAGAATATAAATCAAGTGTAAACTTCTGCCTTTCCACTTTAGTTTTATCTCTGATAAAGTCAAGAGACTTAATATTACTAGCTAAAGTAACAGAACCATCACGTTCAAAATGTACGGATATATACCACTTATCTGTATAGAACTTAGCGTAATCCTTATTAGTTTTAGCCATAACCATAGCGTGTTTAATAGCTGTGTATTTTAATTCGTTATTACTTGATATGTGAATAAGCTGTATATTTTCATTTATAGATAATTTCATTTTACAATAAACCCTTTATATAAAATAGCTTAAACTTCTGGAACAACGGAAAGAGATGTTGAAGAAGTTATCTCAATTTCTCCTAAATAAGTATTTACTTTATTGTTAGCAGTACGAACATAATAAACAGTTGTGTCATTAATAGCATGGTCAGTTTTTAATTGTTCATACTGTTCTGTGGTTACTATAGTAACTTCCGCAGAAGATTTCTTAGGAACATATGTTTTATATGTTTCATCATATACTAATGTGTCATTATGGTTAGGTACAATAGTATCTGATATACGAGGTACAAATACAGTAGTCGATTTATCTATATCTATTTCTACTTTTTCATCTTGATATGTTATATTACTAGTACCGCCACCTGTAGATTCTACACCTTTAGTATTAAGTCCTACAAAGCTATTTAGTTTTGTATTGAAATAATATAATTGTAAAGTATAGCCTAGCTTAGATGTATCTACCCAATAATATAGTTTATTTGCAACACCAAAATTTCTAGGAATATTACTTCCGTTTAGATTAGGTACTAGATTTTTATATTCCTCTATTTCTGAATCTAGTAATAATTCATTTAGAGATACAAAGTCTGTAACTTTATAATTACCAAAATATAAATTAGCATTTTCAGCCATATTATCATCAGTTGTTGTTACATAAAAAGCATCTGACTCTAATTTATGATTTCCAGTATCTGTATTTGTTTTTATTTTATTATAGTGTTCATCTGACAAAGAATAAAAATTTAAGTTCTTTGTGCTATTAGTTATTGGCAAAAACAGTTCACCTCTTTATGAATTATTCTCATTGTTTTATACTAATATTATGTAGTTAGTTTTTAATTTTAATAATATAATTAAACATATAATTAATTCAACAAAATAAATAAGGCAATGATTGTAATTTAATCATTGCCTTTATATATTATATGTTAAATTTGTTGACTATAATATTCTATATTGTCTAAAATTTCTTTCCAAGTATTGTTCTTATCTTTATCTAGTGTATTGGATAAAACATCACTTATCTCAGTTATTTTAGTATCAATATCTTTGTATCCAATAGCTTTAGCTAAACGCTGTACAGCTTCTAGTTTATTTAAAATTGTGTATAATTCATCTGAAATATCTTCCGTAACTTGATTTAATAAATCTAGTTTTAGAAACTTAGTATCAGATGCTAAATCAGTAGGTACTATGCCCACATTTCTATAAGTTGCTTCATTTATTGCTAATTTCATAAATTATCTACCTTTCTTATCTAAGATAGAATAAAGCTATATAGAATTTCTATATTTATGTCTTTTTCGCCTATTGCAGAATTGTGACTTTCAAATGTTATCACTTATAATTTTTATAAGTTCTGGAACTGTGTCTAGTTTAGTTTTATTTATATCTTTAGGCGATATACAAAATACAAAACTATACTTATCCTGTGTAATATCAAAACCAATATAGAAAGAGTGATGTCGTTTCCTAAAATCTTCAATATTAATCTTTCTAATCATTGGAACATTAACATCTTCTAAAGTTACATTATTTTTAATAAATGTATTATTAGTTTTAATATCTAAAAGACTATTTATGTTTTCTTCTAGCTTATCCCATCTAATATTAAAATTATTGTCAATATAATATTTAGCTATTATATTGTTATTTGTTGTACTTGTTTTAATCATTATTAGCCTCCAAAAGTTATCTTATTAGTATAGTATATAACATAAAGTTAAATTATTATTAGTTAAAGTATTAAATTATTGTAAATTTAACTATGCCATAATTTATAATGTGGTATATCTTCATTAAACCATAGGTGTCTCAAATAGTCATCTAGTATTATTGCTAATGCAGATAAGAAAAACCATAGAATTGTAAAAGGTAAACATATTTGACCTTGTATGTTAAAAGGCATATCAGAGTAATCCCAAACATTCCATCCTAACTTTATATTTACAATATATCCACATATATATTCTAATACTGTTATGATAATAGCACTAATATTCATTTGTTTAATTAAGCTCATATTATAGTCAAACCAGTTGTTTAGCCCACCTATATAAACAAAACATAGTCCACCAAGTATAAGCATAGTCCAATTAGAATGTCCTCTAAAAATTAATTCCAAACAGACATATATTGTTCCACCCACTAAAAATAATATAAAATATTTTAGTAAAACATATAAAAGTATTCTCAGTTTATGGTCTATTTGTTTTTGTGCTTTCAAAGCTATTTCACCACCTTTATATAATTTGTAATAATTATAGTATTAGTAGTGTTCGTAATTTATTATATAGTGCTTTATATAACAAAAAAAGTTAGGTGTTGATTAGAAAACCAACACCTAGAAACAAAAAAGTTATGGAGAAATCACAAGGCTCAAAGTCAATAAAAAACCTTATGACAAAAGAAAGGAGAACAAACATTAAGTATTAACTTAACAATAATATTATAACATATGTATAGCTATAATGTGTTATAAATTTTAAAATAAATTGTAACAATTATATTAAATTCACACCTGACTATACCAATATTCTATGAATTGTTCTAAAGTAAAACCTAACTTTGTTATATCATAGCTGTAATTATTAAAAAGCACTTTTAGTAGTTTAGGTGTAAGTTTAGCATTTTCTTTAAGTTTGATACTGTATAGGTATCTTATAAATCCTTCATGTTCGTTGCACCAATTTTCCACAGTTAGTCTTTCAAATTCTGTCAACATTTTTTCATGCTCCTTTTAATTTAAATTTTTCAGTATATATGTAAATGTGTAATACTGTGCAAGTATTTCATTTATGACATCTTTATTCATTATATTGTATATCAGTTCTTCATCTTCGTGACATTTATCAAAAAGTTCTCTTATTTCATCTAAATCTTTAAAACCTTCAAACTCGTTTATTTGTTCTAAGTTATTTATAGTATCATCTAAATCATTGAGAAAGGTATCTATTTCTTCTTGACTATTTCCACAATAGGTCATTTCACAAAATATTATGGAAGCAAATTTTAATTTCCCTATTAGTTTTAAATTACTTTCAAATATATAGTAATTAAATATATCTTTCCAGTCACAGAGAAATAATGAATCTGAATTTATTGGCACTATTCGATTTATAAAATCTTGACATACATCAAACTTCTTAAATTCTTCATTAATATTATTAACATCTAATAAAGTATTATTATTTATCTGTTCTACAAAAGATTGCATATCTTCTTTTATTGTTTTAATATTATAAGCTTCAACAAATAAACATTCTTTTTCTTGTTTTGTTTCTAACATATTTTCATGTACATTAGTATAATAAGCAATTATAACTTTATTACTTTGTGTAATGTAATCTTTTCTTTTTAGCTTTTCTAAAATATCTATACTTGCTTTAAATATGGATTGTTTATAATTATCTATATTAGTTTCTTCTAAATAAGGTTTCTTTAAATTAAAACAACAATTTACAAATTCATATAAATTATTTTCTATTATATCTATTAGTAAATCACATACTTTTATCATATTAAATATCCTTATATTAAAAATTATTTTATAAATAAATTATAACAACTATATTTTACATAAATAAATATAAATTGTAAATAAATATTAAACATTTAAGCTAAAAATATAAGTCTGCTAAAAACGTAAAAAGTAGCAGACTTATATTTTTTTTAATATATTTAAGGAGCTATTTATATAACAATATTATATAAATAATGGTGCGGATAACAGGATTCGAACCTGCACATCTTTCGATACTAGAACCTAAATCTAGCGTGGTTTCCAGTTACACCATATCCGCAGAAGAGGACGAATTTAGTAATAAGCTGTTGCAATCAGTATACCCTATTACCCACAAATCATCGTCATAGTGAACAAAAATAACTCTTCCGTAGCTTGTTATACCACTAAGGTGAACATTATAGGTCTCAAACCTATCCCACATCACTATGATGTATGCTTCCAAGTTTGCTTCTGTTAGCAACTATTCTACAACAAATGCTCGTATAGGAATAACCTTAATGTAGTTATTCTTGTTTGATGTTATCTCCACAATTTTAGCTTTACAACATTTATAAATAATCAAAAGAGCTAAAATAACCTTTTTGTATAAGTAATACATATGTAAAAATAATTCTAATCGACCGTAATATCAGAATAAATTGCTTTGTGTTATTTATACATATTATCTATAATGTTCTTTTTGTTTTACTGTTAATCTTTGTTGTTAAGATTAAAAACCAATTATATGTATATTAAAAAAGAAAGGAGAATCTTAAATATTATCTAAACATTGAAAGGTGAATGTATTATATATAATTGGAAGTGCTTAGAACAAAAAGCAAAAGCCACCTCAAAAACTTTGAAAACCTATAAGTTACCTGATAGGATTTAGCATTTCTACTTCATAAGAAGTAGTCTCAGTTATTCCTCTAGGATTTTAGAGTATCTGCATATGCAGTGCTATCACCTGACATTTATAAATAAATGCCTTCGGCTGTCTAATCCTTATAAATTATAAGGACTTTGAACTATTTACTGAGATTTTAAAGATAATCAATTATCTTACCTTAATAAGGTAAATGGTAAGTAACCTAAGAGTTGCACTTAGTTGTTAAATGTTTAAAACATTTAAAGCTTTAACCGTATAAGCTAGTTACTCATATGAATAGCTATATAAAGGGAAACTATATAGCTATTCAGCCAAAAAAAATTGAAAGGAGCAACAAAATGTCTGTAACTCGTAAATGGAACAGTTATAGGTATTAAGCCTATATACTGCATATAAATATTAAATTATCTATTTGTTCTTTTGTTTTACTGTACTTATATAATAACATATAAATATGTATAATACTTATAATAAATGTAAACAATTTGTTAATCTATATATTTGATTGTTAGTTAAAAATCCAATAAATTATTTACTACTATAATATTTTTTATTTCTTTTTATAGCTTTTGAATTTATATAAGTTTCATCTATACAAGTTTTTAATTCATATTTTGCAAACATATTTAATTCAGAATTATTATATTCCTTAATACTGCAAACCTTACAACCATCTCCTAAAGGATACTGACCGTACTCAGTATAATTCAAAAATGCACAATAGGAAATAATTTCATCACAAGTATCACAGCTATCCGTACAAGTATATTTAAAATCACATAGTTCTCTATTATGTTTTATTTTATTAGTAATATCAAACCAAAAAGGACAATTATCGCAATAAATACTATCAGGTATCCATTTCTTTAAATGTCTTTGTTTTTTATTTAACTTTTCAGGATTGTAATTCTTTTTCATTATTTATACCCCTTTACATATAAGCTTTCATGAACAATAGAATCATTAGATTTGCATAAAACTCTTTTAAAACTTGAGTTCAAATAAAAATTCATTATTCATTTCAACATATGTCTTTCTACCTTAAAATAATTTATACGTTTTATTCTTTTTATTTTCTATTGTAAAATCATGCACAGTTGTATCTACAACTAATTTATCTTGTAGAAAATTACCTAAAGTATAATCAGGAGAATTATCTCCTTTAGGATATTGTTTTATGATTGGATAATTTAGGGCATTTAACCATTTTTTCTTTAAATGTTTGTTATTAGTACAGAAATAAATATATCTATGTTTAGCACTTCTTACTTTACGAAAACCTGTTTGTTCTTCATTAGTATAATGTCTTGAATGTTTACCATTTGCAACATACTTATCTGTGCGTTCTTTAGTCTTGCCTGTATAAATAAAATTACAAGCTTGATATATGTAGCCATGATGATTCATAGCAGTATCACTATAAGATATAATTATTAAATTTAAAGGTTTTAATTGTCTTAAACAATAAGCTACAAACATAGATAAAGGCTCTTTCCAATTATCTACCCTACATAATCTATTTAGTTCATAAACATTGCTAGAATATTCTTTTCCACAAACTCCATCACATAATTGTGGTGAAGCAGGTTTACCAAACGTACAAACAGCTTTTAAAGTATTATTATCATACCAGCCAAAAGCTTTTGATATAGTAGGGCAACGTCCAGAATAGTGCCTAGGCAATAGAAACCTTGTGGCTGTATCATAAGATATTTCTTTTATTGTTCCTTTCATGTGATGTCCTCTCTCACTTGAGGTTAAAATAATTTATTAGTTTTAGTTACTGATTTAACTTTATTATTTGTATTAGTAACTTCTAGATTACCATTTAATCTATCTTCGCTATATATACATTGAGCTTCCGATATTTCACTACCAATATAGTTCATTTTTAGTCTTTTACAAGCAACTCCTGTTGTTCCTGTACCATTAAAAGGGTCATAAACTAAATAATTCTCTTTGCCATAAAGTTTAAGTAGTTGTTCACATAAGTTACTAGAGTATGTAGCCTTATTTAAGTCACAAGTTCCATCATTATTTGGAGCTTCTATAATATTATAAGCACATTTATAAAATGTTTGTCCGTTTTTACCTATACCAGAAATTTCTTTATTAGCATTAAATGTGGTATATTCGTCCTTTCTAGCAAATACAAAAATGTCTTCTACAATTCTAGTTAATTTATTTTTGCTAGAGTTATTGGGTAGTGCAGAATTCTTCTTCCAAACAATCTTATCTGCCACAGTAAATGGTGTTTTATTTATAATGTCTGCAATAGTCAGCCAAACAAGACCTATATATCCAGCATTAACAGTAGCATTTGTACCATAAGACACATTCCATAAAATTACACCATTTTTAGTTAATATTGAATTAAACTGATTAAATATGTCAACTATCCAATCACGGTAATCTTTGGGCGTTTTTGTATCTATATAAATATCGTATCTACCATCATAATTATTTCTGCTAATTTCAGATATATAAGGTTTTCCTGTATTGTAAGGTGGAGATGTTAGTATGATATCAACTTTCTGTCCCTTATTAGCTAATCTATGCATTGTATTAATACAATCTTCATTATAAATTTTATAGTTAAACATTTTTAATCATTTCCTTTAAGTTAAAATAATTTCTTTTTAGTTTTATTAGATTTTATCGTAGTTCCTTCTATACGTTTTTTAGCTATATTAAAATAATCTTTATCCAATTCAATTCCTATAAACTTTCGATTAAGGTTTTTACAAGCAACTCCTGTTGACCCTGAACCCATTGTAAAGTCTAATATCACATCATTTTCATTACTGAACGTTTTTATCAGATATTCTAAAAGTTCTAAGGGCTTTTGAGTAGGATGATAACGTAAATCTATTGTATCAGAATAATTTTTACCATTTTGTGGAGTAAAAGGCACTTTACAACTTAAAATAGAGATAGGATTTCTTTCTCCTGTATCAGGTTTCCTTGTTCTATATGTTGCTCCATAAATTCGATTTCCTATATATTCATTTTCTATAAATGTTTTTCTCTGAGTTATAAATTCTTTTTCTGAAATAAGCCATTTTTGAGGATTATAAGTGTATTTTGAATTTTTACTAAATACAATTATATTCTCATGAATTTTCATATGTTTTTGATTACATTGCATCCCACTAGCAGGTTTATTTTTAAGCCAAATGAGTTCCTCTCTAAACCAATTCACATTGCTCATTATTAAGTTAGATGTAAAAGGCTGAGAGCCAAATAAAATGATAGGAGTATTGAGTTTAATTATTCTTTTAATATGCTCCCACATTTTGTCAAATGGAATTATATTATCCCAAGAACAAGAAGTTGACCCATAAGGTAAATCTGTAATAATGCAATCTATATAATTGTCAGGAATATTATTTATTAGTTCTAGACAATCTCCTTGCCACAGTTCTATATCATTCATATAGTTTAATAAATGCTCCTTTATATTTTTTGCTTAAATATGTAGAACTTATAAGCATATTGTTTTTATTATATTTAATTATGTATTATCTTGTCCTAGTATATGTTTAGCATTTTTATATTTGTTATAGTCTTTGGTAACTTTTCTGTTGCAATATTTATATAGTATGTCTTGTATAAAATATAAAAACTATAATATTCTAAATAAATATATGTAAATTTATATATCTATTTTTATAGTTTTTACTAAAAAGATGGTTGATGTGCTTTTTAATTGCAATCTCCCGAGAAAACCGATATTTCACTTTCGATTTTTTAATCACAGAACAGATATTTTTCCAATTATCTACTAAAGGAACATCAACCCCAATTTCTTCCAACGATATGGATAGTTGATTATTAACTGTTTCAATAAAAGGAAATATAACATTCTTTTTATGTGATTGTCTACATTTTATATATTGATTAGTAAATTCATAGCCTCTTCTGCCTATCTCTATACTAGCTAAACATTCATCAGGCAAGTTTTCTTGTCTATAAACAAGATTGCCTATATAACTAGAATATTGACATTGTACAGGGACAAATAGAGTAGAACTAGATTTTACTAATTTACCTATATGATTAATAAATAAATTCCTATTCCATTGGTTATTTATAAGCTTATTTAATTTTCTGCCTTTGCCTATATTGTTGGTAGTAATGTTTAAATCTTCAATAGCAAAGACTTCACATTTATAGTACTTGCACAAATTAAATAATTCTTTAGCTATATGAATAACTTCGTGGTTACGTTTATTATTAACATATGTAGCTTCTTTACTATTTGAACTTACAGATAATGAATTACTATAATCATTTAAAGGCTTAATAGAATAACTACCACTTGTTATAATATTATAGTTATTTTCGCCAAGCCAATCTACAACAGAATATCCTAAATAATTAGGGTTAAGGTCAACAGCTATTACTCTATTTTCTTTAACTTTATAAATACTTTGTTTATATTTATTATAATCAAAAGATAAATAGATAAATTTATCAGATAATTTATATGTAATAGGTATTTGTTTATTATTCTGTAGTCTGATTAAATGGGCAATTTCTTTAGTTCTATTTTTGCCTAAATTAATAATATTTAAAGTTATTTTAGTATTTCTGTTTGGTTGAAATATAATAGTATCTTTATCAAGTATTCTAAATAATCGGTTAGCTGTTTGTCTAGCTTCGCCAACAGAATATAAAGGCATTAATTTATTTTTATTAAATTCTTCTTTAGTTATCTTATGCTGACATCTAGCAATGAAATTCTTTTTGCCACCAAATATAATAGGCTTATCAGAATCTGCTATTAAAGCTTTAGCATCATAGATAATAGAATTTAATAAGTGTGACCCAAGTAAATTAGATTTATTGGCTGATTTCTGTAATGCAGTAAGTTCCGCAGTAGTAAGGTCTTTATTTTTAAGTAGTCTGTTATAAGTATATCTAAGAATAGGGTTATAGGCTTTAAGATATTCATTTATAATCTTAGAACTTTCAGTATCACAACTATATTCTATTTTCCAAGTTATAATATTAGTATTCTTATTTCTTTTACATTTCTTAGACATCTTATTATTCATCTACTTTCTAATAAAAATTAACCTATCTGCTAAATACATAAATTGCTAATTAAATAATAACAAGATAATATTAATATTTAAACATATTAATATAAAATTATTGTTAATATATAATTTATATTTAATTTTGTACTATATTTTATATAGAACTATATAATGTTTAATAAAAGTTCATTAATAGCATTCGTAACTTGTAATTCATCTATCGGCGTCAAACCATATCCAATATTGTAATCATAATAAACAATTGGTATGGCATTTATATATTGCCATACAACAAAGTCTTCATTAAAAGCACATATGCTACTTGTTGTTAAATTAACCTGAGTAGTCCAAAGCAATCCTTGTAGTTCCCAATTAGTTATAGGCTTGTTTACTTCTATACATCTATTAATAATATATTTAGCTAATTCCTTAACATTAAATATTGTAGGTGTTTCACTTATCACTTATAATACCTCCGTTATAAAGTATTCATATATAGGTATGTTTATATCCATTACATAAATTATAGTTAGTGTACAAAACAATACTAAACCAATAAAGCTTATTGCCAGCACTACCTCCATTGCAATTAAAAACTTTTTATTAAATTAATTATTTTGGTAAACTGTTTTAAACACGCTATTTTCTACACACCTTTCTTACCAGGTTTTTATAGCGATAGTTTTGTTCCATCACTTTCATCTCCGTAAACATATGTTGAATTATTCAATAGTACAACTTTCTTAATTTTCTTATTCATTTTCTTAATCTTTTTATTCAATTTCAAATAATTTTTATTTAATTTTTCAATTTCCAATTTAAGTTTTTCTATTTCAAGACTGTCATTTTGTACTCTCCTTAATTTAACAATTTTGTCGCTAGATTTATTCATTTAATTATTTCCTTCCTGTATTGTTATAACGAATTTCTCTATAACAAAAAGGTCAAATCCGTTTCTTACGAACTGTTTTGTAAGATCATGTTTTATACCATTACCCAAATATGTATAGATATAACTCATTTGCTCCATTGTAAAATTAGTTCCACAAATTTTATTGAAAGCCTTAGTATTGTCTTGCCAATATGTTATAAGCCTTTTGTCTTGTGAATATCTTAATGCACAAGAGCAATCTCGACTTAGCCACTCACAAAGTTTTACCTTGAAATCTTCATTTGTTTTCACATCGTCAAGCTGAATATATACATTAAATTTTGGAATAAGAATAATCTCGTTATTTCGATTAATAAAGCTATTTGGAAAAACTTGCAATGCAAGTTTTATACTTTCCAGAAGTTTCATTCTATCTCCTTTCAGCCAATTCCAATTCTTCTGTAGAAGTACAAAAGGGGAAATTACAGTTGCGAAGTTCTTTTCTTATCTTTTCTACCGTCTGTTCAGACGGAATATGTTGCTTGTTCTCATTAACACAGATTTCCGTGATAACAAATTCCATATACTGATATTGATTTATTAGGAATATTAGTTGCTCTTTCGTAAGAGCATTAAGAATTTTCTTTGAAATCATTTATGTCACCTTAATCCTAAATCATCAAGTGTTACAGGTGTATAATCATGCAACATACAACCTACATTTGCACATTTATAAGGAAAACCACGTTCTCTCATTTGTTGAGCATACTCATCAAAAGGTCTTGTATCTCTACCATTGTGAATGTGTCCATACAAATGAATATAACCATAATCTGCATTTATCCAATGAGCTATAGGATAGTGACAAAGTACAACGTGCTCTTTACCATCTTTAATTATCTCATAATCTTTTATCCAGATGAAATGTTTTTTCATTTCTTCGTTTACTCTATCATGATTACCCTTGATTAAATATTTAATACCATTTAATCTAGGCATTATTTTAGGTATTTCTGAGTTATTCCAAAACATATCCCCTAGAACATACACACTGTCATTTTTGCCAACAGCACTATTCCAATTTGAGATGATAGTTTCGGTCATTTCTTCAAGACTAAAGAATGGTCTATTATCCAAATTTATTATATTTTTATGACCTATGTGTAGGTCGGATATATAAAATTTCTTAGGTTCTGACATTATAATATCTCCTTTCTTTCACTACTTAAACATAGCTTTTTGCAATTCTTGTATATCTAAATCGCTAATAACTAATTTATTATCCTTTATATATTGATTATATTTATCTTCTGTAAGCCATATTGTTTTATGAAATATTTTATCCTTATAAGTAACTTCATAAATTATATTATTATCATTATCCATATATTTATCTATATCAACAATATCAAAAGTGTTATTAAGACTTTGCAATATCATACAGCATATAACATATACAGAAATTAAAGCAATGATACCTAAAATGGTAATTGTTGAACCTACTTTGCTAACTGTATCTTTTGCTGAATCTTGCAATGTTACCCCTATAGCCACAATTATCATTAAACATATAATAACTATTCCCATATTTTTTATCTACCTTTTCATATAGTTAAATTATAACTTTTTGTAAATATTCAATATCTGTATCACTTATAACTAATTTATTGTTATTTACATATTGTTCATATTTATCTTCTGTAATCCATATAGTTTTATTTATAATTGTATCTTCATATGTAACTTCATAAATTATCTTATTTTCCACATTTGTATATTTGTCAATTTTTTTTAATATTATATGTACGGTCGCTGTGTGTATTTATATTGTAAATAAAAGTTACAGCTATTATAATTGTTATAATTATTGTTATTATTGCTGAACCGATTCTACTTATAACTTCCTTTGGAGAATTTTCTAATGCTAATCCAATTCCTAAAATCACAAATCCAATTAAAATAAATAATGTCATTAATTTAAACAATCCTCTCATAATTATGTCTAAATATAATTATAACATATGTATATAAATAAAAACTTACTAAAATATTAATAATTTATAAATAATATTATTAGTAAGTCTTTTTTATTTTATTCTTTATTTAGTTCCTTTACAATATCCCAAAGTTCATTGTCATTTTTCTTTAAATAGTCTTTAACTTTATAAGCATATTCGGATGCATTATCTAAAAACGTAACAGCAACTACTCTATCAGGAATAGGTATAATCTTGGCATACTTAAAGTAGTCATTTAAAGTATATAAAGTACTTATAAGTTTTTCATCTGTTAGTTCTTTAAAACTAAAAACAGCATAGTTTTCATTCAGTCCAAAATCATTAAACATATAAGTAATTACATAGAACTGATTTTTAATTAAATCTCCATAATAACTGTCCGTGGTCGGTTTAAACCTAATTATATCTCCTACTTTATAATCTCTATCATTATATCTAATTTCAAATGTTTTCTCTTTTTCTACAATAGGCTTTACATACTGTTGTTCAAGTTTAATGTTATGAAGTTTTCTGTATGTTATCATTGTTACTTAATTCCTTTCTATTGTTTAATCTATCTTTTATATTGTTATTTACATTAAGGTATTTTTTATTGAAATAAACTACAAATTCTTGTAGTTTAAATTCAAACTCACAATTACTATAATAGAATGGGTCATCTTGAACATATGAAAAGAACTGCATTAGGAATTGTCCAAATCTCCAATATGGAAAATTGTTAGTATGAATTTCGTAAAGCTTATCATAAAAGTCTTTAAGATTTTTGTTATAGTTTTTTGGAAGAGCATTGAGTATAGTGGATGCAACTACGTTAGGTATAGGCGGTCTTTCATAATTAAGTTGTTCATTTTTATTATATTTAGCACCTTTGTACTTAAACGTCAAACTCATTTAATTACTTTCCATTCTTTAAACAAATTTAATAAGATTAAGTATATCTGTTACAGACATACCTTCCTCGTTTGCAACTTCTTTTATTTTCGGTATTGCTATCTCAAAGCTATCTTCACAATCTATAACCTCACAGCCTTCAAAATTATCGTACCATTTGCAACATTTACATTTAAGTTTTCTTATTTCTTCATTCATTTCTGTTTTACTCCTCTTATATGACTTATTAAATGTATCACATACTATTTCTACATATTTATTAAGTTCCTCTATAAACTTATCTTCTTCCCAATAGAAACAATCTTTACTTATATAACTTAAAAAGTTGCTTATAAGTTGTCCGAATCTCCAATCAGGAAAATATGTTTTATGTATCTGCTTTAGTTCATTATAAAAGTTATCTAGTCTTTTTATGTCTCTCATAAGTAATACCTCTCAACATATTTTAGTCAGTATGAATTTTAAACCTATGCTTATTAAAGTTATAATTTCAGATTTAAATGCAACTACCAAACTTTTATATCTTTGCTCGGTATTTAAAGGTGCAGATTTAACTGTACCTAATAAAAAGAATAGCACTCCCAAAGGGCAAAATAAAAATGCTGTAATGGATAAAGTTAGTTGTATCATAAGTAATTACCTTTCTATTGTAAATGTGTTAGTATTTTTAAATATGCCATTCCTAGAAAACTCTACAACCGCTCCATCAGACATTATAACTGTAATCCTATCAGGATAACGATTGTAATTATCATATTTATGAGTCTTAGTATATTTCATATTAGTTATTTTTATAGGCTTACAATGATAATTTTCACATTTCTTACATTCTAATTCTGTTTCATAAACATTTCCGCAAAAATCACATTTATAGGATTTAAGTTCTTTCATTTCCTATTCTCCTCCATAAAAGCTTTATTTTCATTAAAAGCAATTATATCTTTAGGATTATGGCTTAATCTAATTTCAGATAGTTTATAAAATTCTATAGTATCATGTACTTCTCCCATACTAATATCTACTTCACAACATCCTAATAGATAGTCATTATCTAACTTAAACAACTGCTGTATTTTTACACATTTATATTCTTCATAAATGCTTTCATCTACAAATTTATTTTCAATTTTATAAGGGGTAAATATTCGTTTGTATATAGCTATTCTAAATATTTCATTATGATTAAGGCGTATAAACTCTTCAAAATTATTAACAAAGAACTCTTCATACCATTTACATTCAGCCATATTACTTATACTCCAAATCATAAAAATCAAATTTAAATTTCATAGCTTCTTCATCATTAACTTCTTCCATGTTAATTAAATCTTCAACCTTATGGTCTTTTGATATACATATGTATAAATTGCCACATTTAGATAAGTAAGAAGATTGATAATCATTATTTTCGCCCATATAATCTGTATCAGACCAATCCACAAAAAAGTGATAGTCTTTTGTAGTTGTAGTCACAGTGCATTTAGGCTCTTCTTCTGTAAAATTTTCTTCATCTTCATATTCATAATGTTCTTGTTCTATTGTAAATATAAGTTGTGTTATATCATTAAATTCCATAAGTCTATTAAATGCAGTTGTATTAAAACCACTTTCACAAAAAGCAGTTTTAATATCTTTAGCACTTTTAGATATTTCAATGAAGAACATTTTACAATATGTTGTTTCTTCTATAGAATTACATCCCAATCGGCTAATGTCTTTTTGTATATCAGAAACCTCAAAGTCTGCAATATACTTACCATCGAAAGTAACAGCATCACAATTTTCCAATACCAATGTTATTTGTTTAAGCTTACTCATACATATCATTCCTTTTTATTTTTATTATACAATATTTATTTTACATTATTATATAAATTAAATAAACAAATTATTAACTTTGTAGGGTCAATAATTTGTTTATGAGTAATGTTACTATTTTTATAATTTAAAATTTAATAGAATCTATAAATGTTTTTATAGTTGTTTTAAGAGCTTTAACTTGCATATCTGTAAGTTTTATAAATGAACCAATATTAGAACAATTAGAAGCCATTTCGTTTACATAACTTCTTTTAAATATAGATTCATTAGGATTGATAACAACTTGCCAATATATAGTGTAACATTCATTATCTTCTAAATCTATATAATTATCAGATATATCAGTAATCCTTATAATGCAATTATTTAAGTTAGTAAGTTCTTCATTTTTAATTATATAATAATCTCCTATCTTAAATTTCTTCTCAATCATAGTTATTAATCCTTTCTAAAATAGCTGTTTATTTTTCTTATTTATATCTTCTTCATATTCTAATTCAGGTATTTGTTCTTTAAGGTATTTATATATTTGCCATTTTGCTAATCGGTAATTTTTAGAAGTTCTTTTTGATATAGACTTCCAATCCGTATATTTAAGTATTTTTAGAACCTTATCCTTTATATCATCATTTGTTATATAGAAGTATAGTTCTGCTGCATATGTATTTTTTGTGAACTTCTTTGCCCACACATCCTTGACCAAAACTGCCCATAACATAATCATAATCATTTGGAATAGATTCAGAACTAGGTTGACCCCTATAATATTCCGAAATTAATATGTCCTTTAATTTATAGTTTGTTTTTGAATTTAATTTATTTGAACAGGGGCGTTTATAAATATTAAAACAGCAATGTAAACTCCTATCAGAATATATTTGTTCACCTAAATCTTCTGAATAAACCAAATCAAATTTATACAAATATTGAGTATTATTTATTTGTGATATAGGAAGAATGAACGAAATATAATCACTCAATAAAACGGCTTTGTTATAAAAAGATTTTATTAAGTTATTAGAAGTGCCAAAAGGTGGATTTCCAATTATACATCTACCTTTCTTATAATGTAAATTAACAGTAAGCCAATCAGCTTTTGTTATTCTATCATCTTCTGGTTCTATATCATAAGCTAAATAAGGTTTATCTAAAAAGTCAAGAAAAACGCCTGCTCCTGCACTAGGTTCTATATATTCAGTTATATTATCTTTGCCTATAATTTCATTTGTTTTATCTACACAATATTTAGCTAATTCTACTGGAGTATAATATTTATCATTTTTAAGTTTAGACAATTTATCACATTCCTTTTAATTTATCACATTCTTTATTGTAACATCTTCTCCGTTTCTATAAGTGAAGGCTTCCTACTGTATTTAGTTAAAATAATTTTCTGTTATTAAGATTATTTATATTATTTGTTTTATTTTTAGGAAGTTGCTCTTGATTATTTAATCTCCATTTAGCTATATCTGCCCAATACCAACCTTCAAATTTATCTTTTCTATCACAGATACCATTATCTACACCTATGTAATTTCTATGTTCTAGTTGAGCAGCTTTAGGGATAGTTCCTGACCCACAGCAAAAATCAACTACTAAGTCTCCTACATTAGAATAAGTACGAATAGCATATCTACATAAGTCTAAAGGTTTTTGTGTAGGGTGAAGAGATATTTGTTGTTTATCTGTAGCAAATTTCCAAATACTTGTTGGATAACGTTCTGTACTATCATAAGTTGTAAGACCAAAATCGCCATAATTAGATGTTTTAATACAATTTATCTTACTCTCAGCAGTGCTTACCTTTCGTTTATGTCCTGTTGTCTTTTGTGGATTGTAGGTAGGAAGTTCTTGATAAAATACCATTATATCTTCATGTATTCTTAAAGGCATTTTCTTCGCATTTAAGTGTCCTGTAGGAGTTGTTTTCTCCCATATGATATTGTATCTATGTAATTTAGGTTGAGATAACATCATTTTAGCTGTAAATTTATCTTGTCCAAAAAATAAAATCGGTGTAGTAGGTTTAGCTACTCTTATAACTTGTTCCCACATAGGTTCTATTGGAATAATATTATCCCATTTATTCTTAGCAGTAACTCCGTAAGGCAAATCTACAAAGAACATATCAACAGAATTATTATCCATTTGTTTTAAAGCCTCTATACAATCCATATTATATATATTATTTATTTCAAGCATATTGTGTTTTCCTAAATTCTAAAATAATTTCTTTTGTTTAAATATATAGCTATGTATATTCTTAGAATTATGTACATAAAGTCTTTCTATAGAGATGAATTGATTATCTTTATTGAAATCTAAAGTTCGTGTAAAAGATTTTTCCCAAATGCACTTAAAATCATTTTGAGCTGTTAATTCAGATATAAAAACCAAATTATCTTTAGATAACTCTCACATATAATTCCAAAATTTTTCTGAATTAAAATTAACACAACTATATTTAGTAGTATTAGCATAAGGAGGGTCAGCATAAATAACTGACCCTTTAAAAATTAAAACATCTTTATAATTAATGCAAGTAAAAAGTTAATCTTTTTAAATTAATCATATCTTTCATCACATTACAGCTACCACAGAATAAAGATATGAAACTTTCAAAAGTATTACTCTCTCTATAATTGTTGCTATATCATTAGCTATTCTACTCTTACCCCCTAAATATTGCATTATAGTTTAACTCTTTCTATTTACTTTTTTATTCTTTCTACTAATTTTTCTGTTATATCTTACATATACACCTATATAAATAAGAATAATTAAGATAGCAGATATCCAAATAGGACAAAGTACCCAAATCCAACTCCAGCTTATGACTTTGGTTAGCTTTAGCACAATAAATATAAGAGTTAAAAGACCCATAAAGCTTACGCCTGAAACATTATTGTTATTCCTATTATAATCCTCCTACTTTTCCTCTTTGTTATCTTCCAATCTATTAAGAATATTTTCAAGGTCATTAAGAGTATCATAAAGCTTTATAATGTCAGGGTCATCCGTAATATAAGCATATGTATGATTAGCCATATGTGTAATATCATTATCTTCATCTTCTTTCCAAGCTTTAGATAGTACTAGACAAGGCTTGTTTTCTTCTCCCTCTTCAAGCCAATGAACGCTTGATTTAAACGTCTTAATAACTTTATAATAACAAATATGTATACCTTTTTCAGAATAATTAGATTTAGGATTATCAATACCATAAGTCTTTCTTATATTGTTTATAAACTCGAATGGGTCTACTTCTGTTATTTCCTTGTTGAATACTTTTGTGTTTTTCATATTATAAATCTCCTTATTAAAAATTATTTAGTTTATAGTTTATAATTATTAATCATTATTCAGATTATTTATAGCTGTTTCGAGAGCATTTAGTGCTTCAAAAAGTGAAATAATCTTTGGGTCATCTGTTATGTAAAAAGGACGATGAATGTCACTTATTTCTTCCCATACAATATCATTAGTACCTGGAACTTTTTCAATAAAGTATGTCTGTTTTGCCAAACAAGGAGTATTATCTGCTCGTTCAGAATTAAATGTATTACCTTTAACAGTTTTTATTACTTTGTGCATTTCATAAACAGAGGAATTAGGATAATGCCTTATATGCTTATATTTGTTATCTAAAGGACATTGATTTAGTTTTTCATCTTCTATATTATAAGTCTTACGCATAGAGTTGATAAAATCTATCGGATTAATTTCAACATTAGCAGTATTATATACGGTAGCTTTCGTAGGGATTGTAAACTTAGTGTCTTTCATTTTTTATTCCTTTCTGTTTAAATATTATTTTGTATTAAATGGACACCACTTAGGTGAACTTTTAATTGTTAAATTAGTTATATTAGGCTTTGAAGTTTCTATAAGCCCAACAGTTTTCTTTAGTTTAGGTTCTTTAAAATAATCATAAATATAACTTTGATTAGGGTTAATACAATAAAAATAAGTTTTATCATCTTTGGTGCTATTATATGCACTTACAAAATTACAATTTTTACAATTCATATTTTACTTCCCCCTTTTACATTTACAGCTCTTATGTTTTCTTACAGTTTTACGCTTGTTGTTAATCTTTTTAAGCTTAACCTTAGTTGTAGATATATTTTCAGTAGTTTTAGAATTAGTACTTAGGATGTTCTTTTCTGTACTTTCTTTATATACAAGGTCATTTAGATAATTGCGTACAAGCATATAATCATCAGGCATAAGTTTCTTCATTTCCCTATCTTCATATTCACTAACATAGCTTGAAAAATTATCTCTATAATTGCCTATAATTTGTCTAGCATATTTAAGTCCTTCTAAAACTCCAAAATATTGTCCTTTTTCAAAATCAGTAAATAGAGTTCTATTTTTATATAAGTCTATATGTTTAGGATTTATGTTAGGAAATTTAACAAAACCAAACGTTTTATTTTGATATATATTTTTATCTTTTCTTAAATCAGTAATTTCTTTTTGTATATTACTTAGAACTCTATCTACCTGTTTATATGTACAAATTTTCACTTCACTCATTTTAAAATACCTCACATTTATTATCATAAATTTCTATATTTAGCTTTGCAATAGCTCTTTCAAATAATTTCTTATATGTTTCTGCTTCCTCAACTGAACTATACTTAAAACAAGCACAATTACTTTCATTGCAATCGTAAGCTATAAGAATTACATTTTTATATAGGTCACAACTAAATGCACTTTTACTGTGGGAAATAATTATATCTTTATAGTCATTCTTATATATGAAATTTTTATTGTACTTAGTGTCAAGCTTAACCAAATAGGTATAATCTAGTTCATCACATTTAAGAATATCCATTACAACTATTTTATCTGTCCTATAAAATTTTACATCTATCATTTTTTATATTCCTTATATTACACAAAGTCATTAACAGTTCCTATAACCTCAATATTACCCCAATTATAATAATCAGCTTCAATTTTACTCATATACAATGTACAACAATCATCATCTGTAAAGGGTTGCAAATGTTTTAAATGTTCTTTATTTAAGATTTTCACAATTCCAGCTCTTATTGGCAATATGTTATAACAATCCGCTACTTCAACTCCTAATTGGTCAGGCATAGGTTGTAAAAGGGTAATAACACCTAAAGGTCTTTTTATTACCTGAGCACTACCATCCCAAATAAGGTCTCCAACTTTACAATCAGCTACAATATCTCCTTCTTTAAGATGAACTCCATTTCTATCATATTCAGGGATATATTTTGTTCTTGTTATACCTATCAATTTTATCATCCTATCTTTTAAATTATTTCATCTGCACAGCCTAATTCAATAGCTTGTTTAGCGTTTATGTACCAATCCTTACGATATTTTCGCATATCAGTAAGCATTTCTTTAGATATTTTAGTATTATTAATTACATAATTGTAAAATTCTTCTTCCCAATCATTCATTGTTCGTACAAGGTCATTTAGTTGTTCAATATCTTTTTTCATATTTCCTGATGTAGAAGAAGAATGAATCATAAGTTTACTGTGCTTTGTTATAAATCTCTTATGTCCAGCTATAAATATTGCAAAACCACAACTTGCACTTCTACCTAAACAATATGTGTGTATAGGCGTTTTGGAATTAGTAATAACATCTACCAGTCCCCACATAGCATCTACATCTCCACCATCCGTAGAAATATATAATTTTATCGGCTTAGGCTTATAATCATCACAATACTCTGCTGTATCATTATCTCTATCAATAATTTTCATAATATTAAATATTACAGAAGATGTTTTTTCGTAATCTATTCTGTCATATAAATAAATTGTTCGAGAAGCATCATGTACAAGTATTTCATTCATCTTTATTTACCTTTCTAACTCTTATATTTTATCCAATTTCTTATCTTATTTATAATTTCTTTAATCTTCTTAAACATTCTTATTCTCCTTTCATTTTGCTTTTAATTTACAGTTGTTTTATGAGTACAATCTTCTATTCTTGCTGTTTGCTTTGGCAATGTTGTATAATGAGTTTTAGTAGGCATAGTGTAAAATTTATTTGTGCTAGATATATCTTCATTGTATATAGCATCTGTAATTATATAAGGACAAGTACTTAGTATATTTTCATTATTCAATGTAAATTCACCTTGCCAACCCTCTTTATCTTTACTGAACCAAAAATTACCCTTTATAATTGTTTCTCTTGTAGGTAGTTCTTGCATATTAGCATTTTCAATGCTAAAATGTCCAAACCACCAATTACCATCGGGCAACTTATATTTTAAATATGTTGTATGTCTAAACATAAATTATCTCATTCCTTTCTTTAATTTCAGATATATTAGAAATAATTTCATCTACACATCCTAAAGATAATGCTTCCTCTGCTGTCATATAGAAATCTTTTCTTTTAGTTCTTATGTCATCAATTAAATCTTCATTCATTTTAGTATATCTTGCAAGGTACTGTTCTAGTTTATTGTTATCTGCTGTAACTTGTGCATATTCATCTTTAAATTTATCATAGTTCATAAAATCTATTTCAACATGGACTGTGTGATAGCATAACTTTGCATTTTGTGTCATAAATCTTTTATGCCCTGCTATAAATATATTAAAACCACAACTGTAAGCATAACCTGTACATATAGTATAAATAGGTGTTGAGCTATTCTTAATTATATCAATCAAACTCCAACCATCATCAGTCATACCACCATAAGAATTTATGTAAAGATATACAGGTTTATAAACATATTTATTGTCTGTACTTCTAGTTTTATTATCTTCCATAATGAGTTTAAGAAGATTAAAATTTATCTTAGATATGCTATCACAATCTATATCGCCAGATAGATAAAATAATCTATCTTCCATATCTATATACACATTTTCTTTATTTCCGTAAGTATTCATCTAGTTAATCTCCTATATAAAATTTGTTTTATACAAATAATTATAAAGTATAAATGTTACTAAATTATAGTAACATTTATAAACAAATTGTTAAATAAAAAAAATAAGCACACCATAAAGATGTGCTTAAATGACATGATATATGTAAAATATATTTTAAATATCTTTCTTATTCACCCAACCAGTAACATACATACCAATAGGAGTTTTACCACAATTAGCTTTATTGTTAGTAATTCTCATTCTACCATCTACAACTTTACCATCATATAAGTAATAAGTGCCTGACTTTTTGTAACCTTTACTTCCTGTAGAAGCTACATAAACAGTTTTACTAGATATTTTAACAGTAGCTCCTTTAGCATAAGACTTTTTAGTATATTTGGCTTTTTTAGTATAAATAGCTTTTCCTTTACTATTAAATACACTATAGCCAACTTTACAAGCTTTCTTAGCATTATCTAATGATGTATAAGCACCTATTTGAGAATCTTCATCTTTCCAACTTTTACGAACTCTATAAGTAATTGTAGCAGGCTTTGTTTTTGTATCTTTTTTAGTTGTGTCAGTTTTATTAGATAATCTCTTATTGACTTCACTAGCTATGTAAGGAAATTTACTTGCAAGATATGGACCTGGACAAGCTGTAGGAGCAAAATATTTGTGCATTGTTAAGTTACCTTTTTTATTTCCAGTAAAGTTAAGTTTCTTAATACCATTTCTCTTACAAATATCTGTGCATAAATTAATTAAAGCATTTAAAGATTTATCACTAATATGCCAATTACCACCTATTTGGTCATTAGCTACTTCTATAGTAACAGCTACATAATCATTTTCAGGGCTACTTGAAGTCCAAGCTCTATTCTTTTCTTCTACAAATAATCCTATTTTACCATTAACATCAATACCATAGTTACTAGAACCGCCACGACTTGTAACTGCATTGTAACACTGTTCTAGTGTAAGTTTACCTGCCATATGATGTGGTGTAATTTTTAAAATCTTATTATTTCCTCTAGGATTATAATTAGGGGATAATTTTGTATAACTTACTAATTTACTATTACTCATTAAATTTAACACTCCTTAGTTATAGTTAAATTAATTTATGATTATCCACATATATTTGGATAATCCTCTATTGCTCTGAATTTGTCAGCATTTACATACTTTAACCATGCACTATTTGTCTTATAGGTATCAACTAATGTACTAGGTACATAAATATAACCACCATCATTTAATATACCACTGTTTAAGAATGGATTATCCTGTGGAGCACCAGTAGCACCCATTGTAACAATACCTGTAGTTTTTCTTAATATAACTGTTGTTAAAGTAGCATCATTCTGAAATGTGCTTGCATATATAGACCCTGTAAATGAATTACCAATATCAATTTTGGTCACATTACTCATGCCTGAAAATGCACCAATTTGTAATGTTATTAAGTTAGGTAGCACAAGAGTTTCGATTTTAGTTTGATTAAAAGCTCGTGAACCAATTTGTTCAACAGATGCGATATCTAATTGAGTTAATTTATTACAATTGTCAAAACATTGGTCACTCAATTTTAATATTTTAGGTATTTTAACTGATGTTAGATTATAACAATAATTAAATGCAGCAGTACCTATCTCTGTAACATTATTAAGTTCAACTGTAGTTAAAGTATCACAATTTGCACAAAGATTATATCTTACTTTTGTTGCTGTGGAATTTACAAGATTTATAATATCACCTTGTATTAAAGAAGTAGCAGAGCCATCATCTCCACTAGATTGTTCTAAAGTTCCTACAATTTCTTCTCCTTTGACATATGCTACTTTACCTTTAGCTATATCTTCTGCTGTAGCAGTTCCGTATGCTGTAAATACACCTGTAGTCGAACCTATAGTTTTACCAAAAGCTATATTATTAGCAGTAAAATCTTTACCTAAGCCTGCTACAGTAATACTTGTATAGCTTCCAGGTGATACAGTTATATCATCTTGATAAGCATTTATAACTAAAGGGTCTTTTCCTTTTACAATAACATCTTTTGATGTATCAATTGCAGTTTGTAATCCATTTATTGCTTGTCTAGCTACTTCATCAGCAATAGTATATGTATTATCTCCAAAAGCTAATTTATTTACTTCATTACTCATTAATAAAAACAACTCCTTTATATGTTATTAAAAAGTTTTAATGTTTTAGTACTTTCATTATATTCTACACTAGACACATTTGTTTTAAAAGTATTAAAATCAGTTTTATCTAATTTTGATTCTTGTAAATTATTTATAGAAGAATTTACAGTATTCATCACTGAACCAACTGCACTAGATGTGGCATTAGAAACTATATTACTTACTTGTGTATCTGTTTGATAATTAGAATCATTATCTAATTCAGAAACCTTAGTAACTGATGTTTTATTATCCCATTCATTAACTTTATCTGTTGTAATAGTATCAAGAACATCTTTATTGCTATGTGTATGTGAATTTTTATTTAATTCATATATAGTATTATCAATAGCTGTTTCATCGTCTGTAATGTATACAATTGTACCAGTTTCTAATGTGCTTTTAACTTCGTCAAATTCAGCCTGTGTGCCTGTCCAAGTTTTAGGAATAGTAGGCTTATCTGTTAAGGAAGTATAACTACCATTAAAGTCTGATTTATTATTCCATTTAGTTTTTTCTTCTAAAGAAACATGAATATCTGCATTATCTGTATGTGAAATAAAATCAGTATTATCTACTTTGTTACTTAATTTATTGTCTATTTCTTCTTTAGAATAACTTTCATTTACTATAATAAGTTCTTCATCATCTGTAAAGTAAACAATTGTGTTATCTTCTAAAGTATCTTTGACTTTTTCAAATTCTTCTCTAGTACCAACCCATTTAGCTGTTTCTTTATGTATTTTATCACTAGACCATGTAGAATCGGTTGAAATAGCAGTATCATCTATATTTGCATTACCACCACTACCTGTACCTGGTTTGGGTTTATTAATTAAATCATTGTAGTCACCAGAAAAAGCAACATCTTTTAAATCTTCTATAACTTTTTCTATTTTGCCAAAAGATTTATTAATACTTTCACCAGATGTTAAGTTTTCTCTTTGTTCAGGAACAGAAAACTTAGTTTTTATATCAAAATTTTCAAGATTAACTTTTTTAATCATATAAAAACAATAAACTCCTTTCGTAAATATTGTTTCGTTATATACATTATTAGTAGTGTTAAAGTTTATAGTAATTATGTTTATGTATTATATTTAAACAATTAAATTATAATTATAAAATAAATTACCCTAGCTATATATAATAACTAGGGTAGTTTCGTTAGTTAATTTTATTTAACTTATGCCATTATAGTTGTACAGTTGTAGTTGTATAGTTATCAAATGTAATATCTACGGCTAATGCTTCCTCTTTAGTTTTAGCATTTCTAATCTCTATTTCATGCTCTTGTTGATAAGTTACTATTGGCTTAACTACATTAAGCATTTGAAGATAGATAGCTACTAACTGTTCAAAGGTATAAGTTTCACAAAGCCCACCTGTTTCATTCCATGTAAGTGGAATATCTACACCTATTGCTTTAGCATAATTATAAGCATTAAGAACACCTGTAAGTTGATTCTGCTTATCTTCTGTAATTGTATATTGCTTATCATTATAAGTCATAGGGTGGTCATAAAGATACTCACTTAAATTTTTCTTATTCTTCTTAATAAGATACTCTTTAAGTTCCTCTAATGTAAGTTTATCTTCATCTACATTATATGTTAACTCTTTAATAACATCTGTTAAAGTAGCTATTTCTTGTGAAGCAGATTTAGGTGGATATACAACATTACCATTCTCATCACTTATATTATCATTCTCAGGGTCATAAATCATGCCAACCTTAACATTACTATCTACAGCTATAGCGTATAGTGCATCAAAATTAACTTTAGAATCTTTTAATGAAACTTCATTACTAACTTCAATAACATTAGTTACTTGTAATCTTGAATATTCATTAGCTGTTCCTTGCTGATATGTGATAGATTTAATAATTGCACATTTCATAATTTAATTACCTCTTTCATTTAATTTATTTTCTAATTCAGAAACTCTTGTTTTAAGTTTCTGAACCTGATTAACTAATAATGCAATAAGTTCAGTGTATCTAAGTGCATACTCCACATTATATCCATTATCTAATAAATAGTTTATAGAAGAATTTTTAACATCTGTTATATTACCTAGTTCATCTTCTTCAACTTCTCTATTCTTAATACTAATCTTATCCACAATAGCGATGTCTTGATTAGTTAAATTAGAATCTAGTAAAGCCTGCTCAACATCTTGTGCTACAAAACCTGAATGAGTTCTTCCACTATTACCAAAGATATATTTAAATGTAGTAGGTTTTAATTTATCGAAAAAGTTATCATATCTTTCATCGAATGTATTAAAATCTTTCTTTAAATTCTTATCAGAAGTTACAGATGATGTTGTATCTCTAAGATATATAGATGAACCTCTTAATCTAGTAACCATTGCATTACTACCTATATTAACATTATCACTAGAACTTACTCCAATAATATCATGTACTGACTCAGATGTTTTAGTTCCTCTAATATATTTAGCATTATTAAGTTTAATACCACATTCAGAATATACAGGCTTATTGAAATGAATATTAGTATCTAATTCAATTTTAGCACCTGGATTAGCACTTAAAGATATTGTATTATCTTTAAATAGAATATTATTTCCTTGACTAAATATCTCTAAATCTCCATTAGAATCTAATCCTATGCTTTTAGCACTAGAAGGACTACCAAATGTTAAATTATTATCTACTATTGTATCTCTCGTTATTTCCATTGTTATATAATTACTCCTTATCAAACTTATGTCTTAGTTCTTCATTATCTTTCTCTAGTATATCTACACGCTTTTTAAGTTTTTGTATTTGGTCAATAGCTATAGCTATGAATTCCTCATATCTCAAATTATATTCTTTATCTATATTTTTATCTAATAAGTAGTTTATTTCTGAATTAGGCACATCTATTATATTGCCATCTTTATCCTCAGTAGTTTCTCTAACATAATTAGATATATCACTAACAACAATACCTGCAAAATCTTTAGTAGTAAGACCTGAGTTAATTAATGAATTTTCTACTTCTTGTGCTATAAAACCACAATGAGTCCTATCACTCGAACCCATTATATATTTAAAGCCTAGTGGGTTTAGATTATCAAAGAATTTATCATAATTATCATCTAGTTTAACAAAGTCCCTTTTAAGGTTTTTATCTGACGATACAACAGAACCTGATTGAAGTTTAACAGTTTTACCTTGTATAGTAGTTGTGCCATCTTTAACAGCTACATTACATACATTAGAACCATTAATACCTAACATATCACTAATATTATTACCATCTGCTGATATTCCTCTAACATATTTAGTATTAGTAAGAATCAAACCTGCTGAACTCGTTAATCCTGAACATTTTAATCCAGTAACATTAAAATTACTCATAGATAAAGTTCCTGAACCAGATGCACTTAAACTAATTGTTGAAGGTTTAATGTTTACTGTAATATTACTTGCAGTAGTAGTAATACCACCACTAGCACTGCCTATTTCAATTGAATTACCTTGTCCAGATGACATTGTAATTGCACTATTACCATAACTAATATTAGCACCTGTAGTATTGAAATATAAGCCTGTGGAATTTAGTAATCCTTTTACATTAACATTACTTCTAAACGTACTATCCCATTTAATATCCAAGCCAGCTTGTTCTGCAAATTTACCTATAGCTAATCCATCTTTAGATTTACGAATATTAAGCAAACAACCAGATGTTGAAACTGTAATATCTTTAGTAGAAGAACCAAAGGCATCTGTAATAGTGAAACGTATCACATATGATTTAGAATTAGATATACTACTATCACCTAATATTACTGGAGTTCCAGTTGTTACAGGTGTAGCTGTTGACCATGTAGATGATGTAGATTCACGATACATTACTGTTTGTGTAATTGTATTTTTACCATTACAATCACTATAGTTACTAGTTAATATACTAGCACTAATATATGTACCAGTATCACTAGCTGTTCCGTCTGATGTACATCTAAAAACTTTAGTAGTACTGATAGAAGGATTTTTATATGGATAGACTGTTATAGATTTAGTGGTACTTGCTGTACGATTTCTAGTATCTGTAGCTTTTACTTTAAAAGATACTGAACCTGATTCTGTTATGTAAGGTGAAGTCCAACTACCAGCAGAAGATAAACTTCCAGAATATTTACCATTAGTACCTGATATAGCAAATGATTTAATAGTAGCTCCATATGGTGCAGAACCTGATACTGTTATTTTACATTTGGATTTACCTTGAACGTATATTCCCCATGATGAAGGAACAGTATTATTTACAAGTTCAGTAGTTGCAGAAACTGTAGGAACTACAATTGCTGGAACTGTTATAGTAAAATTCTTAGATACATCACTACCTATTTTCGTACTACCATTATAAGTACTAACAGTAACTTTTGCTGTACCACTAGTGCTATTAGGTAAAGCATCTACCCATGATGCTGGAATTGCATAAGATGTAGATGTACCTACTTTAGTAGCACTATATGTATGTAAACCTACTGTCCATTTTACTGTATGAGTATAACTATCACTAGCTCTTGTGATATTTACTGTACTTGTATTAGTACCATTAATAGATACAGAACTTGTTAATGAAGAAATTGTTGAATTTCTAGCAAGTTTAGTAAGTGCATGAGAATAAGATTGAGAAGATGATGTAAGATTACTGCCATTTAAATCTAACGATATACGAGAAGATACTGTTAAAGTTTTACTACCATCACTATTATGTTTTATATTTAATGTTTTAATAAATAACTTTATTCCACTACTTGTAATCTTTTGTGATAGACCTACGGAACTCGTATACTGAGTACCATCAATAGTACAGTAAACTTTACCTGTACCATATGTTTCATATCCAGTATTAGTTCTAAAGAACTTTACACTAACAGTAACATTAGAAGTATTATCAGTAGCAGATGTACTATTTTCTGTAATAGAGATTGTATATTTTATATATTGATTATTGGTATCTAAATTACCAGAAGTCCATGTAGCCATTTACTTATACCCTCCATTTATCTTATAATTAATCCATTAGTAGAGTCTACTAATATTTCAAAAATACCACTATCTTCATCACCTAAAGTAATAGTGTTTTTAACATTTATGTTATTAGCTTCTATCTTATTATCATGAACAGAAGCCATAACTGTATCACCTTGATAGAAAGCTATACCGTTAGCATTTATTTTCTGAATATATGGATTATCTACATAACCTAACTCTAATAATTTATCTTCTTCTAAATTATCTTTTTCAGAAGTTCTAACATAATCAGATATATCTAATGAACCATTAATGTCATTAATCATACCTAGTATTTCTTCATCTTTGCTAGTTAGTTCTGTATAGTTAGAATCTAGTTTAGATGTAATAGTCTTATCTTGTCCATCTACATAATCTTTAGTAGCAAATGCTATAGGAGTATCTGTAGCATCTCCTGTATCTTCACCACTAAATTTATTATCTACGTAATCTTTAAGGTCACGATAAGAGTCACTTATATTATTTACACTTTCTTCAACATCATTAAATAATGTAGTTAAACGCTGTTGAGTAATAGTACCATCTACATTATCACCTGTATCAACATATAATTTAGTAAGACCTAAATCTATTGTTGTACCTGCTTCATGAGTAACAGAAGGAGTATTTATAGTAATTTTACCATTAGCATCAGAAGATACTGTAGTAGCTCCTGTACCAACTATATTATGAGAATTAGCAAGTGTTGTACCATTGAATAGATTAAAATAAATACTATTAGATGTTACAGCTTCATTTGTAGAAGATGTACTCTTAGAACCTACTACTAAAGTAGAAGTAGTATCTGTAAACTTAGCACCAGATGGAACACTTGTAGCAATAGTATAACCACTATCTTTAACAGTATATCCATTTGCTCCCCATGTAACAATATGATTTTCTGTAGTACCAGTAGAAAGACCTTTAACTTGTTTATCATTAGTTACATTACCAAGACCAACACTAGAAGATGTATAAGTAGGTAGATATACTGAATTTATCTTATTATCTGTTCCAATAAGATTATTAGTACCATCTGGACTTAATTTAATATAGTTATCATCATGATTATGCTTTTTAGGAGCATATACTGTATCAGTTTTAGATTTAATATAATTATAAAGACTACTATGTTTTCTTTTATAATATTCATTAGTTCCACTAGCATCTTGAGCTATATAGTAATTATCATCTATAGGGTCAGAAGTACCTACATCTAATGTATTAATTAATGACTGTATATCATAACCTGCTAAAAATTCTTCTTTACGTTGCCAACCTAATTGACCACCTTCAGCAAAACCATCAATGCCTGTAACATACTGTAAAGTTTTTTGTGGTAAAGAGTCAGTATTAAAATTAATAGGACCAGTTAATTTTCCGCCTGATAATGGTAACTTTGTATTATCTTTAATTTGTATTCTATTAGTTGAACTATCATCTACATATAGATTACCAGTATCAGTTTCTAATAGAAAAGCTCCAATTGTTTCATTTGTAGGTGTTTTTGGTAAGGAGGTAGATACTCCTTTTCTAAATTTAACAGGTTGATTTGCCATTAAATTATTTTCCTCCTTAATTTATATAATAAAACTTACAAATAGGCTATATAGACATTAGTTTCTATATAGCCTACATTTGTAAATATGTTAAAAATTTAATTAAAATGATTCCCAAACCAAACTTGCATTACTAACTTCTTCTTTAGTAGCATAAGTAGTTGTAATTACATTACCTTCGCCATCTTGTGTGGCTTTAGTTGCACTACCAGCAGTTGTAGCAGAAGTAGCTGTAGTAGCACTTTTAGCTTTTTCAACTGTACCTGTAACTGCTGCACCATCAACAGCAGTTGTAACAATAGAGATATCAGCAGAACCATCAAATGATGTAGCTGTACCTGTAACTGCACCAGAAATACCTATAGTTCTTGCAGTAGCAAGTGTCTTAGCAGTAGCAACATTCTTAGCACTATCGGCTGTATTTTCTACCTTACCAAGACCAACATCTGCTTTAGTGACTGTTACATCTGCTGAAAGGTCATGACCATTAACTGTAATAGTTTTGTCAACTTTCTTACTAAGTGCTGTGTTTACATCAGCAGTTTTAGCATAAGCCAAAAGGTTTACATCCGTATTACCAATCTTTTCAAAAGCGGGTGTTTCAATAGCTGTATTCCAAATATATTCATCATAACTATCATTATTATCTGAATGTGTATCAGCTATTAAATAAATAACACCTTTTGTACCTGTTGTAGGAAGTGCTGTTACAACTTGAATATCAAACTGTGTAACACCACTAATAGCAGTATTAATAGCTTCATTAACAGCATTAGAAGTTGGAAGATTTGTTGAATCTGCTGTTACTACAGTATCAACTCCTCTACTAGCAGCTTCACCAACACTAGGAAGTGTAATGGTAGTAACAGTAGGAGTTACTATATGACCACTAGCTGTTAAAGCTGTAATAGCTTTAATTGTACCATTGTGAGTAGCTGTAGCCTTATCTGTTTTAGAAGTTCCTATACTAACAGGAGTTTCTGCTGTTTCGGAAGGGAGTGTAATAGTTGTCTTTTCTGGTGTAACTGTATGTCCACTAACATTTACATCTGTAATTACTGTAAATGATTTACCATGTGCAGGAGCTTGTGCTGTACCTGTTGTAGCTGTTCCTTTAGAAAGTGTTGTTTCTGTTGGAAGTGTAAATGTAGTTTTTTCGGGTGTAACAGCATGACCGCTTACACTAACATCTGTTTCAACAGTAAATTCATCACCATGTTTTAATTGAGTAGCTTTGCCAGTTGTAGCTTTTCCTTTTGAAAGTTGTGTTTCAGCAGGAAGTGTAACACTATGGTCACCAGCAAGTGTAAGCCTACCAAAAGTGTCTACTGTAAAGGAAGGAACTTTAAATGAACCACCATGAGCAGGAGTTTTAGCAGTCGTATCACCATAAGCACCAGCAGTAACACCTGTAGTGCTTAAAGAGAAGTTAGTAGCAACAGTAAGCCAACCATCAGCAGTATTTGTATAAAGTGTTTTTGTTGATGTATTATAAAATAATGTATTAAGTGGACTATCCATAGTAGGTGCGGAAGTTCCTGTAATAACAGGTCTAGTATATTCTACATCTCCTACAAATAATCTCTGTGTATCAGTTGCAAAATATAAAGTATTTGCATCTTTAGCAGTTAATTTAGTATAATTTTCTTGTAAACCATACTTAAATTTAATTTGCGTTTTTGCTGTAGGCATAGTTAATTATCCTTTCTAAATTATAATAATTATTAATTAATAGTAAATAATTTTAACCTAGTTCTTTCCACGACAAAGCATCCGTTACAGCAGCTTCCGTAGCTAAAGTTAGTTCATCTGGTGTATCAGAAATTGTAGCACCACCAATTTTAACTCCTGAATCTTTAATTGCACCATCTGTACCAAATATAACTACATTATTTTCTTTACCTATTACAGTATCAATTTTGCCCTTAACGGCTGTGTTAATAGCTGTTGTAATAGCATTTGTAATTACATTTTCAGTAGGTATTGTTACAGTAGAAGTACCTAAATCTTCTGTTGTATTAATTGCTATAGTAGATTCTTGTACTGTACCATCTGCTTTACTAATTACAATTTTACCGCCTACTGAATCAGTAAGTTTATCTAGTTTAGAAGTTGTGTCAACCAAAAAACCTTTATCACTATAAGTCAAAGCATTTGTAGCAATAGGGTCAATAGTTAAACTTGCAGAAATTGTATTATCTGTAATAGTAACTGTTATATTTTTATCAGTGTTATTCGCTGTATAAACATCAACTAAATCAGAAGCAGGAATTAATACCTTTTCATCTTGTCCTTGAATAGTAAGTTCAATATTCTTAGTTACAGTATTATAAACACCAGCGGTTACAAATTTATCTTTAGGAATATTAATTACCACATCGTCTTTACCATATACAGGGATTGTAATTTTAAGATTAGTTGCATCATAAACTGGGTCATGTGCTACATTTGCAAGTTGAACACCTTCGTTACTTCCAACACTTATTTTACCTGTAGTATTATCAAAAGATAATGTAACATTAATATTATCTATAGCATCTTTAATGCCTGCTTTAATAAGTCCTATAGTAGCAAGTTTATTACTATCTGCTGTAGCCCAATTAGCTCCATCTGTTAAATAACCTGGGGTAGCTACAAGCCAATTTTTATTGTTAAATGTTACATTTAATTCAAGTGATGTAGGGTTTAAATAAAATTGTCCTATAACAGCTTTACTTACATCAGGAAGTGTTTCAGTAGAATATACACTAGAAGTAACATTAGTAGTTCCTTTAACTATTCTATTTTCATCTGTAATAAAATATAGTGTATTATTATCTTTACTATCTAGTGAATCATAAGCTGTTCTAGTAAGACTATAAAAATTAACCTTATTATCCGTACCTTGCCATTTTGTATCATTTTGTGAAGCAGATTCTGTCCAGTTATCTAATAAAGATGGGTCAGTACCTTTATATAGCCAAATAGTATGTGTATCTTCACGATATACTTGTTGTCCTACTGTTATATCTGTAAGTGCAAGCATTTCAGTTTCATTTGCTACAAACTTCATAGGGTCAGTATTCTTGCCTATTTCTTTAAGACTGTTATCACCTTGAATTAAATAAGTAGTAGCAGTAGTACCATCAAACACATAAAGCTGTTGACCATAATGATATTTAGATTCAGTTGAACCAAAATCCTTAGCTGTTAAAGCAGCAGAAACAGCTTCATCATAACTACCAAACCAAGCTCTTAAATCGAGTGGAAAAGCACCATCTGTATCAAATGAATTTGACCAGCCTAATTTAGATTTAACTAAGTTTTGTTTAAAAGCATTTGCCATAATCTATCAGTATGCTCCTTTCAATTTATTTATATAGTTACTTGATACTTAGTAGCTGAACTTTGTGCAGATGCTAAGTCCTTAACATATACATTATAATCTTTTGCATTTGCACCAGAAGCATCATTTACAGAAACTACTGTTAATGTGAATGAATCTTTAATCTCCGAACCAAACTGTTCATCAGATGTAATAGAAGCTATAGTTCCTATAGTAGTTTCATAAGCTATTACTACACGCATAGTACCAGCAGGAACTGAAACTGTATACTTCTGTCCTTTAGAAACTTTCTTATTTGTTTTAGTAAGTCCTCTAACTAAAGCAGAATTAAGTTCACCTGTTTTAGAAGTTAATGAACCATAAAAACCATTACGATAACCTTTAACGTGTGCAGATGTAGCAGATTTAGAACCTGCTTTAATCTGTCCTGCTTCATAAGCTTTACCTAAGAATGTAGTAGGAATATTACCTGCATCATATGTAATAGTGGTACTTACATAATAATCAGTGTCATCTTGTACTGTAAATTTAGTAAATGAACCTGTTGCAGTAGTAGCCGAATGAGCATCACTATCTGTAATAGCATATGTTTTAGCAGTAATTCCTGTAGGCTGTGTACCTTCCGCATTATTAGAATAAGCACCTGCATTAAGTTTAGCAGTATAAGAAGGTGTAAACTCACTACCAACTTCTTTATTTCCAGCATCTGTTAAAGTAATAGTAGCACTAGGCTGTGTAGTAGTAGGGTTACTATCCTGACTAAGTATATTTTCAAATAATGATTGTATATCTTTTATACTTGTTATATCAATCTTTTGTCCTTTTTTAATGTTTCCAACATCTACTGTAGCTGTGATATTTCTTGCTAATGCAACTTGTGAAGCATTAACAGCTTGTGGAATTAATTCTTCTAGGTTTACAGTTACAGGAGTTTTACTACCTGTTACTGTAAATGATAAAAGGTGTGTAGTAGAATCATAACTAGCAGAAGATAAAAATAAATCTGCAATAGTAACATTCTTTACATCACCATTCTTAGCTGTAAATGTAAGTACAGTTCCACTATTATCTTGACTTCTATTAGCTTCTACACTTACTAAAGCACCATTATAATCAGCTAAAGCAGTAGTAACAGCTTCATTTATAGCTCCTACTGTAGCTAATTTATCATTATCCTTGCCATCTGTAGATTTAAGTAATAGGTCATTTGCAAAAGCATCTAGTGTTGTAATAGCACCTTCTCTAACAGTACCTCCACCAACTTGAACTATTGCTCCTGTATTATCTTTAATATAAATACCAACACTACCATTAGTATTTACAACATATAGTTTATCAGAAACAGCAGTTTCAACAGCAGGAACGCTTGAAGTAAATTCAATTTGATTTTCTTTACTATCAGCTATAAGTTCATTACCTTTATAAATACGTTTAGTGTCAGTTATAAAGTATAATTGGTTATCGTTTTTTACTTTTGCGTTAGTATACTGTTCTTGTGTACCATAACTAAATAAAATTCTAGCCATTAAACATAAACTCCTTTTATAATTATTTTACAAATATAACTGTTTTAAATTATTTAACCTATAAAATTTTCCATTGTAAATCAGTATCTATATCAGTAACACGTTCATTTAGTTGTTTTAGCATATTATCTGAATCAGAACCTACATAATTAAATTTATTTAGTTCTGTATTCCAAATATACATAAAACCATCTGATTTAGTTACATATAATTTATTTTCTTCGCCTATCTCAGGTAATTCTGATTTATTCAGTAAAAATTTAACTTGTTGAATATCTGAAACATTAATATTTGTTGATTTATATTGAGAAGCTACAGTTATAAGTTTGTCATCTGTCTTTTTAAAAATATTAACAGACATATAAAGTATCAACTCCTACAATTTATTATAGTATTAGTAGTGTAATATATTAATATATACAACAAATATATAATAAAATTATTTTGCAAAAAACAAAGTAAATCATAAAAATAAGATAAATTAGGATATACAGTTAAAAATTAAAAGTAAAAAAATATAGACAGTTATACAAAATAACTGTCTATTATAAGTATCTTATATTTAAAGTATTTATTATAAGTTAAATAAATTTAAATAATAGCTTTTAATAAATTATTCTATCTAAATTTCTAGAGTAACATTAGTTTATTATAGCTTCCTTTAGTTAAGTAGTATTAGTTCTGCCAACAGTTAATCTGGTTGCAAACCTCTAACCCCATTTTTTCATAACCATCTTTTGTTGGATGAACATTGTCACGAATGTCTGTATTTGGGTTAAGGATTAGATGGTTGTACGATACTCTAACTTTACTTTTTGGATATAATTCCTTTGTTTTTGTGATGGCATAGTCACAGTATCTTATTACCCTATTTCTATACAATTGTTACTTTTACTGTAATTGAAAATATTTGCCCATCTTTAAATACTCCTTAAACTATTACTTCCATTTCGTAAATGTAGGCTTTACCACTACCGACTGAAACGGTAAGCAATCCAGCCTTGGTATATGTAACAGAAGCAACTACTCCACGAGTCATTCCATAAAGTTGACCTCTGTTATCAGGAATACCATTGCCAAAGCAGAATATTCCAGAGCTATGATATACACAGAAAGGAGTACCCTTAGACATTGTTTGTTTAAATGTATTATTTGATGTATCTGAAGTTTCTGGAGAAGAAGTTCCTATTAACTTCCACTTAAAAGGAAACATTGTAAATTTATCATTTACTTTTTTAGATGACCAAACCTCATTTTCTGATACCTTAGCATCATCTAATTCAACACCTTTGACATTTTCATTATTGTATAATAATGAACCGTCATCAGCAGTACTAAAATTATCTAAAACAGTTTTATTAGCATGACTATGTGTATTAACTACAGCATTATCATAATCATCTAACTTAGATTTAGTTAAACTATCTAATTCATCTTTATTAGTATGTGTATGACTATCTGTATAAGCCTTATCCCAATTAGTAATATTATCCGCACTTAGAGTATTAAGTACATCACTATTTGTATGAATATGACTGTTAGTAACTGCATCATCATACTTAGCAATAGTTTCAGTTGTTAAATTATCTAACAATTCCTTATTACTATGAGTATGTGTTTGTGCAAAGGCTAAATCATAATTAGCTTTAAGTTCATTTGTTAAGTCGTTTGTAACAGTGGGAATTTCACTAACTTTAGCATAGCCATCTAAAGATTGATGTTCAGTTAAATAGCCACTATCATTAGTAAATGCACTAACATTAGTTGGAATTACTGGGATAGAAGCTTTATCAGCTTTATCACTTAATTTAGTATCTACTTCTGTTTTATTATAATAATTAGTTAAATCAACAGTAGTTTTACCTAAAGAAGCCCAAGCGTTATCAATATACATATATTGTGCATAAGTACGCTCTTGTTCCTCAACAGCTATTAAGTACATTGTACTTGTACTTATTTCCGAAGTTTCTGTTGGTAACTCTGTAACAATTTTAGCACTAAGCTTACCTGTTAGATTACCTGTTAGATTACCTAGTAATGTATTAATTTCAGCTTGACTATATGTTTCAGTTTTTGTATAATAATTAACGAGACTATCTACTGCATTTGTAATAAAGTTACTGTCGTTAGTTAATGCTGATATATTAGTAGGTATTTCTGTTTTCTTAGCATAATTAGCTAAAGTGTTAGTAACATCTGTTTCAGTCTGATATTTACTATCATTCGTAAAAGCACTAACCTTAGTAGGCATATCAGCTACATTAACTTTTTTAGTAAGTTCTGTATCTACATATTCTTTATTTACATCAACAGTAGGGATTGTAGGTGTACCTGTAAGTGAAGTATATTTACCATCGAAATCACTCTTATTATTCCACTTAGCTCTATCTACTACACTAATGTGAACATCTGCATTATTAGTATGAGTTTCAAAAGTAGTTGTATCTACTTTATTATTTAAATCAGTAGTAGCATTAGCTTTAGTATAAAAGTCATTAGCTATTTTAGCAGAACTATATGTAGTAGAATCACTAACATTTGTATCATCTATACTAGCACTAGAGTCATTTCCACTTTGAACTTTTACATTAACCCATTTATATGTACTATCCTTAGCTTTAGTACATTCATAAAAATAGTTATGTGTATAATCTCCATTAGTAATGCCTATATATTGAACTATAGTATCTACATTATCTGCACTAGCAGCAGGCATTGTAGAATACTGATAAATATTATCTTTACAAATATCTTTACCATTAAATAATAGTTTGTTACTACCTGAAACGCTTAAACTATCTAAAGTATCTTTATTATTGTGAATATGTGATTTAGATTTAAGGTCATCAAGTGTTTTATTTAATTCTATTTCATCATCTGTTATATATACAATAGTACCATTTTCAAGCGTACTCTTAATCTGTTCATATTCAGTTCTAGTACCAACCCATGTTTTAGGTATAGATTTATTTATTTTATCACTAGACCAAGTTGTATTATTAGCAATATTATTATCATTAATAATTTTAGATATATCAAAATCAGCTTCTATCTTTTCATTATTAAATAATAAATTATTATTTTCATCTAATGTAAATTTATCTAAAATGGTATCTTTGTTATTGTGAGTATGTTCATCTTGTACTAACTGTTCTATATCAGACTTAACTACATAATTACTTGTATCTAAATCAGTTATATCAGATACTGTATGTGTATGAGATAAATTAGCTTTATTATTAATAGCATTAGTAACAATTCTATTTTGAACAGGGTTTGAAGATGTTGTACTTAAAGCAGAATCTACTGTAATGGAAGTACCGCCACCACCACTACTACCTCCACCACCTTTAGATTTATTATACTCTAAAATGGTTTCTATAACATTCATATTTTATACCTCTTTCCAAGTATCTTCATGTCTAGCATATAATTTTTTTGTATCTAAACAATATGCCAGAGAACCATCACCTGCATTAGTAATTAAATCTAATTTAGGAATATCTTCTGAGTTTAAGAAATATTGATTAGCATATTGTCCATTAGAATCTACTAATCTAATACTACCAAAATCAGGAACAGTGTCTTTAGCAGTATCAAAGTTCATTCCCATAATAGTAACATATCTGCTATTAGTTTTAACACCTTTACTATTATTAACAGCTCTGATAGTTTGTTCATTTGTATTAGTATTAATACTTATGTTCATATTATTATTCATATTTATATTTTCAACTCCTTATAAAAATAAATGAGTAAACGTAGTTGCATACTATTAGTAGTTATTTTATAAATGCTATAGTTTATATTAATATTATAATTTGTTTATGTTATAGTTTGTTAAATAATTTAAACATATTTGAATAAAAAAATAAAGATACTCTTATATTCAGAATATCTTTATGATAAAATATTTAATTAAAACAATTTTACTTAAAACCAAACTTCTGAAAATTCATCAAGTAATTCTTTACAGTTAAAGCTATTTAGATAAATAAGCATTTGGTTAAGTTCTGCAAGTCTATTTACAAAATTAGTGAGCATAGCTTGATTCATTTCTGTTGTACATCTAAGTATATCTATTTTCCATGTATCATTTATATCTGTAGGTGGAATAAGTTTAAAATCATTAGACAATTCGCCTTCAAAAGTAATAAAAACCAACTCATCAAATCTGTAAGCTGCAAGTAATTTAAAATTATAATGTGAAAGTATTATAGAAAGTTCCTTAAACGCCTCAGTATTCTTTGACATTTCATAAATTTCGTTTACTGTTTCGTTAGTCATATATATTCTCCTTTATAAAATTAATTTTATGTAGCTAAAGTATAATTGCGTTATCCTTTATGAGTTGTTTAAGTTCTTGTTCCGTATATAGCATAGAAATAAATTTATTATCTTTTGGCAATACAATAAATTTATCTTCTGTTTTAGATTTAGCTAAAACACATTTAGTGTATTCCCATTTATAATAGCCATTACATTTCTTAGGCATTGCACATTTAAAATGACAACCTATAGTCATTATTTTACTTAGTATTATATCTTCGTATGTATTCATGTTCATAATTTAAGGTATTTTAACAACTATATATCCATCATTCATGAGTTGTATAAATTCCGCAAATAGCAGTGTTACCGTAAATCTTAACGTTGCCCCAAATTTCAGCATTATCATATATCTTTGCGTTACCATATATCCATGCATTACCAAAAATCTCAGCGTTGCCACCAACACAGGCTTTTCCGAAAATTATAGCGTTACCATGAATCTTAGCATCACGGAAAACCTCAGCTTTGCCAAAAACTTCAGCGTTTTCATAAACTTTGGCATTGCTACTAATCCATGAGTTGCCATAAACCTTGGCATCACCATAAATACTGGCATTACCGATAACCTCGGCATTATCAAACACTTTAGCATTATCATAAATTGATGAGTCATCATAAACCTTAGCATCACCATAAATACTAGCATTGTCTGAAACCCTAGCATTGCCATAAATCCATGAATTACCATAAACCATGGCGTTTCCATGAACAATAGCTGTTTCACAGACATTAGCATAGTCTGACACCTTAGCATCACCAAAAACTTCTGCGTTGCCACAAACCTTGGCATCGCCATAAATACTAGCGTTACCGTGAACCTTAGCGTTACCATAAATCATAGCTTTACCAGAAACTTTGGCATTTTCAAACACTTTAGCACCACGGAGCACTTCAACATTATCATGAATACTAGCATTGCCAAAAACTCTAGCATTTTCATAAACTCTGGCATTGTCATATATCCATGAGTTTCCATCCTGACTAAGATTGTCCTCATCTTCAATATAGCCTCCAAGGTCACCTGCCTTTACATCACCAAATGATTTTAGTGCCTTGATTCTATACAAGTTTTTTCCCCAAGTATGGATAACTGTTGTTGTCATTTCATATTTCTTATTCATTATAATTTCTCCTTACACCACTTTTATTTAATATTGTTCTTATCCATAAAGTCAGTTACTTCTGTAATCTGTTGCTTTATATAGTCTACTTTTGCAGTATCTTCTTCAACTCACTGTTTACTGTCATCGTCTCCATAAAGCTCATAACATTTTTTACTTTCTGCTAAACTCTTTTCAGCTTTTGCTAGAACTTCATTCCATTCTAACAAAGTTATCTCCCTTTTTGTACCTTTCAAAATTTGCATAATAAAATACCTCCCAAACATTTAAACAAACAATTTAAATCAAATGCAATAAATGTTATATGCTATAGCATAAGCTAATCTTTTAAGTTGCTTTATTTGCTTAGGTGTAAGATATGTGTTCTTATTATAGAACTTTCTAAAACTCTTGATATATTCATAACCTTTACAAAGTTTATATGAAATACTTGTATCTTCATCTGTAAGAACTTTTTCATTAAATAAATCTTTTACTAGTTCTTCTTCTGTATCATAAATATCGTTCCACTTACAAGTAGTTATTCCTGTTTCATAGTAAGCAACTGCAATTTTGTTCTTCAAAGTTGTATTCATCTCTTTCATAACAGCCATTCCTTTAAATTATAAATATATTATCTTGTCTACACTATATAGTATATACTATAAATATTATAAATTCATTATATAAATATAAATAAATTATTAAATATAGAAATCATAATTTTTCATATTGAACTGCTTTACAGCATACCTTCCAAATCTATCTGTATAAGAAGCACAAAGAGTTTTAGTTTCATCATTGTACCATGTTGCCCAAACTTTAATTTCTTTTCTTGCTTTCTTAGGGATAAGAGTAACTTCTATATCTTGAAGAATAACTTCTAAATCCAAATCTGCAACATTATTAATAATCATAATATAAACTCCTTTACTTGTTTCTTAACTTTAATATAAGTATATACTATAAATATTTAGGTTATGTTATATAAATGTAAATAAAAAATTAAAGTTGCACCTACCAAAATAGACACAACTTTAAAAAGAATTTATATATGAAATTATAGACTAGATATCAATATCAAGAAGTTTACAAACAGAAGCACAGTATCTAATTGTACCATTCTTATATGTAATAGCTTTAATGATTGCACTTTCCAGTGAATGGCAAATTTTATTTATGTATATGAAATCTACAAAAATAACATAACGACTATCTTTATCAGTTGTAATTTCAACGAACTGATAATCCCCTATCATATGCCCTTTTACAATCTTAGCAGAAGAATCTTGCTTAACTTCATCTACAATATATGTAAGCTTTTCTTCATCTGTTGCTGTTGTGAGTATGTCTAAGTTATCAATGCATATCATATTCTTATTAAAGATAGAAATGAACGCAAACTTCTCTTCTCCATATTCTACTATTCTACCTAAAATGTTGTTGTACTTTACAATACTACCAGCTTCTATATTTAACATAGTTAAGTCCTCCTAAACTGACTGCTCCCACGGACAAGCGTGTGAGTTTTTACCACAAATTTATAACGTTAAAATTATTATATAATATAAATATATATTGCAAATTATAATAATATTAAACAACTGTTAAATTTAAAAATTTTAATCCCAAAGCATTGTAAAGTATTTACTAAACAAGTTAAGCCCTTTTTCAATCTGCTTATTACGTTCAAATGTAATAAACCCATTATTACCCTTAATAGGCAAATCTTTATCTTCCAAAATATAAAGATAAAAAGCTTCAATCATATCATCAAGAATACTGTTCCAACGTTCTTTTACAATCTTATCTTCTGTATCACTATCAAGTTCTTCATCGCTCTTCATAGCTACATCTGTATAAATGCAGTTAGGAATTGAACCTGTAATATCTCTAAAATAACAAAGTCTAGGCAAAATGAAACAAGCAAAAGTATAATCTAAATTCCAAACATCAGAAGGAACAAAACTGTGTTCATTTTTAAACTCCTTAGAAGTTTCCTTATCTTCTTCACTAGCATTTTTATCATTAAATATATCATAAGGTGGATATTTTCTAATAAGCTCTTCACATTCTGCAAGTGTTCTCATATTAAACAAATCCTTTCTAAATAAATTAATTTTGTTTAAAACTAGCTGTTATATTAGCTATTCTATTGTCAAAATAATCAACTAGCTTTATATATTTGTTTATATCATAAAGCATAATCTGATTATATTCGCTATTATAATAACTTATAAGACTAGGAATAAATCTTAGTGTGAAATCATCGGGTCTGATTTGATATAAACCCCTACCCTCAAAGTCATCAAACTTTGTCCTATACCTACATAGCATACTTATAAAATAATAGGTATCTTCATTATTAACCCAAACAACCTTTTCTGTTGAAAGCCTATCCTTTACAATTTTAAGAGAATCTACTTTATTTCCTGCACAAACAGCTCCTACTTCAACCTTATTATCGGTTATAGTAGGTGTAAATATAAGAAATTCCTTACAGTAAGGGTTTGTTTTAAATTCTTCTTGTATAGCTTCTTCTTTATCAGTACATATTGTTCCATTAGTAGTTATGAATGTGTGAATTTCTTTTATCATAAGTAATAATTCTCCTCTGTATAAACTTCTTTTAATTAAATAAACCTATTCAAATTTTTCATCATATTCTCCAAGTTAGTTATTTTCTTCTTATAATAGTCGAGTAAAATTATGTTATATTCTGTTGGTGGGCAAGTACTGTATTTAGACATGGTTTCATACCAACTTGTTATAATGTCTTTCATATAATTCAATTGATGGTTAGTGCCAATTTCATACCAGCCCACACCCTTAAAGCTATTTGAATTAAAATAATATGCATCAATTTCATCATCTGTAAGATAAGCAAGCATTGCAACAAAGTTAAAAGCATCTTTATTTTCGATATAAACATAATCTGCCTCATACCAAATATCTTTTGCAAGAGCTTTCAAGTTTTTGTCTTTAGGTATTTCCCAATAAGGTTCATCATCGTACTTATCATATCCAACAAGCTTAAACTTCATTACATCTTTATTTGTTTTAAGTTCATGTGTAAGAGCTTCTTCAGCACTCTTAAATTCATTACCATCTGTTGTCTTAAAATATTCGATATGCTCAATCATTTATATTCTCCTTCAAGTTAAAAAATTAAAAATGCTTATTGATATAACTAAATTCCGTAATTAAATCCGATAATACTTCTTTATCCTCTTCTAAAATATGGAGATTGATGTCAGTTTTATGCTTATTGTAATTAGCTTCATCTAATTTTACAGCAACTTCTAGTGTATGTAAAACATCAATCATAAATTCAAATTTTTCTTCATAAAACATAGAGTATGCTCTATACCAACCAGTACCTTTAAATTTTGTATAGCTTGCACACTTTTTATTATAATTAACTATATCTTCTGTGCTAGGTAAATAATAGACTAGATTACAAGCAAAATTAAAAGCTTCTTCATTTCCAAAATAAATATATGTCGTTGTATTAGGGTAAAATATACTTAGTGCAAGATGAAATAAATCTGTAAAGTCTATATCCACCTTATTATATCGGTCAGTCATAACATTATAAGTTACAACTACAATGTCTTTAACTTTTTCATTTATTTCAAGTTCGTGATTAAAAGCCTCTTCTTTACTAGTAAAAGTTTTATTATCACTTGTTGTGAAACATTCTGTATGGGTAAACATATACTTATCCTTTCTATATCAGTTATAGCTTTATTACATTATCTTCTATAAATTTATTTAAGTCTCTATCAGCTTTATAGAGTTTATCTAATTCCTTACGACAATTTTTAAGTTATGTTTCTTTTAAACGCTCTAAACAAGCATAATCACTTTTTTCAATATTTTCAATTACCTTTTCGAGATGTTCAATATCCTTCTTACATACACTCCCTATGTTCTCTGTTTAGATTATTATCCACAATATCATCAAACCATCTGCCACCTACTTCAAATCTTCTCATAATAAGTGTATTAACATTTTCAATATCTGAAAGCATGATAGAAACAATGGTGCAATCACTAGGGTAAGCATTGTCCTTAGTAAGCCAATAGATATTATTCATTGTCTTGCCTTTAGTGACATAAACATTTACGTTATCTTCTGTCTTAGCTGTTTCATTTATCCAATCAAGAAAATCTGGAATTGATTCTTCGCAAAGTCCTTCAATAGTCAGAGCACTATCATTATAAAGCTTATCAAGCATTTCCTTATCTGTAACTCTAATAGTATTGTAATTAAGCATAATTAATTCCTCCAAAAATATATTTAGTTATATTTCTTTGCTAGTTCTTCTAAGTTGTTCTGTATATCACAATTCTTAGCATATACACAACTTAGAACGTCCATAACCTTTGCAACACAGTTGGAAAGTTCATAGTTATTATATTTATTTACAACTTTCAGCAATTCACCAAAAGCGTGTTTAACGTCTAAATCTAGGTCATTACCATAAACATATTCATCTTCCTTTATGTCAAGACCATTCAAATAGTCACTTAGTTCACGGAACTGTTTAAACTCAGAAGAAGCAAGTTTAGCTTCATAGTCTTTAACTCGATTACAAAGATAAGATGGATTTACAAATGCAAATATGTGATTATCGTCCAGTTTATACTTAGCAAGTTCACCGAACAACTCATAAGATTTATTAAGTAGTCTACCGCTTGCTAAGTATATATTAGCTTCAGAACGCAAATTAGCAAGTTTATGTATTTCTTTCATAAATTTAGGCAAATCTTCTTCTGAATTAAATTCCATATACATAGATGCTTCGCTGTACATAAGACCCAACTTAAAATCTATATAGTCCATATCTTTTTCATCATCAAGTTTTATTATATTATACATATTTATCACCTTTCATAGCTATCTACGTTACAAACATTTATGCATATAACGTCCTCATCCTCATAAATGTTGTTAATACTTGACACTTCCGCACAGTTCATATCTTCTGGAATATCTCCATAATCTCCGTCATAAACAATTTTCTCTCCACCGTCCAACCCTATCTGAATGTGCTGGTTATCAGGGTCAAGAAATAGTTGCATAATATCTCGTACTATCATAATTACCTCCTCATTGTCAAGAAATGTTACAGTACATTATTAAAACCTTCAATATATCTCTGTTTAATCAAATATGGGTACATATTTATTACCTTTAGCTTTCTTAATTATATTTATCTACCTTAGCCATTACTTCCTTGATAAAGTTAGTAATAATTTGCTTCTTACGTTCTTCATTCTTATAATAAAAGTTATCTGTGACATATGTAGTAACAAGAGTTACAAGTTTCTCTTTAGAACTGAATGTGTCTATAAAATCACAATGGGTATGAGGAATATTGTACATATTTTGCTCTGTATAAACATAGTCACTAGGATACAGCTTATCATTGATTTCTTCTGTATCCAAACATATAATCAAATTCTTATCAACAGGGCTTGTATAATGTTCATAAAGCTTAAATGTTTTCATAGCTAAAACTCCCAACATATCTCTATTTAATTAAATACTGGTACAGGTTGCATAACCTTGTTACCTTTAATCATTTCCATTATAAAATTAGTGCTATTTTGGATATATTTTCTATCAAGCTTATCCTGTATATCAAGAAAACGTTCATTTGGAATAGAACAGGTAGACGAAAGAACTCCATCATTAACACATTTAAGTCTGTACTTTTCGTGAAATGCTGTAAGCAGAGTTACCAAAGATTCCTTTGAATTAAACTCTCCAAGAAGAGTGTAAAGCGGTCTATCCTTAGATTCAGGAACAACATCTCTTATATTTCCATCGTCCAAGCATACTGCGAAGTCAATACCCTCAGCATTAAGATATATAATGTTATAAAGCTTATATGTTCTCATATCTAAATCCTCCTGTATGTATCTCTTATCTTTACCATAATTATAGTATACATTATATATATGTATAATACTTATAAAATAAGTAAATAAATTATTAACTTTAAATATAGAACAGATATAAAATAATGTAGCAGGCTTTAAAGTTATTTATTTAAAGCCTGCTATATAAGTTTATTATTTCATAGTATTAATACAATGCTGTATAGTGTTAGTAATAAAAAACTTATCCTCATTAAGCTGACGTATGTTATGATAAGTTTTATTAGTATACTTTGCTATAAGTCTTTCCATTTCTTCAAGAGCACAAGTATAGTTCCTCATAATATTAGATATAATATTTGCTTTAGCACTGTTAGCTGTAAGAATATTTGTAGAAATATAGTTCTTAATAGTATTTAGCTTATTATTAGTATCTTCAATAAAAGCTGTTTCATCAATAGTATCTACTTCATTCTTATCTTTGTTAGCCTTAATCTTTCTAAGTCTTTCAGAATAATTATCCTGCTTAATATATCCACTCTTATCAATATTAAACTGAGCGTAAGACCTTTCCTGAGAAATGAAATTGTTCTGCTTGAGAGTTGTATAACCCCATTCCTGCTTTAAAACTTCAACTCTTTCAGCAACATCAATCTTAATTTCACCCGAAACATAACTGTCAGAATACTGCTGAATTATTACATAATAACTATCTGTATAGTTCTTTCTGAGTTCTTCAAAGTCCTTAACTGTATGGCAATTATCTATATAGTTATCATAGCTATGAACGTGTTCTCTCTTTGTACTCCACAAATCCCTGTCAAGATTCTCAAAATTCTTATCAATGTCAACACCACAAAAGTTATCCTGTCTATAAGTACGTTTATCCTTAATAAGCATAAAGCAGTTATAACAAGATACTTCAAAATCTGTTCCTACAACAGACTTAATAAGCTTGATAATACTGTTATATGTGAACTTACCCTCACCCTTTATAATATAGAAGGGCTTTTCAAAGTTATAACCTCTTGCACGATTAAGAAGCTGAAATGCAAACTTATTCTCGCTTAGAATCTCTTTAACGTTAGTTCTTGTTTCATTAGTCATTTCTATAAACATATAAATCAAACTCCTTTAAGCATTTACTGTATTTCTTGTTTCTATGTTTATAAGTATATACTATATTTGTTACGTTGTCATTATATAAATATTAAGTAATTGTAAATTTAAAGAACTACTTTAGATTAGAAATTTGACTGTTCACTTAAAAGAAGTTCAGCTATAAATACACGTTTGCAAAAGTAAAATAAAAGACATAAAAACTTATATTTGCTTAAAGTAATTATGTCTTTTATTTATATATTCTAGTATCTGAGTAACTGTTCTCTGAAACTATCTAGTCTACGTTCGTACAATGGATTGTACATTCTTATCTGTTTTGTCTTATAATTGTATTCAAGTCTTTGGGCATTTCTAACGCCTTTAAGAAAAGCATCTATAGTTTCTTCATTCTTAAACAAATCCATAAAACCTATAGTTGCGTAACTAAGGTGGCAGTATACATATACAATTCTTTTATATATTTCCTTGTCATCATCATTAAACTTTGTAAAAGTAAAAGCAGTATAGTTCAAACCCTTATCATAGTAATCACTACCCAAACATTCAATGTCATAATGTCCAATGCTTTTAATACTCATTATAAAACAACTCCCTTTAAAATTATATTTATCTTAGTGCTTGCAAAATCTGTTTCTGAAATCATTCAGCTTTTCATCATCAGCTACATTCATTGTGTGAACTTCCTTCTTCTTAGGGTCAAAGATAATCTTTTCTTCATCTGTAATAGTATCAAGAAAAGCTCTTACTTTATTCTCCTTACGGAAAAAATTGTGGAACTCTGCAATGCCCTTATCATGGTTATCATCAAGAACATAAACTGTTGTCTGTTTTAAATAAACATTCTGCTTGTTGTATTCAACAAATGTAAACTTACGATAGTTGTGTTCATCTCCTGCATAGTAACCCCAACCACAAGCATTAATAGTATAAACTCCAACAATGTTCATTTCGTTCTTTCTGTTCTGTGTATTCATAAAAGCAACTCCTTTAAATTATGTTAAGCATTTAAACAAATGTTATTAAGCTATTTCAAAACCGTGTTTTCTCGCCCAATTCAAAGCACCTTTTTCTGTTCTCCAATTATTTGGAGCAAAGTATATAACTGTATTTTCATCAGCATCTTTAAGTCCAAAATACTGAGTTGACTGTCCTTCGTTGATTATATAAGTTGTAACTTTCATAGTTAAAATCCTTTCTTGTAACTTATATTCTTTGTTTGTTTCTATATATAAGTATATACTATAATTGTTACAAAATTATATATGTAAATGTAAATTAATTATTAACATTAAAATAAAAATAGGTGCAGTTACACATGAACTGCACCTATAAGTATTACTTTTGTATCTTGTGCTCTAATATTGTAATGTTTACCATAGCTACTACTAAATATAAATTTTCCTGTTTCTTTTGCATTTCTGTTATCTTCTTCTGTATATTTAGTTCCTGATTCTACTATATAGCCGTAATCATGTATATATCCCATTTCATAAAGTTTTTCAAAGGCTTCTGATTCAGAGTTTGCAAGAACATCTACTTTCTTAACTACTTCGCTTTCAGTTTCATCTAAATCATTATAAAGTCTAGTATAAACTTTAAAAGTAAAATTGTAATTATACGCAGATATACCAAGTTCGTCACAAACGATTTCAGTAGCAGTAGTTCTGGAAATATGCTGTACTTTCATTCTATAAGAAATACGTTCATCTCTATCAAGATTGTTGTACATTTCGTCTCTTTCAATTTCAAAAGGGAATTTATGTTCAACAACCTTATTTCTTTCAAAGAGTGCATTTACTTCAGCATCTCCACAAGAATAAAATGTACCGTCAGAACATATAAACCAGTTGCACTTACCGTCACAGCTTGTTATGTCATCAACAGTTGCAAACAATTGAAACAGTTCAGTAGGGTCATCTATCTCACCAAGATAACGATACATAAGTGTATCATCCCTGCTGTCTATGTTATTTTCAGCAACTTCTTCTACAACCTTAAATATATCTCTTATTTTCATAAGTAAACCTCCATATAGTTTGTTTTATTTTTTACTGTACTTATAGTATATACTAAAATTATTAATAAATTTTATATGTAATTGTAAACAAATTATTAAACTTAGGGTAGGTCATATTACAGTGAGAGTGTACTAAGAATCACTCTTGCAAATTTTTCAAGACCACTGTAATAGTATCAATTAATAAATCTTTAGTTATTTCATTGTCTGTAATTCCTATGTATTTATTGCAAAGTATATATAGTAAATCAACATATCTATAGTTACCATTATATGTTTTGTTCAGACAAAGTTTATTGTATTCTATAAATGTTAAACAAGATACTTCATAATTAGCTATGTCAAGTACAATAGTCATAGGGGTTATTGTTCTATTATCCTCAAATATCTGCCAAGAATGTTCAATACCCTTAACCTCTATTTCATTAATAATCATAATTCTATATTCCTTTCTTTTTGATTATCCTTTATATAATTCATATAGGCATTTCTTACAATAAATGCTTCTGTATCTAGTAAACGTTCATCGTCTAGTTCAATTATATTTCCTTTACAAAATGGGTCATATGATGTAGGTATATTCAAGCCGAAATCATTAAGAACTTTTAAAACAACATGATATTTAGTTGCAAATTGAACAATTACATAAAGGCAAAATTCTGTAAAAAATTTATGCTCAAAATTATGTACACAGGTTGTATTATCTATATAATTAAGAAAAGTTATTTTTAGAATATCGCCTTCATAAATAAAATTCTTTTTTACTATCCAATCGGTTCTTTTGCATATATTATTTATATTAAGTTCATTATTCATATTGTACAACCTTTAAATTATTTCATCTATGATATTTATTGTGCATAATATAATTGTTATTTGTCATTATTAAATATCCTTTCTCTTGTATCATTAAATGTAACGCCTGCTAAAGCAATCTGTCTCCTATTGTTGTATAATACAAAATCTATATTTACATTAGGCTTTATAGTTCCATCTTCTAAAAGATAAACATTAGGAATCCATAAATTTTGATTAGTATGATTAATTACAAAACGTTTAGCTTTTAGTCTTGCAAAATGAGATTCTGTGTATACAATAAGATTTAATGGAACACCTTTATAAAATTGAGTTTGTGTATTATACTTTTTATATAAATGCTTTTCCCTTTGTTGTTTTTGTTTCATTAGTTATTTACCCTCTTAGTAAACTCCTTTGTTTATTAACAGTTGCAAAACCCTATATCTTTACTGTCCATTGTAATATACATCAATACCTGTAATTTCTTTAAATATTTCCGCATCAAAATTTGGAAGTGATTTAATGATATTCTTTTTGTGGTCTGACAAACTATTCCACCAAAGTTGGTTACATTCAGATTTATTACGTTTTTTCAAATAGCCACCTGTTGTCTTATACTTAGGATGCTGTTCTTTTTCTTCTTCGGTCATCTTATCAGAATAAACCCATTGAAGAGCATTGTGTGAAATAGTATTTAATAGTTCTTTTGCTTCTGAATGATACCAGTCTTCAATTGTCCAGCCAGATGGCTTATTGAACATAAAAATCTTCGATTCTTCTGTATTAAAACAACCATTTGAAAAATTAGTATTATTCCAGTCACCACAATTATAATCGCCATTATTATAATCGCCACTATTCCAATGACCACTGTTACAATAACCGCCATTGTGATTTCCGCTGTTCCAATTGCCACTATTCCAATGACCACTGTTACAATAACCACTGTTCCAATTGCCACTGTTCCAATTACCACAATTATAATCGCCGCTATTGTGATTTCCGCTGTTCCAGTCACCGCAATTATAATTGCCACTATTGTGATTGCCACTATTACTATTACCGCTATTGCAATTACCACAATTATAATTACCGCTATTGCAATATCCAGAGTTACCTGTTCCTGTATTAACTATTCTCAAAACTTCTTCCCAGGACAGTTCACGAATAATTTTGATTTTGTTGGTGCAGTGCTTGCTTCCATCTACTTCTGCATCAATTTCACCAAGTGCTTCGATTTCTGCAATTTTGTTATTTGGGTCAAAAGAATAATAATTGAAACAGTCTTTTAGCTCTGTACAAAAGTGAAAACCCTTTTTACAACATGAAGGTTTCACATCTTCCTCATACGTCTTTCCAACTGCATATTGAAATCCTCTACACGTCCAATTGTGCTTAAAAACTTTATAGCCTATCATTCTCAAAACTCCTTTTTTTCTATGGTAAGATGTTTATAATCAAACATCAAAAACACTGTCACAATTACCCAAAGAAACTTCTTTACCACAACAAGGACAATAAATACTTCCCCAATCACCATTATCCCAATATTCAGGCTCGTCTATCTCATTCCAATTAACATAAATATCAGTATTACAATGAGGACATTGTAGGCTTATTTCATAGGGCTTCATATGTACTGTAAAATTAATCTTATTATTTCCTTTTAGCATATCTTCCATTCCTTCAAACCACATTATTAATTTTCACTTCCCATTATTAATTAAATTTTGTAAATAAGATATTTGCTTGTCTATCAGTTCTATAAAGTCAATATAAAAAGAACAAGGATAATCTTTGTTACGAGTACAAAAACCCTCAAAATAATCTTTGATATATCCAAGAGTACAAACAATGCTTGCAATATCTTTATTACTTATTTCCGCAAGTTGTTTATTGTTATCTAAATTATAATAATAAAAGTCTGTATTTATTTTTACAGTATCAAAATCAACTAAGTTTTCAATAGAACTTATATCAACAACATATTCATCTGTATCTTTTGCTCTTGTTGTTATAAGTACATCTGAATTTTTATTATAGGTGGATAATTCTTTCATTAACTCAAATAGTTTCAATTATATTAAATTCCTTTCTATATAAAACAACTACATTCGGTATACCCTCAAATTTGACATTGTATGAATACCAACCCTGATTAAATTCATTACTTCCGAATCTATTAGCATAGGTGATAATGCCTACCTTGTTTTCGTAATCATATATACAATCTTCTTTGGGTTCAAGATATTTAGGTTTTATTTTTACCATAGTACCTTTAGGTAATTTAGTTTCGCTGTATTCAGTTTCAATTATATGTTCTATTCTATTTTCAACAAGTTCTTTAGTTATCTGATATAAAGTATCTATATATTCTGTACTTAACTTATTTAGAATAGCTTCATCTATAAAATACTTTAAGATATTAACTCTACTACCACTGCTAATAATATAATTGTCATAATAGTCAAATAATGCAGTTAATTTAAAAATATCTGCTTTTGTTATTGAGTTTATATTATTAAAGATATCAAATTGCATAGTATATATCTCCTTCTAAATGTACTTCTGAATTTTTAATATATCTTTTTAATTTAAACATCTTCAACTATATCAAACTCTTTTCTATAAAATCTGTATGTATCACTTATATTTTCAAACAAAACATCATAAGCATACCAACCATTATTAAATGTATTATCTTGAAATCTAATTATATTTATAATAACACCAAGTTTCTCTTTATAAACATCATCTAATTTACAATATTTAGATTTTATTTTAATTTTAGTTCCAACAGAAAGTTTAATTTCTCTACATTCGGTTCTAATTATATTGTCTATCTTGTTTTCTACAAGTTTTTCAACTAAATAATACAAATCGGTTATCTGGTCAGTATCTAATTCCTGCAAAATACTTTCATCTATAAAATAATTTAAAGCATTTATTTTACATTCATCTAAAGCTATATTATCATTAGAATACCTAAATAACATTGTTAGTTCTGAAATATCTTCTTTTGTTATAGAATTTATATTGTGTATGACATCAAACTTCATATCCTGTCTTCTCCTCTAGATTTACTTTTATTTATTAAATCTGCAAAAGCATTGTTTATAATATTTGCATCGTAAATTTCTGTATGAGTTAAAAATGACATAGGTAAAATAGTACCTTCATCATATTTTGTATAAGGTGTACCATCAACTAAAACTTCAAGAGCAAAATAGTCCTTATCAGTATTAACAACCTTAACATAAAGATGTGGGTCGAATTTTTCAGTATAAAACTTATAATAGTTATAAGGATAATTTTTAATGTCTGACAGTAAAAGTTGTATAATATCACCCTCATATACATAATGTCTACCTATAATATAATCAGTTCTTTTGTATATTTTATTTAGGTCTATCATAATTATTTAATCCTCTGTTATATTACTATCTTTTTTACACATAATACATTTAGAAACAGAACCTTGACAAATATCTGACCTACCACATTGTATACAATAGGGGTTATGCTCGGTATCCATTTTATCTATTTTCTTTAAATATTCCTCAAAATATTTATGTTGTTCTTCTATATGTTCCTCTGTGGTATCATCAATATTAATTATTTCTACTCCACATTGTTCTGCAATTCTTTCTATACCTTCCATAGATAGATTCATTTTAGTTCACACCTTATTTACTTTTCTTCATTTGTTACTGCTATTACAAATAGCACATTCAAATGTATTGCCCTTACAATTATCTTTACAAGTACAATATTTACAGAGATTATGTTCAGGGTCTGTTATATCTGCAATGGACTGCATAAGAGATTTACTTTGTTCATCTAATTCTTCTTGTGTGGGATTTTCAATTATTCCTATCCCATTTAGTTTTGCTATTTTCTCTATATCTTCCATTGATATCATTTTAATTTTCCCCCTAATTAAATAAGTTCAAAATGTTTTACGAAAGCTTCCCAAACAATGTTCACTGTCCCACCAATAGTTGTAATTTTAAAACGTGGTTGCCAAGTATCTGGACGTAAAGCAACATAATTTATCTTAACTACTTGATTAATAGGCATAGGCTTTAAATGGGAAAAAAGTGTATGAATAGTAAATTCCGTATTCGCAGGTATGGTTTCATTAAAGCACTCTGGAGCATACGGAGAATCCCTAAAAGTATAATCCTTAGTACATCTACACTTTTTACCTTCTAAATACTTATTAAAGAGTTTGAGATAATCACTTTTTTCAGTATACATACTTAATTCTCTATCTGTTACCCATTGCCTAGTATTATTAGAAAGGTCAATAAGGTAGTTATTGCTTACATTATATACAACCTTGCCTATCATAGGCTTATTAAAAGGACTTATATAAATTATTTTATCTCCTATTTCATATCCCATTTTTTACCCTCCAAAATAAAGCCACCATTTAGTGGCTTTTGCATTAATCTCCTTGTGTTAATTTCTTTATGATTCTCCAAGTATCATTTTACATCCACAATTAGGACAATATTCATACCGCTCTTCTTGTATATCTCCACAATTAGTGCAAATAAACTGTCTATGTTCTTCTAAATATTTTTTATAAAAGTCCAACCACCAAGCTTCTCTTTTGTTATTTAAAACAGTATCGCAGTTGATGTTATTGTGAGCATAATCTATAAGTTCTTTTAAAAAGTTAATTTGCTCTTCTGTAACTGTATTTACATTATCTTTGTTTGTTATGATATTAAGCACAGACTTCATAATAAGATGTACTGAATTAGTAAATATATAGTCATTAGTATTATCATCTGTATAATTAGTAGATGTACTTACTTTAGTATTATAGTTATTTTCATATCTAAAATTTTCACACCCAAATTTCTTAATTTGTTCTTGTATATCATTACATACTTCTCTATCATAACAAACTTCATTATGTATACAATCTTCACACTTACAATTATTATTCATATTATTACTCCTTCCTTAATTTATATCCCAAGGTTCTTCAAAATAACTACAATACAACAGTTCATTCCAAATTTGTATTGAAATATCTTTTATTTCTGTATGTTTAAGCAACTCTTTTGTTACCTCAAATGTTTCCTCAGTAGTAAAATCACCATAAACATTATTAAACCACTTTACAAGTATTTCATTAGTACCTTTAGGAAATATGAATTTTGGTTTATCTGTATTATGCTCTACATTGGCTTTTCTATCTTTAGAATAATTAGTTTTAACTCCACCAAATACCTCTGCAACTGCACAAAGCTCTTTACTAAATCTAAGACCACTTGCACTACCACTATATTTATAATCCATACCCATATCAATATCTCTTTTCTAAACTATTTAATGTAATAAACTTATCCCAACAATTATTAACTTTAAATTGTGGTAGATGTTTATAGTGTTCATAAACTTCATCACGCCCTAACATTCTATGTACTTTAGGATTATCTTTACAAGGTTCAGTAATAAACCATTGCATATTCCCTATTTTGCCACAGATAGTACAATATTCTGCTTTAAAAGGAATATTTTCATTATCAATAAGCAAACAATCTTCATAAATATGTTTATGTTTAGATTTAGCTTTTGATTTAGAAGTAGAGGAAGGTTTCTTCTTTTTATAATTAGGTATTTCATCATTAAAATTATTCATTGTTAAATTCCTTTATATAGCTTTACTTTCTTATATATTAGTATATAATATATAAATGTATTTATCTTTATTAAGATGTAAATATAATATTAATTTAAAAATAAAAAATGAACCAACCAATAATTATATTAGTTGGTTTTAAATAATTAAACATAGTAATGTGGCATTCTAAGCTGTGCTGGGTATCTTAGCATAGGCTCACCCTTATCAGTTTCGCAGATGATATATGTATCTTGCTCAGTTCTTAGCAAATCTGCAATAGCTACTTCTTTTTGCGTTATTGTATCTGTTGCGTATATTGTACGATAAGTTGTTTTATAAAGATATATAAGGTCATTTGCATCTTGTTTATCAAAGTAGTGTTTTTCTTTCATATGATAATTATTCCTCCTTTTTATTTTAATTATTTAAAAAGAATTTTATACATTCTTCTCTTAGTTTTCTAATTCTTTCATTAGACATTTCAAGCTGTTCTATTTTTGCTTTACTTTCTTCCGTATAAGTATCATCCGACTTTTTAATATCATCTATAAAGAAATCATTAAGTATCAGACTATCATGAAAACTCATAAAAGCATATCTATAATCATTTTCAGAGTAAAATATATACAAATCAGGTTCTATAAACATATCGCTATCAAAGCCAAAATACTCTTCAAAGAAATCAAGCTGTTCCTTATTTTCTATATAAAGAACTGTATCTGTAGAAGTTATAACATCTGCAACATCTTCCATAGTTTTAAAAGCCTGCTGAGGGTCAATTCTTATAAATTCATCACTTTCTGTAATTTTAAGTATGTTATGAGGAATTGGAGAATGTTCAGGATTTACTACATATTCGTGCATAGCACATTCAATGGGTGAATTAAAAACCTTACCATCACAAGCTTTATACATAATTACTTTTTTCATAATTTTAATTCCTTTCTAAACCTATTCTGTTGTTAGACACATAATCTATAATTCTACTTTCTACATTTTCAATAAAATGTCTTTCACATTCATTGGATAACATCTGTGACTTAATATAATGCGTACTTGCAATATATTTATAGGGTTCTTCTGTATATGCAATATAAATAGCAGGTATTGGAGCTAAAGCAAAATAATCCTTTATTTTAAAACACATTTCATCTATTAAAAATGTAAGTTGCTCTTCACTAGAAATATATAATACATTTGCAGTTTTTATAATGTCATATCCAGTAATAGGCTTATTAACAAATCTACCTGTTAAAGGATTAATATCTCCTATTTGTAAATTTACAAGTTCATTAATATAACTAATATCAATATAGTCTTCACTCCAAAAATCCCTACAAGCACAAAAACATAAAGGCACATATGGTTCAATGTAATTCAATATAATTCACCTACTGTTTACTTAGTTACAGAATCAGTCTTAGTTCAATTACGAACCAAGCCATTCTTAATAAGAGCATCAACAACTACTCTTATATCATAATCACTTACATCATTCTTAGCAGTAACTTCTCCATTACTGTCATAAACAGTAACTATGTAAACCATATCACCATTAAAATCCTTGCCAAATTCTTCTACAGTAAAATATCCTTTATTCATATTAATCTCTCCTTTAATTATATTTCATAACGAAATTCTTGTTCAATAGGTTCTTCATAAAGTGGATGTTCTTTTGCAATTTCAAGCATAGCCTGTGCCAAGTTAAGTTCAGCTTTAGCTATGTTAAGATTTTGCTCACGTTCTTCAACTAAGTGTTCAAAGTAACTTACATTGTAAGCTCGTTTATATCCATTAGTATGTAACTGTTCTACCAAAGAATCTTGTTTATGGCTAGGAGCATAGAACATATATTCTTCTTCGGGTTCTCCATTAATGTATATACTTATGATAACAACAGTTCTCCGTTTCTTAGTTTTCCTACAATCAACATATTCCATTTCTAAAGTGAATTGTTTATATCTTCCATTTTAATATCACCTGCACCTTTATAATTTATAATAAGTATACATTATATTTGTTATTAAAGTTTAATAGATTGTTTAAATAATTGTAAATTAAGGGATTACATAAAGAAGATTAAATTCTTCTTCTCTTACAACCTCAATATTAAATGTAATAGGATTAAAAACAACATAATCTCCATTAAATAAATAATTAAATTTATCTTTTTGTGTGATTACAGGTATTTCTTTTATATTCTCACAATCATATGGGTTAATCTGCATATTAATTATATTTTGCTTATATTTATAAAGTTTTATATGCCTATTACAACATTCAATATATTCCCAAAGTTTACGCTCACAATTAATTTTAGCTATATGTAAAAGTTCATCATCTGTACCATTATAAATATAATCATTATGCACATCTTCAATGCTATATTTATAGTGAAAATAAAATAAATCAGCAGGTTTTCTATAGCATTTATTCTTTATTAACATAAGAACATCTTTTTTCCTTTCACATTTATATCTGTTGCCGTTAATTAATCATAATTAATAGGATAAATTTTATCAATAAACCTAAACATTTTATTAAAAGTATCTTCCGAATATATATCAAGTTTGCCTGTTTCAAGATTAAAAACAATGCAATTACTCTGTATAACATTTACATAGTTCTTATTAATTTTAATAGAAAATCTTGTTTTATCTATTTCATTATGTATATCATCATTAATATAATCATTGAAAATAATAAAACTTTGCTGTGATGTGTCTGCATATTTATTACATTCAGAAATAAAACTTATTACATCTTCATAATTATTGTCAAATTTAATAACTGTATATATGTCAGATATATTAGGTGTACAATAAGTATAATTTGTGTGTGTAAAAATAAACTTCTCACTTTTAGTTAGCTTTGCAAGATATTTAAGTTGTCTATCATAAAACCATTCATAATGATAATAAGTTGTATCTTTAAACTCAACAAGACTTTTCATAAAACCAACATCTACTACTGTTCCAGTTGTATCTTTAAATTTCTGATACCCTTGCGGGTTGATAATCATACTTATAGGGGAAATTCTAACTGTATCTCCTACATTAAACATTTTAATTTCCTACTTTCTTGCTTTATCTGCAATGGCAATTAATGAATTACCACAAGTAATACGGTCAGCATCTTCTTCTTTGCTAGGTACAAAGACAATAACGTCCCAACCATCTTTTACAAGAGGTTGTTCAAATTTTTCATAAACATCAAAATCCTTAACAATTTCATATCCTTCATTAACTGCTTCTACTGTTTCATGAATAGGTGTAATCTTTACAATACATTTATCTTTGTTGAAATACTTGTTCATAAGGTCAACATCAAGATTGCACTTAGATGTAACCGCAAAGTTCAATGTATATTTGCGTTTCTTTGGCATTGGAAGTGACTTTATAATGTCACTTATTTCCTGTAACGAAAGAGACTTATTACGGAACATCTTATTACGTTCTTCTTCATCAAGTGTATTAATGGAGAACTGCAAACCAAAACCATCTTCGCCACCATAAATAAATCCTGTATCAACCCAATCATGCAAGAACTTTTCAAGGTTTTTGTTTGATAATACATAATATATTCATCTTATCAGCATTGTTCTTATCACAGATTAAACATTTGATAAAGTTAAAACCATGTTCGTTTTCATATCTCCACTCATTAATCACTTTTAGGAAATGGATTAAATTTTTATGGTTTACCATTATGTAATAATATCAAGTTTCTTTTAGAATCTTATAAAATTTCTCTTTTATTCAGATTTTAAGTGTCTAAAAGTGCATATTTACGTTGTTTTAGAAAACGTATTTTTTTACCATTTGTTAAGGATTGGTAGTTTATCAACTTTTAAAATTGGTTTTGTCGGCAATGTCTTAAATTCCCACCATTCCGAACCGTCATATTCATAACGTTCAAGCCAGAAATCTTTACCAACAACAACTAAACGTCTATCAATCTCTTCAAAGCTATAATCTGCATCATACTCAATGCATTTAGCTTGTTCCTCAAACTCCTCCCAAGTGTAATAACTGTTGTTCTTAATTCCTACCCATTCTACATCGGCAGGTGATTTACCATTCTGTTCAAGTGTTTCTACTGTTTCTTGCAATAAATTTATATTCATTATTGTTTCTCCTTTATTAGTTCGGCATTGTCATAAACGTTTCCGACAATTTCTAGTTCTTCACCACAAACACTGTCGAAATCAACTGTGAATATCGTTATCGTCCTCTTTATAAAATTCATCATATTGTTTTATGACTTGTGCCTTAGCAAAACTTGCATCTAGTAGTTCATCGGATATTAACTTTCTTATTTCTTCCGTCAAGCCTTTGCCACATATTTGCGTTTTCAAATCATCGAAAGGCAAGAAACCTCCTTTCCCTGGATTAATATCAAAATCTATTTCAACCAAACAAACGTATTTCCCTTTGTATCTCATCGCTGTTTTCCTCCTTTATAATTCTTTCTGTTCTTTTTCTTTCTCGTCAATATACTGTTTGATAACTTTTAGTATCCTATTTTGCAATTCATTGGAAATTTCAATCTCGCAAACGTCTGGAACACAAGTCTGCCTTCTTTTAAATTTAAACTTTGGCTTTGTAAAAATCAAAGTTGCACAAGAACTGGAACGAGTGCAAAATCCTTTTACAAATGTTTGTATAGGTTTTATTTCTTCCTCAATCTCTTTATATTTTTTGTATTGTTTATCTGTCATTGTTATACCTCAATCTAGTAGTCTTCAATAGAAAAAATACTTTTAATTTCGCAATAAGCAAACCACTTGGATGAATACTTTTCAGGGTCATCAAACTCCACATAATATCTATCGCAACAATTAAAATGTCCTGCTTTAGTTATAGTTCCAATGGCTTTTGTATATCTTTTGAGATGTGCATAATTATTAGTATCTACTGTTACTCTATTTCCTACACTAAACATAAAATATACCTCTTTTCATCATTTTATATAAGCTGTTCTATAACGACCTTAAAATCTTCAAATAACTCTTTAATAGCATTTATTCCCTGAAGGTATCATAAATTTCAAGATAATATTCGTCAGGACTAAATTCCTCCTTGCCAATGACGATTTTATTAGTTCCGACGTCAGCAAAAATGTCATTAATGAATGATACAGGGTCATTTACTTCAACTCTTATTCTTACTATGTTATTCGGATACGGATAATCAATAATAGGATTATATTTACTGATGCTAGGATATTCGTTAAGTATCTTGTCGGGTTTGCTGGGAAGGTGTTCCGAAGAACAGCGTAGATTATATATCATTTAATTACTCCTCTCAATAAAAGAAAACTTTTATATTATTCATTATTATCTTTCTTACCAAGTAGCCATTCAATAGAGGTAGGCTTTTCATCTTCCCAAGAACAGAGATTGCTTATAACATCAGTTATTGTACGAATGTACATTGAGTTTGTGCCACTAAACCATACATCATCCCTATAAGTTTTATCTTTCCATGGGTGTGTACTATATGCATATAAATGATTGTCTTTGTTACAAGCCAAGTATCTATAGCCAAGCAAAGAAAGTCCTTCCAAAACAGTTCTCTGCTCATCTGTTATCTTTGGCTCGTTTGATTTATTCGTTATATAGCCAATAATTGTACCTCTTACTGTAGGCTCATCAGTTGTAAATTTTGGATTGGATATTCTTATGATAGTTTCGCCAGTCTTTCTTTCGGTCTCAATGGTGATTGTCTGCTTAAAATTATCAGCATTTGAGTCCATGTGTTCAAGTGAATTTTGAAATACCCAAGTATAAATTCGACCCTGGTCAATTTTTACATGATATTTAATAGAATTATCTTCAAGTTTAGTGCCAACAATCGTTCCTGTCAAATTTGGAATTTTTACTCTGTCACCTTTTTTAAATTCTTGATTAGCCATTTAATGTACTCCCTTTCTGTTACTTTATTATTAACGTTTTTCCATACGGAACGTGTATAAAATCAACTTTTTATAAGTTGCTCTATAACGTTCTTAACATCTTCAAATATTTCTTTAGTTGTCCATTTCTTGCCACAGTAACAAATACCAAAAATATAGTCATAACCAACAGTAGAGAAACTCCAACCAATATAATGACCCTTATTAGGATTTTTAATAGGGACAAATGGAAGTCCTGTATATGTGTTAAAATTAATTCCACCATGACAAGCAATATTATAAAATTCATTTTGGTTACTAGCATTATACAGCTTATGTCCCTCTGGAATTTCTATATACGCACAAGGGTGAGTACCATAAGAAACTATGACATAATGAAAACTCTTGTAAATACCTTCGTCAAGCATTTCAATAACCTTTTGTTCATTCTCTACAGAACCTTTATATACCATTTCTTTCATAGTATTTCCTCCTTTATGCCTTACAAATAATATCTTTACCATAAATAACATTAAGTCTGCTACCATTATCCCACTTAACAATAAGACTTGCAGTATCATCTACTGCAACAACAGTTCCCTCAGTACCTTTAGATGGAGCTTGAACATCATTCATTCTTACAAGCTTTATTCTAGTTCCATTGGGAAATTCTTTTCTTACTCTTTCAACTTCTTTTCTACTTGGAAAATTCATATAAATAACTCCTTTATATCGTTTCATTATATTCTTTGTTTACATTTATAAGTATACACTATTGTTATTAAAAATACTTATAACTAATGTAAACAAATTATTAAATATACAATATAAAAAAAAATAAGCTACCAAATTAAATAGGTAGCTTATTTGATATAGCTTAGTCAGATATGTCATCTTCATTTACAGGTTCATAGGTCTTTTCAAAAATGTCAGGCTTACAAGGATACTGTTCACCATTTACTCCTGTAATAATATAATCGCCTACACTAGCTTTCATATCTCCTTCAAGAGTAGGAATAATCATTTCTACATCAGTCTGATATGCCTGAACAATTACAGGTTTCTTTCTATAATACTTAATTTCTTTTACCACCTAAAATCTATCCTTTCTAAAATCACTTCCATCTACCATTAAATGATTCACATTCACAGTAGCCGTTTACATCATAACAGTTTTCTCTTGTCCAGCCATTATTTTGAAAAGTTATAACAGTAACTCCTTCTTCGCCAAAGCTAATTAACTGCTTTTCTCCATTCAGATTTACACTTGACAGCATATAATCAAGATTCTTGTACTTCTTATTAGCTTTCTTTACCTCAGCAGGATTTCCAAAATCAATAGAAACAGTAGTGTTTTCTTTCATCATAATACATAACCTCCACAAATGTTTTTTGTTTGGTGTAACTTTATATTACCTATTATATACTACATTATTTACAAAACAAAGTACATTATGTAAATTAAATATTAACGTTTACAATTATTAAAATAAAAACTCTATCTGTGAAGAATATACTGTAATCTTTTTATGAAAGAAAGCTTCATAACAGTACCAACCTAGCTTATCATCATTATCATATCTACGTTTAGCAGATGTTATGACACCCATATTAAATTTTGGATAACCGTATATAATTCTAATGTCATGTAGACATTCTGTTTTTATCTTTACAGTATCTCCAACTTTTAAAAGAACTTCATCTGTTTCTTGCCTTATTACATTTCGTATTTTAGATTCAATAATACCATCACAAACAAAGTTAAAATAAAGATATACAAAATCATCATCTAAGGTATCCACTATATCATTATCCATAAATGTTTTTATGAAATCTCTACGTTCTGCATATCTATCTATATTTTTATAATCCTTCATTATATGACTGTACATAGGAATATCCTTTATTGTCATATTGGAAATATCATAATTCATTTAATTAACGCCCTTATTATACAAATTTAGTATTTTCATCTACAATAGAATTATCATTTATAGTAATAGTCATTTTATCATTTACTTTTATTTTAACAATGTTTTCCGAATCATTATTATGTTGCCACCAAGGGGATGACAATCCTAAATCCATATTCTCCGCTATTACATATTCTCCATCGTAAAGCCATTCTGTATTATGTTCAATAAATTTAGTACCTGATTTTAGTGAATTAACATAAGCTACCTTTCCTATATAATTAGGAGCTAAATTCCATTCAGGATATTTTGCAATAAATTCATTATAGATAGCAGGCATTAACTTGCTTAAAG